AAGCAAAAATTCACAGAAATAGTTTCTGGATAAATCCAAGATTTTATTCTGTGTTTGTAAAAGCCTTTATTCTAAAGGTTTTAGATTTTCAGAAAATGATTTTAATATTAGATATTTAAAAATAATGCAAAGAGAATCTAAAGAAATAGCCCTTTCCAAGATAGATAAATAAAATCTTGGATTTATCCAGAAACTATTTCTGTGAATTTTTGCTTTTATTTTTTGTGCTTGTAAAAACCTTTATTTTAGGATTTTCTTTTATTGAGTAATTGCAAAATATTGGTAAGCTACGCCATTCCTATTGAGATAAGAACTGCTTAATAAAAGACTATTCCCTGATATTGTCACTGGAATATAAGAATCCCGTGGCGACTCGAAAGCTCGGTTTGAATCTTTTATCCACCAATCCATTCGGGCGTCCCGCCCTCCATCCTTTGCACCAACACATAAAAACTGAGGTGCATTCTCAAACGTCAATGTAACATTCCCACTTCCAGTCCCACTATAATACCCAGTCTCAACTTTTCCTAACTTCGGTAAAAATTCCCAAGGTTGCCCTACTTTCCAGTATTTTGCACCTGATGAATCTGTATTTCCTTGGTCTGGATATGCATTCGGGTCTGAGGAACAAATATAGGTTGTCGTTGTTGTGTAGGAAGCGATGTAGGATTCGGGGGTGTAAATAGCGCCATTTTGGGTTGATAAATGAAATTGTTTATATTTTACATCACCTGAACTATCATATCGCCAAACATAATTTATATATAAAGAACCTGTAACATAGTATATTATATTATTCGTTTTTACATAAAAAGGCGCAGTTAAACTTGTAACTGCCCGTTCTCTGTAATTATAACCTTCCCCATCGTCATCATTGTAATGAGAAGTTGTCCAATAACAATATGAACCACTTGCTACTGAACCCAATGTTATTTTTCCATTTGCATCCACGTTCGCGGTTGCTGAACATTGAAACGGATAAGTTTTATAGGTTACAGAATCATTTACGACAACTACCGACTGTGGGGGATAATTTGACGAAATAACACCAGCAGAATAAATCGTACCAGTCCCTCCATACTAATCCACAGTGGAGACAGCTTTAGTGTTATTTATTCCATAATTAGGCACTTGTCCAACCTTTTTCCACCAATACATACCAAATTTACTCAGATATTCCAGAGCCTCCCCCACAGTCGAACCTCCACCTAAAAACTAATTCGTAGTATTATTTACAATAACGCTACCATCTCCATTAGCTTTAGGATACAATTCTTCATATCCATCCGCAGTTTTCTACTGCATTACAATATTTTTTGACATAATACATCCTTTCTATCATTAAAATAAAAATAAATAAAATCTTCTTTTTATTCTTATAGAAAGGGTCTGTCTGGTCAAATAAAAGGGCAATTTGCCATTGACCCTTAATTCATATTAAATACACCATTAAATCCATTTCTGAATCTAAGGGTGTCTGTTTACATTAATTTACACTTTAGCAACTTAAACTTATTTACTAAGCTTTTCGTCAGCAAGTCCTCCATCCCAAACAAGGTCAATCGCTTCATCAGCTATTCCTCCATCAAGAATGTTTTCAATAGAACCGCCACTTAAAGCTAATAAATAAGCTTGGTCAAATTCTTCTTTTGTTCCAGTATACCCAATGCTCTTAGCATATTCATAAGGGTCCATACCAGAACCACTTCCACCCCCACGCTTTAACGCTGCCATTGAATATATTAAAGCTGGGTATGAAATATAATTACTATGATAAGAAGCACTCATTTAAATACCTCCTATCATTAACCAATCAACGTGCTTACTACGCCGTCTTCGGGAGCACCATTGTTAGTTAGTTTTATCGAATACATACCCGCTACCTCGTAAGTAGTAATTCCCGCTTCCGCTGTATCAGATACGTCTAAATTTGCCTTTACACCAGAAAGTTGAACATATTGCTCTTCTTTCGTCATGCGTCCTTCTACCTTTACTACTCCTGAAGATAATGAAATCTTCAACATAGCCGCGCTTCTTGGGACGTTATATTCTCGAATTCCCTGAGCATCGAACTTTACTTTTAATTGACTTATCACCATCGAGAACTCATCCTCCTTCTTCTCTCACTTCTTTAAAATAAAATCCTTTATAATTTTTTGAAGTGTTTAATCTTTTACTAATATAATCTCTGGAAGAACTTACCTTCAAATTAAAACGCTCACTTAAAAATTCAGCCGCTTTTTGAATTGAAATAAATTCTTTTTCAATATTATTTCCATAAACAATTATTCTTTTTTGTTTACTTTCTGAGGCTTTTTGTAAATTTTTCAACAGCTCTTTTTCCCCAGAATAATTACATATTCCTAAACAAGCTCCCATTCTTAAATATCTTATGACTGTAGAGGAAGATAACTGCAATTGTCTTGCAATATCTTTTGTAGATAAAGGACTTAAATTATAAACATCCCAAACTTTCTTCATGTTAGAAATAGAACATTCCAAAAAACATTTTTTCCAATCAAAATTTGAAAAATTAAACAGTTTTCCTAAAAGACTGCTTTCTATATTTTCAATAATCTCATCATTGCAGCCAGAACAATTTATACGAATAATTTCAACATTATTTTCTTTTGCCAACTTATCTTTTATTTTATCTATTTCTTGTTGTTTTTTTAAATCAATAGATACTCTTTTTCCTTTAAAATTAAAAGAACCTTCTTCAAAATGTTGTTTTCCATCCATTTCAATAACATATTCTTTTTCATTTAATTGAAAATACCCATCATAACGACGATTCTTTGTCCAATCTGATGCATATTCAGTTTTAAAATTCTAAGGAGAAAAATAAGTTAAAATATATCCTAATACCTTATTAGGAAAACTTTTTCCATCTGAACAATTATTACAACGACTCCATTCACTAATAGGAGAGCTTATAATTGTTAAAGCTTTTAAAAGTTTTACACTTCCACAAACAGGGCAAACTATTTCTATCCTCTCGTCCATATCTATAAAATCTGGAATATCATCAATATTTTGAAAATACTGTTTTGTGTCGGGATGATTAAAAATATAATTTGCAAAACAAAATTTACCTTTGTTTTCTTTTAAAAAATCTCCAAAAATATAAGGCGGCTCTTTTGCAAAATCCCCAGAAAAAATTTTACTGTCTTTAAAAAATCGTGGTTTTCTTCTTCGTATGATATTATTATTTATATCCTTAAAATTTATTGATGTTCTGGAATCCACATATTTTTCTATCATTATAATATTGGGATAATTACTCTTTAAAAATTTTTCAAAATCGCGACTCGCCTTATTATTAAAAGATGTATTTATTAAACTACCTTGAACCATAGGGAACCAACCGTTTGCGTTGGCTGTGTCGCACTAACTACCACTTCTGTACCCCCACCAGATTCAATTGTTACTGCACCAGTTTGTCCATTTACAGAAGTTACGGGATACGGTGGAGGATTACTTGCAGAGTATTGCTTTACATTGTCAACATTACCTAATCCTACATCGCTTTTACTTGGAGTCCAAGTAGATGGACGAGCACCAACATCGGTGGCTGTTAACGTAACATCCCCCGTCTTAGAATTGACAGAGATTACTGGATAAGCAATATCCGTTAATGCGGAGCCATCACCAACAAATTTGGTTGCTGTAACAGCACCCTTAACTTCTAACTTACTTGCTGGCGTAGCTGTACCAATACCAACATTACCAGTTGTGGCACTATTGGTCTGTAAAACAAGGGGACGAGAATTATTACTACCCCCATCTACCCATATATCAATATAATCTACATTGGTTGACACACCCTCAATATTAAGGACTGCATTACCACTTGATTTAACGTCCATACCACCATTAAATTTAGTTGCACCACTAACAGTACCACCAGTGGTAGGCAAAGCTCCGACATCAGTCGCACTTAAAGTTATTGCTGTACCCGTCTTATCATTGACTGAATGTACGGCAGAAGGGTCGTAAATATCATAGCTTTCTGTAACATTTGGCAACTTAATTCTCTTTATATACGCCATTGTTGATTTTTACCTCCTTTACTTCTTTACTTTCTTTATTCTTTACTTTTTACTTCTTACTTTTTAAATGTACTTTTGCTATTCGCTATTACTTTCACTTTAAAAAAGTAAAAGTGATAAAAATTTTGTTTGTGATTTTTAATTAAATAATTAAAATTTAAAATAAACCGAGAGAAAGATGTACTGTCTTTCCCTCGGTATGTATTAATCGTTTGTAAACCCATCCATCGTCTGCAAACGGTTAATTTGGATGTTATTAATCGTTTGCTTTTACTATTTTTATAAATGTGTCAAACTCGTCTGTTGAATCAAACAGCATAAAACCATTTCTTATATAAAAATCGTTGACCTTTTTATTTTTTCTTGTATCTAAAATAACACAATCCATTGGAGCTATTTCATTAACCTTTCGAGTTAAATAAAATGCTAACTCTAATAATTTACTCCGCTCTAAAGGAGAAACATAATCTTCACTTATATATTTCCCAAGTTGACCTATTAATACGCAAGGAAAACAATTTTCTTGTTCAACACTTTTATTTAATCCTCTGTTAATTTTCTTTCTAAGAGAATTTGAAGTATTTTCAGGATAATTAATAGCTTTTAAATTCAATGTAAAATAACCTTCTATTTTGCTGTTTTCATCATTTAAAAACTCATCCAATGGCATATTTAAAACTAAATAAGTCCTACCCCAATTACGTTCTTCGTATTTTAAAGCATTTTCGTTTAGAAATTTTTGAACATCTTCATCATATACACACATAAAATTCTTTAGAGCCAACTAAATCTTCTCTAATTTGTCAATTTCGTTGGCTCTATTATACGCCTCTTTTAACTAAACTGGAATCCACTGAATAAAGATTCGCCCCCATTCATTTTAAAATAGCCGTTTTCAAAATTTTCTTTATTGTTTTTCTCTATTTCTTTTTTTACTTTTTCAAACATTTCCTCTGAAGGAAAACTTATTTTTCTAAAAAAAGATTCTGTCATATTTCTCCTCCTTAAAAATAGAGCGAGATATATTTCAATCTCGCTCTACTAATCTTACTTTATGTCTCTCTCATCGGGTTCTTCTATCCCTAAAAGAACATTAATAACATGAGTTAAATATGCATCTTTTATATCAAATTGAGAACCGTCAGGCAACTCTATCTTGGATATATCCATTCTTAGTTACCCACATTTTAAAAGAAGAAAAATTACTCGGTAACAGGAGTGACCTCGATGGTCTGAGAAGGAACAGCAATGTCACCAACATCAAGAGAAATTTCAGCGCCAGTAAAGGCAAGAGTACCCTTGTTGGCCTTATCATAAGTGCCAGCAACGGAAACGTCAACTTCATCACCAGAGAAGCCAAGAGTAGCCTTAGTGCCAGCAAAGGTAGCCTTATCAACAGCCTGCTTAACATAAGTAACACCAGTAACCTTCATATTCTCAACTTCAGTACCAGCAAAGGAGCTATTAACAGCATACTTATTACCAGTAAAGGTGGGCTGAGAAACATCAACAGTAACATCAGTCATAACAGCGGCAGAGGCGCCAAAGGTGGGCAGAGAACCAGACAGAACAGGCGCGGTATAATCAACATCACCAGAAGCGGTAACAGCCTGAGAAGTACCAGCGGCGGTAAAGGTAAGAGTCTCAGAGGCTTCATCAACAGAAGCGACAACACCCTCAGTAGCAAAAGCACTCTTAGTATCAGCAGCTTTTGCAACAGAACCCTCAGTGATACTATAAGCAGTACCCTTAGTCTTCATCTCCTGAACAGTAGCAGTAGCGGGAGTCACAGTGGCAGTAGGCTTAGAAACAGTACCACCAATAGCAACACCATTATCGGCATCAAGAGCAATAGCAGAAGTTACGGAACCAGTGGGCTTATATGCCTCAGCGGTCACAGAAGCAGCAGTAGCAGCTTCAGCATCCTTAAGAGTAACAGCAATAGTACCGTCAGAAATAGCAGAACCAGTAATGCTACCAGTAGCAGTTACAGTACCAGTAGAAGTAATAGCAGTGCTATCATAAGCCATAGCACCAGTAAGAGAACCAGTGCTCGTACCAGTAGCCTTAACACCATTTACAGTCTTAGCGGCAACAGTTGCAGTGCCCTTGGCAGCATAGGCGAAAGCTTTCAAGCCAAGAGCAGTCTGAAGTTCAGCAACAGTAATGTTGTGGTCAAGCTTAATGGTAGCAATAGTAGTGCTGGTAGGAACATAACCAGTAAGGCTTACCTTTGTATTACCAATAGCTTCCCAAGCATAAGTATAAGCACCTTCTGCGCCAGAACGGATAGTAATATACTCAATATAACCACCAGCAGCAGCATCATCAGAAGGAACAAGATAAATCTTATACATAGTATCGGCGGAAGCGGTAACAGAAGGACCAGCAGCAGTGCCAGCGGCATCAATTACAACGTCAAAGTTGTGAATCTGACCAACCTGAGAATCAACATAAGCCTTAACAGTAGCGGCATCGGCAATACCAGCATCGGAAATAGAAGCGGCCATAGCTTGCCATGCAGCAGCACCAAGAGCCTCAACAGCATGGGTGCCAATCAATTTTCCAAGTTTCTCAGTAGCGGCAGCGTCCTTCAAATTATAATCTACACCACCAACATTAAAAATAGAAAGAAATTTATCAGCCATAAATATAAACCTCCTGTATTATCAAAATAAATTGCTTTTTATATATATTTTAATTTAACTAAAGAAAACTGTTTCTCCATCAACAGAGACTTCAACTTTCTTCTCCAATTCTTCCGTAATAGCTTTCTGAGTCATAGTTCCATCTATATTATAACCAGTTTCCTCATAAAGCTTTACAATGCCAGCCTCCTTACTATTGGCATAAGGAAGTTGTCCAATAACTTCATAATTTACACCGTTGTAAATATAAAGACTATTGTTATTGTTTGTAGCAATATAAATTTTATTGGTATTTTTTTCTAATTCTTCGGTTAGATTTTCATCTTTCCAAAAATTTCCTTGTCCAAAATATCCCTTATAAAAAATATAGTCTACATAATCAAGCTGGTTATAGGTTTTTACACCATCGCCAACAAGTGCGCGTAAACCAGCGTCGAGAGTATCAACAAGACAAACTTCACCCTTTTTAGGAATGAATTTGTCTCCTACTCTTTGATAATTATATACTAAATCTCTTCTTAAAGAGATTCCATTTACAACAATTCTTTTTTCAGTAGCCATATCTCAGCCACCTCACTTATACTTCAGGAGCAGAGCCGCCGTCAATCCAGACGTTTTCCAAAGTCTCCATCACATCGCCAGCAACTTCATCTGCCTTGGCAATCTTATTTAAACTTCCATCTCCACCTACAATATAGCTATTCCAATCACTTGTCGCAGCATCGAAAATACTAATATTGACACCTGAATAATTATATTTAGCAATCCAAAGCAATGCCTCATTCTTACTTGCAAACGCAGTCTTCTTTACAATACTCTTAAGATTGCCATTTTCATCATAATAGCTAAGTTCAGCTTCCTTGTTATCATTGTTCGTAACAATTAAGCTCTCTGCGGGGATAACCCCTTGAGTAATGCTATTCTGAATCTTATCTTTATTCGCATAAGCTACTTTAAACATAACTTTCGGTTATCCTCCTTTCTTAAGCCTTCTTAGTTACTTCATAATAACCATTTACAAGTTTTTGCTCATAACCTTCTGCAATATACTGCGCTTCAACAGGAAGAATAAACTTACCACCCTTAACCTGAATGTCAAGTTCTTTTTCACCACTATTTTTAATGATAGTCTTACAATTACCATCAAAAATACCGCCGTTGATTACAGTCTTAGCAGGATTCAAATCATCACTTAGATTACGAATGCTTAATGGATAGAATCCATCAATAGTAGTAAAACGACCTCCATTAATAATCATTTCAATACCATTATGTAAAATCGTACCATAGAACATACCATCGTTAATTGTTAACTTTGATGCATCATCGTTCTTAATAGTATAGAAACTATTAATAAACGTACCACCATTAACAGTAAGTTCAGGATATTGTGCGTTTACACCAGCAATATAACCGCTTTCTGCATTACCAGAATTATAATCCCAGTAACCATTTTCAATCATACTTGAAACTTCCCGTGGCGCTTGGAAAATACCACCATTAATAGTTACACTACCATGATTAACCATAGTATAATAAGTATTTCCTTTTTCGTCAACAGTTCTTGTAATATTGCCGTTTTCAATAGTCAACGTACCATTATTGCTAATAGCTGGTTTACCATTTTTATTGCATTCAACACTACCATCACCACTTAACGTCAAATTACCATTAACACCAACAGTGACAGGAGTTTTTTCATTGTCTACAATTACTGCATTATTCATATCAAGAGTAAGCTTCTTATCAACATTGATTACTTCACTCTCTCCAAGACCACCAGACATCTTAACTGTACCACCGTCAGGAACAGCGTTAATAGCCTCGCTTGCAGTATCATACTTTACCCCATCAACAGACATGGACGTATCTTCGGCAACAGAATCGCCATAAATCTTAATAACATCAAGGTCTGTCTTTAAAGCATATTTGTTAAGCTCTTCATTAATTTCATTTTTAAGAGCGTTAACTTCTTCTTTAGTTGCATATCCAGTTAAATCAATAGCATGGAAAATTTCCCAGCTATCGCCATCCCAGATATACATCGTGCTATCTTCGATTACCTGATAAATATCACCAACATTAGCAACTTCAGGAAGTTCAGCTTTAGTCTGAACAGAGCCCTTAAAATTAAGAGCACCCTCAACTACGCCAGCATATTTAAGCTCACCCCAAGAGGTAGTACCGTCACCGATTTTAATCTGACCTTTGTTTTTTCCGTCAAGTGTTACACAAGGCTCACCAGCTTTGGGGATAAAAGTAGTTGCAATCGCATCCCATTGAGCCTGAGTTGCACGACGAAGAAGTATAGTTGTTTTTAAAACCTTAACATCTGCCATTACTTAATTCTCTTCTCCTTTCTTTAAAAACTAAAAATCAAATTTGATAAAGCACTTATCTATTTATATGTCAACATTAACTTCCTTATAATTTTTACAATTTTAAAAGATTTCACAATTTAAAAAAGATTAAAAGATTAGAAGTCAACATTACCATCTAACACAATACCAGAATAATATTCTTCAAACTACTTATTTTTCCATTTCTTATCAGCTTTATCATATATTAACAAATCACCCTCTTTAAGAGTCTCCTTATTAATATCAATGTCTTGCATATCAGAAATATTCTTATCAGACTTAACTTCTTTTACCCCCACATTTAAAACGCCTTTTAACCCATGAGTGCATTTTGAAGAAGTTGTTTTTATATTTTCTGGTTTATCTTGTCCAAGAAGATTAGTTCCTTCTGGCTCATACGAGAATTGTAAACTTATGTCTTTATTTCCATTGCTTTGACTTTCATTACTTTGGATTTCATTACTTTTTCTTGCCATGCTCTACCTCCTTTTCAGTTTTAACCTATTTCATAAAGGAGTTCGAGCATACCACTACAGATAGTATTTACATCTCCATCTTCAAAGAAAAATTGACAATCCCATAAATATTTTCCATATTCAAGAAATTTTGTGTCAATCGACTTAATTTCTACCATCCATTGCCCTGTCTCACATTGATAAAATTCTCTTTGAATCACAGGTTTCGGATTTGGTTCTTTTGAGGGCTAACGCGATACTGAAAATACTATCCTTTGCCCTTTGCTTGGAGTATATAATGTACCATCTGGTTGATAGACATCTATCGAAAAAACTGCATCGTCACCACGAGTTAATTTTATGCTTGAACCTTTAATCTGTAACATCTGCGGTACTTTAACTCCTTTCTCGTGTTGTCGTAATCATTTACTCAAAAAAATTTAAGTTTAAAAACCTTTAACTCTAAACCTAAATTTTTGTCAATAAATAACCTTAATAAGCTCACATTTAATTTTTCAGCTTAAATAAACAGGAGACTCCCCCACCCTAAAAGAATCTCCTGTTTCTCCTGTGCGCCACCATACACCACACAAGCTCGTCGCATTTTTTTATTAGTCTAATAGTTATTATCCTACAATTCCCCATAAACTCAGATAATAACTGTTGTGCTGATTAGCTTCTGTATAAGTTATCAACAGTACCTTTTTAGTATTTTGTTTATAAAATATTATAGAATATAAAATATTGCTGTTAGCGACGAATTATTAATTATTTTAAAATCGTTTAATTATTATCGTTTACTGTACTTCGTAAACGGATTCGCTCCACCTTTATTCGCAAATGGATTTTGCGAAGCCTTTGAAGCTGTTCCAGAACGCCTACGTTGCGCTAATAGGTCTGTAAATGCTGTTACTGGCTTCTCTTCGAGAGTGAGAGCTTCTTGTGCTCGAAGCTCCATAATGAAATTACCAAGCATTGCACAACAGTCTACACGGTCATCATGAAAATTACGCTGTTTTGCGTCAGGAGATAATTCAAAAACAACTGTACCATTTGGTCTCTTTGATTTTTGCATAGCCACAATCTCTTCTTTTAAAAGGTCAATTTGAGCTAAACTTATCATATCTTCATAACCAGCTTTTTCATATCTTAGTTGTGTAGTCCCATCAGCAGTTTGTTCCTCAAATTCCATCTCATTGCGAGCGTTTAACGACTTCGGGAACATAATCAAACCTTGATTTATGGCTTGTTGTGTACGTTCATACGCTTGTACTTTGTCTCGTTTAAAATTAAAAAGTACCAGTTTTCTAATAGCTTCTGGATAATCATCAAGTCTCAATTTCATATAAGGGTCATTTTCGTCAATAATACCCACATGAGATTTTCCTTGTTTATCTGTCCAAGTATTTAAAAGAACTGCCGCAGCGTCAAAACCGCCACCACCAGCACCAGCATCAAATTGTATAGTTAAAATGTTATCATAATCCAAAGCCCTTCTATTATAATCAAGAAGCATTTGCTTAACTATTTCAATCTATTCTGGTTTTTGTATAACCATCTTGTCTCCATTTGGCAAAGTTTCAATAAGGTTTACACCATTAATAACTTTTGCCATCCAACCCCTAACATCATCATGAAATATTTCTGCTACAAGAACGAATGAATTATCCAACTTTGATGCAGGGTCCCAGAAAATACCAAATGTCTTTGTACCATCATTGGTATAAACAGGATAATAAGAATAACTATTTTTTAATATTGTTGAACGTTTCACAAAAACGTCCTCCCCACCATCTCTATCAAACCTGTTATTATACTCACGTTCAGCTTTATAGGGATTGGTAGCAAATGCGTTATCCACCTCATCTTGTGTAATCAAAGGTCTCATCGGTTTTCCATTCATCATTGGATGTAATGAAAAACTACAATCTATATCACACACAAAATAATTAGGGTCGCCTTGTAACATTTTTTCAAATGCCATTTTATATTGGTCAAAAAGCTCACTATCAATTCCTTCTGCCGAAGATAATAGTAACTTTTTGTTCGGTAATTGTAATGGATAAAGGTCTGTATTTATTCCTTCACCTGTTATAAAGTTGGTATCTTGTGCTGTAAACGGACGTGACAGAGCATAGAAGTTCCTGTCGATTTTACCAGCCTCATCGTAAACACTAAAATTAGACCTTATACCAACTATATTTTTAATAACACTATTCAAAGTGTTAATTGTACTACCATTATATAATTCTACACTATAGCTCTGTTTTGCATGAGTAAACGGGTCTGCCGTGGAATTCATTCTTACACATTCATCTAAGAACACCGAACTTACTCCTATAACAGATGCTATATTTCCTTTTGCAAGGTCTTCAAGCTTTGTAAATGTACCTTGAGCCTGACCTCCACTCGGAGCCATAATATATGTGTTTGTGTTTGGAAGTAATAATGCTCTTGCCATCATAAATGGAGTCACAAGATAACTTTTCCGTGAGTTTCTTCCCATAAGCCACACAATATTTGCAGGAATCCAACTACTCATTAACACATACTTCTACATATCTGTTAATTGCAACTTAAAAAAATTTTCAATAAATCTGGTGGGATTTGCTCGACCCCATCTTATAATTTTACAGTATTTATCAAAAATCTCTTTTCTTTTTGGTAAAATCTCACAATCAAGCAAATTAAAAATAGGGCTAACCATTAGTAACCACCCCATTCTGAACCGTTTTCTTCAGCTATTTCTTTTGCTTTTTCTTCCAAATCTCTTTTTGTCATTTCATATTTTAACTTACGATTCTCTTCTTGAAGAGCATCTTTTTCTCTCGTAAGTTTTTGAATCCTTTGTAGTTGCTCAGTGCATTGTTTAGCGTATTCCGCATCACTCATACTAAGCTGATTAAAAATAGCTTTAAAACTTGCATTAGCAGCCTATTCAATACTCTTACTTGTTTCGATGTCATACATATTAAGTATAGCATCTTCATACTTCATCTCATTCATTTTAGACATAATACCAGTAAAAGAATTTTCTCCCTTGGCTTTGGCTATAGCATAACGCTCACCAAAGCCATTATCACGACTAAATTTAGTAATTGTATCAAGTTGTTTATTTTTCAAGTCAGCTAAATTTTTCAATTCAGCTACACTCCCATCACCAGACATCATTCGTCTTTCCCTCTCATTTAATTCACGAATGCGAGAAAAAGCTAAAACAATTTGACAAGCAGCTTGGACTTTCAAACCATCAAGTTCCATACCAGCTTCAAGCATACCCAACAAATCCTTGTAAAGTATTTTACGATTTTCTTCTGGTTCAAAATAAAACGGGTCATAACCAACATTTTTCAAAACTAATCTTTTAGCTTCTAAGTCTTGCTTGCTCCACCCATTTTCAGTATCATCACCAACACTACCGTCTTTGCTATTAATAATCTTTTTATCTTTATCCTGTCTACCATTACCATTTACTCCATCGCTACCAATCATTCCTTGAATATCTTTACTTTCAAGAAATACTTTTCCTTTAGCAGTAGCACTTTGATTCATAATAGACATATAACTATCAATAATATGTTTTTTACTATCTTTTTTAGAACACTCTTGTTTGGCCTATAGATAAATAGTCTCATCATAATAAATATTCAAAGCACTACAGAACCACATCATCGCAACTTGACCATCTTCTTTTGCTTTTTCAAAAAACAAATATTCATATAATCTTTTGCAACAATCTTTACATAAATGAGTGTGCATTTTACCTGTTGGTTCAACTCTTGCCAAATCCATCTCATTATAATTGAGATAATATTCGCCTTGAGGCAAAGGTCTACCACAACAAGTACAAACATATTTGTTGTATAATGGAACATATCTTCCAAAATATTTCATCCATATTGTATAATATTTCTGCAAATATTCAGGAACATTAATTCCATCTTCTTTTTTCTTTTTACTTTTACTCTTTTTGCCAGAGTTTATTTTTTCCATTATATCGGGTGTTACATCATCTTCATCAGCAATAATTTCATTTTGCTCATCTATACCACCCTGAAAAGCCTTTTCAGCGTCTAAATAAGTTTGAAAATCAATCTTGTTTATTTCGCCCGTTTCTTTATCTCTAAAAAATTCAATTGGCTCTAAAAAAGCATTTATATCAATAGAATCTTCAAGTTTAGGTGCGCCATCATTACCAATAATTTCAAGCATGGCTTTTTGTCTTTCTGTGCCAAGGGCTTTTTTCCAACCTTCGCCAAAATTAGCCTTTTTATTTTGAAGTTCCATTTTCTTTTGAATAGCATTAATTTCCTTTTCAGCTTTTTGCTATTCTCTAACTCTGGCAGCCTGACCTAATTTAGCCATAAGTCACCACCTTTTAAACCTTTTACATATCCTAAGATAAAAATTTTATTAAATCTTATTCAATGACTTTGTACCATAAATCGCCAACCTTTTGATGTTTAGGTTGTTCGGTACTAATAACGACATCAACCATATCTTCATACACTTCTGTGATTTGTTGATTAGTATCGCTATAACTCTGTTCAAATTGAGTCTTTGTATTATCAAAATTGGTATTACCAGTAGTACGGAATTCGTTTGCTGGGCCAACTTTTAACTCTCCAATCTAAATAGAAGACGAAGGCATGGTAACTTCCGCGCCAGTGTCCTTATCAATAATCTTACCTGTAGTTGCATCATAAATTTTTGCCATATCTTCTGACCTCCTTCGTCTATACATGAAAAGAGGGTCAATTAAGACCCTCTGTTATTTTATTCATTTTTATTTACTTTTCTTTCCAAGCAACATATTTTTCCAACTATCTCTTCCACAAATACCGTCTTGAGTAATCCCAACAGCTTTCTAATAAGCCTTAACTGCTTTTACCGTTGCTGGACCAAAACTTCCATCTGCGCCACTTGTTCCGCAACTAAAACCAAGAAAAATTAAAACATTTTGCATAACTCTAACTGCTTCATTTTTGTCACCACTTTTTAAATAAGGAACGGTTGAAACTATAGTTAAAATCTTTTCCGTTGTAATAGTCGTATCAATCTTATTTGTGGACGTTATAGTTTTAGTAGGTTTAACCGTAACCTTCTTTTTAAAATTATAGGTCTTACTTGCCGTTTTATAATCAGGAGTAGCAAAACCTCTGATATATTTACCATTAACCTTAATTTGTCGAATTTTTACTTGCTTAGAATAGTTTCCCTCAATAACATAAATAACGTTATTTTTAACTTCTTTTACAATACCAACATGGTCAGCTTCGAGTTCGCAATCACCAACTCCTTTATCTTTCCAAGCATAGAAAAGAATATCTCCCATGTCTGGTACATAAGCATCATTTTCAATCCATTGATTTTTAGCCTTATAAAGTTTAATCATGCGATTACAAGAACACTCTGGGAGTATGTAATCTGTTAAACTTAATATCTGAGACCATGCCGAAATCGTAGCAGCGCACCACGCAAGACTGTAATTCATACGCACAGAACTTGGCAATGGTTTAATAGTATTATATGTATCAATAATTTTATGGTGGTTGGCATCACCTTGCTTAGTTCCAACCCATGTTTCAGCAGTATCGACAACAAGTTGTCTCAACTGTTTTTCCTTTACAGTCATCGCCATCAGGCAATACCTACCTTTCAATTTATTTAATTAATTATTCCCACTATAAGGATTCCGATTTACATATTCTTCAATTTCTTCATCAGAGGTTAAATCTCCAGTCTCAATCATTTTTCTCAAACGATTTTTTTCACGTCTTTCAGCAAACAATTCTTGAAGATTATTATCTGCTTTTCTATCAGGAATTTTTCCTTCTCCCTCTCCAAAAAGAGAGTCGTAAGTCCCACGAACATCAATTAAATATTGCTTTGCGGCAATTTCATAAGATGTGGGCATATCTTCTGGTAAAGGTGGGAATCCATAATAATCACGTCGGCTTTGTTCGTTCTTACGAGACCTTTCAACTTTTTTACGAATTTTTGCATCCATTTGCTTATTAATATAATCACGTCTTCTTTTGTCTTGAATTTCAAGAATCTCTTCATAAGTAAGACGTTGAATTTGGTCTTCAGGAACACCTTTTTCCCTTTGTTTTTCAATCCAATATTCTTGTGTGTGAACAGACCTGTCATAATTTTTCCTTTTTTTATAACTCTCGTAAAAGTCATAATTGGCACGAGCTTTTTTACCAAGCTGAGATTTTTCAAACTCGGCACATTGGTTAAGAATTTCTTCTTCTGTCATTCCTTCAAACTCAGGAATTTCAGGCAAATCCATGTCTTTTCTATATTGATATGCCAACTTTGTGTATCTATTTTCGGGCCAGCTAAAATACTCTTCTGGGTCTACTGTATCACTTTCTTTTGATAGTATAGACCAAATGATATTAGGTTGACCATGTTTTGCATCACTCCAACCCCTACGAGCTTTTACATTATGTTCAGCCTTAAACTTTCCTGTAATTCTCCAAGGAGCTTTAAAAATTCCATAAATTGTACCAAATGATAATTTAACAAGTTGTTCACGAGCAATAACTTCAAGGACAGCATCTTCAAAAGCCTCAACATATTTTTCAGCTTCTTTTTTATCAGTGCCACCCGCATTACGCATCACCATTTTTACAAAGTCATTACGAGTTACAGTATCCATTTTCCACAGACTTTTTCTTGGCTTTTGCATATTTATCATTCCTTTGATTTTTATTTTTTCTTTTTATTATACTCATTATATATTCTATAAAACATATATTTTATATTCATTATATTTGTACTTTTTAAATTTATGCTTTATATATTTTATATGTTTTACACAATATGTAATGATACCCTCAGAATATCATCGGTTAAAATAATATTCTGAGGGGCAAACGACGTTACGTCTTAAATCTTTTTACAACTATTAAGCCCTGTTAATAGTTACTTTGTATCTTAATGGGCGCGAGCCACAGAAGTAAATTTTGCGTATGGCTTACCATCATAAGGCTTGCTCATAAAAGTCTCGCCAGTCGAAGGATTGCGACGCTGTTTAGCATCCTCATGCTTTCCACCGACCTTCATAACATCGCCAATCTTAACTTCCTCATTAGCGGCAATAGTCTCAAGTAAGAAATCACTCTGAGCCTTAAGAACAGTATCAAGGTCCTTCTTGGTAATCTTCAAACCAGACTCTTCGCACTTGGTAGCAATAGCAGTAAGCATATCATTCTTCTTAATCATAATTATTAAACTCCTTTAAATCCTTTAAAATTTTAAATTTTACTTTAGTTTTACTTTAGTTTTACTTTAATAAATTACCTTTTATCCTTATCTCTACTCAATTCTGAGCTTCGACATTTTCCACAACAGTGCTCTTACGAGCATTGTTTGGCTTCCAAATTCCCAAACCAATCATAATCTTGGCAATACGCTTTACACGATAACGACCAGCATAATCAACGAATACGATAGCATTGGGATTATACTCGCCCCACTTCTGAACCTGAGATTCGCTAAAAAGCTTATTTGTAATACCTTGGTCATACTGACGCTTACTAATAATCTGTAGATTCTGATTCTCATAAAAACCAAGGAACAACATAATCTCAGGTTCTTCGACAACATAATATGTCTTATCACGAGAAACGTGCTCTTTGTTTACAACTGAGAAGTTCTGGTCTTGAGGATTAAAACCTCTACGACGATACTTCAAGAGACCTACACTTTCAAGCGCATCACGCTGGGAACGGGAAATCTTAATCATTAAAAAATCAATCCTTTTACATTAAAATTTGAAAGTAGAAAAAAGTTAATTCTTTATTCTCCTTCCTTTAGCAAAAACACAGTTTCAGAAAAAAGTGCCAAAAAAGCTTTATGTATCAAGGGTTTACGGGTTTGAGGTTTCGTCGGTGGTGGCGTAGCGTTTTTTAGAATCTCGATATTTTTTCCATCTTTCCGACGCCAAATCAAACTGGCAATTTCCACAAATTTTTCTTGGTGCATACTTAGAAAAAAAACCTTTTTCTCCGCAAATAGAACAGACTCCTTCTATTTTATTCGCGTTAATGTCCATTGTTATACCATGAAAAATTTCTTTTGCACATTTTTTACAATAGTGATTAGGTCTTCCTCCATCGCTTTTTCTTTTTTTAATTATTTCTTTCCCACAATTCTGACACACATAAAAACCATATTTTTGCTTTTCCAGCCATTTTCCACAGTCGTAGAGGTCAAGACCTTCAATTTTTATTTCATTCTCTTTCGTAATTGGATTAGAAAAGACAGGTTCTTTTTCAATAAAATCAAGAATCAAATCAACATTTTTATCAGTTGTCTTAATAAATCCTAAATCTTCAAGAATATTCCTTTCGTTTAAAATATTAAAACTTGTAGGAAGGTCTCCATCAGCCCTAAGTTTTTTCATGCACTTGTCAATATTATGATATAAACCGTTCGCATACTGGTTTTGTATAGATGCCCAGACAAACAAAGTGAAAAGAAATCTTGTTCTTGTAAAAGTCATTGGATGATTACTAATTCTTGCTGGAAAACGCATCTCTTGCATTTTCATTTTCTTTTCATCATCTATTACAAAATTTTCTTCAAGATTTAAAAACCAATCTAAAACCTCTTTTGAAAATCCTATAGAATTGATTGTCCTTAACTCAGATGGATTATCTCCGTCAATTTTCCAAGCCTTCCAAATTCTTTCTACCATTTTTTTTATCTCTGGAGACCTTTTTACCTTATTCTCATCGAATTTAGGTACATATCTAATGCATTTTTCAATTGCGAGTTTTTTTATTTCTTTTTTACTTTTTAATTCAGGAGGGCTCTTCCAAAACTTTATCAGAAGAGCCAAATCTCTGCGCCAAAGTGATGGGTCTAATCCTTTTTCAAGGACATCTTTTATGTGTTCTCTTTCATCATAAATCTAAATCAATTTCTTCTTCCTCCGCCACTTTGTCAAAATCAACTTTTTCTATGGAATAGTTCTCATAAAGAAACTCAAGCGTTCCATTACTATTCTTCTTTGGGAAATAGCAACTTTTTACTTTTGTTTTAAGATTCTCTACAATTTGTTTTCCATAACACTCCCAAAGAATACCTTTATTATAAGACGGCTTATCTTCATAAAACAAGGTAATTAAATGATTTGTTAATACTTCGTCATTTGGACAAATTTCCTCAAGAGCTTCCTTTAATGTAAAATATTTTGCTTGTTTGTCAAGCATTTCATCTTTCAATTTCGTTCTATCGGACGCTATTCTCGAATTTGCCCAACTTTTTATATATTCATCAACTTTACGATAAATCTGTTCATAAATCTTTTTATTTATCATAAAGTTTTCACTTTGCAACATTCTATAATCAAAAGCATCAGATGAACGCACTCGTTTTTTAATTTCAAAATCAATACTTTCAATATAGTGACTGATTTTATTCATAACACAATCAGAATCAACAACAGGAAGAAAATCGTAATACTGTTTCTTAAATTCTTTTAATTCATCAGTCAATTCTTTTTCTGATACACTTAAAAGTCTTTCAAGATTCCAAGCATTACCAAACTTATTTTTAAGTTTTTCATCTCTCTTCTTTAGATAATGCTTCAATTCTTTATCAGTTTGAGTATATTTATATCTAAAGAAGTAAGGCTTCTTATCAGCAAGAATAGAATTTAAAAACTTCTTTCTTTCTTTTATTTCTTCATCATCTGTTTCTTCTATGTGCTGGAAATTGCGACAAACAGTAGCGAGTTCTTTAACATTTTGACCAATCTTAGTTTTATCAATCTGTCTTGACTGGGCGGCACACCCAGCTTTTACTCGATTAATCAAAACTTCTCTTTCTTTCGAATCCTCTGGAAAAAGAGGTAAAAGTCCTACTACCGTACTTATAGTGTTTGTAATTTGACCAATTTTGGTCCGAAAACTAAATGTATCCGTTACAAAAAGTTTTCTATCAAAAGCCTCTCTATCAAAAGTACCATCTTCTTTTCTGAAAATTTCCTTCTTTGGCTTTTTCGCTTGGTAAGTTACCACTCTTTGATTTGGATAACGACCATTAATAAAATTTGGATTATCCGTCGAAAAAATTATGTCATAGTCATAGTCTGACCCAGCCCATCTCATAGTATGAGCATCATGACAGTTTACAATATAACCACTATAATCATAACTAAACCATTTGCGAGTCTTTTCATTGTCAACCAAATCCATAGGGTAATGTTCACTAAAATGAGTTAAAGGACTACGCATTGTATCAACTTTATTAACCCGTCTTTCATTCCAAAAATTACAACACGCTTGACCAGCCTCAAGTAATCCTGTAACTTTATGTCCTGTAATAGACTGCATAAAACCATAACCATCCACAACAATACATTGGAAATTACCTCGAATTAATATTTTCCGCAAACAAGCCAACTCTATCTTTCTAACAATAAAATCACGAATTTTCTCCTTCGTGTATTTATCATTGAAAAGATTATGATTCAAAACCAAACTTTTTAACCACCAATTATCACTTGAGGCTAAAAAGGCTTCGATACTTTTCTCATCAAGATTTTCACCCATTAAAAACAAAAGAGTATAATAAATATTATCATAGCTTACGCCTTGAATATATTTCACAGTTTCAGAACAAACGTCTTTTACCATATCATCTGTAAGATTTAATGTTTGAAGAAATTGATAGTTTGCTGTATTTACTTCTTTATCTTTTTTAGGAGCATATTTTGTTACACCCCAAATAATCCGATTTTTTTCACAATTCTGTTCAAAAGATTCTTGTGATTCCCAACTATCCCAAAGTTTTGCCATTCCTTCAGTAAGAATTACATCTACTTCTCTTAAATCTCTATCATTCCGATAAACATCTTTTATGATGTAATTCCCATTATTTTCTTCTTTGCACCATTCTACAAAATCAAACTCATTTAAAGCTCCCTTTGTGAAAGCACAACGAATACAAAACTGACAAGGAGTATAATCTTCTCCAAGGTCTCTGCCCCAAACCTCAGCCATAGCAGGACTAATTAAACCAGAACCATCCCAGCAATTAAACTCAACATCCATTGTACGAGGTTCTATAATATCATCCTCATCTGCTGGTTGTTCTATTACAAAGTCAACATCAACAGGACGAACTTCACAATAATCTTTTACAATACAAAATCTCGGTTTAGTAACTTGTTTTGTAGCACTTGAATATAAACCAAAATAAGCATTATATTTACTCGCAGCAAGAGGATGAAACATATCGCGTCCATTATCAAGCCTATCTCTTACTTGTATACGAATACTATCAGAAGGTTCAACTTGCTTCTTAAAATCACTCTCATCGCCGCTATCACAAAACACTACTGTACTTACTCGCGCTTGAGAAGCAGAACATGAAATTCGCTTAAACCAACGATGATTAAAAACAAAGCCCTTTTCATAAATCTTCTTATAATCTGTGACACTTTCCATTGTTACAGTAATATATTGTGGAATATACATCATTCCATAAATATTATCCTGAAGCTCATGAATTCTTTTTTTATCTTCTGTGTTACATTTCTTTTTCTTTTTTAATTTATCTCTTTCGAAATACCATTCCTCAAGTAAATTTCTATCAATAGTCTAATCGGTAATATCACGAATGCTTTTTAACATTTGAGAATCTGCTAAAGAAACAACCAAACCACTCTTAAAGCATTCTCTTAGTGACAAATTAAGATTATACTTGTTGTCTTTTAAAATTGTACTACTAAGCTTAACAGTATAAAATAAACGCACTTTAACTTACCTTTCTTTAAAAATGTTTTATTTTAAATTATTAAATTATTCATCTTCTTCTATATCTTCGAGTTCGCTAATGAAATCATTAATCTCATCATCTTTAGCAAACATTAGAATATCAACAACCTGATTTAAATTATCACAAACATATAAATTTTGTAAACTATCTTTATAAGTATAATGTGAATTATAATTTGCGTCAAGATTATTCTTTAGAAGAATCTTTACACTTGCATCTGTATCTTTTAAATTAAAATAATAATCATCAATTTGAATCCGACCAAGCATTCTTACAGAAGATTTGTCTTCATCATGTTTTAAACCATAATAACCAATTTCGTCTTTATGGCGAGCAAAAAAAGGAATTGAAAAAATCTTGTCAAACTTTTTCTTTAAATTAATTTCATCCCGCTTTGTAACCAATCGCCAATTATAGCTCTGGAATAAACCATCTTGATTATTTTCGTCTAATTCAAAAGCATCTATTAGTTCCTGATTTGGCTTATTACGTTGCCAAAATTCATCTTCACAAAACATATCAAGAATTTCTTGAACATCTAAATCACGCTTAATACTCTTAAAACCCCAATCCTTAATATCATCGCGGGTTTTATTAAGACCGTATCGGTCATTAAGCATTTCAACAATAGTACCAGCACTCCACAAAATTACATCATCAATATCAAGATAAACTGTTCGCTTTGCTGGATTAATTTTACCTTTATTTAAAACAATCATATCTATCACATATGTATTTGCTATAAAAATATCAAGCAATTACATTTTTCTGAGCTCCTTTATCTTTATTTTATTCTACAGCAATAATAATCACCTTGTCTTTCTGAATGTCTACTTTCTTATTACGTCTTATTACGAATGTCTACTTTTTGAGTATATCACATCCAATGTCTATATCTTGTATTGTCTTTTCTTATTATCCACATTATAGCACAAACCTGTCATTTTGTCAAGAAAAATTTACAGTTTAAATTTATCCTGAAAATAACAACTTTCAAAACAAAATCGGCAATATAATATTAATAATGCCCCATATTACCCATTTTCAACCCACCAAATAAAAATTAAGTTTTATCTACCCTAAACTACACCTTTTGGCTCACCATTCTGTTGATTCATTTTTTGTATCGCTATTTTATACTTACCCTGTAAATAACGATACATTTTTGTAACGCTATTTAAAAATCTTAAAAATAACGTATGTTTTTTGTATCGTTATATTTTCCCCAAAAAGCCTATTTTCCCCCAGTAATATCAAGGCTTTTTTGTACTTTCTCATTTTTCTAATAGATAGATATTTTTATATTATATATTATAGAAAGAATAGATAGATATAAAATCGCAAAATGCGATTTTGTCGCTTACGCTCATTTGCGTATCAAATATGTTACGCTATCTTTAAAAATTTACTTGACAAGTATAAAATGTTGTGGTATAATCCAGTAAAAAATAAAAAAGGAGATATTTATAATCTTGAAGAATACGGATGGAAATAGTGTATTTGCTAAAATTCCATTTGGAGTAATTCAAGCTTCTAATAAAATAAATCAATATTTACTTCCTACTTATTTATATTTAGCTGTAAATAAAAATATATTTGGAGAAGTAAAAACTTCTGTCCGTTCTATTCGAGAAGAATATATCAATACTGCTAATAGAACATATTGGCATGAAGATAATTTTTATGAAGCTTTAATTGTTTTAACTTCTAATATTATTGACGAAGAAAATAATTCCATAATAGATAATTTAATTGATATAAAAAATTTTGAACACTTAAGCCAAATGGAACTTCAATATAATAGCTCTAAAAATTCAAATACGTCATTAGACTTTGAAATACAGATAAAAAATCTTATAAAAGAATTTGATGCTGAAATAGATTATTCACTCAAGAAAAAAGATATAATTATTTCTATAAACTCTTTTCAAACTGGAAAAGGTTTTGTTAAATGCTCTTATCAAGAGTATAATCTTTTTAGAAATTTTCAATCTTTTCTTAAAAAGAATAACAGTAGAATTTCTATTTGTCAAGCTGTGAATGCCTATTATACAGTTAAATTTATTATAAAAAGAAATGAAGCACTTATTAATCTTGGGCTTGCTAAAAAAAATTGCTCAGACCAAGTTTCAAAATCTCTTTTTAAAAAAGAATGTTGCTTTGCAGATAATACAGCAAAATGTGTATTACAAATTTTAAAAAATATGAATTTAATTGAGGTTGTTAATAATCCTAAAAAAGAAAATGATTACTATATTAAACTAAACAAAAATATAAACGAAAGTGAGACGCAATAATAAATGACTGCTATTGTAGGATTTACTGATAAGAAAAACAATGTAACTTGGATTGGTTCAGATTCTCTCGGAAGCAATGGATTTTCTAAAGCTGTTCAAGCTAATCCTAAATGTTTTCATAATGATACTCTTAAAAATGTTATTATGGGAAGCACTTCTACTTTTAGACATATTGATTTACTTAAATATAGTGAACTTCTCTTCCCTGAAATTGATAAATATAAAATTAAGGGAAATGAAATTGCTATTGACCATAAATATATGGTAAAAACTTTTATTCCAAATTTAATTAATCTTTTTCAGCAGCATATTGTTACTGAACTTGAAAAAGATAGGGGCGCAAATTTCCTTATCGGTGTTGATGGAAAGCTTTTTCAAATTCAACCCGATTATTCAGTTCTTGAAGCTAAAGATGGATATGATGCAGTAGGCTGTGGAGAATATGCGGCTTTAGGTAGTCTTTATAGTACAACTAAATATTGTCCTAAATTTACTCCTGTTCAACATATTACTGCTGCTCTTGAAAGCGCTGAGAAAAATTGTTGCGGAGTTCAAAGACCTTTTCATATTATTAATACTAAAAACGACGAGGTAATTACCATTGAATGAAGGAAGTAAAGTAATTTTTCAAGTTCTATTTGGCTTAGTAAGTCTTTATAATAAATTTGGTTCAGATGCTTTTCTCATTATTCCAAACGAGTTTAATTTTACTATGAAAGGATATATTATTTGGGAAAAGGGTTGTGTCTATATTACTCCTGAATATCAAAAGACTTTTTTGAATGCTATTTCTATTTGTAAGGCACAGGATGTTTGGAATAGTAATACTAATAGTTATAATTTTTTTGCTGATAGTTTTTCCAGTTATTGTAAACCTTTGTTAAAAGCTTTAGCTAAACTTGAACCAGATAGCGCGAAAGAAATTAAAAAACAATTTGAATGGTTTGTGGGAGAGATTTAATTCTCTCCCTTTTTTAAAATTTTTACTTGACAAATTTACCGTTTCATGATATAATAAAGAAAAAATGTAAAAGGGGTCATATAACATGATATATTTTCCTAATAAATTCTTTAAGAAAAAACTTACTGCAAATGAAATGTTTGCCAAACTTGGATTTACAGTAGACCAAGATAATCCCCGTTTTGGTACTCATTATTCTCGTTATAATGCTCGATATTGTTACCTTCATAAAGTAAGCATTATTTACAAGCATCCTTTTGAAGCAAAAGAACCTTATATTCTTGTTCAAAGCTATCAGTACGATAATAACGCTATGGTTGGGCTTACAGATGCTGAAATGAAAGCTTGCATGGCTAAAATTAAAGAAATGAAAGATTTTGCGATTAAGAATCCAGATGTAGTAAAAGGTTTTGGAAAAGCAAAAGTTGTTTAAGTTAAAAATTAAAATAGGATAAACGATTATGAAAAATAAATGGATTAAAGATAAACAAGGAAATCTAAAGAATCAGAATTTAGATAATTTATCTCTTCAAGCAAAAGAAAGTGTTCGGCATATAAAAAATAATATTGAGGATAATAAAGAAGTAAAGAAAGAAATAGAGAAGATTGATACTTTTTCTGATTTTCTTATCTATATTATTCGTAAGGTCACAATGAAATATAATCTTTATTGCAAACTTTGGTCTGGATTTACCCCATTGGAAGTAAAGACTAACTTGAATGGAGATTTTATTACTATTTCTGACGTGCTTTTGAAACAAACTCTGCTAAAATTGACCATAGATAATTCACTTGTTTTTAGAACTGTAGATAAAGATACAGATTTTTTTATTGGATTTAAAATTAATTGGCTTTGTCAGGAATACGAAACAATTTGTGAGTATTATTATAAAAATCAATGCGATAATAAAAATTATTTTGAGTTGCAAAAAGATGTGTTTTTGGAATCTTGTATCTTTCCTCAGATTGAAAAAGATTGGAATAAATTAATTTTTAGGGCTACTTCTTGTTAAAAAGGAATAATTGAAGGAGAATTTTTTATGCAGAATTTTATTTCTGATAAAGTTTTAAAACTTAATGAACTTTTTTATACAGCAGGTTGTAAATTTATTGCTGATGGTAGAATTCGTTATTTCACGTCAGTTAAAGGTAATCCTTCAAATATAACTTGTGGCTGGACTATTTCTCTCGGCACTATTGATGGAGCTGAAGGAACTAAGTATGAAAAATGTGTAAATATTACCGTAAATCCAGAATGTAAATCAACTATTCGTATTTATACAAATGTACTTAAAGTAGCTCCTCCATCTATGGTAGACGCTGAAATAAAATATGAAGTGTCTCATATGACTTATTCTGCTATTAGCGGAGCAACTTTTGAACTGCTTTATAAAATGAATGAAGCTTTGGTTGAACAGATGAAAGAATTCCTTGACGCAAATAAAAATGAAAATAAAGAACCTGTGAATTCTAAAAATTCTAAGGGTTCTAAATCTAAAGTTACTAAAACAGTTAAAAAGAAAAATGATTAAGATGGGTAAAATGTGTACAACTAAAGAACAATCTCCTCCTAAAGCAATGGAGGGCGAATGGATAGAGATTAAGGGATATGACAATAAAACTGGTGAACCAGAAATTTTTTACAAATGTCCAAATTGCGGTTGTGAAAGTGAATTTCCATATAACGGAGAATTAAATTTTTGTTATAATTGTGGTAGTAAAAATAATATGAAATTATGAGATAAACCATTGAAATAAAGAGTATAAAATAATTAAGGAGAGCGTAAGTTCTCCTTTTTTATTGCGCTCAAATAATGTAAAGAACAACAAAAAATATTTTTTAAAAAAATTTTTAAAATTTAGTTGACAGACCTGACCCTTTATGATATAATATAACCATAATGTAAAATAGACTTTATAAGGAGTATAAGAAGAAAGATATTATGAATGATAATTGCTTTTATACTGTAACAGATAATCCTAAATTTTATATAAAAGATGAATATGGAAACTTAAAAGAATTTGGTAAATTTGCAAGTGCTGATACTGATTTGATTACTTGTGGTGAGGGTTCAAATTTTTTTGATGAGATTAAGCCTCTTGAATTTGTTCCGCCAGAGAAATTGACTAATACTATTCGAATAATTAAAAATGATACCGCAACTTTTAATTGTAGTCTTTATAATGTTGATTTAAGTTTCATTTGGGGTAATAAGAAGTCTATTCAGATTGCTGAACTTAAATATCATCTGTCAATGGAAGCTAAAAATGGTAATCTATTAAGCAACGTTGTTCTTGAAGGTCTTAATAGAGGATTGATTACTGTTGAAGAATCTTTATATTTCGTTAGTAACAATTGGAAAAGAATGCATGGTTTTCCTGTTACAAGATATAGAGGGCTTGGAAATCGTAATAAAATGCGCAAGAAAGCTGTTAAGCAAGAAATTATTTGCGATATTTATAATAAAAATCTTAATTATCTTTGTCAGTTTATGTATAATAATCAAACTATAATCTATAAACCTGATTATTTGAATGATGATATTGGTTTTGATGATTTTTGTGATGGCGTTATTAAAGGGTTTAATAAATTATGGTAAATTAAAGGAGATATAATTATGGCATTTGAATATAAGTTTGGTAAAAAGAAATCTGATGCTTTTGAACCTACTTTTAGTAGGGAAAAGTTAGAAAAAATTAAAAAACACACAAGAGAACAAGGTTGGTTTCCTGAGTTTATCCTTGAAAAGCAAGTTGAGGAACTTACTAAACAATTAGAAGAAAAAGATGAAATGATTCTTCGTGATTGTGAAAGAATAAGTGGACTGGAACAACAGGTTGAAATGCTTCAATGTTTAATTGAAACTAAAGATAAAGTAATTGCAAATCTAAGCAAGCAAGTTGAATTACAGAATAATTTGAATGACTTGATTAAAAAGATGCAAAAGAATCGAGAGAAGAAAGATTGATAATATAAGGATTAATAATATGATTAGATTATTAGTTGATGATAGGGAAGATAAAATAAAAAATAATATTTCCTTTGAACTATATAAAAGACCTATTAAAAACTTTAAAGGAAATGGTTTTGATATTCAGTTCCTTGGTATTGATGAAGATGGCTATGAAATTTATCAGGGAAATAAAGATAGTTGGAAAAATTTTATAAAATACTTACTTGATATTTATAAGAAGTATTTTACTATTGTTGAAGATGATATTGTTAAGATTGAAAGAAATGAAACGAACGGGATGAAAAAGGGTAATAAAAAGACGAATGAAATTAAGACTGTTACTGCTGATGTTAAAGATTATGAGACTATAAAAAAGAAGGCTGAAGCTTTTGATAAATTAATCGAAATTGCTTGTCATGACGGTGTTGAGTTCTATCAGGAATGGAATAAGCAAGATGTTAGAAAAGCTTGTAAGGGTGGAAGCGTTAAGGTCGGAGAGATTATTGGGAAATGGCATGGCGAAATTAAGTTTACTGGTGATAATGGACAAAAGGATTTCGGAGAATTTGTTAGAACTATGATTGAGGGAATGGATGAGAAACAGTTGAGGAAGATTATTGGGGAGTAAGGATTGAGTAGATTGAATAGATTGAATGGAGATTTAGACAGAGCTTCTAAAGTGAGGCTCTGTCTTTTGTTGTTGTGAATTGGCGCACAAAAAATTTTTTTAAATTTTTTTAAAAATTTTTGTCCCGACCTACTTCCTCCACATATAAGAATAAATACAGAAGTTTGTGAGTAATGAAATGTAAATTCATTTGCTTTCATTCTCAATAAAACCGAAGAGATGAATGACAAGCTCATTTGCCAGTCGTTCATCTCTTTTGTTATATTCAGTTCTAAATTCCCAGTTAAATCCAAACTAATTGGGAATTAAGAAACATGAATTTCTAATGAATTCGAAAATCGAATTTCATAGAAATTCATGTAATATTTCATAAAAACCAGAAAGGAAAATCAGTCATGAAACTCACCAAGAAAGATTTACACAAGTTGGAAATCAATCGTATCTTGCGCGAAGCTTATGGCGCTAAGAAGAACGGAGACGAAAAGAAGCTCATCGAACTTCGTAATGCTTACTCTGCAATCGCGTCGGAAGCAAGTCTTAGAGGATATGACCTCTACATTGCTTCTATTTCATCCCGAAACAAGAGAGATTAATAATCTCTCTTGTCTGTCGTAGCTGGTTACTACGACACTGATGATGGGAAACCAGCACAGATTTTTCACACCAGAAAGGAGAACAGTAAAATGTTCGGTCTTGTTTTCATCTCTATTGTTTTCAGCATTATTGGTATTCTCAGTATCATCTCCATTTTGGGGATGTATATCATTTACCGCCTCACAGGTGGCAAAAAGAGTTTCTTGTGGTACATTCGCCACATCTAAGCTCTTCGCGGCTTCCTAAAGCATCTGAGCCGTTAATCAGGTGCTATTCCACAAGTCCCGCAACAACAAATTTAAAAACCTCCTTGGGAAAGAGGTAAAAGGAGTAAAAGAAAATGAAGAAGGTTATGATGAACACCATGAATACCATGAGCAGCAATGTTACCGTTAAAGTCGGGAACATGAATCTATCCACAAAAGCTTTCATGGAGTTTGATAAGCTCCGTAACGCCTATGAGAAACACGAGGATATTTTCAATAACTGGGATGTGAATCCATTTTTCCATATTGCTCTATATAATTACTACATGGCAATTGGTCTACCTATCACTGCCTCTAATTTAAAAGAACAAATTATGAGGCATGGGTACTATATCGACAAAGGAATCAGTGTTTACAATCTCTTTAAAAGAGAGACTTTTACTGTAAACGTCGAAGTAATATGCAATGGTAATGTTGAAATATCCGAATATGTTGATGAAGCAGCATGGGAGGTCTTAAAAGACCTTTCTTTGAAGGTGGTACTGAATTACAAGTAAGTATCACCAATTGACCTGAGCAAGTCGTTAAACTGCTCAACAACCTAAGCATTGTTCGAGCCCACTATCGTTGCTCATAAGAGTTCAGATAGTGGGCTCCATAGAGTGCTTAGTTATCCAAATCGCACTCGGAGAGGAGGTAGCCTCTATGCAGATTACCTTAGAAGTAGTCCGTTAGTTCGGACTTGTAATCACTGGCATAATCATCGGTGGTTGGATGATGATTTAATAAGCCCAGTGAGATAATCCCCAGCACAAAGAGATAACAACCACTATCTCTTGGGACTGAGCAGTTAAAGGGTTGTGACAGCAACTCTTTAACTGTCTCTGATTATAACACACTTGATAGTATTTGTCAAGTGTTTTATATAAAGTTCCAACAAATAAATAAGGAGTGCTCAAATGAGCGGAAAGGAAACAGAAATGGAAAATAATAAGATTATGACCAAACAGTGCAAATACTTGGTCGAAAACGGTATCTGCAATGGCAAGTCTTGTAAGACCTGTCATTACAATGATGCTCCTGTTAAGCAGGAGATTGCTCAATCGAGCATTGCTTATGGCGCAGTAAAGCGCTATAACTCTAAGAACGGAAAAGTCTATAGAACCGAAGTGATGCGGTTCTAATAATAAGTATTTAATAAGCATTGTTAGAGGGACAGAGCTTGATAGTTCTGTCCCTCCATAGAGTGCTTATGTGTGCTCTAATTTTTATACAGACAAGGAATAAGTCTATAAAACCAGAAAGGACACAGATTATGAATAAAAAGGTCAACATGAGCAACATCAACAGCAAGAACACCCTTGGTATTGAACGTGTCAAAGTGGATATGAACTCCACATGGGCAAAAACTGTTCTCATTCCCGCTCTTAAGGAAATTAGGGAGAATCCTGCGCGTCCTTGGACGATGATTAAATGCCCCATTAATCTTATCAACCTTTTTGAAGGACAGAGAGAGCTTAAGCATTCTTATCTCTCTATCCTTCGTAATTTTGATTACAAGCGGAGCGAGGTTAAATCCCTCAATTTCCGTGAGGGGTATCTTGAGTGCTGGGATGGGCACCATACCATTGAAGCACTTATTGCAAAAGGATACAAATGGGCTTGGTGCAGACTCTTTGATGGATTAACCATTGAAGAAGAGGCACATTTGTTTATGCACCAGAATGATGGGGTTACGCGCGTTTCACCTGCGGATATGTTTAATTGCGCACGGAAACTCAATCTTGAGCCCGCTGTTTCCATTCTGAAGATTTGTGATAAATACAATGTCACGGTCGGAGGAAAGAAGGGCAGTCTTCGTAATATTACTGCTCCTCGTAAACTTCTTCAAATTCATGATGAATTTGGCGATGAAGGTGTTAATTATGCTCTTGCGCTCATTGATTTAAGTGGCTGGGCTGACCATGATTCTAAGGCTTATGTGGAAGCCAGTCTCAACATTGGCTATCAAGCCTACAAGCGTTATGGAAACGATATGCTTAAGACAATTAAGCTCGTTAAAGCTCTTGAACAATACGCAACGTCAACTGAATTTATTGACGCACAGCGTAAAGAGTTTAAAGATGTTTCCACAAAACATCCTGAAGGGTGCATGGGACTCTTTGTTGAGAAAGTTATTGAAGGCAAGTAAAAAAAGAAAGAACGACTCCCCTACGAGTCGTTCAATCTTTTCCAATAAGTCGCTCCCGTATAGTGCGACAATACCTCAGTTAGAGGAAGAAAGGAAGGTGAGCTAATGACACTCACAAAGTAGGTTGACTACAGATTCAATCTTGTGGTCTACGCCATTTATGTTGGTGGCGTAATTGAGCTTTAAGGCTCTATCTTAAAGTTCTGTTAATAATAATCAATAGCCTCAAGGAGTGAGAGAATAATACGGGATTCCTCACTTCTTGAGAGAATTATACCATAGCATTTAGCGTTTGTCAAGTATTATTTTAAAATAATTTGGAGGAATAGAAAAATGAAAAATCAGGTAAAAGAAAATGTCGGTCTTATTGCAGCTTTGGTCGCAGCGATTTGCTCTATTTTCATGTTCTATCTTGGATGGGACATGGGCGAAAAGTCCTATCAGATTAAGGATACAACCTTATATTCAGAAGAAGATTTAACAGGGTGCTACAACATGGGCTATGAAGATGCCCTTGTTGAAGCCGAAGAATCTTCAATGGCAAGCCACACCGAAATTGTAGAGTCTTGGCTATGCAATTTGGAATCTGTTACCATCAATGGTGAAGTTGTTCACATCGTTGATGGCAATGGTGAAGAGTGGGTCATTACTTGTGAATAAAAGGAGGTGAAAACAATGACCCTCAAGGAGAAACAAGAGTATCTTCGCAAGAACGGAAATCTTTGTTGTACTTGTCGCAACAAGGAAATCTGCGCATACCACAAGCAATTCAATACGAAACGTGTTGAATATTGGTACAATCATGGGGTTTACCTCAAGATTGACCAATGCGCTCACTATAAAGAAAAGGAGGTGAACTAATGGGCTTTCGCAGTAAATACCATGTCAAAGCCTATATCTCTCAGCTTGGAGGGCAATCCAAATTGTACGAAGGAGACGTGGTAGCCCGTAGCATCAAAGATGCTTATGCTCGTTTTGGCTATGTCATTAAGACAACCAAGATGGGCTTGAGCTCATCGGCTAAAGTGACAGTCAAACCTGTAGACTGTTACTTTAAGTATTTCTTTTAAAATAATTTAGGAGGATAAGAGTTATGTATCTTTATGTTGATTGTCTTGAGCGTGAAATCAATGTGCCACGGGTTTGTACCAATGCCGATGAAGCAAGAAAATTGCTGTTCACCGATTTCCTTGATGCTAAGGGAATTGATGATGAAGTAGTTACCAACTATGTTGAAATGTACTACTTTGATGAGGCGTGGGAATGGTTGAACGACAATGATTTCATAGATGATGAAAACTGCATTTCCTACGAGAATCCCGATAATATGTTCGCTTATTGCGAAACTCGTAACCATGATAATTGGGATGCAAAGGTCTTTAAGTTGGAAACCACTGAGTTCAACATCATCATCAAGCCTTAACAAAAAAGTGGTAAGATAACCCCACAAACAAAGAAAAGGAAGAAAGAAATGAAAAATATTACTTTGGATGGATACGAATATATCTTAACCTATCGTCAACCTACTACCCTTAATACTCTCTGTGTGTATAAAATTCAGAGTATTCAAAATACTAATGAAAATCCTGTATATTTTCTGGCATCAAACGAATTGAGGGAACGGTTTATCAGTATGCATACCTTCAATGAAATGAAAACTTATATTATGCCGCAGCATTATGAAGGTTACTTCAAAGATGAATTCACTGCCATTCTTATGGCAAAGAATGTTGCAATGGATACTGTAATTACATCGCAAAAATCTGCTCTTGAAAAGGCGCAAAAAGCTTTGACGGAAGCAACTGAAAAGCTTGTAAAGCTTCAATCTGTAGTCTCTTGGGAAGGCTGTGATGCCTTTAATCAGTATTATGATTCTCAGGATGAACTGAAAAAAGCTGCTGTGATTCGTGAAAATGAGGGTTGATAAGTTAACAGCTTAACTCAATCTCAGTTAAAGAGCTCTGAGTCTCATTTGCTCATCTCTTTAACTGTTGAAGATTATAACATAGTTTATACAGTTTATCAAGAAAAATTTTAAAGGAGAAATCAGTCGTGAAATTTACAGCATTTTGCCCTAAACAGGGGTGCAACTCTCACAAATTTGTTACTATGCAGAATAATTTGGTTATCTGCAAAAAGTGCCAAATGCCTTGGTACTTAAATGAGCTCAAAATTCTTCCGCAACTTGATGAAGACGAAATGAAAGTTATGGTCAATTCTAAAATTAAAAAGGAGGCTAAGTAAAATGACTGCGATGACGGGAAGATATATGAATGAAGCTATCAATAACATAGATAGCAACAATAAGCTCAACCTTTTGATTGATACCCTTGAACAAGCAGACATCAAAGCTTTGCTCAAGGGTGAAACCATCACGGTGTTTCGCAAATTCCAACTAAAAAGGATTGAAGAGTATTGTGCTTCAATTCATTTTCCAATTCATGTGCAACCTTGTGTTGATGCAAGCTTGAATAATATTTGGGCTTACAACATTAGCAAGGTGTTTAATTACAAGAGGAAGGAGGATAATCCCCAAGGCGGTAGATACCATTATTAAACACAAATAAAAGGAGGTGAAAAATATGGGCATGAACGAACATGAAATCCTACAAGCCCAAAAGCACAACAAAATGGTAAAAGGGCATGGTAAGTTCCGATACTACACAAATCGGGCTTTTAAGGATTCGCGCCTTAAAGAGAAGCCCGCAAAAATCAGTCAACCTTTAAAGGACCTGACTGAGCGTTATATTCATCACGATGATGAGTATTATATGTATTAAAGCTAAAAACAAAAACAATTTTAAGGAGGATAAGTAAAATGAAACACATTTATGAAAAGGACACTTTCGTTACCAAGGACATTGCCGCCAAAATAAATAAGGCGTGTTCTTTAAGCTATCCTGAAGATTGGTTTTCGGAACATGAGACTCCATATACAATTACCGTTGGCTTTGCTGATGGAATGATTATGGACATTCGCTGTTGTGGTTCTCAAGATGGCCCGTCTTGGTGTGAATCAATTCTTTGGGCTCCTACTGAGAACGGAGGGCTATACGAAGTCGGTTGTTCTAATGGAGTCTTTGATTCTATCCTTGGTAAATGGGAAATGATTGCTCCCGATACCAAAGATGAATATATCGTCAACGTTAAAATTGAGGAGGAAGAAGTGACATCCAGTAATAATGTCAATACTAAGCACTTTAATGAAATGATTCTTCATTCCGCAAAGAAAAATGAAAGTGCTTATGTGTCCATTGACACACCTAACGGACAGTTCAGGATTTATTCTGAACAAGAAGATGGTTATCATGGAGCATTCATCACCTTCATCCGTGATGGTCAGACTGTCGAACAGGACATTTGCATGGCAGAACTTAACCCTGATAATCCCAAAGAATTTTCTGTCAAAGTCTGGTCAGAACCTCGCTCCGAAGAATATCAGGAGGATATTAAATTCGGACAGTATATTGAGCCACGCTGTCCTTACTGTGGAAACTATGGGGTTGAGGAAGTTGACAATTTTGGAAATGAAACCAAGTTCTTTTGTGATTCCTGTGAAAACGATTTTCTAATGGATGATGAAGGAAAATACACTACTCGAAATCGTATTCCTCTTAAGCCCTTTGAAGAAAAAGAAAAGGAACAGGAGTAAAATCCTGTTCCCATCTAAAATTCCAGCCCCGTAAGCTGTTCATATAAATGAAACCCTTGTCTAAGGAAGAAAGGAGATGAAAGCCATGTAGAAAATGAAAAGCCTAAGCTATCGTTTTAATGTTTATTATGCTGTGATTGTCCTGACTGGCTTCATGGAAATTTAAACATAAAAACCAAAATCAATATCCTACAGAGTTAAGAAATTACGGGTCTCTTGACTCTGTAGGTATTGTAACATACAAAAAACCATTTGTCAAGAACTTTTTGAAATTTTTATTTAGAAAGGAATTCTGTTATGTCTAAGAAGTATGATTATAACGAGTACAGCCAGAACCCCATTATTCTTTTTTGTCCTGAAGATTATGATGACAATAAAATTCCTGCTATCAAAGCAATTGCTCAGGTTTGGGAAGACCTGTGTAGAATGTCCGAGGATAAAGGAGGCGCTGCAATTGGATACGGTATGATTTTTAAATACGAGGGTCAGAAGTACAAGATGATTCCTCGTTCTGATAAGGGTGAATGGAGTTGGGTACGGTGGGTTGATAAAATTAAGGATTATCTATCTATTGTCGGCTGTACTGAAATCTCTTGGCATTGTGGTCGGTTAGACTAAAAAAATAAAAAAAGAAAGGAAATAATACTATGAAAACCCTAAATGTAACCGTTAACTGCGTTGGCGTGTATAACTCCTCTATTCAAGTCCCTGACAACATGACTATTGACGAAGCTATCAAGTATGCTTCTGAGCATTTAGATTCAATTCCCATGGGTCAGGTTGAATGGGTTGGAGATGCTAACCTCGACGAAGAAAACTGCGATTTTGATGATTGACAAACATTTATAATTTAAGAAAGGAAATAATACTATGTCTAACAAGACCATCAACTTCACCATTGAAACCCTCAACGATAATGGTTCTGGTATGGAATATGCCTCCAAGGAAGAGTTTATGAAAGAACTCGGTTTAATGATTGATGATTGTATCGCCAATGGTGGAACATTCTTCGACATTCAGGTTGATTCTGATGCAAGTTGCTTCTGCGCTAACGAAGACTAAACAATAATTATAATTAAAGAAAGGAAATAATATTATGAAAAAGAATTACACTGTCACGTTTGCCCGTTATGGTTTTGTTCAGATTGAAGCTGAATCTGAACTTGACGCTTACCGTAAGGTAGAAGGCTATGGTCAAGAAGATATTTCTTGGTCTAATAACTTTGAAGCTACCGATGTTCAGGAGGAGGAATAAACAACTTTTATGATTTAAGAAAGGAGGAATAATCATATGATTGTATACGCTTTAATCCTTAGCACGAATCCTTGTTATAATAAGTTCAACAAAACCATATTACTTGAATATGAGGTTAAAGAAGCTGTAAAAAGTTTTGTTCGAATCAAACAACAAATCGACTCTCTTCCCATTCGCCTTTCCAAGTCTGAGGAGTATCATCTTTGTGTAGGATTTGAATGCGTATATATGTTCGGACGAGATAAAGCCAATCTTCTTAAGACTTGGAAAAACATAACAACCCCATAAGCAATTAATTATTTTATGTTTTAAAGAAAGGAAATAAAAAAAGTATGAAGAAGTACATGGTTATTGATTATTGATTGCTGTGAGCGTGAAATTGGTGAGCCTGAATTCTTTGATACCATGCTTAAAGCACAAATTCGTATGCTTGAAAAGTTTTTTGAAGCCTGTAAATATGTGGATGAAAACAGTTATGATTACGAATTCGAAATCAATTCCACGGATGATTTAGACAAGGTTGTGGATGTTCTCAACAAAGAGGATATTTTGGACGATGAAAACAATCTCAGTGAGAATTGTGCGTGGGCAGAAACTTCTAATCACGATAACTGGGATTGTAAAATCATCGAAGTTGAAATCTATTTAATTTAAGAAAGGAAGTAAAATTATGTCTATTATCTACTCTCCGTATCAGGGTACTTATCACAATGATGAATTTGTTGGATACGAAAGGGCTAAGAAACTCATCAGAGAATGGGATGTGTGGGAAAAGTGCTTCCCCACCCATGTCCTTCTTTGGCTCGTAAATGAGAAAATCAAAATGAGTGATGTCTGTGGTATCAAGTATATTCCCATGTCTTCATCTTCTGAAAATCGTGGATACTACTCCCGAAACTATCCTCTTATCCCTGAAATCAGGAAAAATTTTATGTTTACAGAAGAGCACAATGGTTGGAGAAGAGACCATTGCGAAGATGCTTACCAGTATGTTGTCCCTCTTGACTATCAGAATGTCCATCTTCGCGAAATTTTCAGAGAAGCAATTCTCATGGCTTATCCTTATCTGAAGAAATATAAGTTTAATGCTTATGTTCCTACTTGTGGCTCTGGCTCATGTGACATCTATATCAAAATGCCTTACAAGCATAATGGTGAAGAAATCACTGTGAGCCTTTACTGTCCTCTTGAAGCATTGTTGAAGAAAAATCCTGAGATGATTTATCAGAGACATTTTAGTTATAACTCCAACTACTATGAGAAGCAGCCCGAACGCAAAGAACAGATTATTGGGGTTCTTAACAGCCAGAAGTACAAAGCTTTCTGCAAAAAGGTGATGGAGGGTTAACCTTTAACAAATCAACTTCACATCAACAAACAATATATTAAGCTGACCTATCGGCTATACGGGGAGAAAAGGAGTAAAATATGACTACTAAGACTTATGAGAACATGACCGTTACCGTTACTTGCAAGGAAAGCGAAGACACCGAAATGATGGAGCTCCTTAAGAGGATGAATGACACCAAAGCTACTCGTGAACGTACTGAGGAATTTTATCTTCCTCGCATTAAGGCTATTGGCGCTGCCAAGTGGACTGAAATCTGCAATCAGCTTCTTGGATTGTGTAAGACGGTTGAAAACATTAGCGTAAGAAACGTAATTAGCCAATTTTTGCAGGCTTCTTTTCATAGAGACGATACTGGCGAACGTTGTTTTATGTGTATTACTTATAATCCTTATGGTAAAGTTTATGTCCTTAAATGCTCAACTGAAGGGCGTACTTCTTTTGAGTATACCTTGAATCCCAGTGAGGAATATTACTCTGCCGCTTTAGGTGAAGATAAGGATGGTTGGCTTGTTAAATGGGATGATTATAACATTTATAATCTTTTCCGTTCTACTCTTATGAAGGAAATTGAGCGCAGAATTATCGCTGATGAAAGTCGAATTCGCTCCGTTCGGGAAAATTATGACGAAATTTCTGGGAAATAATTCCCAGCTTTTTCTATAACATTACATCTACAATTACAACAAAAAAGAAAGTGAGAAGAATCAAATGCTAACTATTAACAAAACTTATAATATCAGTGCTAATGATGATAGGTCTGCCACAGCTATTAGTCTCAACAAAGAAAATGGTTTTTACAATTTCTCTGTTACTAACTTTCATGGGCAAAAACTTCAGTTTCAGCTTAATGATGTTTTGGCTGGTGAACTTTTTACTGCACTAAAAGACCTTGGAAACTTTATGTAATTATTAGAAAGAGGTAAAAAACAATGTATAAAATGGTTCAGGATTTATCCCGTGATGAACTCAATGAACTCAAGTCCAATTTCTTCTATCAGGATGAAACTCAGGATATTAACGAGGGTACATTTAGTACCCCCGAAGAGATTCCTGATGAAATCATCTTCGAACATTACGATGGCGTATACTTCGTAAAAGAAGATTTCTTCTGCAACATTAAAGATGGCAATTATGAAAATTGTGGAGGTGCATATCAAGGAATTTAATTTAGATTCAATTTATTTTTCTAAAACCCTTGACAAATCATTTAAAATGATTTAAAATAAACTCAAATAAAATTTTGGAGGTATGAACAATGAAATCCAGAGAACCTATTTACCACATTTGGAGCAACTATGACCTCAACCTTGAAGATTGGATTGATGGCATTAAGGAAAGATTCGATGAATGTGGAGTAGATTATTCCGATTGGGATGAAAACAAATTCTATGAGGAAATGGTTGAAGAAAACGATTTATATTTTGAAGATGAAAAATGCAATCTCAACATTCCCACTGAGGGTCGTATTGTCTGCATTGCAGATGTCGGCCTTTGGAATGGGCGCAGGATGGGCTATAAACTCTATGGACACAATATTAAAGAGTGCCTTGAGTTCTTTGAGGGTTGTGACTACGCTGATTTCTATGTCGATAGATATGATTTCAGGTGTAAGCAAACTCATCATGATGGAAGTCATTTTTGTACCTTTAGAGAGTTTAAGCCGAACATCAGTTCTGACCAAGCCGATAACTTCCTCTGGAAAATTTACAATGGCACAGTCACCAAGAAAGATATTACCAGATATACCCGTTCTCTCGCTCCGTATATTAAGAAGGTATATTGGTGGACGTAATTCTTCCACCCTTACCATAAGTCACAAATTATTTTATTAAAAGGAGAAATAAATCATGAAAATTGATAATCTCGACATTACCGAACTCAGTTACCTTGATGCTCTTAATATTCTCAAGAGAGATTTAAAGTCTGATACTTCTATGCCAAATGAAGACAAGGCTAAGGCTCGAAAGCTTGTTGATGAACTCTTTGTGCTTCTTTGGAAATATTCTGCGTAAGAGATAAAGGGGAAAATCTCCCCTTTATTTTTTCAAAAAACTTTAGATTGTTTAATCTAAAGTCCTTGACAAACCTAAGTTTTCGTGTTATAATTATCTCAACAAAAATAAAAAAGCTGGCGAGCTTAAACGCAGAAAGGAAATATTATTATGGGTATTCTTCAGTTCAATAGTGAGAAAGTTGCTCCTATCGCTTCTCGTTTTGACAATGTTCAGCGCACTGTGTTCACCGATGGTGTTGGCAAAAACATCACCTCTGCTGGCAATCTTGCTCAGGCTCTTGAATTGTCTGGACTCAACTACAAGGTTGAGAAATTCCCTATCCAGTTCACTCAGCCTGTCGTGCAGATGATGGGAGATAAGCAAATTGTGGTTCAGACTCCTTATGCAATCAAGGATAAGGTTGCAACAGTTCGTACTGACACTATGCAATCTCTCGGCATTGTTTCCCCCAACTATGAAATTCTGAACAATGAGGATGCTTTTGATTTCCTTGATTCTCTTGTGGAAGAAGGTGCTCACTTTGAAACCGCAGGAAGTTATGGAACTAATGGGGCTAAAAATATCATTACCATGAGCACAGAAGGAATGAATATTCTTGGTGATACCTATAAGCCCTATCTGCTCCTCCAAAACTCTCATGATGGCAGTAGGGCAATTTCCATCTCTTATGTCAGCCTTCGCATTTTCTGCTCTAATTGCCTTGCTCGTGCTCGCAAGGGAATGGTGAATGAAATTACCATTCGTCACAGTTCCTCTATGAATCATAAGCTTGAGGCAGCACGTCTCACTCTTATGGGACAAAAGCAGTATCTTGAGGAATTTAAAAAGGAATGCGAGGAGTACGCAAAGATTGATTTCAGTGAAAATCAGTTCTTTGAGATGGTAAAGGAGTTGTTTCCCGTTCGTGCTGAGGATAAGGATGTTGTTCAGATTCGTAACCTTTGTCAGATTGAGTACTTGATGAGGTGTTACAAGCAGGACGACCTTGAAAACCTAAACGGGAGTGCATTAAAGTGCATCCAAGCCGTCGCAGACTATGAAAGCCATCCTGTAGCTCTGCGTACTGCAAAGACTCCTATGGGCTTCACCGCTGTTATCAACGGTATGCCTCTTCTCAACCGTGTGTATGATATTGTGGGTGAGGCGGCATAAGCCTCACCTACTTATCAAATAAAAAATCTATTTTAATTTAAAGGAGAACAAAATCATGACCAGAATCATTAACAAGGAAGAGTCTCAAAAGCAGTTTTTAAAAGCGGTTGATGTTGTTTGCATGGATTGCGCTTTCTTATCTGAAGAAGTGTGTGAAACTTGCCCTGTTAGAAAAACTGTTGACCTCATGAATAAGGAATCTTAATTTTAATTTTACTAAAAAATATTTATTTTAAAGGAGAACAAAATCATGACCAGAATCATTAACAAGGAAGAGTCTCAAAAGCAGTTTTTAAAAGCGGTTGATGTTGTTTGCATGGATTGCGCTTTCTTATCTGAAGAAGTGTGTGAAACTTGCCCTGTTAGAAAAACTGTTGACCTCATGAATAAGGAATCTTAATTTTAATTTTACTAAAAAATATTTATTTTAAAGGAGAACAAAATCATGACTAAGACCATCAACAAAGAGGAAAGCGTTAAGCGCTATCTGGAAGCTGTGGACATTGTTTGTTTAGATTGTGCTTTTCTTTCAGAAAAAGAATGTGAAAAGTGTCCTGTTAGAAAAACTGTTGACCTTATCAACAAAAATTCTTAAATTAAAAGGAGAACAAAATCATGACTAAGACTGAAATCAGCAATCTCAAGTCCCTCATTAGCACTTTCTGTCGCAATGAAATCAACCATAACCGTTGCACCGCTGACACCTGCGAATTTTGTCCTATGAATGCTGCTTATGAAAAGATTCAGGATTCCGAATCTTCCGACGAAGAAGAGTAAAAAGTAAAGCTCACAATAATTAACAAACCCTAAAAATAATTTTATTTTTAAAGGAGAATTATCATGAACAAGAACGAAGCTATGACCATCATCAACGCTATCCACAAGGGAACTTTCACCAATATCGGCTGGACTACTGACCTTCCTCTGACTGCCGCAGCAAAGAAGGCTGGTCATGTGGCTTACAAGAAGACTCTTGCCACAGTCCGCTTCGGCATCAATCGTACAAACAAGGCTTCCATCAAGGCAAAGATGGAACAGGGCTATGTTCCTCAGCAGAGGACTTGGGGAACCTATCTCGCTGGTTCTGACCGTTTTATCGAGCATACCAACAAGGCTGGTGAGCATAACCTCTATGTCGTAGCTCACAGTACGCCCAACAAGTCTAAGGTCAAGTATTTCCTCGATGGCAAGGAAATCAAGAAGACTGACCTTCAGGCAACTGGTCTTATTCAGGCATCGTACTTCAACAAGCTCGATGAAAAGCCTGATGTTCTAACCATCAAGTTGGAAAATCTTGCTTTTGTGGGCAAGAAGAACTTTTAATTAACAAAAAAGAAAGGAGAATAAACATGACTATTAAAGAAAGAGCTCAAGTTCTGTATGATTTTTCAACTTGTCCCAATGGAAAAGAATGTAAAGAATGTGCCGCTTCTGGGGTAATGTGTGATGTTCCTAACATAAGAGAAGCAAGAGATGCTTTTTTCAGAGAGTTGGCAGTTGTTCTTATGGCATTGCCTGAAAACGAATAACTATATCTAAAGCAAAAGGACGGGTAGTTCACAGCTACTCGTCCTTTTTATTAAGCTCCTGCAAAGCTTAACTTTCCCTATAGAGGGAGAAAAGAGGTGATTTCACATGAGTAAAATCATACATATTGATTATACTTATAATACCTGTTAGGTTGTTATTATTAAGCATAGAAATTAATCCCATTTGATTTCTTGCACAAGTCATAATCTATCTGAGGTTGCAGGTCTCTTTTAGATTGTGACTTGATTGTAGCATATCTCTTTTCTTTTGTCAAGTCTTTTATGAAAACATTCTAAAAAATATTTTGGAGGTATTACTATGACCAGACTTTTTGTGAATGACAATGGAACTACTTATGAAATCATTGCTGAGAACACAAAGCTTGACCGCACTCTTCTTTGTGAGTGGACTAATGATGGTACCCCCCTGTACATTGTGGCATGGGGTATTAATTATCAGCGTCATTATTGGGCTCAGGGTCACTATTTCCTTGAGGATTTCAAGGCGGCTTGCAATTATTTAAACGGAGAGGAGAACAAGACTGTAAGCCCTGACCACTATGTTTCCATCAAGGATTTCATTCGTACTCTCTCCAAAGATACTCAAATCGCAATCTACAACACATCTAAGAGTGAATGGATGGTTGGAAGTGACTGTACATATGACACTGTTGGGCTTTGTGATTGGTCTGACCTTCCTGATGATGTGTTTGTTGAAAACGTTGAACTTCATTATGACCCCGATGCAGGAGATGGTCTTTGGATTGACGTTGCTTTTGACCCTCGTGACTAAGAATAAAACAAAAGAGAGCAGTAAAACCACTCTCTAATGTTTCCAGAGTCCCACAACTCTGTTTACATATCATCTTATTTGAAAGGAGACGATTGTATGTAGAAAATTATCTACGTCTGTTACACCGACAATATTGTTTGTGTCTTCATTATGAAGCACCGTAATTAATCTAACCCTTTAATTACGCACAGTAGAAGAAGATGTGGGTCAACTTCTTCTACTGTGGACAGTATAACATACCTTAACTTGTTTGTCAAGTATTATTTCACAAAATTTTTAAAAAATCAGGAGGTTAGTATTATGTCTTACACTCTTTATCATGGTTGCATTAAGTCTGCTGTTGAACCAATCACACATGGTGAATATGGCCTTGAACATGGAAACAATAAGATTGTTCACCCTTGGTTTTGTGCAGATGGAGATACAATTTTCTTTCATGATGCTACTCTTATGAAAAAATCTGAGTGTATTTATGATGACGATAATGAAACAGCGATTCAGTATTGTATTGAACGTTGTAATGAACAAGCTCAAATTCAGAATGCTTGTTTACCTCATCCTTTTGATGTAACCTGTGTTCTTGAGATTACTTTTTATACAGACTCTTTTAATGAGCCTATCAATTCTTGGGATGACATTTGCATTCCTGATGATAGTTGTCCTAATATGTCTACTGCTGTTTGTATGTGGGCTGACACTTTCAATCAGCTTGTTGAAGAAGGAAGAGTTAGTTTCAAGGTTTATGAATTTGAATTTTTCCCTAAACTTGCTCTTTGTTATATCGCAGGTCTTGCTACTTCAAATTCGCTCTTCAATAAAGACTGCCTTTCAGAAAATGAGCTTAAAGCTTGTGAAATGATTTCTGAGGAAGGCTATTACTTTGAAGACCTACATATGCCTAATAGCGTAGACATTTATGAAATTAAGCCTGTTAATTTAAAGAATTCTAAGAAAGATTTTTAAGGAGGTTTAACAAAATGAAAAACAAAGTCTATCCCGTCAAGTATGCCAAGAAGTCCAGCATTTCCCCATTTCTTAAATCTCACATTGAATCTTTTCCCAATGCAGGTCCTCATCCCAATATCACTGGAATGCGCCGTGTTTGGGGAGAATCCAATCAGCGCAAGCTTTTCCTTGTTATGATGGGTTCTTATCTTTATAATGTGAGTTGGGATACCTATTCTCAGGTTTAACCAAACCATTAACTATAAACAATAACAAATTTAAGGAGGATTTAAAAATGGTTAAGGACAATACTTACAAAACTATCGGCCACGGCGGTCTGTGGAGCATTATTGATTCTCAGCAAGTCAATGACAAGATTTATTGTCTCCTTGAACATAATGTTTTTGGAGATGAAACTCCTTGCGTTGTTGTGGATGGAAGTGAGGTGAAAATGCTTAAACGCAGGATTGGTGCTGTTCCTGAGTTTCAGAAGGAAATCTGTGAAACTTATGACGGGCTTCTCTTCGCTCTTAATGAAAACGAAATTATCACCGATGATGAAAAGGAGTTCCTTGAGAATGGAGGTGAGGAATGCAACCCCGTAAAGAAATGCCCTAAGTGTGGGCGAAATCTTTATCCTTCTACTGTTGAAGGATACACTTATCAGTGTTTTCACTGTGACGAAGATTTCTATACCATTGAAGTTGCCGATTAAGAAAGGAGAATTATCATGGATAAAAGTTATCAGGCATTAATTCAGGCTATCAAAAACCACGACCTTTATGATTTCATTAGTAATAATGGTCATAATTACAGCAAAACCGACCTTATCAATATCATTAAAGAATTGGACTACGCTTTTTATCGCCTTCCAAATGCTCGCGCAGAGTATTCTATGGGCATGGACGATTGCGCAGACAATCTCAGCGACCTATGGGCAGAGGATTAATTCCTCTGCCCTTTCCTATTTAACATAAAATAAATTATTTTAAAGGAGAATTGCCATGGAAAACAAGAACATCAACATCATCAACAATATCAAGGTTACTGTCGAGTATGATATGCAGGAAGATTTGGAACTCGCTATGGCTCTTAAGAAGCTTAGTGAAACCAAAACCAACTACGAAACTACTGATGGTTTCTACACTCCAAAAATCAATGCGATTGGTGAGGCTAAGTGGAACGCAATTTGTGAACAGCTTAAGCCTTTAGTTAAAGCTATGAAAGAAGCTAAAATCCCTGTGATTCGCACTACTTATATTGAGGATGACACGGGATGCCAAGTTAATGTTTTCATTAATAAAAACTATTATATGTATGTTCAGGGTCCTTATTTCAATGACAGTTATAGTTTAGACTCTCCATTTATTCCCACTTCTGTTTTTGGAATTTTGGGTGTTGCTCCTGCTGGTTTTATCACTCGTTGGGAAGAATATAACATCTACACCAATCTTCGTTTCAACTTGCTTAACGAAATTGAAAAGGCTACTAACAAAATCCAAAAAGATACAAACGCTATCATTGACCATTTCGCAGATGTTCGTGACCACAATTAAATCACACCAATTTAAATTCAAGGAGGTTTGACATTATGACTGACATCTATTCTCTGATTCCCAAATCTTTTTCCCGTACCGACACGGCAAGCTATACTCTCGATGATATTAGAAAGGAGGTGAATGAGATTTGTATTTGGCTGGATTATATGTGGGGACATGAAAAGAAAATGCAGAATGTCCAGTTCCGCGTTGGTTGGGACGAAAAGCCCAGACCTAAATCTTTGGGTCTTTGCCACAAAGATAGTGATTACAAATATGTCCTTACGTTCTCTCATCGGTATTTTGAGGCAGCCCTTCCCAGAGGAGTTCATGAAGTAATTCTCCATGAGGTTCTTCATGCTACCAAAAACGGTATGAAACATACTGGTGAATGGAAGTCCAAAGCTAATTATGTTTCCAATTTCACAGAATTCAAGGTAACTCGTTGTGTCAATCCTGAAGATGCTCCTGCATGGTATGCTCAGGAAACTGCCGCTCAACTTGGAGGAGCAAAGTATCAGGTTTATTGTCCTGTTTGTAACAGAGTGGTTGCTACAAGGTCCAGAATGTGCAAACTTATCGAATATCCCCATCTTTATCGTTGTAGCAAATGCTACTGTAATAAACTTGAGGTCAGAACCTTGTTTTAAGGAGGTGATAGCGAATGAAAATTTATGTGCGTAACATTAAATGGAATCTTGCGGATTCGCAGGATTCCAGTCTTTATCCTAAACAAGCCACCATTAAAATTCCCGATGACTTTGGCGAAATTTTTACCAAAGACGAATTAATCTTGGGAATTAAAACGAGACTTATTTCCACCTTTGGCGCACAAATTGTCAGTGCTGAATACCAGTTTAATCTTAAGGAGGAATAAAAATGAGAAAGTATATGTCTACTTGTTATGCATGGATTTCTAATGACAGTACAGCAAGAACTCGGCTTCACATCTACACTTTTGACAATGAAGATGAGTGGTTTGAGGTTGATGCTGTTCTTGAAGATTTCAAGGCAAAACAAGAGTATCTGAGTAATTTGGGTTACGTCAGTGACCCAATTCCTGTTGAATCCATTGCTGGTGCAACTTATACCCTTTATGATATGCATCTTGCTGGTGATTTCCTCGTTATTGAGGAATCTGTTATTCTTGACGTTTAAGTTTGCTTAAAGGAGGTTACTATGTTTAATAAAGAAGAGAAAAAAGAATGGATTTCAGAGTTTCTTGAAAGACTAAGAGACTTTCCAGATGGAGAAATTTGGTCTAATGGCTACGAAATTCTTTGTAAATCTGAAGAAGTTGCAGAAACCATTTCCGACATTTTAACACAACTTTACAGGTCTCAAAACGAAGAAGTGACACCCGTAACAGGGTATTATGACCCCGAAGAAGATAAACGTAACAATGAAGAAGATTATTGCACTGGTTGGTATTATGTAACACTTGATTGAAAAAATGAGAGACAGAACTCACACTTCTGTCTCTCTTACTCGCTACCCGTATAGCTATCTTGTGTTCATTGGAATAGAATTGAGGTGATAAAATGTAGAAAATAATCTATGTAGATTATTATTACGCGATTGTCGCAAGTCGTGTACTTCACCATCGTAACTAATCTTTGATTATTACGCCAAAAAGAGAAATGAGAAATACGGGCTTCTTATTTCTCTATGGTGAAGATTATAACATAGGAATTTTCGTTTGTCAAGTGTTTCTAAAAAATATTTTTAAGGAGGTTATGACAATGGCTAAATCTAAGTACAACGTTATCTATGGAGATTATTTTTATCTCAAGACACTCCATGATGAGTCTGGACGGGAGTTGAAAATCTTTGCACCTGTTGTTGAAACAGGAAAGTATATCATTGAGTGGAAGGTAAATGCTCCTACAGAACATTTTGATTATGTTTCTGTGCTCATTCAATTCAATACTCCCTATATGCTTCGTTCCGATGATACCTATAATATCATCAATGTTTTTCGTCATGGGCGAAATTACAAGTCTCCTAAAATGACAAACAAGTATCGTCTTGTCATTGACAAAATCGCAGCACAAATTCGCTCTTGAACAAAATTATTTTATTTAAGGAGGTACTGTCATGTACACTATTCAGTCTGACATCACTTCGAAGAATACTTCCATCAACGTCAAAAAGCTCCCCGCAATCTACAACAAACTTGATTGGGACAAACTTTGGATGGAATGGGTAACTCAAAATGGAGGACTAAATCCTATCGGTATCATTCTGGATTATGGTTGTGGACGATACACCCAACATATTCAGGACTTTGTTAATTCCAAAGGTTTCTACTACATCGGCTATGACCCTTATTGGAATAATATTGATTTCATGCTTGAAATCGAACAGATTTCTAAAATTAATGGAGGAGGTGTTGTTACAATCATTTGTTCTAATGTACTGAATGTCATTCCTTCTTGGACTACCGTAAAAGGAATAGATGCAATTCTTAAATCGCTTGCGTTTAATTATGCCAATAAGAGGTTATTTACGACTGTTTACGAAGGAGACAAGTCTCGCATTGGAAGAAAAACCAAAAAGGATTGTTGGCAATGGAATCGCCCTATTAAATCCTATCTATTTTCTTCTCAACAGATTGTTCGTAAAGGAGTCATTACGCTCAAAGGAAGTGAGCAATTTATTAAGTAGTTAATTTCACTTTGCTTTACTCAAATCTATCCAAAAAATCCCATATAGTACATTTGTTCCCACTGTCAAGAAAAAATTCTAAAAAATATTTGGAGGTATTTATTATGGGTCAGCGTTCTCAGATTTATGTCATCTACAAGGATAATCAGAATCGTGATTGTATCAGTGCCACTTATTTTCAATGGAACTATGGCGAAAGGATGATTTCTCGCGCTCGTTATCTCATGGGCTGGCTTAAAAGTCGGGACTCTTTTTACGCTATTGATTCTCATAATCTTTTTTCCCTTTCTTATGTCGCCAATAAAATCCGTTACATTGCCAGTGTGAATTTTGATTACAAAGATGTAGTTATTGGTCAAGACTTGATTGAAGAATGGAAAGATTATAAACGAGGTGTGCCTAATGCCAACTTAAATGATTACATTTTCAATGCTGATAACAATGATGGTTGTCTTTTCATTGACGCTCGTATCCCCAATCGTCTGAAATATGCTTTCACAACTTATGATTATAAGGATGGCGTTATGGGACCCGAAGCTTATCTTAAATGGGACAGGACTCCTCAGAAGATTCGGGACACCAAGTTTACTAAGCGCAACATTAACTGGATTACTCATAATGCCAAGCTTATGAAAAAGAAAGAACTTGAAGCTATCCTGAAAACAACTTATTATGTTTCTTAAAATATAAAAGAAAGACGGTTTCATTTAACCGTCTCTCTGTTTATAGGTTACTCATTCGTATTCACTTTAATTAGAAAGGAAGTGAAAATATGTAACGAATCATTTTCGTTGACTATGTTAGCAGCATAGTTCAGGTGTTTATCATCAAGCACCGCAACTAACGAATGAGTTGACGGGAGGTAGAGGCACATCTCTGCCTCCCATTGATGATAATATAACACATCTTCTTGAAATTGTCAAGAGGGAAATTAAAATTTTGGAGGTTTTTATTATGACTGCTATTATCCTTTACCGCTCTGAAGATTATGATTCTAACAAAGTTCCTGTTTTGAAACTTATTGGTCAGATTTGGGAAGACTTGTGTAGTATGTCTCCTGATGAGGGATGTTGCGCTATTGGTTATGGTATGTGCTTCACCTACGAAGGTCAAGCATACAAAATGATTCCTCGTTCTAATAAGCAGGGAGAATGGAGTTGGGAGAGATGGGTTGAAACCATCAAAAAGTATTTAATCATGGCTGGATGCACTGATATTATTTGGCGTTGCGGTCGTTTGGATTAAAATAAAACAAATTTATTTTTGAAAGGAAGTTTTAATTATGGCTAAGTCTATTAACAACAAGAAGGAATTTACCATGTCTCGTGAGGAATACATCCAGCAACTTTCCATGAGAACGAATGAGATTCACATGACTACCAAGAACTCTAAGACTGGTCTTGGAGTTCTTGATTTGGCTGTTCCAACTTGTTGTTGTCGTGAAGATGCTCCTTGTAAAAAGGATGGTTGTTATTGTATGAAGGGGTGTCAACAGATTGCTACCGTTCAGGCTTCGTATCTGCGCAACCTTCGCCTTTATAATAACGACTCCGAAGACTTCTGGAATCAGGTAGATTTCAAACTTAAGCATTCAGGTTTAAGCCTTTGTCGCTATTTTGATGCTGGCGATATTCCTGATTATGATTTCTTTGAGGGTATGGTCAAAACTGCTCTCAGAAATCCTAAAATTAAGTTCATGGCGTTTACAAAGAAATATTTCATTGTGAATGAATGGCTTTCTGAAAACGAAAAGATTCCCAAGAATTTAAACATCATCTTTTCTGCTTGGGATAAGAACTGGGCTGTTCCTAATCCATATAACCTTCCTGTGGCTTATGTGGATTTCAAGGATAAGTCTAAGAATCCTGAATTTCCCAAGTCTTATTCTACTTGTCCAAATCAGCATGATAAGACTATCACTTGCACGGTTTGCCAAAAGTGCTGGAATAAAAAGATTAAAACTGTTGTATTCCAGCAGCATTAATGTTATAATATGAAAGGAGGTGATAATATCGTTAGTGCAATTTTTCTTTTGTTCTTTTGGATGTGGTGGTTTTTCGGAAGTTCAGGGCAAAACTTTAATGGAACAACCATTGCAGATGCATTTTTTATCGTATGTGCAGTGTTAGGGTTCATTAACGGTATAATCTCTGAACACAAAAAGAAAAAATGAAAGAAGGTGATGTTATTAAAGAAATTCAACTTTGGGTATTTGTCGTAGAGGCTATCATCTTGATTAGCTTTTATTCTTCGAATAGGGGCTAATCAAAAGTAAAGCTGTCCTATCGGCTATACGGGGAGAAAGGAAATCTTTATGATTATTATTGTCCAAAACAAATGTCGTGCCAGTCTCAAAATCACTAACGATAAAACTTTTGAGGAGGCTACCGTTATGCTTCAAACCGATGAAGAAGCAAATACTCTGATATATAATTTACTTCGCGGTCTTATGAAAGGAGAAAACTAATATGTCTATTATGTCTAAGAAGGAATTCTTCGCGCAGAATATGTCCAATCTTTATCCTATTGCTTACATCTCTGCTCTGGGAGGTTTGGAAATCTACAAAATTGAATACGACATCAACGATTCTCTTTTCTGCGCTGAGGGAGCTTGGATTGGAAAGAAAACTAATCCAAAGTATCAGCATAAACTTCGAATCTATTCCAACATGAACGGTGAATCTTATATCAAAATCCGTGGACAGCGTTATAAACTTTGTGACGCTGTTCGTACATTCTTTAACTAAAAGGAGGGCAATTATAATGACTAAATGGATTCGTTCGGATAAATATAGCACAAAAAAATATCCTGTGTATTTTCATCCCACTTACGAATATGCTCTTGCTAAACAGAAATATTCTCGCCCCCATTGGTGCTTGCTTAAGAAAATTGAGCATGATGAGGCACGAGGAATTTCTCGTTGGGAGTACCTTGAGCACTTCTTAAGCAACATTACTTTTAATGAGGCTAAGAAATGGTTTGAAAACAGTAAGTATAATAAGGAGGTTTAACTATGAATACTACTATGAACACCACATCTACGCTTTCTCTCACCGAGCAAAACAATGCCATCATTACTGAAGCTTTGAATGCTATCTTGTCTGAAGCCATTGAGCATTTTAATCAAAGGCGCACAAAGCGTTCTACTGACGATGAACGGTATTTCTTTAAGAAGTCAGAAGTAGAAACTGTTTTGTCTAACCTGCTTCACCCTGAATGGGTGAAAGTGAAAATTGAATATGATGTTGACGGAATCACCCCTTTTTGTTATACTATGGATTACAAGGTAATTCATCGTACCACAAGAAACAGGAAAGAATCTGAATCTAAAAAGGAGGTTTAATTATGTATTGGGTTACATTTTTCGACGGAAGTTCTAAGGTCATGTCCGATTTTGAACTTGATGAAATCATTGAGAATGAAGATTCTCATGATTCCATTATCGAAATCAAGGATATGGATGAGGGTATCATTCTTGATACCCAGCAGATGATTCTTAATCGTTTACACTAAAAAATCTAAATTTGAAAAAGGAGAACTATTATGAAAACTATTAACGATTTCTATTTTGTCGAAGTTTATTTCTTAGATGAAAATGGAGCTGAAATTACCAGCATTTGCATCAAAACGAAGATTCCTCCGCTTGAGTTTAATGATGATTGCGAAATTCGTCTTAAGTCCTTTTTATCTGAGGACTTAAAAATTCTCGGCGCAACCAATATCGGTGACATTTGTTATATCTCGAAGGAACTGGCGGAAGATTGCTATGATTGTTCTAACATTGACAATTGGCCGATGTTTGAATAAAAATATTTTTTAGAAATGAGGTGGTTTTATCACAGTAGAAGGCGTTATTATCGTTTTGGGTACTACATGGTTAGTGTTGTACTACTTCCTGAATAGGGAAGACTGATTTTAAAAGAAAGGAGTGTTGCCTATGATGGTATTTTTATTCTCGCTTTGTTGGGTATTTTGGTGGACTGGGGCTATTCAGGCTGGTTTTGTCGATGGCTTTATGAATCCTATCAGTTTATCCATTCTTGCGTTTATGATTGCTTTTGTCATTCATTGCGAAAGTGAAATTAAACGTGAGAAGAAACAACGAAAACAGAGAAGGGCTCAAGAGAAAGCTGAACTTCCTCCGATTATTTCTAAGAAATATGAGGATATTGAAGATTGGTTTAACTCTAAAGAGTATCACCAACTCTGTTTCAGTTTATGTGGAATCCCCTAATAAGGATTTCACATAAATTTGCAACCCAACATTCCTAAACTGTAATACAATGGGTTGGTAGTAGGGTGGGTGTATTACAGTTATAAACCAAAAGAAGCCGAAAACTTGTGCTTCTTTCCTCTAAGGGGGTTCTATTAGTACGCGGGTTTCCGAGGCCCCACTATGAAAAGCGGGGACTTTTTTACCCCACCCACCACTCCCTTTTTTATTCTAACGGGCCCCTCTTTTTCTCGCCTTTAAAGCCCCCCTTTTTTAATTCCGCCGGCTCCTTTTTATTTCTTTTAATAACGCCCCGATTTTTTAAATCCACGTCCACCCATTAAATTATACTACCCCCATCCCACGAAATTAAATCTGAGTTCTCTTTTCTTATTAATAAGAATATTTTCATTTCAAACTCAACTCATTCCATATTTCTTTTGTTCTTAATAATAATGTTTTGCTTTCGCAGATTCAACAGAAACTCACATAAGAGATAATTTGCCGTTGAAAATTTCCATTTAAATTTCGCTCCTAAATTATTACTAATAATAGCGCAAATAAAAAGAGACTGAGTTAAACTCAATCTCTTTTTTATTCTTCTGTTTACTTGTCTTTCTTCTGTTTACTTGTCCTTATCTCTGTCCTTGTTTTTATTCTTTCTATATTCAGCAAAGCGCTTAGATGCAGCAACTTTCTGTTCTTCTGTAATAGTACGAGTGGCTGGCTTTTTAGGCATTCTTACCCAAGTCTTAGGAATAGAGATAGTTAAATGAGGACTTTCTTCCTTTGTCCCATCAATTTTAATTTTACAGTCCTCTGGAAACTCTTCTACCATTTTAAGCATTCTTGCAATGATAGGCGTAGAATCAGAATACCATGTTGCCTCATTGTCCGAAGTAAGATAATCAATACTAATCTCAGCCATAATATTTTCTCCTTAATTTATTTTAATTTAAATTAATTTATTTTGAATTGTTTCGTATTTTCTTCGTATTTATTTCATGTTCAAAATCATACTTAGAAATATACTATTATTGTTTATAAAACGCTCACATTTCGTTTTCAAATCTAAGCAGTATGTTTATACTACGAAGCATTTAGAACGCTGTTTTGAGCGATTCTATAAAGTTATTGTATTATAATATTTATACTTCAAACTTCCTCTTAGCTCCACCACTAATCAGATATTTATCTACCGCATCACTTAGACCTTTAGCACAGTCATTACATAATATAGGCGCATCTTCTTTAACTTCTCTATGATAAGAAGCTACAGAAGTAAGATAAGCTAAATTAACTCTAAATGGATTAGTGTTTGAGATAGGCTTTCCGCATCGAGTACAAAGAGGGTATTGCTTAGAGGTTGAAGATTTTCTGCCTTTTGTAGCATTTGTGGTTTCTGTATTATTTTCTGTAGCATCTTTAGCATTTTCCAAAGTATCATTTTTCCCCAAAGTGCCATTTTCTAAAGTATCATTTTGACACTTTGGCGCATCAACTAATTTAAACAGTTCTGTTACTTTCTTCTTTGGTCTTCCTCTTGGCATTTTATTCTACCTCATTTAATTTGTTCTTAATATTTGTAGTTTCCATCAAGCCAATCTTCAAGAAGCTCTCTCATTCTCTGTGATGGAATATACAACTTAATTGACTCACCTTGGCGTATTGCCGAACGGAATAACCACTGAATCAATTCTGATAGAGCATATGTTTCTTGGTCTGGCTCTATTCCTCGGTACAAGAAAAACTGCCTTACAAATGGGTCCATATATACATTAATTAAGTATGCGCAACAATGCCTGTCTTGATATTCATTTGTGGCTCTTGCATTACATGAAACAAAACAAGATTCTTTTGAGAACGGCGCTTTCTTTATTTTGTTTTTATATTCTAAAAATGTTGTCCAAATAATATCTTTAGAAGAATATACTTTACACATATTGTTGAAAAAATTAAAAGTATTTTTCTTTAAAGTTTCAGCATCATTATTTGAGCTTTTTTGAGTATCAATATACCAATTTTTACATAAAGCAGTATTCTTTTCTCCACCTTTGGCATTTTTAGTGGATGCTCCAATTAAATTTATCTTGCCCTCAACAATTTCAATTAGGTCTTTATATTTAGCATATTCAGGTTCTTGGGGTTTAGAATAAACTTGGTCTTTATATTGATAACGTGGCACATTCGTATTTTCGTCTCTCAAACCTACTGGTTCAGTGTGCAAATATTTATAAGGAATATCAAAATATTTATAATAATTTGCTTGATATTGCCCACTAAACATATAAGTAAGAATAAACACTTTTTCAAAAGATTTGAAAATTTCAACAGGAAAAGCCCACATAATAATATTGGCTGAAAATTCTTCTGGCTTGCATCCCTCTTTATATGATTGTAATATATCCTCATACTTTGAACCATATAAATATATACAACCATTTTTTATTTTTTCTATTAATTCAAGCCCCTGTTCTCCCCAAGTTTCTAATAGTTCAGCGTTTGAGTATCCTTTTTCAAAGAAATCGGTTTCTTTGTTTAAAATAATTTGATTTGTGTTTTCATCTACATGAACATAATTTAATTCAGGATTAAATAAAGTCCAAAGAGTAGCAGAGTTAACAGAATACTTTTGTACAACATCTGCGACTTCATCCATAATCAAGGTGTAATGATAGGCTTCTGCAATTTTAAAATTATTAGGAGTAAACATTGAAAACAGCTTATGAGTACAAACAATATTTTCTCCCTTATCAAATAAATACTGAAATCCTGTCATTTTAAAACCTTTTTCGTTTTTTTTTACGTCAGGAGTATGAAAATCTACATTAGGACAGGAAGTGATAATTCTTTCAATTTCTGTTATATATGGAGTAACATATAAAAAACGAGTATGAACAGGAGCAGTATTTATATATTCAATTGCAGCCTGAGTCTTACCAGAACCGCAAATACTATCTACTACTAATACAGGAGGTAATTTATTCTCCTTTTTATGAACGTGAAAATCTACATATTTTAATTCTCTTGTTTTAAATTCTCTATTCATTCTAAACCTCCTTATATAACTTTTGTTATTTTGCACCGCCGCAAGCAGAAACGATTGCGCAGTTTAACTTTGATTTTTTATTCCTAATTTTATTAATTTAATATAATTTATTTTTAAGGAATATACATAATCTTCTTTTAAGAGAAGAGTCTTCTAAAGCCTTATTTTATAAGGGTTTTATTTTCATTTTAAGGATTTTGATTTTTTCTCCAAGCCGCTTTTGCTATTGTTTTTATTCAAAACTAAAAAGGAAAACAATTAAAAATTTTTCCTTAAACACTTTAAGCCCATAGCAGAAGTTATTCTACTCCCACTATAGGCATTATATCATATTGTTTGTCTTTTGTCAAGTGTTATTTTTAAAAATCTGAAAAAATATTTTTGATTCCTTATTGCGCTACAATACAAATAGGCTCATACCTTTCAGCATGAGCCTATTGTATCATATTATTTAGCTTTTGTCAATATTTTTTTAATGATATTCAACATTAATTTTGCATTAATTTTGCTTTAGCTGTGATATTGCCATTCCAAAGCCTGTCTCCGTTGGAGCATCTGAAATCTGTAGCCCTCGCTTTTCAATTTCACTTATATCAAAATATTCTCGAACTTCATCTTCTGTTAAGAAAAATAAATCTACATTATCATGTTCAGCATTTGATACAAAACCAAAAGTGTATAATGTATCCTTACTTGAAGCTGACGGAAAACGCTTTAGATTTACTCTCTCACCTACATTAAGCGAAATATACTCTGGATTCTTTGGCGAATACAATGGCTTAATGCACTCTACTGTCTCTGGAAACTCCTTCTGCTTCTTTAATGCAAGCTGATTTAGCTTGTTCCTCTGCTTATATATGTTCGGCATCTATTTGCTCTTATGCTCCTTTATGTTTTTTTCTGTTGTTGTTTTTTATTCTTACTTTTTATTCTTATTAATATGGAACACCCTTGATTTCAAACCTTTTAATCCTTGTCCCATCAGGCAACTTCAATAAACTCTCTACACTATCTACCGCAATCCCCTGTGGACACTCTTCAAGAAAATGCAAAAACATCACCCATTGATTCTTGGGAATATAATATCTCCTTGTCTCAATGAATTTTTCCATTCCTCTTCCAGTATGGTTATAAATGTTAATAAAGAGATTCTTATAAAATTCCCCGTTAAATAACGTTTCTCCATCCATGGTTATCTGATAACGGTCAATGTCCATAAACATATTTATCCCTCCACAATTCAAAAATTCAAAACTTAGGCTGTTCCTTACCTTCATATCCACTTACATTAATTGGATATACTGTCGTTAATGTCTTTGAGCTCTTCCCTTCAAAAACGAAAATGTGTCCTTTATAATAATACGCCTTTGTCGCATTTGATTTGAAATACACCCTGTTCTTAAGAGCTAAAAACTCTGGATAGGTTAGGTTAAACTTGTCCTTATAACACCCATTGTAATTCGAAATATTTAATGTGTGGATAGGTAGTCCCTTTGAACGCGCTGCCTTTGTGAGTGTAAGAAACTCTGACTTGTGCGTTATTGATAAGCGTCCATCAAATCTCATCTTTGCGTGTGAAGATATACGAATCGGATTTACTGACATTGTGTAAAACACCTCCATTTATTATATGTATCTGCTATTCAGGATATACATATTATAATGTATGAGAAGCGTTTTGTCAAGAGAGTTTTATAGATTTTTCAAGAGGATTTTGTGGGAATTTGGGAATTTACAAGAAACTTGTGAAAAAAAATTTTTTTAACAAGATACTTGGCGTTGCACTCTCTTCCTCCCCTAAAAGGAACCAGATTATACTATATCGGCAACCGATATATCGGAAGACGAGTGTTTCCAGTAGACCGAGATTTCCATAAACCGACTGTTGCAAATGCAACAATTGTTGCAAATATCACATTTTTACCCAATCTCTCCCACAATTTTTATTATTTTCAATCTCATTCAAAACTCTCTGTCCACTCATACCAAACCTATAATATCCAACCATACCATCTCTCATTCTATCATTCATCTCTTCCCACTCACCAATCCAGATATTTTCGCCATCAAACTCCACTTTACGAATCCTGATAGTTTTATCTTTCAGAAACACACTCTCGTTCAAACAAATACATTCTTCCAGTAAATCCTTGTAATTTTCAATATATCCCTCATCAATATACCTTTTATCAAAAGGATAACCTTCGTTAAAATGAATTATACATTCACAGACTGCAATAACATATTCAATGTCCAAAAACATTTTTTACCTTTTTACCTCTCTATCTGCTTATTCCTAATCATCTTAAAAATAGTCACCAAATCTTCAAGAACAAGAATAATTCTATTTACATTTCGCATATTATTCCCATTCCACTTGTCAAGGCTATCATGCAGGTCATACATTAAAATTTCAACCTTATTTTTAGTCCTGACATTTTCATCTCTATTTTCTCTCTCACAAAAATCGTCAAGTATTCTTCCGACTCTCACACTCAAACATACGACCATACCACCATGTTTATTTCTGTCTATTTCATTCTCACATTTTTCAGCAACCCAGCAACCGCCGAACTCTTCAAAAAGGTCCTTAACCCATCTAACATTTTCAAAACCAATTTCTCTCAAATTACATAGGTCAATAACGTCGTCAACAGTAACATAATAACAATTTTCTGTTAAATTGATAACTTCATCAATAGTAAACTTACGCTTTACACTCATCACATTCATCATTCAACAAATCTCCAATCCACTTAGGTAAAGTCCATTTATTAATCTCACCAAAAGATTCAACCTCAATACACCAAAGATTACCAGCGAAATAAATCTTCTCATTATTTTTCATAAGCATTTTCATACTTTGCAAATCAAGAATATCCTGCATCATATCAAAAGAATCTTCCGATTTATTTAGACTCTTTAAATTCTTTTTGATAAGCTCAAAAACTTCATCTATTTTCAAGCTCCGCTTCATAATCTTCACTCACCCTCAACACTCTCAAGGCTTTCAATCATAGTATTGTTCAAGCACAGATTAAATTCAACAGTAATAGCGTACACTTTTCCATGTTCGTCAAAACAAGGCTTCAAACCAAGTTTTTCAATATCGAAATTATAATTATTAAATTCTCTGTTCTGATTATCTACACGAACAAGGGTAAAAATTTCCTGACCTTTAGTCTTATATGTTACATTCCAACTAAAGAAGAGCATCAAATAAGTTTTAACAAGGCCATTTAGCCAATAACTCAAATCATTATCAACTTCCTGTCTCTGACCATTTTCATCAATCAAATCCCAGAACCTATATTTCGTAGGAGGTTTATAAACGAAATAAGAATAATTCTCATCATCATAAGAATAGTTCTTATCATCGGACAAATTAATAGAACTTGCAATAGTCGTAAAGATAGAAGCTGGAATATCATTTACATTAAGCGTAACAGAAGTTACATCATAAGAAACAACCTTACCATTAATAATATCGTCAACAAACATAATTAAACCTTTCTATTCTTCTTTGAACAAATTTTAATTTTACGAACATGAACCTTAAAAACAGCCTCATTATCATCAACATCATCATCAAAGCTCTCAACAGGCTTCACAGCACTGCAAAAAAGCAACCTCTCCCAGATACGTCTTGTATTCTCATTTAGAGGATAAAAATCTCTCCATTCCTGTTTAAAATAATCTGTAACAACAAGGTCATGTTTACAAGCAATCCATTGTCCAAAAGTTAATTCGTTTACTTTACTAAAAATAATGTATCTCACAGAATCATAAAGACTACTATTAACCAAATGTTGCCAATTAACGAATACCCTATTATCAACAATACAGTTATTGTCTTTCAAGGCATTACAGAAATCCTCTAACTTATAAACACCTTTAGTAAAGTCTGTTTCATACATTTTAAATATCCTCCACCTTACTTTTACTTAACTTAAGATAGTCAGAAATGATACCGTCACGGATTTTACGAAAGCTATCCATATCTTTCAAAAGCAGTTCAGCAGCATCAACATCACCTTGTTCAAGATATAGAGCAAACTCCTCATCAGACATGACTTCAACTTTTTTAACGAGTTCAGTAAAATACTCATTCCAAGACATACCCTGATTATCATATAGCTCATTTAAAGAAAAGAGTCTTTCATTTTTAGCGATAGAATTCAACCTATCTCTAATAGCACCCATATATTATCCCTTTCATTTAAAGTACGGAAATAGGAGTGAACTACAGAGTTTAGCGTCGCTTCGCTCCTAAAACTCTAAGTTCACTATTCTTCAAGCTTGCTTGAAGTCTCAATTCTTCAAGCTTGCTTGAAGTCCCATTCTATTTTCTACGATAATAATACCACAAGGGTCACAGAATGTCAAGAGAAATATAAAAATCTCTATAATTTTCCTCTTTTATAAAAGAATATGCAAGCTCCTGTGGAGCGCAGCATAACTAAAAAATACTCGTAGAGCGAAGTTTACGACCAATTTTGCGCTTGCGCAAAACGGGAGTAAACGAGTGCGAAGCATATTTTTTAGAAAGAGAATCAGACACAACAGGAAGGGAGGATAAAGAAAGCAAGCGCAGACGGGATTTTGATAAGGAAACAAATGGGGCTGTAGCGCAGCGAAAGACACATTTTTTCATTATCAATAATCACGCAAGCGAAGCAGGATAAAAAGTCAATCATAAATCAAAAAAGGGTTAATCTCAAATCCCCCAATTCCCCCTTTTTGGAAAAGTTCGGACATTTTCTTAACAGCTATTTCCACCTTATTTTATAGGGCTTTAGATGACTTTTTTAAAAAATATTTCCCCACGATTTCACTAATAAGTAATTTATATATATTGGTGAATTTATGGGGAAATGTATTTACAAAAAATACGATTTTCTTCTTATAAAATAAGGAAAAAAACGACCTCAAAAAAATGTCCAAAGAAAATGAAAAAGGGGGAATATTTCTCAATAGATTTTAGATTAGAGAGTTTTATATACCTTTAAGTAATTCCCTATTTTCTTATCACTTTCGGAAAACAATTTTTTCCATACTGTATTTTCATAATCATTAAAATTCTCTACTGTAATACCATCAGGGAAAATACTTTTTGCGTTTATAGCAATCAAATCAGAAATCATTTGTCGGTTCATGAAGTCTGTAGTTTTCGATTGTACGGAAACTTTTGACTTAAGTGATTTATCAAAAACGTTATCAGGAGACTTTTTCTTTTCTGTATTTTCAGAATGTTGTTTAAAAACAGTAATACTATCTTCATTACTTTTTTCGATATTTTGTTTTACTTGAATGCCATAAAAATCTGGATTGCTTAAAGTTCCTAACAAAGCAGGAGAATAAGATTCAAGCTGTTTCTTTAAAGCCAATTTAGAAAAGATTACGACATGAGTTTTATAAACGCTAAGAACGCCAAGATTTTTTAATAAGAGGAACATCATTTCTTGGTTATATTCTTCATAATGCCCATATAGACTTTCTCTTGTGAGATTAAGATTTTCCAATGCTTGCCATCTCAAATTAAAATAAATTGGAAATTCTGTATTCATATTTAATGGACGTTCTTCATAAGTTACTTGAAAAGTAGTTCCATCAATATCGTAATAAAACTTATTGTCTTTGCGATAAATTTTAGAGTAATATTCTTTAGGCACAGAAGAAGATATGAACAAACCGATATAACCATCTTGACAGACAAAACTTTCATCTTTAGATAAAGTATCAAAAATTTCATCTACTTTTCTTTGATAAGAGTATACTTGATAATCAATATCTTTAGATACTTTTGAAAGAGTAGACTTTTCAAAATGATTTATTTTAGCTAAATTTTCAAATGTTACTTTCTGCCCATCTTCTAATTCTGCAACACGACCTTTTTTAATCTCATCTCTTTTATCTTTCAAAAAAGGTTTTTTGTCTATTCTTTCTAAAAGGATATTATTTTCAATTTGATTGGCATAATCTTCTTTATTCCAACGATAATATTTAAAAGCAGAATTGATATAACCAATAGCTAAAGCAATATCGTGAGTAGTACCATAATAAACACTATTATATCCTTTTAAGTCTGTATCTCTTAAACAATATTGATACAGAAATACACAAAAAGTATAAAAAGCGTTATTAGAAAATTTTCGTTTTAAGACTAAAGAATCATGTTCATCATCAGACAAAATTTTAATACGAGTAAATTTTCTTCCATCCATTTTAAAAGAAAAACATTCTCGCCATAATGCAATTTGTTCTTCTTTATATTCTTTATTCTTTTTTTCTGGCTCATCTAAAAGCTGACACATGGAACGATAATCTTTAACTGTTTTTACACCTTTTAAACGAGTTTTTACTTTAGCCCAAAGAGTATTTTCTATTTCAACAATTTTCTCATACTCTTGCATTAAATGTTCAATATAGCCATTTTCAAAATATTTTCCTTCTGCATCATCATTTAGAAGTTCCATAATTTGTTGAGCTAATTGTTCTTTATAATTTTCATTATCCATTTATATAAAAGTCTCCTTTAAACACAAAAAGTAGACAGGAATTTTTCAACCCCTGTCTACAGTATAACACACAAAATTCAATTTGTCAAGGAATATTTAAACTTATTTTAAACTTGTTTATATCATATATTATAAACAAGTTTAGGACAAGTTTTATCAATTTTTATTACGAATAAGAGTTGCGCAACGAGGGCAAAGATTTGGAGTTCTCATAACAGAAAGGTCCTTAATAGCCACAGCATAAAAGTTATTAAGCGCAACAGGAGAAGACCAACAAATGATATTCTCATCATCTTTCTGACCGAAATAATAATAATTATCAATCTCATCCCAACAGAGATAAGAATCGTTAGTATCGCTGTAAATAGTATAGACAATATCTTGAATAGGCATAATATTTCTCCTTAATCAAAAAATTCATTCATTTTCTCATGCTTACAACATTTTGTAAAGATAAAACCAAAAATAAGACCGCTAAACAGTCCAGCAAAATGCGCAATATTGTCAACATTTGATATAAATAAATTTACAATAACGAAACCCACAATTATCTCAAATAGAATTTTAATTCTATCTTTTTTATCGTTTATGAGAGTAGTAATGACAAATCCCATTAATCCACAAATAGCACCTGATGCTCCGAGACCAACTATATGAGGGGAAAATAAAGCGTGATAAATAGAAGAAGCGATTTCGGTAATAATACCTGTTCCCAAGTAAAGAAAAAGATACTCTGTTTTTGTAAGGTATTTTTCTATTACATACCCTAAATAAACAATACCAAATAAATTTGAGATTAAATGAGATAAAGAAGCATGGGTAAAAATAGCAGTTACAAAACGCCAAATTTCAATGGGAGAATTATAAACAACATTGTAGTTCCATAAATAGCGAATTAAATTTGGATTAATTAAAATTGCAATAAAAATCGCAACATTAATTAAAACAAGCCAAAAAGTTAAGGTTTTGGAAATTTCCTTAATAAAATAGCTGATTCCAATTGCGCTTTTACTTTCCATACTTTCTCCTATCTCTACGAACGCACATATTATTCTGCCCATCTTTAAGCTTCAAATCAGTTTCTTCAAGCATCTTTGTATACATACTTTCGATTTCCTGACGGGTCTTAACAATCTCAGTCATAGCCTGTTTAGTTTCTTCTGAGGTACAGTTTTCTTTAATTCGATTTAAATAAAAACGATTAACGAAAAACTTATTAAGAAACGGAGAGGTTAGAGCAAACTTAGCGACTTCAATTTTATTAAACGCATCAACCTCTTCATCAGAAACATCAAGCTCAATGCCCTCAAACTGCAAAGCAGCCAACAAAACCTCAGCCACATCAAATTCAGTTTTAAGAACAGTATCGTTCTTATTAACGCGACCGCAAAGCCAATCCATAGTTACGCCATAATAGTCTGCAAGGGCGTAGAGCTTATCAATAGAGGGAACAGCCTTACCCTGTTCATAATAAGTCATGGAACTTGTAGCGATGTTAAGAGCTTTTGCTACCTCAACTTTAGAACGTCCTTTATTTTCACGAGCTATTCTAAGACGGATTGCGACAATGGTAGAATCAATCCTGACAGGTGTGTTATACATAATAAGCTCCTTATCCTTTAATCTTCCTCTTCTTCTACACAATTTCTACACAATATTTCAGGGCATCTTCTGAAACAATATGATAGTGAATCAAAGTCCAGACGCGCTCTTTCCAGTCTTCAATATCAGGGTCTCCCTCATCATTATAATGCTTAGAAAGATTTTTAACTGTGCTTTCCTCATCAATCATTTTGCGAAAAAGTTCATCATTTGGATTCTCAATTTCGCTTTTATCATCTACAAAACGATTAAAGCGCGAAGCGGTAGCATGAGAACCAGTCTTCATAATAACTTCTTCGCCCTCGTCAACGATTATTGCATGAAAACGCTTCACTTCATCCGAAGTAAAAAGAGTATTATAAAGTCCGTGACCATATAAATTATATCCATTTGCAGCATAGGATTCTACACCAATCGCATAAGCATAGCCACCATCTGTATTAACACAAACAAGAAGAATCTCTTTTCCCTTTTCAATCGCCTCATCAAGAATACTCTGTTCAAAGATAATCACATGACCATTAGGAAAAATCTGAGCGTTGTACTTATTCTTATTCATAGTATCCTCCAATTTTTTATTATCAAAAAGGTACATACCCATGTTCATACAGCCAGTCAACATCAACTGTATCGGGAAGTTTGTTGAAATAATGTTCCATACAGAACTTCCAATTACTATCCAAACCATAGTAATCAAAATCACGATACATCATAAAATCATCGTAAGATTTAAACAGAATGCGAACTGTATCTTCGTTGGGACCATCCAAATACTTAGGATGATACATTTCACAAATGATTTTATTAGAATGATACCAGCTTTCAGGGTCAGAGACATTCAAAAATTTATGGACATAATAAGGAGCCCAAATATCTATATAGACAGCTTCATTCTCAAAAATCTCTTCTACCAACTTAGTTTTGTCTTTCATATTATCCTCCTATATCCTGAGTTTTAATCAGCTCCCAACCAATAGAATCACAATAGTAATAACTAAAAGTGTTATCCTTTTTAACACGGATAATATCAGAAACTGAAATACTTCTTCCAAAAAAGGTTTTATCCTGACCATTTTGAAAACGGCAGAAACATTTATCACAAATAGCCTTTTGAATGTCCGTTTCTACAAGTTCTTCTGGGGCATCATCAAATTCAATTTCCCCATGCCAAACACGCACATAATCAGTAATTTTAACTGTATTCGGTTCTAACCAGCCGAATGATATAAAGCAATATTTAATAGAAATAGGACACTGGTAAATATCAACCTCACGAGTAAGCTTCATAATAAAAACCTCCTTAAAATCCTTCGAAGCAATCTCCCAAATCAAGGCAAGTAGCCCAAACATTTTCGCTACTTTCGGTATTATGAATGGTTACATAACCTTCATCATCCCCATCAGCGAATTCAATAGGATAATAACGACCAGCCAAGCATTCCAACTTACCATTTACATAGAAATTATCAATGCAAAGAAACTTATTCATAAAAGAAAACCTCCCTCATTTGATATACTAAGTATACCAAACAAAGGAGAGTTTGTCAATGGTTTATTAAATTAATTTACATTACTGCAAATCCATATTAAAACTTTGTTCAACAGAACCTTCGGGAACATAGGCTTTGTAATACACATCATTTGTAGCATAATCTTGAGCATCAAAATGAGTAAACCATTTAATCCAAGATTTATTCCATCTGCGAATATAACGTTCAATATGAGGAGTGTCTGTTGTATAATTCAAATAAGTTTTATTGGCTGGAATATAACTGCTTCTTAAACCATTTTTAGTTGAATAAAAATAATAATAGTACAAATCAGTTTCAATATATCCGCTACGAATATAAAATCTACCATGGGTATTGAAGTTGTCTTGCATGGCAGTAATATTCCAAGAGGTATGATATTCTTCTGTGTTACCCTTAAATTGATAAAGAATACCACCACTAAAAAAACTACCACACTCCTCGATAAGAATTCCAACGAAGATTAAAGCAATGATACTAAGAATTACCCATCCTCTTTCTAAAGGCATATCTTCTTGACAAACAAAAACTTTTTTCTCCCCCTTTTTATTGTACTCAGTCCAGCTTTTCACTGTGTATATAATAAAAAGAATAAGAGGAATGCTTCCAATAACATACCAAAGCATATAATCACTCCATATCCATAAGTTTAAAGATTGCAGTAAGATTGGTAAGCTCTTCCTCTTCTCTGTGAGCATTGGTAAGATTCTTAAGAAGAAGTCCAGCCATCATAGCTTTATCATAACTATCAAAGCCATTTTTCATAAGCTGGAAAGCATTTTTGTCATTCATAAGAGACTCTACGCAAGCGTAATATACATGGCGAGTACCATCAGAAAAACGATAATAACATTGAATTACATAAACACCATCGGGATGAACTTTATCAGCCCAACCGAAACAAGAAGGGTTATCCCCAACAAAAGAGTTCCAAATTTTAGCTGTTTCTTCCTGTAAAGCGTCCCAATTATTATAGGCCGCAGATGCAATGATTTTAAAATTCCTAAAGTTATTAACCTTTTCTTTAAACTCGTCAGGAGAAAAATTATCCTTGCGAGAAGCAATATTCTTAGCCTGAATCATAATTCACAATCCTTTCTTATATTGATTAGTTCTTTAAGTTGTTTATACTATATCATATAAAGAAGTTATTGTCAATGGTTTATTAAATTTTCTTACTGATTAAATAGATTGAATATCGTTCATCATTTCGTCAAATTCTTCTGCTGGCATAGAAAAAGCATCGGTCATACCCATAGGATGAGTTTTACTATTAAAGTTCAAAGATTCCCAGTGAGCAGTATGTTCAGTCATTAAACAACCCCAAGAATTCAGATAAGTTTTAAAACATTTAGAACAAACCCTGTTCTTTTCATCGTCAAAGAAGAAACTATGATTACCACAATAGCATTCAGACACAGCCCATTTTACAGGTTTCTTATTAAACATAAGTTCATTTCTAAAAAAGTGTTCTCTTCTAATGGATAGAGTGGGGCGAGTGTAAATACAAACAGCATCGGTATCACAATAGACAAAAACCAAATCTTTATGAGGCTGATTAACAGCTTTTTCCATTAGTCTAATTCTGGTGTTACATTCTGCTTGAAAAAGAGTTTTCTTATAGGAAATGTATTCTTCTTTAGTCATATTAATTTACCTCAATTATCTTACAACAGTAAGAATCTTATCATCTTTCAGACAATAAGCATACCAGAAATCAAATTCGAGAAAGTCAATTAAATTGGAAAATTCATCATCAATCTGAAAATAATTTTGAGACTTAATATCAGAAACGTGTCTAACATTGATAAAAGTCAAGATATAACTATTCAGATAAAGACCATGTTCACCTTTTCTACCATCATGGATATAGAAGATATAATTATACCCCTCTTTTTCTTTGTCAGATAGGAGCTTGATAAATTCCTCACACATAGACTCAAACAGAGGAGTACAAGTGATAAAAGGCTGAGACTTATAATCTTTAATAGTACGAATAACATGAGAGATAGCATTTTCAATTTTCATAATATACCTTCTTAGAATTTCTGCTGCAATGTATCAGAGATAGTCCAAACAAGTGCCACGAGAACACCAAAGATAACAATGTTAGAGAAAGGACTAAAAGGAAGATTCCACTCAAAAAGAGCAACTACGCCTAAAATCAGACCACCAAGAACAAGTCCGATAACAACAGCGACAAAAATATTGACAAGGTTTTTAAGAAATTTACAGAAAAAATTATTCATAGCTATCTCCTTTAGAGTGAGTAAATAAAACTTCCATTTTATTTACCATTTTTCTTAACTTTTTTAAGTTTAAGTGGGGTTTGACTTAAAAATTTTAAGTGAGATGATTGTTTCACTTAAAAATTTTAAGTGGTACAGAGCTTGTTGAAAAATTTGCTCATGTCAGTCTCTTTGTGGACTGTTTCAATCTTAATGAGAGAATTTTTATTGGTGGTAAACCTGTCAAAAAGAATTTCGTAATCGTCTTTATGAGCATCCCACCATTCAACAGCTTCTTCGCAAGAATTAAATCCTTCAACTTTGTCGGCATCTTTGTAAGACTTAGACCACATAGAAGCGCCACCATCCCAACAAGGTTCAAAATAATAGTCCTGTGTATGACCATTATCATCAGTAGCATTGACAACGAAAATGTATTTTTCAGAAATGGCTTTAGTTGACATATTTAAACCTCCGTCAGTATCGCATTGTCAATAACTTGACGCTCAATTTCACTTAAAACAATATATCCCGCTTCTTCATCTAATCCAGAAGTTAAATCTACCTTTTCTTCGGTAAGAACAAAACGATATGAAATATCTTCTGAGTCGTGAGGATGAAATTTTAGATAATTAATATACTCATAACCAGCCTGATAAAATTTATCCAGCTTCAAAACAAGGCTGGTAATTTCATCAGAAGTGTGCCACATAGCTTCATCTTCTGTAGCTTTGGAACATTCTCTTAAATCAATCGCTTTATGAAGAAGTTTCTCAGCAAAATTCTTATACAGCATAAAAACAACTCCTTTTCTTTGATACTGTTATTGTACCAGATTGAAAAGAAGTTGTCAATAGGTTTATAAAATTATTTTTTAATAGTTGCGTTTGAGCACATAATCCATATATTCTTTTTCTGCACAAAGAGTTTTAAGAGTAACAGCTCCATAAAACTCTTCATTGTCAATCAAACCTACAAGCTCAGAGTAGGGAGGGCTTAAGGGGTTGCTTACCCCAATACTACGACAACCTAAACTGCGCAAACGCTTAAATACATCAATGTCTCGTGCGTATTCCCAGCCCACAAAGGTTCCATCCTCAAAGGCATGACCAACCTCTTTGATAGTCTCAAACTTACGACCCTCTGCATAGTCAATCAAATTTTCAATATCTACTGTGTATTCACTTGCGGTAGATAAATACAAATCGAGATTATCTCCGTCTTTGAAAGGAACGTTCTTATTCATTGTTGCCATTTACAATCTCCTCTAATTTTCCAAATTCGCGCAAATTATTCAAAGTGTCTTGACTTTCTTCGCTAAGAAAATATCGTCCATCAAAGCCACTTTCAGGGACACAGTACCAAATTCCCTTAGCTAAAGAATCCGCCATTTCGTTTACAGTAAAATCTTTGGTTATCAAAGCTTTATTTGAGCACCAAACCAAAGAATCGAAACGTAGATTATTAGATGGGGGATTTCCATAGAGCGATACAAGTTCGTCTATTAGATACTGTAGCTTGTAAATCCTTTCTTGCCAATTTACACTTTTAAACTTCCCTTGCGAGTCAATTTTCTTATAGTTTTTAATTTTGTTGTTAAAATATACGATTGCATCAGGAATATAATAGGCGAATATATTATATTGGCTACTCATTCTTGTTCCTCTTTAGCTACAAGATTCTTGTATTTATCCACAATTTTTTGCCACTTATCAATGCTCACTCGTGCATTAATATATTTTTCCTGTGCGCGGTTAAGTTGAGTTTTAATATAGGAAAGATTATATTTAGCGGCTTCAAGATTTTTCTTAGCCTTTTCAAGTTGTTTCTGATTTTCAGAGCCCTCAAAGAATTCGGAAAAGCTTTCGTTAATCCCATGCGGGACATAGATATTATAACCAGACCTATATTCAAGAGGATTATTCATAGCCTTGAAAATAGCGTAATCAAGCACTTCTCCATAGATATAAATGCTACCATCATTACGCCTAAGAACTTTAGGGAGATTAGTACCATTACACTTGCAAACGATATATTCGTCATTGATATACACGACTGGATATTTATTCTTCATTCTTGTATTAAAATCCAGTTCGTATACGTTACCCAGTTTTGACATAAATATTCATTCCTTCTTTTTAAAGATGATTAGTTTACTGCATCATAAATGACAGTTTTGTAAACAGAGTTTTTTGTTTTAGCCGCTTTGTTGGGAATAGGCTTAAGAGATTTATCATTTTCAATGGCTTCTTCAATGTCTAACTTAATTCGATTAGAAACTGCTTCAAGTCTCTCGCGATAGAAGTCGCTCTCATAGAAAGTCATAGACCTGTTTCCAATAAGGTTAGATTCCTTTTTCATCATCTTGACAATTTCAAGAAATTTTTCTGCGGAGGGGTAGTTAATCTTAAAGGCAGAATCATCTTCCATATTACGACGGAACTCTTCTCGAATATATTTATCCAGCTTATTGTAAGTCTGGTTATCGCACTCTTCACAAGCGTAAATTTCGGGAGAGTGATAGATGGAATTGGTATAATGAAATAAACGTTTATTATACTTCTTACAATAATGGTTCATGTCAATTCCTTCACTTTTTGCTTCTTGCTGTTGTGTTTCGTTGCAAGAGAGATAGCTACAATTACCACAAGGGAAGCTAATTCTACTAATCATAGGAAAGCCAATTTTACTCATTTCTAATACACTCATTCCCAATACACTCCTTTTGAAATATAATTGCAAATCATTTCAATACAGTCGTTATAAATAGTAAATATAATTGCAAATCATTTCAATACAGTCGTTATAAATAGTCTGCAAACACTTTCGATAAGTTTTTTGTCCGCAAGCAAATCCCGCAGCAAGCTCTCCATTCCAATAGAAATCATAGGAAATAAAATATCTGGGCTTATTAGGCTCTAAGATTTCTACTTTGCTTTCAAGGATTTTGCCATGTCTCTCAAGCCAGTTTTCAAGGTCTTTGATACTGTGTAGCATAAAATAACCTCCTTAAAAAATCTGAATATCATCTTCAATGAAATCTTTTTCTGTCAAGATAATATAAGAATCGTTGCTAACAGATTGGAAAATCATCCTACTATCAGAATCGTTTTCATTTCCAATGTACTCGTAAACATTGCCAAAATAATCAATTTTTGTGCCAAGCTCCATCTTCATAAAAACAACCTCCTTAGATTCAGTATCACTATAATACCACAATCTAAAGAGGTTGTCAAGAGGTTTTTAAATTTTTAAAGAGAGTTTTGCAAAAGAAATAGATTAGTGTTGGTTGTGTCAAAAGAATACCCACAAATAGGAAGAATGCCTACATCTTCTGCAATCAGTGCTCCCAGAATAGCCTGAGCTTCATCCACAAATAAAGGACCGGTTGTGCCACGAACTTTACCACTCTTCATTTCAGCGAGAGTAAAAACAGGAACTTCGGGATGATTGCATTCGCGAAGAATGCTGTTGATATGGTCTTTACTGTTTTCGGTAGCGCAGATAATAATACCTTGTGCATCAATAGCTTCATGAATAATACGGTAGGTCTTACCGCTATGGCGAGAGCCAAGAATAAGTGTTTTGTTCATATTTTTATATCCTTTTCATTTAAATTTATTCAAGTTTAGTTTTACAATCCTCTGTAAAAGTCACACGAACAATACGAGGATTATAAGTTTCAACCCAAGAAAGATTACGCATAAGATAAATTTTGTTTTCTTCAAAAAAATGTTTGGCTTCTATTTCGGTTGAAAATGTTTTTGCATTTTTAAAATTAGCCCAGCCATGCACAATCCCCTCATCGAGATTGACACCAGCAAAATCATCAGTGGTAATATTTTTAGTGGTTCTATGCGAAAGCGCAATTACAAAACACTCGTGAGGAAACTGCATCGTTTTATCCCCCTTTTTAAACAAAATTAGTCATATCCTTAATAGCCTGAAAAACATCAGACATATTAGTTTCAGAAAGAGTGAAACCAAGCTCATCTTCGTCAGCGTTTCTTGTTTTCCAGCGATAGATACCTCCATCTTTTTCAATAGTAATAACGGTATTATTCATATCATCGACAATTCGATAAGTCGTATTTACAATAAGCATTTGTTATCCCTCCATTTCAAGCAGAAAATAAAAATTATTATCATAAGTTTTAATTTGAATAAGTTTCTTATCCCCAAAGAGCTTAAGAGCATTTTTGATGGACATTCGTGCAGGTTCATCAAACACCTTACCATCAGATTTGGGAAAATGAGGAAAGAGATTGACATAGCAATCGCCAATACAGAAAAGATGCAGGTTGTTCTCCATATACTGACCAAAAGTATCAGCATTGGCGCAAGCGTTAGGATTCATAAAAGTAACCTCCTCAAATTTGTATCTTAATAATACATCATCAGAGGAGGTTTGTCAATAGGCTATTAAAATATTTTTTAGGCTTTTATCAAATTATAGATAGGCGCTAAGACAATCTATAATCACAAATTCTGGCAGATAGATACACTTAATAATAGTAAGTAGAGCAGTTATACTCACACCAAAAGAAAATGCTGTGACAACTCCTCTACCAATCCAGCCAAGAACATAAGAACCATTCATGCTCTTACAATACTGAAAGTCGGGGTCCCACTTGTTTTCCTTACTGCAACAAGGGTTTGTAAAACGCCAAAACAGATAAAAAATTCCAGCAAAAGTAAAAATCAGAATAACATTTTTAAAGATGATATAACTGGTCATGCGTCCGCAAAGGGCTGTAATATAAGGAATGACATTTTGAGCGCTCCAATCAATTACGACACCAAACTTCTGACACAGATGGTCAAAAATTTCGATAAACTGAGATGAAAAAGTAACGGTTTCCATTATATTCTCCTTGTATATTAATTCATTTTATGTGTTATTTAGTGCATATCTATACGAATAATTTTTCTCTGAAAGCATTTTCAGAAATCAAAAAATGCATAAAAAAGATATTTTACTTAAAACACAACCTCGTCAAAATAATGTGCTGCGTCACGATTGTCAAGGAGTACGGCCTTATCATTAGTAAGGACAGCACCACAACACGGACAATCAAAATAAGCAAGGTCTGAAAAACAGTCCTGATATTGAAGCTCACCTTTAGTAAAAAGGAAATAACTACTACACACAGGACAAATGCAACTATAAGTTGTTGCTTTATTTGAGATAATTTTAAACATATTATGTGTCTCCTTTATCTGCTTTATTTATCAAATTCGTGAATTTCTTCAACATCATCTGGATTAAGATTGATGAAATTAACATAGTATTTTTCTTTCGTTGTGTTATAAAGAAACGCTGTTTCATGTCCCCAGCAGTCAATCATTCCCATTGAAGTATCGCCAGCAGGAGAGAAGTAATGTTCAACCATTTTCGCAAACGTTTTTCCACCAAACTTATAAAGAATGTCTGTCTCTGTATTTATTAGAGAAGTAATAGGATTACAAAGACCATCTTTTGAAAAAGAAAAAAAGGTTATGTTAAAAGTCCCTACCCAATTTTTTGAAAGATGATAAAAAATCCCTCGATGATAACGGTCAGGGTGGTTTACAACTTCAAAACATTGCTCAAGTACAGGTAAAATAGCCTGATAAAAGTTTTTGTCCTCAATTTTAAAAGACTTCATAAAAAAACAATCCTCCTATCTTTTACTATAATATAGTATAGCAGATTATAAGAGGATTGTCAAGAGACTTTTAAAATTTTATTGCGCAATTAAGGTTTAAATTCATCCTCAGTAGTTACCAGAGTAAAGAAAGCATAATACATAGCAGGAGCAAACATAAGTTTAGTGTCCTCGCCACGTTTGCTACTACACCCCTTCTTCATAGCATACCACTTACTCACACCATCTATAATAGTGCAAATAACCGTGTCCATACCCATATTACGAGCGTCTTCAAGGTTGAGACAAGCATTAGCAAGAATATGCTCACTATCAGTCCAGAGATTGCTATTAAGAAGATATTCGTCACTTCTATTTTTTACAAGCTCTGTATCAGCCGTATTTACACGGTCAATGAAATCATCAATGGGGATAGAATAAATTACATCTTTCATTTTAAATTACCTTTTAAATTACCTCAACTTAATTTTAGCCATCATAGCCGTATTCACCAAAAGCTACCATTTTATCACCAGAAGGTGTTGTGAAGTGCTTTTCAAACTTTTCAAAGTCTGTTCCCCAATCTTTATAAAGGGTTTTATTCTCAAAAAGCCAATCTCCTGCATAAGTCTGGTCAAACTGAGAAATAATAAATTCAAACTGAGCTTCTTCCGACAAATCCTCCCAATCTTTCATAAAAAGGCTTCGTGTTTTCTGATAGAAGTCTTTAGCACGTTTAGCATAAACGGATGTAATATTATTGATTGGAGTAATTTTATTATTATTCTTGTCCCATGCAGCCTTGCTGCACTTAAAATTTGCAAATTCTTCTTCTGTACAGATGCACATAGAATGTGTACTGGAAGAATTGGTTTCAAAAACTCCTTGTCGAATCTGATACATTTATTTTTACTTCATTTAATAATATTCAAAACTATCTAACAGTGTGCTTTTTATTCATTCAACCAACCCTTATTATAGCACTCTTCAAGGATAGAAGCGTCACTATAGCAAAAAGCTTTAATATCAGCATGATTGCCGTCTTCAACATCATAGTTAATAGCTACCCAACCCTTAACTGTGCTCCAACAAACAAGAGAATATCCATTGTCTCTAAGTCGATAAAGATAATCAATTGTTTCGGCTCTGTCAGCTATATAAAGCGGAGACTTTTTCAGACATTCGATAACATGGTCAATGGAATAATTGGCGTGTGCTGTCTTACGAGAATCAAAAGGGGATTTCTTTTCTGTCTCTCGCATACATTTTCCAGTCCACCAATCTTCATTTGCAGAAAGCCATTCCTGAGTCCCCTTGTCAAAGCAATAGTGAGAAGAATCGTCAGCAAGATAGCTATTAGCAATCCAAGTTCCAATTTCTCCAAAGTCATAGACCTTGCGAATAACAAAATTGTTGGGTCCCCCATAGATAGTTTCTGCAATAGCCATTTCACCAATAGTATCAAGGTCTCCACCACCAATGATACGAGAGCAAACATCAGAATACTGGTAGCAGTTCTTAAACTCGTTCATAAATAAAATCTCCCTTTTAATTAAGTTCAGTTTGTTCATTTTGATTGCTCTTTTTGTGCAATTTCTTTGTAATTGCTCTTTTTGTGCAATTTATATTGTTACCCCGCCCTATAATCAGACAAAATAACATCTCCCTCTTTATATCGCTTGGTTTGCCCAATAAGCATAGCCTTTACATCACAGGGAAGATACCAATCTTGATGCATTTCTTTATCGTCTTCCAACCAAAATCCATCAGGGTGGATATGACAAGCCCTTTCTTCGGTTGTGGCTGCAACAATAGCCGCTTTGTAAATATCCCAGCCAGAGACGGGGTTTTTAGGAGAAATTTTATAAAGATTCATAATACCCCTCTTAAAACAAGTCGTTGTTAGCCATATAACACAGCATCTGTTGCATCTTAGGAGTAAGATATGGATTACGAAGAACCGTATGAATATCTCCACGCTTTGCAGAAGTCTTGCGGAAAATCCACTTGCTGCGCTCGTCAGACCACTTAATTTGAGTTGCTTCAAATTCGTTCTTGGCTTTCTGGATAGTTTCATACAGACTTACCCAATCGCTGAAAGTGTAGGAAGAATCTGTGTCCATAGAGGAAGCATAACGAATCTGTCCCATTACATAAGAAAGCCCATAAGAGCAGTTATAGTTCTTATTTGCTAAACGCTTTTTGAGCGCTGCTTCTGCTCCTTCCATATAGCGAGCAATGGTATAGGAAGTTAGCTTTTCATTATCTTTAGAAGCGGTAAGATAAGTGTAAAGGTCTCTCCAAAGGGTTTCGTAATTATCTCTCTTAGTCATTGTTTTTCTCCTCCTTAATTTTATTCAGGTACTCAGCAACTTCGCGCCCCAAATTAGAACTTGCGTAGAAAACAATTGCTCCAAGAACCAAAGTCTGAACAATTTCCATTAAAAACAACTCCTTTCATTTACTATGATTAGTATATCATAGACGAAAGGAGTTGTCAATAGGTTTTTAGTTAATTTTCGTATTTATCCCCATATTCTTCTTCGAAAGTGAGAATTGTTTTATTGTAGTCCCAATAAACATGAAGATAATGATTATACCATGTGCTGCTATTACAAAAGGAATGAAGAATTAGTTTTAAAGTCTTATCTTCTTTTAGCTTTTTACCCTGTTTACACCAATTACCGTCTCCACATTTGCACCAATTACCATTATCTCCCGAATGAGGAGGAAAATTAAGTGTATAATTTAATTCAGTGTTAATTAAATGGTCTTCAATGTTCATAGGGTCTTCACAAATTTCCGCTATAATATGGCGGTAAATATCAGTGGGGAGACTAAAAGTTTTGGATTTTTTTATAAAATGTTCTTCGTCAACGTATTGAAAAGCGATAGACTTTACGCAAATCTCAAACATTTTTAATTCTCCTTCCTCTTTTTCAGAAGCTCGACATAAAAATCGCAATAAATTTCAATTCGGTCAACTAACTCATAATCATAATCATAGTCATGTTCTTTAGCCTTAGCAATAATATACTTAATTTCATCTGTGTTAATTTTAAGACCAGCAGAAATAAAAACAGAACGAATACAAGCATCGGCACAAGAATTGAAGATGTCTTCTGCATTTTTCTGAAACTTTTTGTTCTTAGCCTGAATTGAATCTACTGCCTTATTGTATTCAATTACAGCATTGCGATTCCATTTAACACTCTTGTCTTCATCAAAAACATAATTAGCATCATGCTTTTTTACGCCACGAATATAAGGAGCATTAAAAGGAAAAGGTGAATTACTGTCATGCGCAACACGCGCAATATCTCTGAATTTCCAAAAATCATCAACTTCGTCCCAATACTGTACATCTTTACGAATAATGGCCATATTAGAAGCATCAATGGAACAAGTCCATTCAACAATCTGAGGAAGAACGACTTCAAATTTAGGATTGCCATCTTCTTTGATTTTCATTTCGATGGTAGCGTCAATATAATTCATAATTAACTCCTTTTCTTATTTAAATTTTCATCGTCCTTGGGGTCAGCAGGTACATGAAAACCATTCACTGTCATCCATACGCCATCTTTCTTTTCGCGCACTTGGCTTACATCCATAGCCGCACAACAGGCGCAAGCAAGAGTAAGTTCTGGGTCATAAAACTTTTTTATGTTGTGATTAAAAGAGGTGAAGAAATCATACATAACAAGCTGAGGAGAATCCGCAGTAGACATGAAATCTTTAAAAGCAGATTGAATATAGCTATAAAGAATGCTTTTATTGTAATGCTCAATAGGAGTTTCGCTCATATTAGAAAGATATTCTGCTGTTGCGTTGATATAGTAATTTCCAAAGCGGTCTTCGGTCTCGATGTGACGTTTAAGGCTAATGATAAAATCGTTTGTCTGCTTGTCCATTTTAGTCCTCCTTTAAATTAAGTCCCAATAACAAATTTCTTCCCAATTATTATGCTGAATAATATTTCGCATATTTTGAACTCCAACTGAATTCATGCTATGAATATGAATGGGGAAAGTTACAATCTTTTTATTAGCTTTATGTTCTTGTTCCTCTAACCACTTAAGAATATTGATATAATCTCCTCCAAATTGATTGTAAATACCACTGTCGTGGTCAAGAGAAATGCCATCAATATCAGGATAGTTAGCAAGAATCATTTCTTTGGCTGCGTTAACCGAATAGGCTTGGCACCAATCCTCTGGGGCTGGTCTAATATCATCAACCCAAATTTTCATTAGAATTTATCCTTTCTAAGTTCAGCTTCAACAGCGTGGAGACAGGCTTTTTTATTAGCATTAGAATCTTCCCAAAACTTGATTACCGCATCCTCAACGTAATAATAAAGTTCGTCCCAAGCGGAATACTTTTTTCCACTAAGTTCAGGCAAACTTTTATAGATTGAAGTAATAGCAAAAATGGGAATAAAATGGTATTTATCACACCAGTCCTTGAATCTTGGATTATAGCATCGGTACTCTTCGCCATTATGTTTAAAGTCTTTAAGGAGAGCTCCAATTCTTTCGACTTCGATTAAATCTCCATTTTCGTAGTCAATATAAATCCCGCTAATATCATAACAGATATTGGAAAGATTACTTTTCCAAACGAAGTGACCTCGATTACGAATCCAAAATACTTCTCCCATCTTAGGAAACGCGAGATTTAAAATTTGCGCAAAATAGTAACAATAGCCGTTTTCAAACACATTGTAAAGAGAGTCTTCTTCGAAATCTTCTGTTGCTTTATTGTGCATCCCACCAATAAAAGAAAGAACCTTTTCTACTTCTTCCTGTTCTCCCTCTTTCCAACCACCAGAATTAGTAGCGAGTCGATTGGCATATTTTAAAGCATCGGAATACCAATTATTCATATTAATTCTCCTTTACAACAATCTTTTTCTCATACCTAAGCGCAATCGCCCAAGTAAGAACGCAAGCTACACAATAACCAATAAAGGCGAGATTAAAGCCGTTTTCAAAAAGAAAAGATACTGTAACAAGCAGAGCAAAAATTCGAAGCATCAGCCAACCAAACTTCATATTAAGCTTCATAAAAGTAACCTCCTTAGATTTTCTATGATAATAATATCACAGACTAAGGAGGTTGTCAATAGAGTTTTATGAAAAAGTTTGTAAATTACCAAGAAATTGTAATAGAATCGTCATTAGTTGAATCCTTTACATAAAAACCTTCTTCTTTTAAATATTTTTCTAAGCCATAAAAATAAGATTCGTGGGTAGCGTAATCTTGTAGAATATTATCTTTTTCATCTTTTGTGAAATAATAAGGAAAACAAGCGTACAAAACATGATAACCCCTGTAATTAACAGCTTCTGTATAATAAGGCTTAGTTGGAGATAGATTAGATTTTTCAAAATAATAGTTAATAATTACTCCATTTTCACCTTTTTCTGCTACTTTTTTAATAGTATCAAAAACAAACTGATAAAAAGGAGTTTCTTTCCACTCTTTGATATGAGCCTTGTAAAAAGACTTCTCGTTGTCCTGCTGCAATTTTAGTGATTTTTGAGATAAAACCCTCATTTTATTTGCTAAATTATTGTCTGTATTGGGAGTTTTTACAATGATAATAAAAATGAGAAGCACTAAAAGATAAAGAACATAAGATACTGGCATTTAATCATCCTCCTCATTCTCTTCCCAAGTCATTTCAAACAAATCTCCAAAAGTGTAGCCCATTTCCTTGAAAGGACGAATGTAAGCCTTTTGTGCTTCTGTTAGCCTGATATGATTGAAATAGGCATAATAAATCCTATACTCATGGTCAAGCAGAGAGAAAGTCAAGTGTAACCACCCATGAGCAAGCAAAACATCATCAGGCGCATTTCCTCTTGCATTAGTATAAGAATAGCCAAGCTTATCGCAAATTTCACTGGCAGAATAAATATGGTCAAAGCTATTACATTCTACTAATTCACCATCAGGAGAAAGCCAACCTAATTTAAATTCAATGTGTTTGGGCATAAATATAATCTCCTACAAGCGTATTAAAATAGTTTGCAATGTCAGCGGGAGAAGAGTTTGGTTCGAGCTCAAGAAATCCACCGAGGGCATTTGATATTCTTTCTCTTTTACAAAAAGATAAGAAATTTTATCAATTTCTCCAAGCATATTTTCTTTTGGATAGATTTTAAATTCAACTTTTGGATAGATTTCAAATTCAAAATAAAAGTCACATTCGTCAGGGTTAGCCCTGTTATATAGACTGATTTCAAATTGAATAGAGTTACCATAAGTGGGAAAAACTTCCCAAGGATATTTTGTCCCCAAATGTACTGCAATAGCCGCACAAAAATTTACAAATTCAAAATTAAAAGGGAGAGTATTTTCTCCTCCCCAACCTTCTGAGAGAGTTAGAAAATCTAAAGTTTTTCTTTGCAATTTTTCATTATATTTCTTACCGCTCATTTTCTTCCTCCCAAATAGCATAGAGATAGGCAAAAAATTCATAATGCTCCTTATCTTCGAAATAAGGACGAAGAAAATTTTTCTGGCTCTCGGTAAAATGAGTTGTTTCTCTCATTCCAATGTTAATGATTGGTCCTCCCTTGAGCGTGGTACAACTAATTCTAAGCCAACCTCTTTTGACAAGCTCTTCATCAGGCAAGAAAAACTCTTCCAAGCCCAACATTGAACAGAGTTGTTCACTCATTTTATCATGCTCTCCCCAAAACACAGGAGTAAAATCCCCATTAGGAGCAAGCCAACCAGATAGTTCTCTCTTATCAGACATTAAGACTACCTCCATTCAAAAGTTTAGGATTCTTTAAAGGACAATTTTTTTTAGAGCAAACAGGAAAATGCAAATTCATTTTTCCATTAGGATACTTTGCTTCTGAATATGCAAGGCAATGAAGCTCCCCATCAGGGAAAGGGTCAGCGAAAATACAAATGTTATTAGGAGCGGTCATAAAACAAAACCTCTATTCTTTGGTTTGATACTATCTTACCATAAAAATAGAGGTTTGTCAAGAGTTTATTGATTATATTTTTCTATCCATTTCCAGTCATAAGTAAATATTCCAAGAGTTTCATCATGTATGGGAAAGTAAACTTCTTGCACGGTATATGTGGTAGGAACAATAGTTCCTATACATTTAACTTTAACTGGACGAGTAATCCATTTTTCGCTTGTCTCACTTACATCAACAACTTCTGTTGGTGTTGGACTGTAAGCTTTGTGTTGATTTACAGGGACATATACATAATATTGTCCATTACAATCTGATAAAGCAATCAAACATCTTTTAATTGAAGTAGAAAAACATACTCTTTTTTGTTTTGTATCTTCAAAACCCCAAACCGCTGCTTCTGGAATACAAGGTGTAAGGACTGTTAAATTGGGAATATGAGACAAATGGAACAAATTATGATAGAATTTTCTTCGATTTTTAGTCATTTTGAAGCCCCTATTCTTTAGTTTAATACTATCTTACTATAAAAACAGGGATTTGTCAAGAGTTCATTGATTTTAGTTTAACTTCATATAGACCATTTGGAAGTTCACGAATATAATAAAAGTTGTTTTTTATTTCGTTATAACTTGCTGTATCATTAATGGAAATTGTATAAATAGTTTCTGGTGGGTCTTTCCATTCTTTATAAGTTAAAAATGTCGCCGCTATTGCCAGTATAAAGAGCAAAGAACAAATAATAACAGATGGACACTCTTTATAATACACACTTAGACACACAAAAAATAAAAAGGCTAAAGAAAGAAGCACACAAAGAACAAATTGAAATACGCCAGAATTGTGATTGGACATTTCTGTGCCTAAAATAGTTACGCCCTGAATAACAAAATCGTTCATTAATCCAAAGCTCCCCTTTTAACTTCCATATACATCCAATTGTTAGGATTATTATCAATTGCTCGAATGGCCTTTGCGATAGTTTTAGTCATGCGTCTACGATAAGTGTGCCAAAATTCACGCGAAAAAGACTTATGCTTTATACTTGGACTACAGCGGAATGAATAGAATTTATTGACTGTATTGAGACCTTCGAAACGCAAATAGACAGTGGCATCGTTTACAGCAAAAGAGACTTCCATCTTTACACCATAATACTCAAGACAAAAATTTGTAGGAGACCTATCCAAACTCGCATTTTTAGCCCAATCGCAGAATATTCGAGAAAGATTTCTCAGTGCTTTAATATCCGCTTCTGCTTTATAAGTAAGGATATGCTTAGTCTTAGATGTGGAATTACGCTTCGGAGTATGACCAAATTCATTGACGTTATGGGTAATAATGGGGATTTGTGGGGAAGTAGACCATGGATTATTGGTTGTATCCGTCAGATGCTTATCAGTTTCGGTCTTGTTGGTAATATCATCAGAATGAGAGTCCATTGCCCCAAGGTAAGAATTAACAGCCCTCAAAATTTTGCGCTCAAAATTAGCAAAGATTGCTCCGCCAATAACCTGTTTTTGCTCAATCGAAATGTTTCGGCAACAATTTACCATGTCATTCAAATAATTTCTCATATCCATCAAATCGCCACAGGTTAGATTTGCAGGAATTTTACGAATGTTTTCATATAGATAATTTGTCATTTTAGTTCTCCTTTAGAACAATAGTTGTGAGATTATCTTGCGCGGATTTAATAGTGTAATTTTGGATAAGAGTTTTGTAATCTGCATTGTCTTCAATATACACCACATAAGAAATTGGCTCGGGGACAAAATCATCTCTGTTTTTCTTTTCACCGTGGCTAATAGTTAAAAGTGAAATTACACAACCTACAAACATTATGATAAAATACAGCATTAACCCCTTTTCTTTTAAACCAAAATAGAAGAGAGTTGCTATTAACGCAATACCACCACAAAGACCTAATACACCTAAAACATATATAAGAACAACAGTAATAATTGGCGTGTTATATGTAGTATAATTTGTAGCCAGCCAAGTAATCCCCTCAACATTCACAGGCAACATAATAAAAATCTCCTTTTATTTTTTGATAACTTCGGGATATACAAAATAAGGCTCTTTGTCTTTATATATAACGCTTACAGCATTATTTACAACATATAAATTTCCCCAGTCGTATTCCCAATCTTCACCCTCATAGAAAAATTTTCCGTTGCCTAAATAACCATTTGGTTCAAAGAAATAAAAAAGTAAATAAGCAAGCCATTTTTTATAGTTATAAAACTTTTCTATACCATTCCAAACAAGTTCGTCTTTTTCATTGAGATGCCAATGACACCAGAGAGAGGGAATAAGAATAGGAGGATTATTTCCATCTATTACTGAATTATCAAATTCAGTTCCCCCAATGAAAAATTGTCCCTCTTCGCCAAGCACTCCATCATAACATAATTTTTTCCAATTTGGAAATAATTCCTTAATTTTTTCGCTGTTTCGCTTTACATGACGCAGGTCGCAAAACGCATTAACATATTCTTTAAATTTGGGAGTAAGAGGTTTATTAAAAGTAACCTTACCTTCAAATTCAGTACAATAGCCCATAATTATTCTCCTTTATTTGCATTAAAAGCTTGATGAAGCTGTTCTGCATAATGGAAGCTTGGCTCTCTAAAACCAATCATTGTGTTGGTTTGAATAAATCTGTCTTGAAGCTTAAGCGTTTGGAATTTATCTAATTCAACAATTTTTTTGTTTTCGTAATCAATCTTGTGAACTTCTAAATCCTCTTCACAGGTATCATCTACAATAAGAAAGTTAATGTTTTCTTCGTGATGAATGTCAAGCCATGCTTGAATTTCATCTCCTCGTGTAGCTCCGAAATAAGATATATAATCAGGAGTCTTCCCGATGATTTCAATACCTTTTCTAAGTCCACCATTAATGAGACATTCTTTATAATTATCTTCCCATCTCCATGAAGAAGTAACTACAATATGATAATTATACTTTTGACAAAATTCAGAAATCCATTGAACACATTGGAAATCATTTACCTTGTTATCACTGGGGAAATTATAAGTGCAAAGCATTCTGGAAGGGTCTGCTGGATGAGAACGCCATTGAGGAGTATTTACTACTCCATCATAATCAAGAAAAAGAATATTCATGTCATATCCCAACCTTCAAAATGAAAATTTTTCTCAAAGATTTCTGCTTTAACAGAATAAGGAAAGCCATATTTTCCTCTTTTTACGAGATAGTCTCCCATGTGAACAAAATCCATTTCTTCATAAGTATCATGCGTTCCATCTACAATGAAAAAAGTATTTTCATCATGGGGGTTAAGTTTTATGTTGTAGTCACCTACAAACTTTTTAACTTCCTCCCAATTATCTTCTTTCCAGCGAACAGCCAGATATTCTTCAGGAATAATCTTAGAATACTTCTTAATCATAAAATAACCTCCCTTGACTGGTTTAATGCCATTATAGCAGGTCTTACATACCTTGTCAAGAGAGATTAAAAAATTATTTGTTAATTTTTATATGAAATTTTTCGATATTCTACACCACAATATTCACATTTGCGGCGAGAGGAATTAACTGGTGCTCCACAAGAAGGACAATGAGTAGGGTATTCCAATTTGTCTGTCATAGGAGGACAATCGTAATCCAAAGAGCTTGGTACGTTACCAATTTCAACTGCTCCATCTTCTGTCCAAACCATCATTGAGTTTCCTATTCCACCACTGCACCAAATATCTCCGATATGAGGATTTTCAGGAGGGTCTTTACCTACAAAAAGGAAAGAATTTAATTTTGCTGATTCCATTTTAGAATAGCTCCGTTTATAGAATCCTCAGAAATCATTTTATTGGGAAATTTATGCAAGTGGTTCTTGCACTTTTTGTTTTGGCAGCTTACTGTATAAAAAGCAGGAACTTCAATGCGCTCTGTTTGCGTTTTGTAAATATTCCCAGAAATTTTTCGGCTAACATCTTTTATAACATAACGAGTAATAAGCGGATAGATTTTTGGAGATTTTCCGCAAAACTTACATGGATTTAGCTTATCCATTGAGAATAGTGTCCTTTGTAATACCCACAGAAGTCATAGCTTTGATGCGAGAAAGTTTTGCTTCTGTCTGTGCTCTTTTAAGCGCATCATCCCTATTATCATAGAGGTCTTCTTCCACATAATTTGCCTCATGTAACATAATAGAGTTTTTAACGTAATAAGTGGTTTGAGTTTCGCCATTTTCTTTTACTTGATAGTAAATTTTTACAATAGTTCCCTGTGCAACAGTGTATGAATAATAAGAATATTCTTTAAAATGCTTTGCTCCCCTATAAAGAATTCCTGCTGTGCAGTCTTTACATTCAGGACAAAGATATTTTACGGGGTCAGTAACATCTTGCGGAAGATTGTTTTTTTCTGCATCAAGTTCAATATATCCCTTACCATTACAACGAGGACAATAAGCTTTCTTTTCAGAGTTGTATTCTGCGCGAACGTAAAAAACCGTTTCGCCAATATCAAACTTAAAGGACGGATGCTCCATTTTCTTTTTAGCTAATTCTTTATTGAGAGCTTCAATTAGCCCATCTTTAGCTAAAAGGTCACTGTTTTTATTTGTCAGTTCTCTACGCAAGCTGTCATAACTTGCTTTAAGGTCTTGATAAGCGTCAGATTCTTTCGCAATCTTGTCTTTATATTCCTCTTTGATTGCTCCAACTAAATGCTCAATAAGAGTGTCGGTTTCAGCATCAATTTCAGGAAACTTTGCTTCATCAAAATACTCAGGCGGGTCCCAATATCCCATAATATACTCCTTTCTTAATAACGAAATTCGTCAGCGAGGTCTTCAAGAATATCGCACATATCTTTGCGTGTAAATTCAGAATCTTCCAGAAGTCCGTTAAGCATTGCACTAAGAAGTGCTTTCATCTGGTCATTAGTCATAAGAATCATAATTATTCCTCCACTTTCTTTACGCCGAACAGAATTTCACCAAAGGCGCTACGAGGCGAATATGCCTTTGTATCAAGACCATCAACTGAATATACGATATTCTTAAGATTCTTTTCGCTGATATGAGCATTCTCCATTGTAGAAGTAATATCTTGAAGATTTTTATAAAGCCTACGCTCTGCCAACTTTTCTCGATAAATCTTGAAGATATGACTACGCTGTGCAGCATTAAGAGGCTTGGTTTCAATGTAGTGCTGAATATCGCTAATTTCTCTGTCCATATTAGCAATAGAAAGAGAAAGTCCAGCAGCATCTTCCATTACTCGACCAAGATAGTCAGCAGCTTTACGGATTTCCTCTGGGGCAGAGAAATCAAAAGCCTTAATAGGAGCAGGTTCGGCAGGATTGATAACCTTATATGCCTTACCAGACTTTGTGGTAACGCGAGTAGGCTTAAAGGTATGCTTTGAAGCAATCAGCTTTGGAATGCCACCATTATTAAGGATATTTAGAGCACCCTTTTCAGTAGAAAACAAGGCAGACTGAGAAATTCCTTTACAGATATTATATCCCCCGTTTGAAGCTCGACAAACATAATCGTTGGTGTTAGGGTCAAAAAGAATATACATTAAAAATCTTCCTCGCTTTCGTAATCTGAAAAATAATCATTGTCAAGTTCCTCTTCATCCCAAATATCAGGAGTAGAGGGAATACCAAAATTATCTTTTGGCTCGTTAAAGCGTTTATCCATTGTCATAGCCATGAAAATGTCTGCAAAAGGAGAGCCAAATCCAAGTAAGCTCATTTTATTTTCCTCCGTTAGATTTTATTATCGCGGAGAAGCTGATAACACTCCGTAGCAGTATGGTTTTCAAGCGGATAACGATGGTTTACATCACAAGAATTACGAGCAAACACATTTTCCACAAGGTCAACATAATACGAAGCGGAAGTCTGTTCTCCCATTAATCCATCTTCTCCCATGTAATGTTCCTGATAGAATTCATCACTCAGAAAACGCTTAGGTTCAAGCTGTTCAAGAGCAAGATTGTCAAAAGAAATTGTCTTGAACCAATTATGTTCTGCGATAAACGGGAGACTTGCGTAAAGTCGATTTTTACGAAATTCAACCATGTGGTCTACATCAGCCTTATATGCTACCCCACGACGAACTTCCTTATAGCCAAGAATCAGAATCTTAAGGTCTTTACAACCAAGAGCCGAAAGCTGTGCAAGAGTTACAACGCCATTAATCACATGAATAACAGCATTAGGAAAGGTCTTAACAGCCGCAATAAATCCCTCTTCATAAGGATTGGTAAGAGAAATCCCAAGTCCGTAAATAAGCTTCTGATTACTAAGCTCACGCAGAAGAGAAATGTTTTCCATGAAATGCTTCTGGTTTACAGTGATATTAGAAATCAAATGAAGATTCTTGGACTTGCGAAGCAAAGGAACGAGGTCGGGATATTCCAGTACATTTCCGCCGCCATAGGCACACTCTGTCCACTCAGGAAGAGTTTCAAGAAACTTAGAGTTAAGAGCGTCAGAATGCTTGCCATCACAGGTGCTATTCTCGTGGCAGAAAGCACAGCCCATATTGCATTTGTTTGTAATCTTAATGTCCATATTTTCTGGACGGTCAGTCTTAAAGAAATCAAGGTCGTTATAGCGAATCTTCGTGCCATGTACGGTATCAAGAGCAACAGTATAATTACCGTTCTTATAAGAAACCCAATTATTTTCCATAGTTAATGCTCCTTTGGATGGTCTTCCATATACTTCTTGATGCGGTCTCCATCAAACCGATGGTCACAGCCCTTACAAACATAGCTACCATAATGAGAGCACCAATGCTTCTCAGAACCATCAGGATTGATAGTAGGATTCAGGGTGTCATAGGCACAATAAATACGATTTTCTTCTGTCATTTTGTTTAACCTCCTTAAGTTGTATCCCTATAATAGCATATTCTTATATAGTTGTCAAGGGATTTAAGAAAAAATCTCAAATCCCTTAACGATTGTTATATCCAAGTTGATAATGCTGATAAGCTAATTCTAACACCTTTGTTGGAATTGGAATTTTGTATCTTAATAATTGCCGTGGTCGAGCAATTAAATCTGTTACATGATTGCCAGTTCTCTCATTGTAGACCATAATAATGGCATTGTCGGTAATCTTGTGAATTTCTGGACCATTAGGATGTCCCCTATCAGTATAAACCTCAGCTATAACCGTTCCATACCGTCCAATAGAATTGATAAATTGCTGTCTTTCCCATCGGTCGGCAAAATGTAAAGTATCAGACATTGGAGTTACCTCCTTTGTCAAGATAAAAACAGGATAAAATAAGCTCAAATAAAAAATCTCTTTTATCTTGTTTAGGAACTGCTTAATATACTACTGGAATTGTGTCAAATCCGTCAATAGACCAAAGTTCAATGGTGTAGTCACCGTCATGCCCAAAAACAGACTTAATCATAGCCAAGATAACATCCCAATCTCCTCCTCCAAGACCACAACCAATCTTGTAAGGAAAAGCAATACGATGCTCCAAATTATAATAATCAACTAATGTTTTAAGTCTGCCAAGACAGGTATAAAAAGCTTCATAATTTGTTTGACGGTCAGACCCCGTTTTATCTTGGGCAAAACAATTCGCAATAATTTGACTTTTATCTGTGCAATAATCCAGAACCATTCCCAGAAGATATTTTGAATCAAATTCTCTGCACCATCTGGAATAAGTGAACATAATGTCAGGGTATTTTTCACGAATACACTTTGCTACCCCTGCTCCCATTACACCTTGGCAATTAACTTGATGCGCGATGATAGGAGCATCAGAATCAAGAACATTACCCGTAATGTGTTTGATAGTAAAAGAATTCACTTTTTGTTTTCCTCCTCGTACTTTCTCTTCCACTCTTCCGCAGCTTCTTTTTCACTGTCATGAATAATGTGAGACTTGTCCACAAGACCGCTATCAAGAATGTGGTACCATTCTCGCGTTTCGTCTCCATCACAAACCACCATATAACGACGCATTGTAAGGAAATCTTCAAGGCTTACATTATAACTTTTAAGCCAACCCTCGATTTGGTAATCATCAGTTCCACCGTAAATAGGCTTAGGTTCGTCAAGGTCTACCCATTCCTTTTTGTCATAATCGTATTCTTCGGTTTTCATATCAAATTTAAATCCGTTAAAATTTGGAATATACTTATGCCAAATTTTTTCAACTTCATCAGCCAATCGTCCATCAGAGGACGCGATAGCATAACGAGACTTAGATTCAAAAGTTGCAAGTAGAGAAAAAGGAGAACGATAAAATTCAAGGTTACTTTCGTACATTCTATCCTTATTACCATTCCAAAGATAAATGTTCTTCATCATTTCTTTGGGAGTATACTTGCCATCGAAATCAGTAATAATTAGAGAATGACTGGAACTGGAATTGGTTTCAAAAGTATTGTCTCGAATCTGAATCATTTAAAATCACCTCAATTAAAGATAGAAAAGATTATCAGGAAGATAACCCACAAAGGTTAAATCTTTAATGCCAAACTTCTTAATTTTATCAATATTAGTTTCGCTTACAAGAATTTTACCTGTGCCTTGTTCAGTATAAATATATTCTGCTTTACCGATTTCGCGTGTTGGATTGTAAGACACACAATTTTGTAGAGCGTTGGTATATTCAAGAAAAGTTACTGCATAAATACGAGTACCCAGATGGTCAAATTTATTATTCATTTTTTAGTTCCCCTTAAAGAAATATTCGTAATGCTCAGGGTCATACATTGAATGAATATGGTGAGTTTCGTTCCAATCACCATTTTCATCATATCCCCAAGTATAGCCATTGTTCTCTGCGGCATCTGCCACATAACAATTGGCATCAGAATCATCTTCACCGTCATTACCTGTATAAATAGTGCTCTTATAATCAAAAAGAAAACGACAAAGTTTGTCTTCATCTTTCAAAAGCTCGTGAACAAATGGGACAGCTTCTCCTGCATGGTCTACATACCCGCCAATGATAATATCATCCCATTTATCCTTTTCCATACGAGGATAACTGGCTTTAATTCCAAGCTTTTTAATTTTAGATTTGAAGTCTTCAAGTTCAGCAATCATACCGCATTCACACATGACTTCATAAATATAATTTGCTTTTTCTTCAGCAGTGCTATAAGTATCGCTGCGCCACCCAAAATCTTCGTTAGCGGTAATATTAAGATACTCAGGGATATTCTTCGGGTCAAACTTCTCTTTAGAAACACAAAGAGAATGTGTTGAAGATGAGTTCGTTTCAAACACATTATCACGAATCTGAATCATGCTTTTGTCCTCCATTCTGGTGTAGTTGTTGCATCATAAATTACGCAACCCTCTTCGTTTTTTAGAAATTCTTTTGCGTTGTTAATGAGAGTATCATACTGAAGTCTGCCTCGATTAAATCCAAGCATAAGTTTTCCCTCAAAATATTCTTTCCATTCTGGTACATCATTCATTTTTCGATAAGAAGTTTCCCAAACCAATCTTTTTAGATTAAAAACTTGAAATTCGTAAATGGGAAATTCAGTTGAAGAAAAAGATTTTCTGTGTAATCGCCAAAGAGTAGGTAAATTATAAACGTCTTTAAAATTTTTGTTTACTTTTTCTTTAATATCTTCTGAAAAATTTGCTGAAAGAATAAAAGGACAATCTACTTTATTGTATCTTACAATCTCATCAATAATAGCAGTTTCAATCGAAAACATATATAAAAACTCCTTAAAAATAAATAACCTTTTGGTATGCTTTAATAGTAACATACTAAAAGGCATTTGTCAAGAGTTTTTTTGAAATATTTTTAATCGTCAGGAAGAGTAATAGTTGGAAGAGAATTGATAATTTCATTTACAAGCTCTTTCGAAAAACCCTTTTCGGTATATTCAGGGTAATCATCAGCATAAGAGAAAACATCGCAAATGGCATATTCAATTTTTTCAATCAAATCTTTTTTTGAAATATATTCCATAATATACTCACTTTCCAGCTAACGCTTCGTCACGGAATTTGAAAATGTATTCGGGAGGGTCATACGCCTTAGTCCCATCAAAGTCAGTTATCTCACCAGTGGAGAGAGAAATTCGCCAGCGACCGTCAATTACAATAAGGTCAGGATTGTTTGTTACCTGCTGAATTTTCATCGGTCTTATCCTCCTTATCAAAGAAGTCATAAATTTTGAATTTGTTTTCTTCTTCTGCCTTACGAAGAATTTCTTCTCGTTCTGTAAAACGAGTCTTAAGAAAAGAAATGATAGATTCTTCTACACCTTCGTAGACTTCTGGAAGAGCCTCTTTTGGAAAATTGTAATTTCTAATTGTTGCGTCAACTTCTTCAAGTTCTCGCATAAGAATATCTTTAATTTCAATTGTAACTTTAATTACATAAAGATTGGCATTTTCATCTCTTAGCTTCTCTGGTACATGGTCACTTCCTCGGATAAGCATAAGAACAGGTTCTCCATCATTATCTATTGTTGCAGAAACGCCAGCTTCTTTTGCGGCAATGTCTGTTAGTTTTTTAATCCAAGCCTTATAATCTGCTTGTCCTTGAGGAGATAAAAGATAGGTTTTATCAAACATGATTTAATTCCTTTGCATACAATTCTTTGTAATAATAATCTTTATAATACAATTCCGTGGCAAAAGGCGATATAAAAGTCGGAAAACGGTTAGTTTCTACTTCTATCCATTCTCCATCGTTTTCTTTTAAGCTTTTTTTAATGTGGTATACATTTTGGTTTTCTTTTCTATTTGCCTCTTTTAAAGAATGATAAAGAGATTTTGTTTTGGTGTTATATAGGATGCGTTGGTGTGTAATTTTGTTGCAGTAGGGGCATCCCTTACTAAATAAGATTCCATCTTTATCTCTTATTATGCGATGGGAAGGGGCATTTTGCCAGATGTGTTTGCGAGCACATATCCACCACACAGGTTTAGTAAAGTAGGCTGGAATTTGCAATGGAGATAAGGGATAATTTTTTTCATAGTCCCAAAATTCCAAAATATTTTCTACTTTTATGGCTAAACTATTTTTCTTTGTCGTATATAAATAATTTGCAATTATTGTTTGTCGGTCTTTTTCTAAGTTTATAATAGGCGCACTAATGCCTATCATTTTAAAAGCTTCCCTTATTCCCCACTCAAAATCATATTCTTTAACATAGATAGTTTTATTTTCTTGGTCTACTTTATTAACAGGAAAATCTGTAATTGTTATTACAAACAAGTTTTGAGATTCAAAAAAATCTTTTTTCTGCAAGTCTTTTTCTTTTCTATTTTTAATAGAATGAAAAAAAGACCCGTTATATTCTATCCGAGCATTTAGGTCTGGTAAGAAGATGTCAATTTCTTCTCCCGTTGAATTGTCTCGGTTAATTGCTGTAGTAACTTTTGAAAAATAAAAGAAAAGCGCTTGTTCAGGAAAACTTGTGTTACTTTTTCTTGCGCAAAAAGGACAACCACTTGGATTTTTTCTTGTTCTTGCATTTACGTCACATTCCCATGAATGTCCATGTTCACAAAGCCACCATACTTTTTTACGACTACTTGCATATACTTGAGAGGGCAAAATATTGTTTTTATTATAATCCCATTCTTTTAGTAAGTTTGGATATTTTTCTTCTAATGAATCTTTTAAAGAAGGCGTAGACTTTTTTATGCTCGTTTGTTTTTTTGCGCAATTAGGGCAACCTGTTCCGTCTTGTGTTCTATGAGTAATTTTAGTTTGCCATTCATGTCCACAGATATGACAAATCCAATAAGCCTTATAAGTAGACCGAGGAACATATTCAGATGGTAAGGATTTATTTTTTGAATAATCCCAATCTAAAACAATATCTGGGAAAAGAATAGATAAGTTATTATCAGAAGAAGCTTGTATTCCTGCACAAAAGGGGCAAGGATTTTTCACTTGACTTTGAGTAGCAGGAGTACGTTGCCAAGAGTGTCCTTTTTCACATTTCCAATAAGGATAAGTTTTAGACGAGTGAGTTGTAATATTTTCTGGATAATATCCCAATTCCTAATTTTTAATTACATCCCAATATTGCATTAACATAGCATTTTCAGCTATAGTAGAGTGTTTTTTCATAGTGTAATTCTCCTATAAAGTAAGGAGGAGGAAACACCTCCTCCTTATTTATTATTAAAGAGCAGCTTCAAAACAATCATAGCGAGGAACGTTAAGCTGTTCCAGAAGAGCATCCATAGGATTGGTCTTATCAGACAAAACCATCTTGAGGAGATTCGTGCTGTAACCACTCACCATGATAGCTCCACGGTCGTCCATCTTAAAGGGGAGGGCCGTCGTCGCTCGCGTCGATACTCGCCAATGAATAATCGTAGGCATCTTATAACCAGCATTCTTGAAGCGCTTGGCAATACTCTGCATGAAAGTCTTATCAACAGGAGTACGAGAACTGGCCCAACCATAATGACCGACAATATTATTAGCATCGCACATGAAGTCAAACTCACCATCAGAGACAATGAGAATACGCTCGGGCAGGTCAGACTGAGGAGAATGATTGTCAATAGCGGTCTTAAGAATCAGGTTAAATACCTTTTCCAGATTGGTATTAGAGCAATCCTGACACTCCAAAGTCTTACGAAGCTTGTTGCAGAGGCTATCGTTATCATTAAAACGCACAATATGAGGGTCAGCACTAAAGGTGATGTACTTGTTTGCAAAAGCGCCCTTAAGGTGGTCTGCACAATAAATGGCGAGAGACATAGCAACATCAATGCAACGCATATTAGTGTTACCACCAATACCACTCTGCATAGAACCAGAGCAGTCACACACGACAAGCATACCCTTATCATCGGGAATCATGTCAGGCAACGCCTTCCACATACCCTCAAGAGTATCATCAGCCATATTAGGAAGTCCATACCAACGGGCATTCAAATTCATGTACTTATTGACAATATCACAGGGATTCGCCACAGAAGCGTTAATCTTAGCTTCGCCAGTCTTAAGGGCGTTAAGGAAAGCCTGACGACGTTCAGTATCATGACGGAGAAATGCCTTGTTGTAGTTGAGGTTTGCCTTAGAGGGAACAGTTTCGTAGTCGATAGCAGCCCAATTATCCGAAGACATCTTGCGCTCAACAACATCAAGGTACTTACGAAGAGCAGACAGAGCCTTGCGATAGTTGCGCTCAGTCATGTTCAACTGCTTTGCAGTCCAAAGACCATTATCACGGGTCTGCTTAGTGTGAGAATTGGGCTTATCAAGCCACTTTCCAAGCAGAGAAATAGACTTATGCTGCTTCATGTTCTCCATGTCCTCAGCAAACTGCTTCTTAAGGAAATCGCGGACAGCCTTTTCAGAAGTGGGGTTGCCACGGAACTGATAAAGCATATCGTAACGAGAATACTCACCAATCAGAGGAACGAGCTTTGCAGCAATGCTTGCTCCGCCATTATTTACGAGGTCACGAATGACAATCTGAGTGAAACGACGCTCTCCACCAGCTCCGCCACGAATATCCATGGCATAGCCAAGGAAACGCATAGCAAGGTAAGGATTCTCGTTGAAAGCCTTACGCCAATCGGTGACAACCTGCTTCTCATCCAGAGAACGGTAGCTTGCCAGCTTAGTGAACATATCCAGAAGTGCAGAGGAAGTGGTGGAATACGCCACAGCACCATTCTGAGTATAGGTCAGGTTATCAGGAAGAGACTTAGGCACAACAGCGCGAACATAGAAGCCCTTGTTAGTCTTTTCCATCTTATCAAAGAACTTCTCCTTGTTCGACTTCTGACGCATAGGCTTTTCGGGCTTAGGAGACCAAGCCTTGTTAGAGTTCTTCTTGGAATTCTTGTTAGTGTTATTGTACATAATATTCTCCATTCTCGACCGCTTAATTTATTTTGAGTTTTGCTGAGTCGGTCGCTTGTTTTGATATTAGGATTATAGCACCTGACAGATAGTTTGTCAAGTGCTATAGAGAAATTTTTTCAAATATTTTTTTTACTTCTTTTTCTTAGCAGAAACGGTTTCAACACAAGCGTCGCCTGATGTTAGCTTCTCACGCTCTTCCTCAGAGATACACCAAATAAAGGTTAGGTAATTCTGAATATCTTGAATCTTCTCAAGGACATCATCTCGATTCCTAAAATTATTAGTTAACACCATATCACGAAGAGCAATGATATGCTTAGTTGCATAATTCCAAGCGCACTGAGCGGAAGTACAAGACATAATCTTAGCACCCTCATCAAAATTGTGAAGTGCGTCATTAGGCTGAGAATAACGAGCATTCTTTTCCTTAAGAGTTTTTACTCGTGTATTCTCAAGTTCGTCTACAAGACGGTTAAACTGTTCATGTGTCATTTAAAATACCTCAATTAAAAGTTAGTTTTTATTTGTTATAGTTAATTATCGGTTGAAATATTTAAGGTCAGCTTTTTCACCATCAATAGTAACAGCGATATAATTTTTCTTGTTGCAACAAGGACAAACAAAATAAGTTTTAAGGACAGAATGAAAACTCCCATCAAAAGTTGAAACGTTTTCAAAATGTTCATCAGATGTATCATAATCCGTTAGATTTAATTCAAGAATAGAATCGCAGTTCCAACATTTTTCTTGCTTTACAGGAGCATTATTTTTAACAATCCTCATTGTGTTTCTCCTTAGCCTTCTCAATAAAGTTGTCATAGGCACAGCAAAAAATGTTATAATCTTCAACAAAAATGTCGTAGTATTCCTTAGCTTTTAGTCCACCATATTCTATATCAGAGAAATTAATATTCCAAATTTTCTTGTTATTATCTTCCCATGCTTGACAAAATTCCATCAATGGAACTACATCTTTGTCAAAGCCAAGCACAAGAAAACTCCTTTCCAAAGCACTTTCGTAATAATCGCTCATGTAATAATTGCCATTTTCATCTTTAAAACAACGGCAATATTGACCCATTAATCTAAAAATTGCGTCTTTAGCATATAACAGTTTTAATTCAAGGCTGTTGTTTTCCATAGACATTCTCCAAAGTCAAAAGATAAGGGCAGTCGTTTCTTTTCTCTAATTCACATTGACATTCGCTAATAGAACAAATGTCATAATATTTATTTCCGCAAAAGATACAGTCGTAAGAATATTTGGGAATGGTGTCTACGATAATTTTCATGCGTTTACCTCCGAATTTTTATATTCATTAGGCAAAAAGCTAAAAATGTGAGCAATTACATCAACTGTCCAGCCATTTCCAAGAGCCTTTCGAGCATCGCGAGCATGAATCATATTAAGAAAATCATCGGGAACAGTTTGCAAACGACACATTTCTTTAGTTGTATAATACCTAAAAGGTAGATTATTCTTAAAAGCGTCGGGGTATCTACCTACGGGAAGTGGTGTAAGCACATTATCCTTGTCCACAGTAGTAAGACAATTTGATTTGTTTGTGTTTGTGGCGCGGACTTCAAGACATTGGGTAATAGGAATGGTTTTATCATAATCTTGTCTATGTCCATTCTCATCAAGTCTACGTCCAACAATAGTTGCCTTATTAAGTCTACGACCTCGAATCGCAGCAGGATTAGGAAATTCAATGTCTTCAAGAATATCTGCCAAAGTAATGTTTTTATCTTTTGGGAGAGTCACGTTAGGAATGTTAGTCCAATAAAGTCTGCGGCGATTTTGTGCGGAAACAAGAGATGAGTTAATTTCAATCGGCTCTACACCGAGATAAGAGGAAATAATATCTTGCCATTCCTTTTTCATTACAACATTTTCGAGTAGGAAATACTTAGGTTGAATTTCTTTTAATGCACGAACATATTCGAAAAAGAGCTTACTTCGGGGGTCAGAAAAGTTAAGTTGTTTTCCCGAACTCGAAAAACCCTGACAAGGCGAACCCCCAATAAGTAAATCAATCTTGCCTTTATATTTGGTAAAATCTTCCTTAGTTACATCTCCATGGTGAACCACATCGGGAAAATTAGCTTGTGTGGCTTTAATTGCACTCTTTTCAATTTCATAAGCATCATAAGAATCAATCTTAATTCCTGCTCTTTCAAGAGCTAAATGCCCACAACAAATTCCATCAAAAAGTGATAGCACTCTCATGAAATAAACCTCCTATTAGTTTGCTTTGATTATAGCACACTAATAAGAGGCTGTCAAGAGTTATTTATTTGGATTTACGAATTTTTCTTTGAAGTTTTTATAACCAGCAAAACTTTCTTGTTCTCGATAGATTTCATTCTTAAAAGGAGAAGACTTAAAAGTGGAACCATCTTTTAGAAATTCAATGTAATGTTCGTTTTCTCCCTTGTGATAAAACCTTTCGTATTGTTTATGAGTACAATAAAAAGTAAAAATGGGAACAGGGTCAGTGAGTTTTTCAGAGCGAACGGCAACTCGGCAGAGATGCTTTTGTGCATATTTTAGCTTAATCTTGCGATAAATCCACCCAATGATATTAAGAATAAAAGCAGGAACGCAAATCGAGAAATAAAGTCCCTTATCCTCATTTACCATAATGGCAATACAGGAAATTGTTTGCCAAAATAGGATAGATAAAATCGCAATTTTAATTACCTCTATCATTAAAAAATCCCTCCATTTCTTTCGATGAGAAATTAATTTGGCTCGTTAAATTTTTATATTCTTCTTTTTTCTGCCCCAGATAAGTGTTATGTTTTACAAAATTTTCAATTTCTGCTTTCGCTTTAATAGCTTCAGTTTGAGCTAACATATAATTTTTACGGAGCTCGTAGACTTTATTTCTAATGGGAGTACAGTCAGGATTTCCACATTCATAAATTTTTTCATAGTCTTCATATGTCCAATATAAATATTGACCGCAAAACGGACAAATCTTATTGGTTAAAAATTCTTTACTTCTTATAATTTCTCCCAACCTTTCGGTGTAGTATAGTAAACTTCTGTAATTCCTCTTTCAGCCAAAGCAGTTTGACACGCTATACAAGGTCTTGCAAGCGCCAAAGAACCATCTTTGTATTCCCTATAAGTGTAGATAGAGACTTTATTCCAATCCAAATCAAGAAACCTTGTTTTCAAAAGCAACATACACTCAGCATGAACAAGACCATTATTCTTAGGGTCAGAGCTAAAGCGATATTTGTTATAGTATTTTTGAAGAGGATTGGTCTTAAAAGTGTTATAGCCAACAGCTATCACCTTGCCAGAATATACCATAACAGAACCAATTTTCTGTTTTGGATAAGTTGCTTGCTCAGATGCTTTTTTAGCTTTTGCAAAATAAGATTGTATCGTTTTTTCAGACGGCATAAAGACCTCGGTATTATAACATTTTTATTTCATACTAACAATAAAAATGTTAGTATACTGCATCATACAGTTTCTTAATAAGTAGTTCAAAAAATAGCTTCTTTTCTTCTGCGCTTGCATCATAATATGCATTGCGAAAATCATTAGAGTCAATAGAACTTAGCACATATTCAAAAACATTGTTCATTTTTATTCTCCTTGTGGATATTCTCCAAGCATAAGAAGTTGAATGTTGCAAAATTTTGCCATTTTTTCGTTATATTTTTGAGCACATTTTGCCATAAATTCCCATTTTCCGATTTGCTTCTTGCCAATCATGCAATCATAAAAAGGCTGATAATATTGTCCGAAATCCTCATCGTCAATAGCAATATAGTCATAATCGTTCCATTCATCAAGATGTAAAAGGTCTACCGTTACATTACAATCAATTGAACTATGGATAACAAAATTTTTAGAACTGTACCATAGATGTTCTTTCCCATCTTTTTGAGCACCCCAAAACCCCTCTTTGAAACCATTTGCAAGAAGAAACTCAATCTGCTTTTCTTGAGACAAATTAATAAAATCGGGAGTGAGCTTATAACGATTGATTTTCATATTCGTGCTCCTTTATCAAATGAGTAAAATTTCACCTGAAAGTCTCTGCCCACAATAAGGACAATACTTATTGTTTTTAGCTTCTGTTTTCTTCATAGGATGCTGACAAGTAGTACAACAATAAGTGCCTTGAGCTTTATAATAAATAATTCTTTTTGGAATATCTCTTTGCTTATTATATCGAACAAGTTTTTCTTTGGGTTGAATACGAAATTGATTGTGTTCCCAATCAAACCCCATAAAAATATTTTCAACCCCTGTCCCAGCACGAGCCCCCATTGACATTTCTTCCAAGGTAATAATTACATTGACTTCATCAGAGTTTACATATTTATCTTCACAATAGCTATCAACAATCTTTTTTAGTTCGGCTAAAGTCATGGTGTTTCTTTTCCTCACATTTCTCATAATAGAATTTAATGGGATGCTCATTTTCAATCACATTTCCATAAATTAAACCAATTTTATAGATATAATTTTCTTTGAGCTTTTTGGGAATTTCGAAAATATATCTGCGGAATGTTTCAAGAGAATGAGCACGTTTATAATGATTACAAGACTTGCAACTTGGCATTAAATTGCTAATGTCATTACTCCGTTCTGTATTCCACCGTCTCTGAGGAATAAAGTGGTCTACTTGCATATCTTTGTAGTCAATTTTTCGTCCACAATACGCACAATGCCCATCATATTTATTATAGACTTGTTCTCGAATTTTCTTAGGAAAGGTCACAATTTTTCTCCGCAATCCAGCGACTCAAAGAAGCCGTGTACTTATCCATTTTATTAATGTTATGCAAATGATAGTAAGATTCAAAATAAAGCCAATGATAAACACAAGCAATAATAAAATAAATACAACCTACAACATACCACAAAAGAGGATAGTCGCTAATTGTGGATTGAATTAAGGTAAACAGGGCGGCAAAAGCCCAAAAAGAAAACTGTTCATAATAAATGTCGGTCTTTTCTTCAAAAAAGTTCATACTTTTTCTCCTTTAACAAATAAAAAAATATGTTACGTCGGCAAGATTTTCTGTAGAATAATCTTCACAATATGAAGTCCAGTCGCTGATAATCCAAGCAAAAAAATGCTTAAGTCCTTTAACAGTTCCCCATCCATTAGGAGATTCATATTGCTTATACTTTTCTGGGTGCTTTTCAAGCTCTGCCAAGCCATTTGCAATGTGGGGAATAATATCTTTGCAAAGTCCAAGGCAGCCCTCAGCACACCAGTTTTCAAGTCCTGTAGACTTAATAATCATTTCACGGACATTCCAAGTAATATTTGCATCGGTGTTGTCACCATAAGGCTCAACATATACATTATCTAAGCCCTCAACTTTCACTCGAAAACTAATATCATAACTCATTTTTAGTCCTCCTTATTTTTAGGGATAGCAACAACACTTCCAATCCTAAAAGAAACAAGCTCATCAGGATTGTTAGGATTAACGTTTACGTTGCAAAGGTCAACCGCTTGATAAAACTTTTCAGGTGAAAAATCAGTTCGTAAAAGCACAGGAATCTTAACACTGCATTTAGTTTCATCGTGATATTCGATAAGCAGTTTCTTAGAAGAATCAACAGTTCCAACAACAGGAGTTCCAACAACAGGGGCGATTGTTTTAACAATATCAGTTTTATTTAAACTTTTTTCAATTACAACAGGAGCTTTACAGCCATTATGCGTATTGTAATAACGCACCATCTTCTTGACCGCTTCTTCGGTTACATACCAGCCATTTTTGTTTTGAGTAAGCGGAAAATCAACTGTTGTAGTATATTCGTAAACCATCTTAATTATCCTTTCCTAACGGATTATTTTCAGCGTCAATGGTTTTAATGTCGAAATCAGTTTTCTTACCAACTAATTCGGGATATTCGTTCTTCCAATCTCTTGAACGAACTGTAACTGAAACGGGTGTAGATTCAAGAATCTCATAATCTTCCATATAGGTTTTAAGAGAAATATCGTAATCATGGATATAAATTTCCTGAACTTGATAATAATGATAATTCTCTACCATTTTAGTGTTTATAATAAAAGACCAACTAATAGCAAGGATAAAAAGACCTAATCCAATTCTGGTTGCGATTTGACGGATAATTTTATCAATGGTAGATGCACAAACAAGGAGACTTACAAAAGCTCCAACATACAAAAACACAAGCGCACATACAACAATAAAATTAGGTTGATAAGTAGTATAATTTACCAGATAAGAAGTGGCGATTTCCATAACTTCATACTCCTTTATTTTTTATATGCCCATTGTAACAGATAAAAAAAGGTTTGTCAAGACCTTTTAAGAAAAATCCTGACAAACCTTAATTATTTTTAACCAGCATCAAAATATAATTCTGGGGCTCTTTCTGTAGTATGACTATATTGTTTTTCCCATTTCATATCCGTTTTAAATTCTGGACGGAAATCTCCGTCTCCATCTGAATAAAAACCAATTAAAGAGGAATGACCAATTTTACCACAAAATTCCATATAATTTAGAAGAGACAGAAAATGATTAATCCATCTTTCTTCCATTGTACAAGAAATAGTAAAAGTTTTCTCTGCCATAATTTATTCCTGAGAAAGCTTCTGTCGAGTTGCTGGGCCACATTTGCCATCAACTTCAAGCTCACGAGACTTCTGATAAGCCTTGAGAGTGTTGTAAGTGGCTGGACCAAAACTACCATCAATGTCACAAGTAAATCCAGCTTTGCAAAGCTGTTGCTGCATCCACTTTACATCATCTCCCTTGCACCAACGAACAAGTGCGCGAGTGGGAAACTTATGATTATTTACCTCATATTCATTTTGCTGTCCCTTACGCTCAAAAGTAATAATAGCATTAATAATACGATTCTCAGATAGCGCATGGATGGTCTTACCCTCATATTTCATAATCTCTGAGCCACCGCCATCAAGCTTAATGAGATTAGTAAAGCCCATTGGCTTAAATTTATAATAAGCTTCGGCATAAGGTGAAATCATATTACTACGAGTAGACTTCCAATCCATGATATAAATGTTATTGTCATTGGGCTTAAGTCCAAGAAGAATATGATAGGTTGCGCGGAGTTCGCCGCCACTCCAACCTTGAGGTTTAACATAATCCTTCCACATAACGTCCTTGCCATCCTTGATTAGAGGAATACCTGCAATGGCGTATGTCATAGTATCTCGAAGCTCAATTAAGTCTTCCATATGTGGCTTGCCATTTTCGACATAAAAAGTTGTGAGAGCATGACCACAGAACTGAGGAACACCGCCCTGCGCGACGTAGGAATTATAAAAATACTTTTCTCCTATAAACTTTCCACGCAAGTTATTATACTTCGCGAGTGGAACTGAAGTGGCTTCAATGTCACAAACAAGATGATTTACTGGAAGAGTAAAATATTCTCCGCTTTCTTTGAACCCAGCAAAGAAGTTTGCATTTACATAAGTAGAATGATTCTTCACATTCTTTTTTGCACAATTTACCATCTTAATAGCAAATTCGTCAACAGAACCTGAAAGAATATTAACCCCATCTTTTTTTGTTAAATTCATTTAAAGTAAAATCTCCTTTATCAAATATCAAAAGCTATTTAATTTTCTGGCTGTAGCTCACAATAAATGGTGCGTACAATAACCAGTCCTATATAAAACAGTAAAGTCTTAATCCATCCCATCCACGGAATCCCTAATAGATAACATAAACCCTTAGAAAGAATAGCTAAAACAAAGTATTCTAATCCAAGTCCAAAAAGAATTAACCCTAATGAAAGAACTATAATTCCCACAACAATGGCAGTCACTAAAATACCAGCTAAAATACCTGTTGTGCAATCTGTCACTACAGTGATACATTTAATAAATATATCTTTAGCTATGTTAAATAAATTACTTACTTTCATTATTTTGACCTCCTGTATTAAACACAGGCCAGAAATAATAATCGAGAATATTTCCTCTGCCCTCGTTAAATTCGTTTACAGAATTAAAATAGTTTTCTAACTGATTGTATTTTTCTTTTTTAGATTCTGTTTCTTCAAGTTGGTCTACTTTCTTTTGTGCTTTTGCTCGAATTTGAGAGAGCTTTACAGCATCTTTGTAAAAAGCAGATTCCAAGAAAATTTCTTGGCGAGCTTTGTTGATTAAATACATTGCTTTTTGAAATTCAAGTTGAGCTTTTCTTTCTTGAATAACTGTAATAAAATATTTATGATACCCCTCACAATCGCAAGTATAACTTCCTAATTCTGTTTTAACATCTTCTTGCATTTGAGCTAAAACATCTGGTTTGAAAAGGCGCATTTCTTTGCCACAGAATTTACATTTATGAGGAATATCGGCAACGGTGCGCTCTCGAATTTTTTCTTCCTTGTTAATTTCATCACAGTTGATTACTGTAAAATTATTTGAGCTAATTTTATTTTTTAACTCGTTCTTTTTCAAATCTTTCTTTTCCATTCAGCTAAACGCTCACATTCTTTCGCAGCAGATTCTACCGATTTAGCATATCCAAGTTTTGTTAAAGCATGATAATAAGCACAAATAGCACTGAAATCAATCTTCATGGATTTTGTGTTGCCTTTAATTTCAATTCCAGCTTCTTTTAAACCAGTGTAAATTTCTGCGTTTAGGAAAGTATCATTTTTAATTTTGTTGCATACTGACATGAGCCATGCTTCGCAATGTGGAGTAATATAAGGGTCAGTCATGATTATTTTCCTCGTCTTTCTTGAGATATTCTTGAGAAGAATAATAAAGGTAAGTTTTTACAAAATTAAATTTCTCTTCTGCGTTTTCTGTATTTTTATATAAATAAATATAACCATAAAGAACAGAATCGAGATAATTAGTTGTGCAAAAATTATATCCGTTTGCATCGAGACATAATTCATAATTCCCCTCAAAACAAAGAAGTGGATAATAATGAGGCTTATGTTCTCCAATCAAAGATACGGATTCAATAATATATAGAACATCTGTGATTTTATGAGCTACACAAGAACAACCTTTAGTATAAGCATTATGTTGGAAATAAGTTATAGCATCTTTTAATTCTTCCTGTGTTTCTTTTGCTTCGGCGTAAGTTTGATATACAAGATATTTCTGAGCTTTTGGAGTTTTAGTGTCCAATAAGTCAGAATAAAACTTTTCTACTTCTTGATAATTTAATTCCAAAATTGAAACTCCTTTCTCTGGTTTGTTTTGATTATAACACACAATATCTTGTATGTCAAGAAAAATTTTTGCGAGTTTGTAAGTATAGATATTTATATAGACTAAAAGAGCGGATAAATTTCCGCTCTCTTAGTCATTTGATTTTTATTTTATGAAAGGAGGAATCTACTAACATTAACTAATTAAATCTTCTTGTAACGAGTCTCACGAATTTCCTGAACGGAAGGAACATTACTAATATCAATGTGATTCTTATTACAATAACGCTCAAGATTTGCACACAGAATTCGCGCATCCTTAAGAGCACCTGCAATGATTCGGTCAAAGTCGCGGTGATATTTATATAGCGCCTTTTCACGAGAGAGCTTAATGCCATCGTCCTCATTAAAGGTATCGCCATCCTTGAAATTGACTCGTGCAGCACCCTTATAAGAAGGCTTCATAATAACAGACTCATGGAACTTAGTGTCTTCAAAGGCAACATACTTAGTAGAAAGTGTACTAAAAAGCTTAATAAGAACATTAAAAGCATCAATGTCAGTATTCTTAAGCTCTGCCTTAGTTACACCAGCATCCTCAAGAATTAGATACTGAAAACCATCTTCATAGCAACCGCAACACTTATTATCACAATCGAACAGGAAAGGCTCATCCTGAGTAGAGGTTGTGGGCATATAGTTATCAATCATTTTTTGTTTCTCCTTAAATTTGTCTAATTAAAATGTTTAAATTGTTTACTGTTACTATATATAAAACTACAGGTGTAGCTTATTTTTTTATTGTTTGAAACCAAAGCTACACCTGTATGAATTAGTAGCAAATATGACGAAGAGAATTAAAAATCTCAAGTCCTGCAATATACCGTGCTTCTCTCAGACAATCTTCCATAAGAGCGTCCATTGCAGCGTGTCCTAAACCACCGTTCAAACTTGCATCCCGCTCACAATCGTTGTAAATTTGTTGAGCTCTTGCTTCAAATTCTTCATGGGTCATTCTGTTTTGGTTCCTTTTGCTGGGGTAAAATGTGTCTTGCGAAAGGACACATGAGGTACACTTAAGTTGTTTGGAAACAAGGGAGAAGAGTTAACTTCTCCCTTGAGAAGCATCAGAGGAGATGGGACTCTCACCCATAACCTGCGGTTTTAGAGACCGCCGCTCTGATAATTGCGCTACTCCTCGATATTTAATTTTTAGAAAGGACTCGACGCTAAAGAAAGGAAAACTCACCAGAAAGCTAACAAAACAACACACAAAATTCGATTGGAGGAATCAATGATTTAGTAAATAAAATAGTATTTTTATCTATTATAACCTATGTTGCTGTAAGCGTCGATTTGAAAGATTACTTATACAACTATTATTTTGTTCTATTGGTTCCCAAGGTGAGGCTCGAACTCACGGTCTCCCGATTTGGATAGAGAAGCAAGATTTGAACTTACATCAAAGGTTTTTCTTAAACTATTCTCTCATAAGTCGGGTGCTCAAAACCAACTGAGCTGCTTGGGATTATATTCTCGACCCTGTTTGAATTCTTAATTAACAGTTAAGTCCAAAAAAGTTTGCTGTGAGGGTCGATAAAGAAAGGAAATTATATGAACTTAAGAGAAATCATTTTCTCTTATTAGCGATTTTAAACAAGAATCTGACTTGTTTTCTTAGGTGCTTCTCCCTCAAACTCATAATCAATATAAGGATACATCTTTTCAGATATAATCTTATTCTTACATACTGGGCAAATATATTGAATCTTTGGGGGATAAGTCGGAATCATCTGATTTGTCATTTCCATCTCAGCTTTACACTTTGCACAGAAAAGACTAACCTTAAACGCACGAGTTACATTTGACTGCTTCTCAAAGGTCGCAAGTTCAGTTGGATTTGTTCCAAGAATTGCTGGACCATTTGGAGTATTGATAATATCCATTTAAAATGTTACTCCTTAGTTTTGTTTTACTGTTTGTTTTTAATCTCGACTCATTGTACAAATATAAACCAAAATTATATGTAGAAGAAAAATTGCTGTGAGAGTCGATATGTTAAATTATTTATCAGTTGTGGCAGGACTCGAACCTGCGAATAACGGAGTCTGGACTCAGAAGCAAGACTTGCACTCACATTGTCGGATTATCGTCCGATAGCCTACTAACAGAACTTATACAATGCTACTTAACCCATCACATTATATAACCCATTTAACTGATTCTGAGAAAGTCCGTTGCCTTACCGCTTGGCTACACAACTATATTTAAGAAAAAACAAGAACTTCGGTTGGGACTTTCGATTCCTCACCCAACAACTCCTACATATCCTCCGAAGAGGCTGACCGACAGGAGGTAGTTTAATTTATTTATCGTGTTTTACTACCACGAAGTTCTTGGTTTTATAGCGCGGTACCGGCGACCCTCCGGCCTCTCCTACCTCGGAAATAGGAATCTTAAGTAACATAGACCAACCGCGCATATTGAACTCTTGACTTTAATAAGAGTATAACATATTTTTATTTGTTTGTCAAGAGTTTTTTAAAAAATTATTTTTTATTTACTAACTCTTTAAGATAATCTCTTGTTTTATCATGACCAAATTCTTGCTCGTATTTTATTAAAGAAAAATCAGTTATTTCTAATTTTCTTTCCCAACAAGATAGTGTTCTTTTTATTCCATTTACTGTATATTGACTGTAGGAACACATTTCTTTTTTAGGTGTATTATCACGAGTGGGTCTGGGACTATTTAAATTAAATTTCTTAAGCCACTTTTTTATAGATGTTCCACTTACTCCATAAAAACAACCAAGACTTTCTAAACTTGGGTGTTTTGGAATTTCTTTTTCTAATTCCTCCTTAGATGGACATTTCGAAAGATTTTGATTTCTTTTTCTATCACATTCTACACATCTAATTGCTCCTTTGGTAATTTCTTTTCCGCAGTCAAAGCAAAAATATTTCTTTTTTTGTCTTAAAATAGGAAGAGAAAATTTTTCTTGTGATAATAAAGTTGTGTTTTTAGAAAGAGGTTTATCATTTTCAAAAGATAATTCCTTTGAAAATGGTAATGAACCTGATAAAATATTTTCAGCTTTATTTGAAGGAGACTCTAAATGAGAAGAATAATCAAAATCTTTTATATCTTTTATCGTACTTCGATTTTTCTTTCTGGAGTAATTTTCTGTTTGACTATGGCAATTAGGACATAATTCTGCTATATTGTCTAATTCATTATTAGTTCTATCTCCATCTTTATGATGAAGTTGTATAATAATAGGCTTTCCGTTCCATTCTGTTATGCCACACTCTTCACATTTTTTAAAAGTTTTAATTCCAGCTTTAATTAACTTGTTTCGTAAAAGAGATGAACTATAATTAGTTCCCTTTTTAAAAACCTCTCCAAAAGGAATCTCATTAACGTGCTCTTTCTTTTGAGCATTTTCTTGCATTTTGGAAAAATCTAAATCTGGAAACTGCCGCAAGAAAATTTTTAATGCCTTATAATCTTGTCTTCCATCTCTTTTTCCAATACGAGATAACAAATCTGAATAACTTGTAGAAACATTAATTAACTCTTGCCACGTTTCTTTTGGAATTTCTGCTAATTTTGATAGTTGTTTTCTACGATTACTGTTTCGTTGTGCTTTCTCTATTTCAAAATTTGAGGAATAAAGAATAATTTCTTCTTCTTTAAGATAATGATGATTATGAGGTTGACAATGTGTAGGGCATCTAAGCAGATTATCTTTATTTATACTAAGATTTGTAGCACCACACACTTCACATTTTACTAAAAAACGTCTTGGCTAAATTGTTTTAGTTCTTTGAAGTTCTCCAAGAACCTCGTAAATACCGAATTTATCTCCGATATTAATGTCTTTTTGTTTCATTTGCTTTTCCTTTTTTATTTTTCTCAAACAAGAGAAGAAGTGCTCAACCATAGGTGCAAAAAAGAAAGGAGGCGATTTCAAAATGAAACTCAAAAAATGAACAGAAAGTTGAGAACAAACAAAGGAGAGCTGTCAGTTACAAACTATACTAATTGATAAAGCAATGGGAGCACGTTCTTCTCTTGATTGTGACTTAATTATATCACAGATTTTCAAGATTGTCAAGAGTTTTTTCAGAGTTCTTTTCTGTATTTTTAGAAACTCCATAAATCTCCTGAGTTACCTTGCGACGTTTAACCTCGTTGTTATAAGCTCTGTCACGAGAGTTTACGTTAATATCATTATAGGCAGCAATATAAACTTCATTTCCACATTCCTCACAGAATGCAATTTTTTCATCATAACTAAAATTAATTCCACGAATAGTAAGATTAACTTTAGCTACATCTGTATCATAGCCAACCATCTTATTACAATGAATACAAAAGACCGTTGGCTTAGAATTCTTAAAATCAAACATCAGAATAAAACTCCGTTTTTATTTACCTATTTTAGCCCAAATTTGCAACTTTTGCGGTCAAATTTGGTGACTTTCGCGTGTATTTACCCAATATCCCGCCATGCTATATTTAGGGATGCCAGTAACTTCGGTTGCAATCATCTCAGGCCAAGGGAATTTATATCTTTTAGCTTCTGCTGTAGATTCAAATTCTACCTCAGCATAAGCCCAAGCATCATCAACAATACTAATTTCAACAGGCTTTTGACCATCCATACAGACAGTAAAACGTTCTTTCTTGATAGCCTTTTTGCCTGTTTCCTTACTCATTTTAGCAACAAACTTTCGAGCAGAAAAAAGCTTATCCTCAAACTCAAGTCTTTCAAGTCCATTACCAACTTTGTAAGTCAACTTGCCATTATTAGAACCAGCTTTATAACGAATACGAGTTTCGCTGATGATGCGATTATCAGAATCAACGATTATCTCAAGATAATACTGCCACAACTGCTCTCTAATAACGTTAGCTTCATCTGGGAAACTAAAATCTCCGCCCTTTAGAAGCCATTTACGTTCGATTTCTTTACTCATATATTACCTCATCAGGCTCATAGTTTTTGTTGAGAATATAATTATACTGCTCTTCTTCTCGTTCGCGGGATTCTCTTGAGCTAACAACATCAGCAACCCACTCACGATAATAAAAACGCATAACTTCTTCCATGTAATTTTTATCTTTATAAGAGGGAAGCCCAAAATCAGGATGCTTAAGACTGTATTCATTATATTCCTGACAAACTGCTGGATACCAGTCTCTATTACTTATCCGAGACCAAGGGAAAATTTTAGAGAAGAAACCAGTATTTTTCTTCTCAATCCAAATTTCATCAATAATATCAATAGGACTGTAAACTACTTGGTATTCTTCTCCGTCAAAGATAAACGGAATAGACAGGCATTCTTTACTCATGCTGGGTCATTTCCTTTTCTATAAATTTTATGGTTGCGGGAGTTGGAGTTGAACCAACGTGGACGAGGTTATGAGTCTCGTTTGGGAACCGACACCCTTCCCGCCTTAAATATTTTTAAAACTCGACACATTTATACATTCTGTCGCTCTACCCGTTGAGCTATGTCCGCATATTGGTGCGGACAGTAGGATTCGAACCTACAACACACAGGCCCCTTGTAAGTATTATAACTTTGTTGCTGTTAGTGTCGAAATAATTTAATTAATAATTTAAATTATATCTTTTTTTCGATAAGGGATATTATATTTTTTACACCATTTTCGGACTGCATTATCTGATACCCGATATTTGCGTCCAAGATAAAGGAAAGAGTATTTTTTAATTTCTTCTGATAAAACTTCTTTTGACGGTCTTTTTACTTTCTGTTGAGCTTTTTGAGAACATTCAACACAATAACGAGATTTGTTAGTCTTTTTCTCTTTTCCGCATAATGAACAATATAAAGATTTTTTTTGTTGTTTTATTTTATTGATTTTTGCTTTTTTCTTTTTTCTTTCAAAATCCCACATAATCATTTTGTAAACTCTTTCTAATTTACGAGGCAAAACAAAATTTTTATAGGAAAATTCTTGGTAAAAAGAAAGAAATTTCTCTTTTTCTTTGAAAGAATTAATTATAAGAGCATATAGTCCTTTTTCATTTTCGGGAGCTAATCGAAATTTTTCAAAAGAGAAAATATTTATTATTTCCTCACAATCAGTCTTACTGCCTAAAAATTCAATTTTCCCCTTGTTTTCTGATATGTGTCCATCTCCATCAAAAAACCGCACAACAAAAGATTTTTTATATTCTTCTGGAATGGTAGAAATAAAAGAACAACCTAATAAAGATTTTCGCGAAATTATATTAAAATGAGATAAATCTTCTTTTATCTGCTTTGAACAAATTGTTATTCCACAACAAGGGTAAAATTTATTTTTGGCTTTGCTTACACGAGTATAAATAGTTCCACTAAATTTTAAATCTTTTTTAAATTGCTCAATAGCGCATCGGTCGCTTTCTTTTAAAACAAAAGTTAAAGCATTAGTTTTATCTTTTATGTTTCCATCCGCAGCTAAAAATCCTAACCAATAAGCCATCTAAGGAGACCAACACTTAAAATAATTTTCATCTACAGATAAATACTTATGCTAAGATTTTGAAATATCAGAAAAAGTAAGCATTTTAAACTCCTAAATTATTACAGGTAGCGGGACTCGAACCCGCACGGATTGCTCCGAGAGATTTTTCCAAACAAGAGGGTTTGAACCTCTATCTATTTAAGAATAACTTAAATCGCATTACTTATGCTATGTAAGGGAGTCTCTTGTGTCTACCAATTCCACCATACCTGCATATTCAGTTTAGCAACTACTGACAGACCAGCTTTCCACATATCTGCCCTCGGTTCGATTGGGGAGAGGTTTACAGGAATATTCCGACAAACTTGCACCCAATTATCTCGGTCATTTTCATTACTAAACTTAGAATAGCCTTTCTATTTTTACCAGTCCATCAGGCTTGGAGGTCGGTTTAGTGTCGAATACATTATAACCTGTTAAACTGTATTCCGAGATAAATTTCGTATCTATCTTACGGATTTCTTGTTTTTTTGAAAAGACATCAAGAAATATCTAACCATTCTGTCTTTTGGTTCGAGGTGCTTTTATCGGAGTCACTATAGCGCATTTTTCATCCCTTACACAATTTTCAAAGCAGCAACTCGTTTACTAATTGTTTATCGGTTTATCCGAACCTCGATGGACCCTACAACTGGAATCGAACCAGAAAACCTCCCCCGATGCGTCTGTTATCACTAAAAAGCTATTTTAGTGTTTGCTCAACATCAGTTAATAGGTGTGCTCCTTACACTAAGTAGGGATATAAATGTTATAGACCTTTTAACTATAACTCACAGGTTTCCCCTTATACAAACAAGGTGGCGGGTCGTTGCTGTGTTTTTAAAAGAAAGTCCTTGTTATACTTTTTCTTTCAAGGATTTAATTGAATGAGAAACCCAATCCATTACTCAAAACCTCTTACTTTATAGAGCCTATAGAGCACAAACACTCAAATAAGAGCTATCGACTGTGCTACCGTTGGTAATGTGACGATTTCTCACTGGTAGCTGGGTTATTTAAACACTCACCAGCCATTCGTGTAAGGGGAATCCGAAGACACCCACCCTCCACTTCTCTTTTAAGGGAAGAGAGAAGAAACTTCCCTACCTTTACTCAGATTCGAACTGAGACCCCACGAATACGACTTCGCCGTGCTTCCGTTACACTATAAAGGCAAAGCGCTTTCTGAAAGACCCAATAAACTTTCAGCCCTTATACTGAAATCCTCTACATAATATCCTCTGCACAGGAATTGAAAGATATTCAGGGAAGGTTTTATATTGGAAAAATGCAGGCTTCGCAATAAAGGATTTAGATGCTACATAGCGGATTCGAACCACTGTTTTTCGGGTTACGAACGAACTGCCATTATTCAAATGTAGCATATAAGTGAGCAAGCTCGACACTTTTATTCAGGCCAACCACGACTTAGACATTCCTTGCTCAAGGGATACTCTAATAGGGAGTCGAACCCTACACGATGTTTTTCAAGAACATTAAGTAAAATTGCTGTGAGTGTCGAATGGACATTAAACATTTACAAAAGAATCTGGTAGTCGGATTGAACTTCCTCTTCACCGACTATTCGGAGGGTTAGTCACCTTAATCCTCTCGGAGAGTAGGATTCTCATGCAGTCTAACCGTAGCATGAGCTATACTTAATTACCTCAGTAACTAAGAAACTGTTTAGGTAAGTTCGCTACGCTTACCCCGTGGAATATCCACGCACGATTTTCCCGAACATAGATTATCCTATCATATTAGCACCCCGATAGGTTCTCTCACTATATATCGTGTTCTTCCCTTTCATTTTCTGCTTCGAACGCCAATCACTTGCGTTTTACTCCAAGACTTCGGACGGGAGTTGGGGAGAGAAGATTTAATAGTCCATCTCCAAGACTGTGGTAATGATAATAAGCAGGACTGCGATTAATCCTTACTTAAATGTTTCCTATAATTACTGCTCACCACACTCTTGTAATTTACAACATATATATACGATATATGAGGTCGGGGTCGCTTCTTTATTATATTGTTCATTTAAGCTCACGCACTTATTACCATTTGGTAGTTGGGTTGTTTTGAGACTCACCAACCATTCGTCTTCCTTGATTGTGTACTTAGTATAGCATACTTTGTTTTGTTTGTCAAGGGGTTTTTAAAATATTTTTTTAGAATTTAAAAACCTAAAAACATCTAAAAACAATATGTGGTAGCTATGACCCTGTTTCATGGTCAATTACGAAGAGCAGTTAAAGGTTGTTACCCTTTACCTAAAATCTCTCTTCAACCTCTTACGAGGGACTAAGCCGTATCATTTGGTTTTCCCAACTCATTTCGGCTTGCGGATTTGTTACCTACCGCTGTACTACCTGTTAACCTTTCTATGCTAACCCCGACCCGTCTGAGCAACTGCCGTTAGCCATCTTGTTTTTAGTGTAACTTAAGTATATCACAACATTTTGTATTTGTCAAGAGGTTTAGAATAAAAATTTTCTTTTATTCGGGAAAATGTTATCTGCCTCATACATCATTGCTAACATACATTTTTGATAGAAAAGCAATTCTATGCCTAAAAGGTCTTGTGTTAAATTTACTTTTTCCCAAGAGGACATTTGAGAATAAGAAATTAGATGCTCTTCCAGAATCTTTTCATTCATTCTCCATGTTCTCCTTTATATAAGGCAAATAAGAATAATAAATATACTGACAAATTTCGTAGCATTGCTTTATTGTGATGCCAGCTTCGGCTAAATTTACATCGTTTTCAATGTCTTTCATAATATTAGGAGAATTTTGTTCCATATTATTAAGACAATTTTCAATTAGATGCTCTAAACAAGTCATTTAATTGCCCTCATAAACTTCCAATTTATTAGCCTCATAAAATGCCCACGCAAATGCAGGAGGAGTCATTGCTCTAAATTCCGCATCTGTTTCAGGCTGATGATGCCAACTAAGCTGAGGAATATTTTTCCAAGCAGACTTATGTAGGAAAGCAAAATTAGGCTTATTTCTTCCCTTACGAGTATATAGAGGAATCTTATTAGGAACATCTTCCCAACGAGAATACTTCTTTGGAGGAATGTTAAAATCACCCCAAATATCTGTAGCCTTAGTCCAAGGGTCTCCATACTCCCAAGGCTGAAAAGTCATATCAGGAGTCCCAAGAAAATCGCGTAAATGTCCGCGAGGATTTTCTAAAGCCCACCAAGTAGGAAAGCATTCGCCAATAATACGCAAACACGCATTAACAATTTCTAAACCAGCGTCAAAATCACGATGGCGATTTTCAGCAATACAATTTAGATTGCTAAATTCTGTACAAGGTGGAGCAGCAAGGACACCCCAAACATTCTCAGGAGGCTTGTAAGTTCGCACGTCATATTCAGGAAGAGTAATGATACGAACATCATACCCATTTAACTGCCAAGGACGAGACCATGAACCAGTACCGCCACAAAGGTCAAGAATAATTTTCTCTTTTGCGTTGGAAGTCATTTAATCTTCAACCTCAATTCTAAGAATCTCTTTTTGGTTTGGCAATTTAATTGCTTCTAAACTAAGGTTTGTCTTAACAGATTGACCACAAATGTATTCATAATACCTTTTTGTTCCGCCAAAAATTTCGTTATAATCTTGTGAAACCTCAATAGATAGATTGTTTAATGGTCGAACCATTTGAGTGATAAAACAATTCTTCCCATTTATTTTAGTTTTTATCTTTAGAGCAAAAGGCTTTCCAGAATCAAGGTCAAGACAAGACATATCAAAATAGCTTGTGCCGCAATACGGACACTTATTTAATTCAATATTAAATGGAGCACCGCAGTTAATACAATTTCTATTTGACATGGCAAGTCCTTTTTTGCGTTAAATTCTCTCGACACTATATTATGTAGGTTTATGAATCAAAAATCAAAATCTATTAAATATAAAAAGTTGCTGTGAGTGTCGATAAGTAGTATGGTAAATGGTAGTCGGGTTTAGTATAAAGTTCACCGACCATTCGCTTAGTCTTCACTGTATCGTAGTTAAGGAGACCAAATATTATACGAGCAAAGTAAGTTTACACATTCTTGCCACTGGTGGCTGGCGGGAAAGGTGAGACTCGAACTTACGACACCACGGTTAACAGCCGTGTGCTCTAACCAACTGAGCTACATTCCCATTTTCTGTTTTATAATTTTCGTTGGAATTCTTCAACTTTCTTTTTAACTGTGGTCACAGAAGCGTGAGAACAATTATCTTGTCTGAAAAGAAGATTGCCGTTTTTATCGAAAACCTCAAAATATCCAATCTTTTTATTATTTTTTACATAAAGGCCAAGATATTCAAAATCTTTTCCAGACCAAGGTTTCATATTAAAAACTCCTTTAATCGCCCACATCAGTTTGGGGCTACCAAACAATTGGTGCGCCAAAGGAGGCTCGAACTCCTGACCTAACGGTTAAAAGCCGTTTGCTCTACCAAACTGAGCTATTGGCGCATATTAATTCGGTTTGGGAACTCTACTGGTTTTCAAGTGTTCCAACTCAAAATAGGAGCGTACTAACAAGAAACGCAGTAGGTTCTTCTACCTATTTAAATAGCAAGATTGAATGTGATTGGCATACCACGTTACAGGGAACTTAAAACCACTCTTGCAAAATAAAACAAATTTTTTATTCCTCTTTTAATAAGAAGGTGTGTACCCAAAACCGTTAAAATGGTACACTTGCTACCTTTTAATTTTATAGTTGGGAAGGTGTCTTTTAGCAACATATTACGCACCCCAAGTAAGTGAGGCTGGCGAACTACATTTCCCCGTGAGTTATCTTACTTTCTCACAGTTACCGATTAACCAACTTTATGTATTTATTATACCATATTGATTTTGATTTGTCAATAGGTTAATAACTTTTTTTGTTCTCGACTCTTTAATAAATTCATGAAGCTGTCTTACCACTTGACCAATCCTCTCAGGGAAAGGATTATGGAATCGAACCATAGTTAGCTTCTCGGCAAGAATATTATTAAAAATTTGCTGTAAGAGTCGAAAGAGTTAAATCATGAAGCGCTCGTTTGAGCTTGTCTTTATATTAGCACAAACCTTTTTGTTTGTCAAGACCTTTTTAAACTTTTTTAGAAATTTTGATTACTTTTTATTCATGCTACGAATATAGTCAATGACAAACATAACCCACATTCCAAGAATAAAAGGAATAATAACATTCATTATAGATACTCCGCTGGAATCTTAATACAGTTGTTGTCCCACTTCTTATAAGCGTCAAGATATGCTTCGTCCTTATCACCATTAAGAGTAAATTCGTAATACATACCATCCAATAGAGTGGTAGAGAGAAGAGCCTTCCAGTTCTGCAAAGTCTTACAATACCACACGATATATATATCAAAATTGGGTACAGTATCAGACTTATCCAAATGATTAATTACATAATTATGAACAGACTTATCCAAATGATTAATTACATAATTACGGACAGCATTCTTACTAAATTCAAAAAATTTCGTGTCCGTCATTTTTATCTACCTCAATTTCTTTTACATATTCCCACTTATAACCATAAGCAGTCTATCTTTTCCCCCTACATACGTCAATAATATGTCCACTAACTCCTCCTAAAGAAGTAGCGTTTGGCTATACATAACGAGCAGCATCATTTAAAGTATCAAATATTTGAATTAAATCGCCAGTATCTTTATCTAATTGTTTAACTGCTTTTCCATTAATATTTCGACTAACTTCTTGAAAAGAATAAATTTTTTCTTTTCGTTCTTGAAGAATAGTTTCGATACTATCAACAGAAACATTTAATTTTCGAGAAGTTTCCCTTATGTTTTTACTTTCTTTGTAAACAGTAACAATTAAATCATAGTCAAGATATTTTTTGCCATCTCCACCTTTAGTAGCATTATAACCCTATTTATAAGAATTTAATTTATCTATCCAATAAATTTCACGTTCATTAGCATTGTTGGTTTCTTCAATTAATTCAACACGAAAATGTTCAACCCCATATTTACGCATAGCAGAATATAAGGGGCGTTTTTCATTGCGTTTTTTAAATGCATCAAGGCAATGCTACTTAAAACGCTTTTCAATAGAAAATTCAGTTTTTCCAACATAAATTTTATCATTTATGTCATTAATTATTTTATAAATATAAGCCATTTTAAAGCATAATTATAATTTACTTGCTTGTTGCAGTAGTAGTTACAGTTGGAGTAGGAATATCCGTATTGCTATCCATGACAGCCTGAATATAACCAGAAGTAACATACTCTGCTGTCTTAGTCTTAGTATTACCCTTTAGAGCGCCACTAATAGCATAAACAGCAGCCTCAATCTCCTTGCGTAGAGCTGTCTCGTCATAAACAATTCCCATATCAGCGAGCTTCTTCTCAGCATAGTCCATGGCTTCCTGCAACTTTTTCTGTCCATCCCAACCCATAGTAAGACCCATCTGTTCAGCAGCCTTTACTGCAATCTCAGCAATAGTCTTATAAGTCTCAATGGTTGCAAGAGCCTTGTCAATCTTATCCTGACCATACTTATTACGCAAGGCAGGAATAACGACTGCGGTACATAGGGCAACGCAAAGACCAATAACCATCGTCACAATCTGAGTAACATCCATATTTTATAATATCTCCTTTAAATTTTAAATTTTAATTAAAATGGAGCCGATGAGGGTAATCGAAACCCCGAATTCAGATTGGAAATCTGATGTTTTACCATTAAACTACATCGGCATATTAGGGATAGCACCACGCATGATGCTATCCCGTGGTGTCTCCGAAGAGAAGTCACGCGCTAACCGAGCAAAGCTCCACCACATCACAACGAAAGGATTGTTGTAGGCAAAAAATAAAAGTATGTTTTTATCCCACCGCTTCAATGCGCGGTCCATTGTCTACAGTTTTCCAAACGACAAGGACTTCATCTGTTTCCTTATCTACGGTCAAAAGATAAACAGCGTCATAAGGAAGCCAATTTGTTGAGATATAACGATAAGTTTCTCCTGTACCATATTCCATCTCTTCAAAGATATATGCTCCATCTGTACCACGAGCTACAATTTCTGCTCCAACATATTTTGTGGGAGACTGAAGAGTTTTATCCAAGCTATTTGTTAGAGGATAACCAATAGCAACTCCACAAACAATTCCTGCTGACAAAAGAGCAGTAAAAAATTTCAAAACATTTTTAGTGCTATATTTTTCGTTCACCGTTTTCTCAGCAAAAGGTGGAATAAAAAATGCCATAAGTCCGACAACTGAAAAAAGAGCAATTACAAAAACAACTTTATCGAAATTCATTTTTAAAAACCTCTCTTAACTTTATGTGTTTATTATATCAGACCTTTTGTTATTTGTCAAGAGGTTTTTATCAATTTAGCTGGATTTTTTTCAAAGGCTTCATTTCAGCTTCGATAAGAGATAAAGGAACAAGAAATCCTCGACTTGTAAAAAGCTTATTCTTCACCCTTTTCTCCTGCAAAATATCCATTCGGTCTATGACAAATTGCCTAAATTTTCTCATATTAAGAATATATAAAGTCTTAGTTTTTAAGAAATAGTAGAACAAAAATTGCGCATCAGACTTCATAAGACACCGTTCAGTTTGACGCTGTTCATTGCTGATAACTTCAAAAAATAAATTACCAGTAATATAAGTATCTGTTTTTATTTCAACAGTGTAAGATGTACCATCGGTTTTGTTTACAATAAGGTCAATATCTAAATTCTAATAAAATTTATCCCCTGAAACATCTTCTACACTTAATACATCTTCCCTGTTTTCAAGCCATTTAGTTATAGCAATTTCCCGAAGCTAACCTACGGCATTAGATGAATTAAATTCGTAAACTTTATCACTCAATTGTTTCTCTCCATTTTGAATCTTTAGAATATGTGCGGACTGCTGCAAAATTATAATATTCCTCTGCTCGAACAAGCGTATTAATGAAGCCAGAATTTAGAAAATCTTCCATCATTAAATTTACAAATTCAAGTGTCTGAGGATGCATCTTAATACCGCGAGACTTTTTATTAAGCCACCATTTATATTCATTTTCAGGAGAAAAATTTTTCCCATTATAAGCTCTACCAGCCCCAAGAAAATCACAAATCAATTCAAGGGCATACTTATAGGGCATTTGAACAGGTTTACAGCCTAAGTCAAAATTGTCCTGCCAAAATTCATAATGATGCTTATTTCTACCCTTGTGGTGCATCCATGCTTTAGACCATCCATTAACTTCTTTACAATAATCAATAGGACTACGAAAACCCTGATAATATTTTACAGACTCCCAAAATTCGGTAGGAGAAAATTTGCTAAGGTCGTGAACAAGTCCTTGCCACGGAATGCCAGCTTTAAAACAATAATAACAAACCCACCAACGATGCTTCGTTACTGTCTTTAAATGCCCAAAAAATCTCTGGAAAAAATTCATTCTTCTGTCTCCCCTATAATATCAGGTGTATTCATAAGCAACCCAATAGCTTTTGCACAAGCAATTTCATAATTGTCTATGAATTGATTATCACATTGATTAACTATAAAAGAATATGCGGCGATAAGCACTTGAGCAGCACGTTCATTAGTCATGTTAATTACCCATTGTTACAAAAGGATTTACAGTATTACCCATAACTTCGGGCAGATGTCCGTCCCAAGCCTGAGCACGAATATAGTCATTATAATTAGGAGACTTATCAAGCTGTTCCTGAACAACCTTAATTGCATACGCATCAGCATCAGCTTCAATCTTCTTTGCTTGAGCATTAGCCTCTGCGGCAATAACTTCCTGCTTTGCAAGCTCTTCTTTCTTTACAGTCTCATTCTTAACCTTCTGAGCCTCCTGTTCAGCAGCAACCTTCTCACGAATAGTTTGCTCAAAAGAATCCTCAAAATCAACATCAATAATATTCAGAGCGGTAACAGCAACGCCATATTCCTCAAGATTAGAACGAAGAGAATCTTCAACAGATTCCTGTAGAGCGGAACGATTCTGAACAAGTTCTTCTGCCTTATACTTGCCAACTTCATTCTTAAGTACAGAATTAAGCTGAGGCATAATAAGCTTAGATTCAACATTGTTTACGCCAATGGTACGAATAAGAACATCAAGCTTATCAGTAGAATAAGAATAATTCACCTTAATTACAATGTTCTCAACAGTTTGAGTATCCTTGGTGTAAGCAGTTGTCTGTGCTTCGTAAACCTGCTCACGAACATCAATCTTACGAATCTTTTCAATAAAAGGAATACAAACATGAGGACCGGCACCAATAGAAGTATCAACAAGAGTTGCCACGCGATACTTTACACCAACATATCCCTCTGGAATAATCTTAATGCTACTAACAATGATAATTAGAGCAAGAAGAGTGCATACAACAATTAGAGGAATACGAAGAAAGCGAGGAATCTTATTCTTCTTAACAGGCTTTGTGCTATCATTTGTGTTGTAACGTTCATTATACATTTTTCATTACCTCATAATATTTTTTAGATGGGCGAATACTATAAATTGGAATATATTCTCCCGTTTTTACTTTTTCAAATTCTGCTTTCATTTGAGAATGAAGATTGTTATTGAGAGTATGATAAGTCTTTTTAAGATATTTCCATTCTTCTTGACCCGTTTCTCCATGCTTTGTAATAACAATATCATTGTAATATTTATTGGCTATGGTATAATCCCAAATAATTCCACCTTGAGCCAATTGACAGCCAAAAAGGTAAAGTCTTAAAGAATGCCAAATAGATTTCTTCCCGCCACGCCAATCAAAATCTTTTTCAATAGTAAGCTTTTTCTTTCCTTTAACCCAAGCAATAGATGCTCGTTCAGAAATTGACGCATGAGCATTTTCTGGATTGAAAGTAAAAGGATAAGATTTTGTTTTTTTAACAATGAACTTAGGGGAAAGGGAAAGACATTCTAAAGCTTCAACAGAATTTCTTTTAAGCTTTGCAAGCCAGTCTGATTCATGCTCAATATTATATGTGCGATTACCAAACTCATATTGGTCTGGTTCTTTAGGAAAATCATCTGGGACAATCGCAATATAATCCCAATCAGAAGAGTCAGTAGAAGTTTGATAAACTCTTGACCCCCATTCATAGATATTGATTGAAGTGGCAATTAGTTCGTTTTCAGTCATTCTCCGATACGCCTTTCGTTTACTTGACGAATAATTGCTGAATTTTTCCTTTGCTTGAATCCACAAAGGGGACAAAGATAAAAAGTAATAAGACGAGTCACATCTGCAATTCTATCATCGTCTCCATAGCCACAATCTCTAAATACAACTTCTGGTTGAGTTGTAGTTTCAGAAACCGTTTCTAAATTTTCTGCTTCTGAGTCTGGAATAAAATGCCCACAACCGAACCAAATGCATCCTTTAGCAATTATACTGGCTTTATTTTTATATTCTTCACTTTTTTCTGTATAGAAATTAATAGCATCATTTACACGCTGAATTTCGGAAATGTTCATAGAAAATAAAACCTACATTTCATTTGAATTTTGTACCCTCATTATAGCAAAAGAGCTTGAGTTTGTCAAGCCCTTTTTACTATTATTTTCTTGGTTTTTAGGAAATTTTACACTCTGAACTTGAATCAATAGTATAGGGAGTGCTTGTGGTAGGAGTTGATACCACATCTCTACGATTAAATGCTGTTCCATCAAAATGTCTCTCTGTCTTACAAGGTATAGCGTCAGCAATGCCCTGAATCATATTAGAACCACGAGAAACACAAGACGCAGAAATGGTACTATAGCGAGCATATCGGCAAGAAACTGAGAGCATTGCACATTCGGGAATGTTGCTGTCTCTATTTTCGCTATTTACCTTGTCATAATATAGTGTAAACTTTTCTCTATACATACAAACATTGTTATGCTCACAATTTAGACAAGGACATACATCTTTATTGTTAAAATTAACCATATTTAAATCTCCAATCTTGTAAAATGATAAATCGTATTTTTAGTTTCTACGGTCACAGAATTTACTTTTTCCCCATCTCCGTCAACGTTAAAAGATTGTACACGAGTTGTAGTAATAGTGTGCCAGTCAGGATAGTCTTCTGTGCCATAATTCGCACAGAAAAAGAAATGTTCTCCTGTCATAATCTCATGCAAAAATACACAAAGCTTGCCATCAAGAATAGTCCTATCCCAATGAGTAGGACGCTCAGGGTCTTTTACATCAGCTACTACAATATAATAATCTTTTACTAAATTCATTTAATTTACCTCATTCATAGCAAATATAGGTTGTATTACCAAGTTCAGGATGATAATAGGAATGATAAACTTCGCCCTGTGGGAAGGTTGCCTGATACAGAACATTACGAGGAGCAACCACTTCTCGCTCAAGAACTCGTCTCGCTGCTTCGTAACATTCGTCTGGGATAGTTACATAATAATATTCATTGGTTGAATAAGGATACTGAATAATACCGCCATTCTTACCCTCATTAATAATATCCTCAATAGAGGGGTCAATCATCTGCTTACCAATCCCACCTTGAAGCTGTCGATTCAAAACAACACATCCAACATCCATTTTTTCTTCCATGGAAATAAAGGTTGAACCAGCTTCATGCCAGATACAAAAAGCAAGCATTTCATAGTCCCAATCAGTATAAGGATAAAGATAACGTCCAGAATCAATGGTCTTCTGAATTTCTTCTTTGTAATTGTCAAGTTCTCCATAAAGAGGGTTTTCTGCCGCACCAAATTCCTCGAAGCTCTGCATGAAATTATCTACTCGGTCAATTTCAGCATAAAGAGCACTTTTGGTCATATAACGTAGATATTTCTTTTCTACGGAGTTTGCAGAAGAAATATATCCTGAATAGTGATGAAGAATTTCAGTATACTCTTCAATGGCATCAGAATAATAAAGAGCGGTTTCACTTACTGTCTTATCATGCTCTGCCTGTAGAAGCTCTGGAATGGTCTGTCGTTCAGTATCCATACCAAAAACAAAACCAAAAGCCAAAGCTGTGATAATTGCAAAAATGATATGGACCTTTCCAAACTGATATTTTACCCAGTCACTTTTCGTTGCGTACATATTGTACTTGGCAATCAGTCTGTTAGTAATTTTTTTCATTTTGTTAGAGTCCTTTCTAATTGTTTGTGATAATTAAATCGTAATAATACCTGTCTTTCCCTCAAAAAAATTCTTCCACTGAGACTTATCTTTAGTGGATTTAGTAATGCCCTTTGCCTTTTTAGGTAAACCATCGTTATAAGCTTTTGGAGCATTCTGGCGAATAATCCCAAAAGGTAAATTCTTCTTGTCCAACTGCATGGGCTCTTTCACCTTTTCATTGGTTTGAGTATTAAAGAAATGCCCTCGACTAATAATAATATAATCCAAATCTCCGTATTTGTCAAGGACTTTTTCATAAACAAGACTAACTTTTTGTTCTTTTGCTTTCTTAATCACTTCTCGAAGCATTGTCTCAGAATAGCAATAGTCTACATAATTACCCTTAACTGAATTAATAATCTGTGTAGGAATTGGAAGGAAATCAGAAGGAAGAGAGAAAAATTCTGCATTGTGAGTAATCAGATTAACAGGCATATATTTTACCTCAATTATTTTTATTTGTTTTACTTAATTTCGACAAGATAACGAACTGTAACTTGGTCTGGACGATAGAAAATAATTTCAGGATTTCGAAGCATTCCCTTTTCGGGAGAAGCATAAACGCAATGACAAGGAGGATTTTTCTTTTGAAGAACGTTAAAATTAAAATGATAACATTCAGAAGTGTGCTCATAAACCGTATATGGATTACCATAAGCTACCTCAAAAATTGCCATAAATCCAGTTTGAGCATTTCCTTTCGCCCAATAAGAACCAGAAGTTGAAGTGTAACCAATGCTCTTACGCGCAAGCGTAGAAAAATACAATCCGTCAGAAAACATCGAGCCTGTATACACAGCATTAGCAGGTCGAATCTTCAAACCAGTCTTAAGAATATTGAAAAAGTTTTCACTTCGAGAACCATGCCACATAAGTTTTGTGTTACTAATTTTATATTCAGAACAAAAACTCTTAAAATGTTCATCTGTTTCGTGGTTATTAACTCGCCAAACCTTAACAAAACGGTCACTATCTCGCCCAAGCATCTTTTTTACAAGAATTACATCTTCCGCAGTAGCATCTTCCATAGTAATACCCATTTCATCAAGAACAGAAACTTCATTATTATTGGTATCACTATCAGCATTTTTCTTTTCAATCTTTACAGGCTTATAAACCTGACCTGCCATAGCATCAAGAGTGCTCTGCTCTCGGTCAATAATAGATTTAAAAGAATCCATGTCATTCTTATAAATAAGGTAATCACTTACATTACTCATTTTACGAGGAATAACCATAAAGATTTCCAAAAGCTTTTTGTTAAACTGGTTATAATCCATATTCTCATAATTAAGAGCAAGATTATCAATTAGGCTCTGAGCTTCATCAATCATAGCCTGAGTAACAACGGAAGATTTAACCTTATAAGCAGACTGAATAACCTTATTCGCAAAATCATATAGACGCTTAATAATATCTCGAACAGACTTATTTTCAATTACTGAAAATTTATCTTTCCCCTCTGTAGGCTCTTCCTCTTTAGAATTTTCAATTACATCTGTCATAAGATGTGTCTGAGAAACATAGCCCTTCTTAAGCTTAGAATTAATCTGCGAATCCCACTTGGACATGGGATAAATTTTGGTGCTTTCATGTCCACCTACTCGACCGTACTTTACAGTAAAGGTCCCATCAGAATTTGGTTCGCAATTATAGAATTTATTATGATTGTCAGATGTAACCATAATCAAATAAACAGGTGTCTTTTCCATAAGAAAATCTCCTTTAATAAATTTAAATGAGGTATGATAGAATAATACCATACCTCATTTGTTTTGTCAATAGGTTTTTATGATTTTTTACTTACTGATAGCAGAATGTGATAAAGGGACGATACTCTTCTTCATTCATCTCATCAAAATAGTTGTCAAATTCATCAAGGATAGCTTCCTTAACAACGTCCCAATTGAGATGCCCATGACCACAGCCAACACGAGGCATTGCTAAATATCGGATTTTATTCTCGTAACATTCTTCTGCAATGACGCGCACACAATTACGAATTGTGTCAAGTGTAGGACGCTGATACTTCTTATTTGTAGTAAGCATTACGAAAATATTTTCAATGCAAATAGTATCTCCTGCCTTAAGCCAGCCAGTTTCAAGGTCTTCACATTCATCCTCATATTTTTCAACAGCCTTCTCAAGCTTATCACGAAGCCCATAAAACGCATCAATCTGTCGTGCTGTAGCACTACCAAAACTCAAATCAGCAGGAATTGCAAATGCAATATGATAGTAAACGGGAAGACTTAGCATATCAACCTGACGTTCTTCATAGTTGTCATACATGGGAGAATATTCCTCTTCGTCCTCATAATTTTCGTTTTCGATGGCATCATCTTCAATATTAATATCATATTTCTTAAGCTTTTCCTTTAGCTCAAGATACTTTTTATAGAAATCTTTAACCGCATCCTCTGTCGATGTGCCAGCAGAATAAAAACCATCACCATCATTAGAATTGGTTTTAATATTGGGACTATAAAAATAATTGCCGCTTACTTCTTTCATTTTATTTTACCTCTTCTTTTTAGATTTGTTCTTTTTATTTTCTTTAGCTTTTTCTTTTAATTCTTCTTTAGGTATAGCTAATTCATCTAATTTCTTAGCACAAGGATGTTTATCCCAACTACGAATTACTGAGCCATCATATTGGCAGATAAATTTCTTTGGCTTTGCTCTGCGTTTTAGCCAAGGAATTTTTTCATCATATACCCAATCTACTACCCGTCCAACACTTTTTGGGAAGAATGGACACTGGGGAGAACACCCTAAAATAGAAACCTGACTATTTTTATCTGCCATATTTTAACCTCTTTTAGTATTTTGAGCTGATGGTTCTTTTACAAGGTACATTTTATTCTTAGCACGAGTCAAAGAAATGTAGCTAAGATTTTTTTCTTGTTGTTGAAGTTCTGGACTGTTTCGAGGGTCAAAACAAACTTTTCCCTCATTTAAGACAAAAACATTATCTGCTTCAAGCCCTTTTGCTTTATGAACAGAACTTAAAGTAACACAATCAGAAGATGGAGAAGTATTTAAAAGTTTATCTAAATACTTTTGAAACTCTAAAGTAGAAGTATTTCCTGACCTGTTTTGATAGTATTTGAGAATTTCAAGAACAAAATTAATATTATCAATTTTAGAATTGCTATCAGCTACAGTTTCGACTTGTTCTTTTAAAGAAAGATTTTCTTTGTGTTCTTCATTAAGAACTTTAGAATTAACAATCTTGGAAACTCTTTCTTGATATTTGCGAATATCCTTGTCAAACCATTCCCTTAAAGCACGAGTGGAAGGGCATTTCTTTGCTCGTTTAGTTACGACTTTTTTTAAGTTTTCTACAAGCTCTTTATCGGGAATACAAACAGGAATACCATGAGTAGCAAGGTCAAGAATTACAGGTGCTAACCAACGATTATAACGAGAAACAATTTTATCTCCACCCTTTGCAAATCTGCAAATATCTTCCTTGTTAATCCTAATAATTTCTCCCTTTGGCGCATCTGGACGAGGAAGAATTGGAATACCAAATGTTCTGTTCACATTTGCCAAATGAGAAATAGGGCAACGATAACAAATAGGAAGGTCAAATGTTTCAATAGGAGCAAATGCCACATAATAATTAGCATAAGCTCTGGAATTTCCTCCTTGATAGGCACAAATGGCTTGTTTTTCGTCGCCAATTAAAACAAATCTTCCACCTTTTCTTTTTAGGAAAGGTAAAAAAGACTGTTGCAAAAGCGACAAATCCTGAGCTTCATCTACTACAATATTGAAAAATAAATCATAAAAAGGGACTTTCCATTCTTTACGCTTAAGTTTCCAATAAGTAATATAAAGCATACCACCAAAATCAATTACAGAATTATTTTCAAAGGTTTCCCAATCTCGTTTGTTAATATATTGAATAACCTTTGTTGCCGCCTCTTTTGTTGGAGCACTATATCCATGTTCAAAATCTACAAACAATCCATGCCCTTTAATCAAACGGTTAATATCATCAGGATTGGACATATCTGCCATTGTCATACGAGCAAGATTGTAAAGAGAAACATAATTTTCTTTTAAAAAAAGTATTTCCATAAATTCAGCATGGTCGTACTTTTCCAGATATTCCTCAACAATTTTATAAATTTTAAGATTATCAAGAGTCACGCCCAAATTAGAACGCTTACCGAATCCCCCAGAAGTTCCTTTCTCTTCCATATTGGACAACATAATGCCATATCCAATAGAATGAGTAGTATAAATTTTTACTTTTGGATTTTTAATGCGCTTCTTAAATTCTTCAACGACAGAATTATTAAAAGCCAAATAAACACTCGGCTGAGTTACCTGTTCAAGAAGAAGACAAGCTGTGCTTGATTTTCCTGACCCCGCAAGTGCATTAACAAGCATATTATCATGTGGATGGTTCAAAAAGAAGTCTTGAATCTTTTCCTGATATTCACTTAATTTAAAATCAGCCATTTGAAATCAACTCCAAATAATGTTGCTTTAGTTTTTGTGCCACAAGAATCAAATCGCCAATGTCATTGCTTTCATCAAAAGTTAGGCGAATTTCTCCGCGAATATAATCTTCTGGTACTTTCATGTATTCGAGTGTTTTACTTGGTTCCATTGTTCCCGTCGAACACGCACTTCCAGTTGCTATGCTAAATCCATCTTGATTCATAAGCATCTGTAAAACTTCGCTTTCAACATCCTTAAAACAAATATTGATAGTGGAATTTACACTGTTTGCAGGAGAAACAATATAAACATATTCATTTGCGAAATTATCTTTCATAAGCTCATCATAAAATGCCTTTTTTAAGGTTTTACAATAAGCCATTTTATTTTCTTGTAATGCTACAGCTTCATCGACTGCCAATGCCAAAGCATGACAAAATGGGACATTTTCAGTTCCACCACGAGTTCCCTTTTCTTGATGCCCATAGATTAAAGGCTTAATTTTGTCAGGAGGAAATACCTCTTTATTAAAATAAACTACTCCAATATTTTTAGGAGCACCAATTTTATGTCCTGACATTGTTGCACAATCGACTCCCCAACCTTTAAAGTTAAGTTTTACGTTGCCAATAGCCTGAGTAATATCAGTATGAAATACCATACCGAGTTCATGTGCATAATGACTATATTTATTAAGATTGAAAATTTCGCCTGTCTCAGAATTTACAAGTTGCCAACTCAAAAGGAAATTCTCAAAAGAGCTAATTCGAGCATTAGACAAAATATCATTAGAAAGCGCACCTAACGTAGCCATATCGAGATAATCATCATCAATAATACAAGACTTTGGATTCAAAAGAATACTATCATGCTCATAAGGAGAACAGAGACATCTCCCTCTTTGATTTAAAACCCAACTATTTCCCTCAGAAGCTCCAGAAGTGAAATAAATTTCATCGGTATCTACACCTAAACAATGTGCAATTTTTGCACGACTTGTTTCAAGGATTCGCTTGGATTCCATACCAATATCATACATGGTACTGGCATTTCCCCACAGGTCTTGTAGGTCTTCTACTAATACTTGATAAATACGAGGATTGATTGGATTAGTTGCGGCATGGTCTAAATAAATCACAGTTCAATCTCCTTTTCAGCCTCATAATAAATATAGGCTGCCATTTCACATTCATTAAAAATATTTTTACTATAAGGAGTAATTCTTACATCAGTAATCTTAGCCCCAGCCTCAATTAACTTCTTTTCTGTGTCATGGATAACACAAACAATGTCTTTATAATATGCATAAACATCACAAATATAAATCATTTTGTTACCTCAATCCCATAAATCAAAATAATACTTTTCAAAAAGTTCACAGAATTTATGAAGTTCTTCTTTTCTCCATTTGTTCTGTTCACGAATCTTGGCTTTACTATCTGCCATATGAGAATATTTTTCATCCGCAATTTCTTCAATTCCAGCATTGCGAAGACGTGTTGCCATCTCTTTGAGAATATCTTTCCAATCATCTGGGTCATTAATCTCCCAAGGATGAGAACAAGTATTCTCTGCATATTCATCAAACATATCAGCAACCACATGAGCAAACCAACTGTCCATGTCATACCAATCCGAACGGCAATATCCTTTAGTTACTCTCTGTTTAGCCCATTTTAACTGACGAGGAATCATCTTAAGATTCTGCCAATATAGAATAGATTTATTATGAAATACTTTGTCAAACACATTGTACTTATTCACTTCATCAAAACCTTTCCATTATACTTATTACATAGGTAAAATCCGACCCCTTCCGCTTCATCACGAGTATGAAAAAATTCAACCAAAGAGGGGCAGGTAGTAATAGCTCCAACAGGAAAACGCCCATAACTATCATAGTTAGACTCTACATACGCATTATAATCTTCTTCTTGGGCATAAAATTCATCTACAGGAATAATATCACTTGAGCTATTAATCACAAATTCGTCTGCTTTCATAGAAGAAATGTAAAAATTAAAAGGACGATTACCATTGAGAGTAGGAATAGTAATTTCAAAATCACTATTGGAATCAAATGCGCCACATGGAATAAAATAAAACACCTTAGCGTAGCTGTTTTGCTTTACTTCTTCAAGAATCTTATTTACATCAAGCATTTTTGTTTTCCTCTGTTTCTTCAACTTTCTTAAAAATATAAAACTCAGACCAAGAACCCACATCAATAATAATTTCGCTCATATCTTCATTGAAATTCATTCGAGTATAATAACTCTTAAATGTAGATTTTTTTGCCTTTTCTTCATCGTATTGTTCGCCATATTTCTCTTTTAACTGGATGATTTTTACATCGTTCATAGCATCAATATGACGCTTAATAACTTTCCACCCCTCAGAAAAATCAGAATCAATCCCAAAAGCTGTACCAATGGTTTCACAGTCTTTTAGCCAAAACTTCTTTCCTTTACTATTTTTAAAAAATACTTGATATTTCATCTTAAACTCTCCACATCAAATTCGCCGTTAACACATTTACCGTAACAATCATATTCAAAGGTATATTCATCATTAGAAAGAATAATGCCAGTAATTACTTTTTGAAATTTATTTGTAAACTTGTTTAACAGATTTTGTTCAATCACTTTAATTTCGCAAATCTGGTCATAAGCATCATAAGCTAAATCATGGACAATTACTTTCTAACTATCCATTAAAATCAAGGTTTTATAAGGCAACTTTCTACCCATATTTTTCTCCTTTATATAGAGAAACACCTATGGCTTCTCATTTTCTAATCTGAGTATACCACAGGTGTTATTATTTGTCAAGTATTATTTTTAAGATTTTTTAACTTTTCTGCAAGCTCTTCTCTGGTAGGATAAGCATGACAGCATTTTGCTCCCTCTGGACACCACATTAGATACTGACAATGTGGCATAAGTTCCTTTGCAAAACGAGGATTTACTTCTGCAACCTGTTTCTTCATCTCAACTGCAATCTTACGAATTGGCTCTTGAGCACGAGAACATAAACGCTTATGCATAAAAGTAATCAATGCTTCAGGAGTAAATCCAATAGCTAAAGTAGTATTTGTAGCGCGAGGAAGAATATAATTCGCATCTTCCACCGCTGCATGAGCTTCTACCCCATCTTCTGTAAGAATGTCACGAATAAGTCTACGAGTAGTGTCAATATGACTCATAAGATTTTGATACAAAGCTTTAGCCTTTTCATTCTTCTCAATATTCGTTGGTGTAATATAAGTGAAGTTATTCTTATCAATATAGCGAAATGACGCAAGATTCTTAACTACTTCATCAGGACTTACACGAGGAATTGCTTCAATCAAATCCATATAAGCATACTTGTCCTGATTATCATAACGAACACCAATTTCAGAACGCATCATCTGTTCGAGCGTTCCACGGTCCCCCTCAATTTCAAACTTAATATATTCACAACGAGAACCGCTCATGTGTCCAGATTCTTCGCAACTCTGTCCAACACGTTCAGCATATTTCTTATCTGTACCATAACACTCACAGGCAAATACGCCATGATTTTTATAAAGATTTTCAAGAACTTCTGGATTTAAAAGGGTTACTTTCATTAAGCTCTTGTTTCTCCTTTCTTGTATTTCATTAAAAGATATTCAAATGTTTGTGGAGTATAATTCATATAAGGCATCATACAACCAACATTAATCATTTGAGCTCTGTTTTGATAAGGATTATCAGACTGAGCTAATTTCTCTTTTGCCATTTTTGCAAAATCTTCCACCAAGCTTTGCTCAGAAGTTACATGAGTATGTCCATGTAAATGAAAAGTTTGTGGATAACAAGAACCATAATAACTTAGAATTGCGTAATGAGAAAGAACTAAACGATAGTCTTTTCCATCTACTTTTTCATTAAGCTCTTTATAATGAGTAATTTCAGTTAAAGCTTTTTGAACTCCTGTAGAATATTGTCTTGGGTCATGGTTGCCCAAAATCAAATGAATATTTCCATTTAATTTGCGGAGAATATGAAGCCATTCATCCGAACCAGCTTTCCAAATAAAATCTCCAAGGCAATATACATGGTCTCCATTGGTAACTTGATTATTCCAACGAGAAATAAGGTCAGCTTCCATTTCTTCTACTGTATCGTAGGGTCTGTTGTCGAACCTTAAAATATTCTTATGTTTGAAGTGTAAATCAGAAATATAATAATTCATAGTGGCTCACCAAAGCTCTCATTCTCAAGCTCTTTCATCTCGTCCCTCACTATACTTAAACTTAGCCCATTTATGTTTTGCCATACACTCTGATGTATGTTGACAATCTTGCTCACAACCATATACATAAAAAGCATTAGCGCAATAATCACAAGGCTGATAGCCACAAGAAATTATTTCTGCTACGTCTTTTGTATAGCCAATATGTTCCGTCTTTTCATGAACAAGGCAAGCTAATTTATCTTGAAATTCTTTATCGCAATAAGAGCAATAATATTTAACGTACATTCTTTTTGCCGTAAGCCCTTTCTTTCTGGTCTTCCAGAATTTCATTGAGTCCATCAAGATTTGGAGCTTGTGGACAAGGTTCGTCACTGAATGTTGTAAACATATTGATTAACTTAACATGACGATAATCCATTGGCTTGTAATTTGGGTCTTTGTACTTTGAACAAATAAACCTTCTACAAACATCAGGTCTTACCTCATAAATCATGCACTTTTTATCTTCAGAAAGGAATGGACAAATATCCATAAAATTAGAAGACAAAAGAGGAGTATAATTGTGCGGTTTAATTTCTGGATGCTTCTTGAGATACTTTTTAATGCGAAGAATCTGATTTGGATTTACTGGCAAAATTGCACTACAGCATCTTCCACATTGCGAACATTCTCCATCTTTAGTGTTATCAATAGGAGCTGCCATAAACTGATTCATAAAGAAATCTCCTCTCTAACACGCATAAGAATCTTCCCGAGTTTGTTTTGACCTACCCCATTACAAACTCCCCATGTTGTATCATGCCACCAATTGCCCTCTTCAAGATATGCATCGCCAGTATCAATAAGAAGTTTAGCGAGATTTTTGTTCTGTGTAAATTTCGCACTAACAATTTCATACATTATTTGCTCTTTAATATCTTCCCAATCTTTACGCAACTTACAATGTCTACCAGCGAGTTTTGCTTGAGATGGATTCATAGAAGTATATTTTTTGCGGTCTTCATCTCTAATTTCTTTCTGCGCTTGAAAAGCCGCTTCTGAATTGTGATAGGTTAAGCCATTATAACTTACAGGGGCATTATAAAAATTAGAGAGAAAAGCATAAGCATCAAAAAACTGTTTGATAGTTTCCATTTTAAAGTCCTGCTTTCTTAATAAATTCGTCTTCTGACATAATAGGAATATTAAGCTTCTTAGCCTTTTCGGCCTTACTTGAGCCACTATCTCCATCATTTGTAAGCAAGAAAGAAGTCTTAGCCGATACTGAACCAGAAAGCTTTCCTCCATGGTCAGTAATAATTTGCTCCAATTCTGAGCGTTTATAATTATTAAAGCTACCTGTAACTACAAAAGTCTTACCTGAAATAAAATCATCTGCGCTAATTTTGGGAGCTTCTTCAACGATAAAGCTAAATTCTTTGTCAAGACCAGCCCAAAGAGGATTAGAATTAACCCAAGCATCATTCATTGCATCTGCCATTGCCTTGCCAAAATCATCAAGTGTGGTAAAATCAAAACCATGTTCCCACGCATCATGGAAAAAGCCATAATTGCCATTAAATGCCTTAGAAATAGTCTTACCAGCAGTCTTTCCAATAAGAGGAATACCAAGAGCAGTGATAAAATTACTCAGCTTAATTTCACGAGATAGCTCGATAGCTTCATAAAGCTTCTTATAACTCTTTTCACCAAAACCATCAAGCTTGACAATTTCATCTTTGTGGTCAGAAAGATGATAAATGTCCGCAAAAGTCTTAATAAAGCCGAGGTCAATAAACTTAGAAAGGATTGCTTCACTCAAGCCATCAATATTTGCACAAGGCTTAGAAACAAAATGCACAAACTGAGCAAGCTGTTTAGCAGCACAATTCTCATTTGGACAAATCAAAGTTTCCGTACCAGATTCCGCCTGATTCAACACAAGCTTAGAGCCACAACAAGGACAATTTTTAATAAGCTTATAAGTATTAGAACGAGTATTATTCTTAAGAATAGCAGGAATAATCTCATTCATCTTTGCAACTTCAATCTCATCTCCAATGCCAAGCTCAAGGTCTTTGAAATAAGAAACATTATGAAGTGTCGCACGAGAAACAATCGTCTCATCAATATCCACAGGGTCAAACAATCCTGTAAGAGAAATCAAACCAGTACGAGTAGGATTAAATTCTACTCCACGGAAAATTGTTTTGTAAGTTGTGGTCTCAGGTTTTAATGCAAACAGATTGCGAGGATGATGGGCAGTAATTCCAAGACTTTCGCCATAAGCTAAATCATTAAACTGGAATACCCATCCATCCGTAGGAATATTATAATGCTCACGATTAAATTTAAATTCGGTGAGATATTTAATCGAATCAACGTCATAATTATCAAGAACGGCATAAGGAACCACAGGAATACCAAGAATTTTCAAGAACTTCATAGCCGTGGCATGGGTTGTTACGCCAACATCTTTCCAATTAACCAGATTAAAAGCATAGAAATAAATGTTACGCTTTGCGGCTTCGTTTGCATCAAGCTGACGGAGACCACCTCCACTAAGGTTGCGGGGATGCCCAAGAGTTCCATCAACATTCATCTCACGATATTTATCCCAAGGGATAACAGCTTCACCGCGAATGATAATTTCTTCTGGGCAAGAAATATGCATTGGGATATTTTTAATCATTTTAGCGGTATGGGTAACATCCTCACCGATTTCTCCATCACCACGAGTAACTGCCTGAACAAGTTCGCCATTATTATAATGTAGAACAAGTGTTGCACCATCATCTTTATAGCTAATAGTGATTTCTTTATTCCCCGCAAACTTAATTACATCAGCAATATCAGTAGACTTGTCAGCAGAAAGCATAGGAACTGGATGCTTAACTTTCTTTAATGAATCAAGCAAAGCTCCCTGAACCTTACGAGTAGGAGAATCTGCAAGCCAAAAGTTTTCCTCGTCTTCCAAAGCCCTAAGCTTGTCACACTTAGCATCATATTCTGCATCTGTAATCTCAGGGGCGTCATTCTGATAATAAGCCCAAGCGTAATGTTTTAACTCTTCTGTGAGAGACTTAATTTTTTCAATAATATTAACACTCATTATTATATACTCCGTTCAACTTGTTAACAGCGTCAACAAGTTCATTAATTTTATTTAAAATGTCTTCGCCTAAAACAAGATTACGGTAAGCTCCGTCTATATAAGCTTTCATGCGCCCATCTTTAAAATCTTTTTCATTCCCCATGTCTGCTTGAAACGCTATACAATCTTTAGAAAGCTTTTCAATTGTTTTAGCCGCACTAATAATTTCACTATTGTCATTAATTTTATAAATTCCAATTTGCGAAAACGTTCTTCCAACCATGTATACTGGGCATCTAAAAATGAATCCCTCTTTTTCTCCGTCTGTCCTCACCCCAATTAGAACTTTCGCAGTGATTTCAACAGTTTTTTTAGTTAAATTCGAAACGAAACTGTTATCGACTTCCTCAATTTCTGTAATATAACCAGTCCAACCATTTCTTGCAACTACAATATTTCCAATATTGATTTTGTCTAAAGTAATCTTCTCCATTATGCGTGTCTCCAATCATCTTGCGCGTCTAAAATTTTTCTATAATCATCGTCCGAAACATCCCCAAATAAAAGATGGATTTTATTTGCTTGTTTACCACAACATCTTGTGTCTCTAAAATCCTCTGACCACAATATATTGTGGTATGACGGTCGTTTTTTGGTCGAAAACCACAATTTTTCGTTTTTATCCATTTTCTGTCCCCAAATCATGTAAAAGGCTTTGTTTAATAAAATCAAATTCTACCCGATGAAGAATTTCTTCTGCTTCTTTATCTACCTTTTTAGTCTGTTCCCACTCTACTAAAGTATCATCCACTAACTTTTTTGTTGTATTAAGAGTTTCTTCTGCAATCTTGGAAACTTCTTCGAGGGGGAAACCTATGCGCTTATATTCAATAAGCTTTTCTCGGTCTTCTGCAATTAAAATGGATTCATATTTCTCACCTGAAATATATCTTCTAATAAATTGTGCCAGTCTCATTAAATGATGATAATCTTTTAAAGCGTACCCATATTGTTCAATTTCGGCTGCGCTATGTGGCATGGACTTATACATATTTTTATACTTTGTTAGCATATTACCATACATTGCTTTAATAGCTCTGCACTCGTCATAATGAGCAATTTTTTCTCGATTCTTAACAATTGCTCCAAGCCACTCCCCTGTATAATCAGGATTTAAATAATAATATTTTGTAAAAAGAGTCTCAAGAAAATTGACGTTCTGTTTTTTATAACAATCAAACATATTACGAATGTCTTTAACTTCCGTATGTGAATCGTCAGCGTTAATAATTGTATCTGTTACCCATTGTTTAGAACGAACAATATCTACAAAATGAGGAAGCACAATAGCTTTTGTGTCAAGGTCACTACTGGAATCATCTAATCCATAATTATTCGAACCTGCCACAAACACACCAACAACTTCAAATCCTTTTTCGGTTAATGTCTTAAAATCTGTTTCAAGTCTTTCTTCAATTCGTGTATTAATAAATCAGGACCTCCGTTTTTTATATTCTTACTGAGATTATACCATGTCTTATCTCTTTTGTCAAGAAAAATTTATAAAATAAAAAAGAATAAAAAAGGAAGAACACAATATATTATTGCGTTCCTCCTTAAAATCAAACTTCAACTTTTTTGTATTTTCCGCAGTTACATTCCCCCGCAAAATTTTGTTCTCGGAAAGATTTGCAAATACAAACCATATCATCTGTTTGTGTTAAACCACATGGACAATATTGCTTTCCATATTTAATTTTCATTTCAGTTAATTGTCTATTAGTTTCCTCTACTAAATCAACATCATCATTTAAAACAATTTTTAACATTAGGAAATCCTTTCTGCGTATTGGTTATCTGAAGCTAAAGTAATTTGAAGAACCTCATCAAAACGAGATTGAGTGTTGGGTTTATATCGTCCATATTTTAAAATTACATTAGGATATTGCTTTAATTCCTCTATTTGTTTTTTTATTTCTTTTTTATAATATCCAGTATAAATTACAAAATCATCATAGCAATTATTTTCTCTGAAATATTTTAAAAGAGATAAAATTTCATTAAATTGCATAAAGGGTTCAAGTCCTCCTACAACAATTGCCTTTGTAATTTCATTCTCAATATAAGCCTTGTAAACAGAAGAAATTAAAAATTCTTTTGTGGGTTGTCTTATAATAGGCTCATTTTGACATATGGAAATAGGAATATTTGCTTCATGACAACATTTCCAATCGCATTGACAAGTGATTAGGAAGATAGAGGGCTTCGCATAATTTACAAAGTCCTCCATAATTACACCTTTAAGATGAATAATATTTTCATTCATGGATAAATTACCTCAAAATTTAAATTATTTTTCTTAGCGCACTCTCTTTTTCTCACATCTAAATCTGTCCAAACATAAATAGCAGTCTAATAAAATTTAGAGGTTTTAGCCTTTTCTTTCCACTTATTTAATTTTTCTTGACAGTCTTTTTCTTCTGGGTTAAAAGGTTTTTTACCATGCGTCCAATGTCCTTGAAACTCTATAAATTTATCTTCTGAAACAATATAAAAATCACACGCATACGGGTATCTTTCGTCTGAATCATAATTGCGTTTTACATCATCTCTCCGATATTTTTCACATAACTGTTTATACATTTCATCTTCTGGCTTTGAACTGTTAAAAGTCTAATTTTTTCTTCTTGTCTCCCAAGCTTTTGCAATCGTCTATTCCCAATATTCAGGAGGTGCCTCAGCTCTATGTTTCTTTGCCGACTCAGACATTTTGTGAGAATACTCTTCTTTTTCTTCTTCTGTCCACTACTCTCTTGTATAAAGCCTTTTTTGTGTTTTTGCTTCTTTTTCTTTTTCTGTTAATTCAGAATGATATTTTTTTAAAGTGTTTGAAATTTTAATCCCTGTTGTTTTATGATACGATTCACGAGATACATTTGCCCAACGTTTTTTATTTCCTTCTGAGTTCTTTTTATTTTGTTCATCTTGATTATACCACCGACGATTCCACCCCTGTTCTAACCACAGGGGCAGTTCGTCTTCTTGGACAAATTTATTAATTACACCATTATTAATTTTACGCCTCATCAATTCAAATTCATCCAATCGCGCATTTCCCATTCTTTTTTGCGCTCTTTAGTGTAAGCTTTAACAGGAGTAAAAAATCCTACAATACGACTATATTCAGTTTCTTTGGGACAACCACATTCGGGACATACCTCTCCATAGAAAGCATGATTGTGCTTACAAGCAGAAATTTTTCCAGTAAAAGCAAAATATTTAACTCCTTGTTTAGCCACATACTTAAGCATATTCCATGCCTTATCAAAACTATCAAAAGGAGCATCTACATTAATATGCAAAATATCTCCACCAGAACAATATTCACTAAAAGCAGAAGCAATTTTTACACGCTCTTGAATAGAGGTTTTAATACCCAAACCTATCCATTGATTCGCAAGCAAAGGCAAGTCTTTGTTTACTTTGTCAGGATAGAGCATTGCATCTGCCTGAGAAAATTTAACTGCCGCAGATTCCCGTGGAATTGCTTCAAGATTAACTTTATAATCTTTATCTTTTTCAAATTCGGATTTAATGGAATGAATGGTCTCAAAAATTTTCTTGCCAAAATCATAAGCCTCTTGCTTATAAATAACATTGCCAAATTCATCTGTGTCAGTATACCCAAAAGTGGCCATTGTTTCATAAATTCCCATAATACCAATACTGGAATAACTATGGTCAAAATCTACCAACCCATGAGAAAAATTGGGAAGCAACCCCTTCTCCACATTGCGTCTAATAATTCCACGCTGACAATCAAGCACTTTTAAATCAAGACCAAGGATTTTACGAAGACCCTTCAGATAATCTTTTTCGTTATCATACATATAACTTAAGCGAGCAAGGTTAACAGTGGAAACCTTAATTGACCCAACTTTAAGTGCAGCTCCACCAATACTATTAAAATAGCCAAGTTCTGAAACATCATTCCTCAAACGACAGCAAGAACTTAAACTTGTAACATTAGAATCTACAAACCAATTAGAATCATTCCATTCTCTGTTTTGTTCACAAGCAAATTTAGCAAATTCTTCATCAACAAATTCTCCATCAGGAGTGGTTAATAAACTAATAGTGCTTACAGGATAAGTCATCATATTTGAATGACGAATTTTACTCATCATTTTAAGAAAACGTTTTTGGAATTCAATAATTTCTTCTTCAGCATCTATCATAAAAGTTCCATCGGGGAATTCGCCTCCCCCAAAAATGGCTTCAAAATAAGGATGGTCAAAGAAATTTACGTTAGTGAACGCAGACTGAATCCCACCTCTCAGGTATGGCTGGTTAAGAGAGTAAATTAGCCTTTGAATTTGCTGGTCAGCGTATGTATCTGGGTCTTTTAAATAATAACCATCTTTACAATCCTTGTTCCAAAAATACCACATATATGGAATAAGATTCGGATAAGCTACGGCTCCAGAAGTTCTATTACAAGCATAACTGCAATGTTCTTTTACCATATCAATAAAACTTTCAAGATGCTTTGGAGGTTCTGCATTAAAATTATCAATAAAGAACAACCCTTTTTCAGCCACATCTTTTAAATCATAAGCAAAACAATAAGAAGTGAAAGTTGAAGAATGTGCATCGTGTAAATAGAGAGATTTATTCCATTCGGCTTCAAGCCAATCATTAGCTGCACGATAGCCATATTTCTTTTTAACTTCATAGTAAAGTTTATTGTAAGCAAGGAGCTTTTGATGAGGTTTGCTCATTTCATTAATAAGTGACACAATATCTTTGTGACCAACATTAGCATTGGGGTCAACTGAGGCATTAGCTACATTGTCACTATCAACAAAATTATCAATAAAATCAGTAAAACTTAATTTACCTTCATCTAACCCCTATAGCTTTAAAAAATCTTCTCCGTATTTTTCTACGAGTCTGTTAAACTGCCTTTCAAAATCTTTGTTAAGTTTAATGTTAATATTCATAACCCTTAAAGCTCCTCCCCTTTAATTATTATTAATCCATTGATTTGCCTTTTCAAAAGTTAAAATTTCTCCGTCAACTTCCAAAAGTGGCACAGAAGAAAATCCCTTTTCAAGAAAAGCATTAACATCAAAATCAGTTTTTAACTCAAATTCAATATTCTTCTGAGTTAATTTCTTTTCCAAAACTTTACATCTTGGACACCCTGTAGAATAAAGTGTTACCATATATTCCTTTAAAACTCCTTTACGTCCATTTGTCCTTTTGTAATTCTAACTAATCTATTAAATAACTTCATAGTTGCATAAATATCTGCGTCAGCAGTATGCGCATTTTCAAGATTAATACCAAAATATTCACAAAGAGTTCCTAACTTATGATTCGGCACTTCAGGCTTTGGAATATACTTTCTTGCTATAGGTAAAGTATCCACATAAAAACCATGAAGTTCAGGCAGGTTATAACGTTTAAATTCTGCCTTAATACTGCCAATATCGTAGGGTAAGTTATGCCGAACAAGTATAGCATTTTCAAAATATGGCGCAATCTTAGGCCACTCTTCTTCAAAAGTTGGCCAATCTTTTACCATCTCATCTGTAAATCCATTTACCTTAGATGCGCCCTCTGAAATGTGATATTTTGGATTGCATTTGATTATATCTCTTTTAACAATTTTATTGTTTTCACATAAGATATAACCCAAACTTATAATATAAGGAGGTTTAATCCCTACTGTTTCCGTATCATAAAAAAGTAATTTATTATAATTGGGAGTAGCCATTACTGGTCCTCCCTATTATTCTAATCTTCATTCTCTTCAAAAACGAAGCTCATTTCACCCTTACAAACAGGACAAATCATATGTGCATCCTTGAAGAAAATTGTCCCATCTTCCTCATATCGAGGAGTTTCAAAATCAGGCAAATTCTTAGCGAGGTCAATACCTACACGAGCGCCACACTTGTCACACTTAAAATAATTAAAAGTCATTTATTTTACCTCAAAATAAAAACTGAATTTTATTATCGTCTATACGATTAGAACTTGCCAGAATCACCAAAGCCCTCTACACCACGAGAAGAATCTTCAAGAGAATTAACTTCTTCAAGTACAGTATTAATAACAGGAAGAATCATCATCTGAGCAATACGTTCTCCGTGTTCTATAATTTGAACTTCTGAACTGTCATTGTGAATAGGAACCATCCATTCGCCCCTATAACCAGCATCAATTACGGGAACACAATTTGCAGGACGTAAACCCTGTTTTGTAGCAAGGCCGCTTCGTGCAAATACTGCTCCCCAATATCCTGCTGGAATCTCAGTCGCAATACCCACAGGAATCTTTACGGTGGTATGAGGCATAATTTTAATACCTTGCTTTGTTTCATTAGTTTCCCATGCAGTAAAAGTATTGTCGGGAATGTCTGCATAAAGGTCAAAGGCAGCGTCTTCTGCATGAGCTTTAGTTGGAATCTTTGCTGTTTCAGTCAACTTCTTAATCTTTACATTAATCATTATAATTACTCTTCTTTCTTTAAATTGTTTTGTCTTTCTTTTACTTGTCTAATAGCCTTTTCGTGCTGATTTTTTAATTTAAGAATCTCTGCGTGACGATAAGGATAACCGCGACGAATAAGATATTGAGTCTCTTTTTCATTTACAAAATTCCTTACATCACTTGCAATGCACTTAGGAACATTTTCAGTAATCCATACCATTTTAAGCTTATTAACATAGCTTTCAGGATAGTTTTTGAGCTGTTCTTTTAGCTCCTCCGACATCTGATAATACCAACTTAGCGCAGCAAAATTGCGAGTGTTAATATAATTAATGGTTTCAACATAATATCCCCTCACAACATCCCTGAAAGCGGCAGGAACTTTAGAATAGAAATCATCATAAGTTCCACGAGATAGCGCTTCAATTACTGCGTTAGGAGATATTTGCTTACTAATTACACGATGAAGCAAAATATAATCAGTACATTTTACTTTTACGCGAAAATCATTCCCATCCTCATCTCGCATACGGATAACCCAACCCTCTTTTTCATCAGAAGTAAAACTATCAACTTGAGACAAAAGAGAATCGAGATTTTCAAAATCATAATATTCTACCATCTTACTATCATAGAGAGTAGCAATACTACGAAGAGTATCAAAATCCATCTCTACTCCATCAATACAAGAACGAGCAGAGATAAGATACATACCCTCTTGTTCTTTGGTATAATGGACAACAATAGCATTTTTAGTAGAAATGAACTCAAAAATAAAAGTATAATCAGGATAATCCTTAATCATTTGCTTTTGGAAATTAGTCAAAAGACCAAATCCCTCTTTTAGTCTCCAAGACTCCTTCAGACTAATAGCCTGAGACCCCGAACTAAAAAATAATCCAGACCCATTAGAATCAATAATATATCGAAACTGCTGATAACTGCCGTCCATTTTGTTGGTAATCCAAATCTTTTGAGCCGAAGTATACTTTTCTCGGATAGCCTTTTCAGACCAATCAAAAGCATCTTCATTATAGTTTTTCCACTTAGGAAGACTTGCCAGAATAACCTCTTCCTTTTTTACATCAAAAACGCAAGAGCGACACTCTTGATAAAGCCCTTCGTCAAGATAGAAAAACTCAGACTCAGAATAACCCATATCACTTAGGTCAATAAACCCCTTATAATGAAACAAAACATATTCATTATCAACAGTCATATCAAGAGGCTCAAAAATATCAAGCAAATTTAAAAGACTCGTATCATTAGTCTTTTCAGCCTGTTCAGAAAGGTTTTCGAGCCAATGCTTAAAATTCCAATCTTGAATAGGCTTGTGATTATATTCATAAAAAGATTTTACTTCTTTAATATATCCAAGAAGAGGATGCTTCCACATTACTGCGTATCACTTGCAATCCTGTCACATTTATTAAATAAGAAAAGATTATCAAGCTTTTCCTTTCCCATAATTTTCTCCCACTTTTTCTGAGCCTTTTCAGTCTCAATAAAGAAAGGTAACATATGAAAATTCACATAAAACAAGCATTCAAGACACTTATCATAATCCTCAAAACCAACCCATTCAATAGGTTGCATTAATTCATAAGCCCCTTTATTATGATGACTATAATAACGGCATTCACCACTACTATCAGGTTTTTCTTCCTGAGTTAGCATCTTTCCATAATCGTGAATTTCCGCAGCACGAATAAGAATTTCATTATCAGTTCGCTTTGCCACTTCTTTTGCACACTTTTGACAATGAATATCAAGAGTATACTTGTGATGAGAATTGCACTGGTCAAAACCTCTCATAAAATCTTGAATAACATCTCTGTCAACTGTGGTTCTCATTAATTCATCTTTAGCATAACTAAAATATCCACTGTTCCAATTAATTAGATTAATTTCATCGAACCCCTCTTCATAAAAAGGAATTTCAAAATTACCAATCTGCTTATCAATAACATACTCAGGGACTTTTCGTTCACGCTTACGATTAAGCATTTTGCAAACAACCTCATGAGTAGTCATTACCATAGCAATTTTACGCACATCTGGATTCTTACGAACAAGGTCAAGAAGAGGAACGCGAGATTTTACCTTGATACTGGTAGCATCTACAATGACATTCATCTTGCCAATACAATTATTAATTCTACGACGAACTTCCTTAAATACTTCATCGTTATGAGTCTGGTCATTAATATCACCATACAAATCTATACGAATTTGGTCAGAAGAAACAACAATAGTTTTCTGCCCATTACGCTCATAGACGTTTTTAATATTATTTGCAAGCGTAGACTTGCCACTTGCGGCAGGTCCAACCATAATTACAAGATTAGTCATTGTTAATCCTCCAACCTAAAAGAGTTAATTCCACCCACAGTTAAAGCTTTAAGAATTTCTTCTCGTTCTTCCTTTGTAGCAAAACGTTCAGCAATTAATTCTTTTTCATTTTCTGGGTCCACTGATACTTTCCAAACTTCATCTGTATCAAACATTACTTTTAATGGTTTATGCCCATTTACAGGCACAACATAAATTTTATCGTCAAAAGATAATGTTGCAACTTTTTCACAATCAGGATTTAATCTTTTCACTTCTTCGCTTAAAAGATGCAAGCAATCATCTGCTAATTTTTGTTCTTCTGAAGGGACAAAAACATATTTATCCCCAACAACAATTTTTTCCATTACTCAATACCTTTTAAAACTTCATTGACATGAGACAAAAATGCTTCATTTTGAAGTTCAGCTTCAGTTTTAGGACGAGTCTGGTTGGGTTCAGGAATGAGGTCAATAGCATAGAATAACCACTTCACAGGAGTAGTATCCTCTACAAACTGGCAAAGACCACTCAGTCCATCATTCTTCTCAGCTTCCTTTTTGCGAATATCATCAAATTCTACTGTAAAAACAGTATCTTTATTAGCTTCTACAAAATCTCTATATCCCTGACGAAGAATCTTCCAGTCCTTGTAATGGGTAATTCGGTCATAATTCAACTTAACCTTTTCACCCTCCCAAACATCTCTACTAAAATGATGCTCGGTAAAATCCATACGTTCTACAATAGTCTCAGCAGTTTCGCGTTTAAGACCTTTTTTCTGTAACTTCTTTACTGTATTTCTACGCTCTTCACGATTCATAACAATTATTCCTTAATTTTTAAAAATTTCTGTTATTGTATTCCTATATGTTTTCATTTCGGTAGAAGAATCAAGTACATCTCCTATTTCATCACTTGGCTCCACAAATTTCCTAATAAGCTCAAGTAGTTCTCCGAAACTATATGCATAAAGATAAAATGTTTCTCCATCATAAAATGGATTTACATAATAATGGCGCTTAGTCTCTTCATCATACCAATAACGACAGCCAGACCAAGTAAAAGTAAATGCATCAATACGATAAGCCGAAGGGCATTTAATAATTTCTCCTCCCTCAAGCTCACACCAAAAGTCAAGGTTTTTATCTATATAATAAGAAAGTTTCTCAGATTTTCCCATATGAAAACTTTCATTGAAACCAACTTCTTTAAAAGTAGCTGGGATATTCGACTTATTCATGCTTTCCCTCATAATATTTCTTCTCAATCATCTGAGATATACAGCTTTTATAGCATCCTCTATGAACAGTTCTAATATGTCCTTTGTGCCAAAACCATTTATACCAAGGTAATTTCCCTCAATAATGAAAATCATGTTCTCCATCTTCATCCAACCACATCCAATGTGGACACGGAACTTCGTTAAGAAAAGCTGGAAGATACATTACTTTAACTTTAGGATTTTTAATTTTAGCTTTAACCATTTCAATGAAACAGTTAGAATAAAAATATTTATTAGAATTAGAAGACATATAAAAGCCACCTTTTATCCTATCTTACTTTTTATCTTAGTGTCTGTATTCTAACACAAAAGCTCTTGATTGTCAAGAGCTTTTTGCGTTTTTATTAAGAATTTTCTTCTGAATCTTCTGCTCCTTCAGATTCTTCAGAAATATTTACAGTATTTGCCATAATCTCTTTCATTTTTGCCCTCATTGCGTCATCTTTTATTTTCTTCTCTTTATTGTATTCTGCTCGAAGCCAATAAAAATCTTTCTGAAGCATCTCTGGCAAAAATGTTCTCTTATAGGCTACTGAATCAGTTCCTATCGCACTTCTTAAAGTTCCTGTATTCGCAACCAAAATGCACTTTTTCTTAGCGCGAGTAATTAAAGTATATACAAGCTCTTTTGAAGCCATATTTGGAGGACAACCCCAATTTAACACTCCAATTACCACATCTGCGGAACTTCCTTGGAGTCTGTGAACTGTACTTGCATATCCCAAAATAATATAGTTGCCAACTTCTTTTAATGGAATAATAATTGGACAATCTCCCAAAGTAAAATCAACAATCATGTTATCATCATCAATTTTCTTTACAATTCCTGTCCAACCATTAAACATTGCAGATTGAGCCCCACTTGTATTAAAAACGCGATAATTATTTTTAATACACATAACTTTATCATTTTCTTGAATCACATAACTAAAATCCTTATCAACCTTTTTACGCTGTTTCTTTACAACATAATTTCTTTTAAACGGGTCTATCGGATTAACAAGTTCTTGTATGTCTTGATTCAAATTAAATACACAAGTATCTCCTCTCTCTTTAACGGGAGAAATTACCTGAATTTTTTCAATATCTCTTCCCACTAAAGGAGAGTTATAATATTCTTCAAAGTATTGCAATATCTTATCTCTATCATCATCACTATCAGGACTGACATCTATTATCATGTCTTTCTTTTCTCCGACAGTTTCAATACTTTCTTGTGCATAGTTTTCATAAAGTTGATAACCATTGCGCACTTGATAAGCTATTGTTAATATACCAGAAGACTTTGCTTGACGATGGACTTGTTGTAATTTTACTACTGGAATAAGATTGCTATTCATCATATCATAAGCAAGATTTAAAAGACCCACAGAGCTTAACTGTCCAAAGTCACCTAACATAATTAACTTAGAGCCATTAGGAATTGCTTTAAGTAAATCTAAGAAAATTTCACCGCCTACAAGAGAAATTTCATCAAGAACAATAATATTCTCTTCAAGTGGATTTTCTTCGTTTCTAACAAATCCATCTCCACTATATTCAAGTAAACGATGGATTGTTTTTCCTGAAACTCCTGTAACTTCTTGCAGTCTCGCAGCAGCTTTTCCTGAAAGAGCGCATTGAGCAAAAGTATAATTGTTTAAAACAGTAAGTATACCATTTACAAGGCTTGATTTACCACTACCTGCAAGACCAGTTATCATACAGACTTGTTTTTCGCAACCTAATTTTATACCATCAATTTGCTCTTGAGTAAATTCAAATCCTTGGTCTTCCTCTGCTTTTTTGATTTTCTCATCAAAATTTTCAATGATAAAATCGCTATGAGCATTGAGAAGTCTCTTTAAATGATAAGCAATATCTCTTTCAAGATTATAGAATTTAGTTAAATAAACCCTACGGTCTGCTTTTCTCTCACTATTTTCAAGGACTATTATCCCCTCATCTTGAAGCTCTTTTATGGCTTTGGCAATATTGTTTCGAGGAATAGAACTATCTACATCTTCTGATACATCATAATTTTCTACAATCTCTTGTGGAGAACCCAATGTTTCAAAAATATTTACATTTAATTCTTGCGCAGAAATATACGAATGTCCTTCATCCCCTTGTTTATTTAAAAACCAAGTAATAAAAGATTTGATTCTTCGTACATCTGTTTTATTAAATCCTGCTTTTTGAGCCACTGCATCAGCAGTTAAAAATCCTACTCCATCAATATCTTTAATTAATGAATAAGGATTTTCTTTTACTTTGGAGACTATAATTGATGGATTTTTGTACTTTTGAACCAATTTAGTAATAAAATTAGAAGAAAGTCCTATCCCATCTAACTCAAGATAAACTTGACCCACATCTTTCTTTTGCTCATAACGCTCAAGAATACAGTTGGCAATATAGTCTCCTACGCCATGAATTTTTGTAAGTTCTTTTGGATTGCCTGTTTCCAATGTTTGAATTGGATTAGGGAAAATTTTAAAGAACTCTTCAATCTGATTATCTGTCAAAAAAGTTCTGAGAAAAGCTCTTTGATTAGTAGCTTTTGTCATATCAAACTCTTCATTAAAATAAATCAAATCATATTGTGTTCCATATTGAGGATGTTCAACCTCTTTTGCAATGATAATATAATTTGCTCTGGGAGATATATTACAAGGATATGTCCCCTTTACTGTAATTGTACCAAAATTATCATTTGTAGGTTCTCCATCATCTACAGACACTATAATCCAAGATACTATCCCAAAGGTGGGCTCAGTTATACTCTAAAAACCACCTTTAGGGAAAATTACATTATTTAATGTAGCATGAATCTTGATGATTTTGTCTTGCTCTGTTATTTTAGACTGCTACATCATTAGCTGAGTCCACCTCGATTCTATCTGAAATTAATTCTAACATACCATTTTCATCAATTCCTGAAATAAGTTGTAAGGAATGATTATAAACACTATCTTTATATACACGAGGAACAAACTGTTGGTCTCTACGGAATCCAGTAACTAACAAATTAGTTCCACGAGCAAACCAAGATTTTTCCATTACAGTCTTAGTCCCATCAGGATTAGTTTTAGAAATTTGTCTGTCATAAAAACTAAATTGCCCTTTATAGAACTTTAATGTTACTACCCCTGTTGGAGTTAAAATATCTACTGTATGCTTATTCTTATTTTTGTCAAGAACAGTACCACAAATTTTACTTAAGCCAAAACGAATCTTTTCTTGTCCTCTAAAGTAATAAGTAGCAACTCCTTGAGGTTGCAACGGAAGGTCTTCAAAATTAGCGAGTCCATTCTTTTGAGTATCTGCACTTAATAAAACATGAGGATGATAATAAAAACACATTGAGTCAAATTCCCATTTAGAAATACTACCCTTTGCTTTCTCTTTCCATTTTTCATTAAAACGGTCTTCGTTAATCTTATCAAGCATTTCTTGAGACGAAAGATAATTTTCCTTAAAATCTTTCATCAACTTATCAAACACTCTATCAAAACTACCACGCTTAACAGCAATTAAACCATTTTCAGCATATTCATAGTCCTTGTTTTCTTGCATAAGAGTAATGAAATTTTCTGTAAAATAAGGTTCAGCATACTGTCTATCTAAATAATAAAATGCAGTAGTAGGACTCTTACCTGTTTGTTTATAGAAAAATTGCTTTTGGAATACATAGTTTCTAAAACGATAGAGCCTATATTCATATTTTTGTTGGGCTTCTGTTAGCAACTTTAATCTCTTCATATCTTCAATATTAGAGATTTTTAAAGAAGTAATTGGGCTGGAAATAGAACGAATAAAGTCTGCCATAATTTCTTCTCTGGGCTTTTTATCAATTTCATCAAAACACCCAGCTTTAATTAAAGAAATCATTGCTGTATCACCGAACTTATTTTCCTCAGCTTCTTCCTTAAATTGTTGCATCTTTTCATAAAATTGTTTCGAAGAAGTATATGGAGCATAGTCAATAATAGCTTTTGCAACTTTGCTTCCCAAACCTTGAATCGGCTTTAGTCCATAAACAATTTCTCCATCTGCAACATCGGGATAAAAACCAAAATGCGCCCTATTCAAATCTGGTAACGCAATTTTAATTCCATGTTGCATCATATTGCCCATAGCCTTTGCAATACGTCCATAGTTTACGCCACCATTATTTTCTACATCATCCTCATCTGTACTACCGCTATTTACAATTAAGCAAGCACAATTCCAATAAATTGAACCATATCGCTTAACAATGTTCATACACTGTAGACAAATGGCTGTATACGGCATACAGTGGTTTTTTGAGAAAGAATATCCAAGCTGTCTTTTGATTTGTTGCCCCCATACATAATTAAGCAAAGCATCAGAAGTTCCTAAATCTTTACCTTTTTTGTAAAATTTGTCATGGACAGCAGCAATCAAATCTTTTTTCTTTTTTGCCACGCTTTTGCGCAATTTGTTCGCAAGAACTACATCAAAACCACTTATCTCAGGGTCCATACTCATTTCCATAATACTTTCTTGAGTATCAGCCACTCCATAAAGCGAGCCTAAATGTTTTTTCATTATTTCCTGCTCATGCCTATTCAACCCCCATTGTTCCATCTCATCATACCAAAGTTGAATATTATCTTTATAACGTCGATAAGTGTCCATAGGAGCTTCTGTAGCATCATCCTGTGCCATAAGTCTCATAAGACTATTAGCTGTAGAAAGCTCAAGCATGGAACGAGGTTGGGTTTTTATAATAACTTGCTGACCCATTGCGCTATCAAATTGAAAAGCATCAAGAATTTGATTTTGGTCAAGCAAATTCCACATTTTATAATCATTGTAATCAAGAACATCAGGGTGCAAATAAGCATCATAATTTGCTTTATAACTTCCCTTATCTTCTATCACTTTTGCATCAATAAGTAAATCTATTGCTTTATGCAACTTATCGAGCATTTCAATCGTGAGCGTATCGACCTTGAGACCGCCCATATAATCGGAATCTTCCATATTATAGGCAGTAATAGTAGTACCATTTGGCGCTCTCATTTTACTGTTTTGAGCAATATATCCAGCATCAAAAATATAAGATGCAGAGGCATGAATTGACCTACCAGAAATCAATCCCTCAATTTTAAGTAGAGTTTCTTTTAATCCATCATATTTAGCAACTTCATTTATAAACTCGACTTGAGGAGGTCTGTTCTCATCTTCATTGCCATTAAAACAGTCAGAAAGCGACCAGTTTTTGCCACGTTCAAAAGGAACAAGGTCGGCAAGATACTGAGCATCATCATTATTTATACCAAGACCTTTACAACAAACCTGAATAACAGATTTTGTTCCCTCTGTTTTTAAAGTTAGAGTATTTAAAACATTCTCATCTCCATAATAATCATGCATATTCTGGAAAATAAGAGGACGTTTTAAAGCCTCGCTGTCAACATCAATCCTTTATACCGTTAGTTTCCTAATACTTTAACACTCATTTAAGAGTCGGAGTAGACTATCTTTTTACCCTTAGCCGAACTATTAGGGTATCCGTCTTTCGAATGGTAGCATCTCCATCCTACTGCCCTCTGGCATAGTCGTTACACCTTCAAATGCTTTCGCATAAGCTTGGCACGGTATTACCTTGGTCGTAACTTTAGGCTTTCACCGTTAGCGCATTTCTGCACACCCTATTGCAATTTAGGTTTACAGGACTTAACAAACAACATTACTGCTGTTCTCGACTAATTTCTAACATTTTTAAATATTTTTCGTATTTTCTATCTAAATAAACAGAAGCATTTTCATAAAGAGAAGAAACTATTTTTAAAACTTGTTTATTACCGCCGATAGACAAACTATAATTATCATTATCTCTATTTTTATGTCGTTTACACAAAGCCAAATTTTCTTTTCCTAAAAATCTTAAAATTCCCTGACACATACTTTTTGTGCCAGTAAAAGAAAATTCAAATTCTTTATGAACATTTTCTTTAAATAAATTTGTGATAATTAATGACCCATCACCATCAATTAATCCTCTTATAAAATGACATTCCAATTCTTTTGGTAAAATTGTTTCGTCTGGATAATAAAGACTATTTGTTTTATCAACAAAACAACCCTTTTTAATTAAATCTTCTGCCATTGTCGGACTGGTAATTAAAATTCGGCAATAATTTTTTGTTCCATTATAACTATTTTCTCCTAAAGATGGAGAATAAATTTTAATATTTCCTGTATATTGAATAGCTTTCTTAAATTTTTCTAAATGCTCCCTATCTTTTTCAGAAATCGCAATCCCAACTTTATAGTTGCCGTGTTTTCTTTTATTATTTATATAGCCATCAGCATATAGAAAACCGAGCCAATAAGCTTTTTCTTCTGTATCTATAATATTAAAAAAGTTATCATTACAAGAATATTTTAATGCTTGTTCTCTATCATTTCTCATGAGAATATTATTGTCATGCAATACCAAATAAATTCCATGAACACTTACATCAACATTAAATTCATTTTTCAATTCTCGTTGAATTGTAATTGAGCCTTTGTGTTCAGAATATTTTTTTACAATACAGTCTATTGCTTCCTAATTGAATTTGTATTTTCCTTTTTCTTTAATAATCTCTACTGACATATTTCCTCCTTTCTTATAAATTTTAAATGTTAGAAATATGTTAATCTGGTAACTCAGGTCTTAATGGAGAACTATGTCTCCAAAAAGGCAAGTCATATTTTAGAGGATTAATTTGTGTAATTTCAGAAAGATAGCACACATAACTACCTCCTGCTGAACCACGCGCAACACCTACAAAAGAAACTTTCCACATAACTTCATGTACTAATCCTCTAACAAGTACATAATATGCTGAAAGCTTTTGATTTAATCTTTCAGAAATTTGCCAAAAACTACTAAATTCTTCATTGATACGAGCTATCTTTTCTTCTTGAGTTACTGTCTTATCATGCTCTTCAATAATATTTCCGTTTTCATCATAAGTAGCAAAATGATAAGTTGAATCTCCCCATTGATTATGATGGTCAAATCCCTGTTCTACCAAATAGAGTAGATATTGGTCTTGAATATCATCAGAATGAGCAAATTTACTTAAATACTCATATTTATCATACCAATCTTTAAATATATGACGCAATTTAAAAGAAGGTAGCTTTTTGTCGGTCGGAACAATCGTTGGATGATAAAGGTCATATGTTTCAATCATACCATACACTTTTTGTGTTCCATTAAAAGCTCTGGTAATTTGTTCCTCAGTAAGAAAAGCAGACAAAGTTTCCACAAGTTCAGACTTTCCAAACATATAGGCAGTTTCATAAAAAGCCGCAACTTCACGGTCATTTGCCTTTTCGTCATCATCTGCTTTTAAATATGCTTCGTGAATTTTAGCGTCTTCTTTAGCCCCATAATGACTATCTGTAGAACAAACCACATCCAACCCATAAGCATCAGCCAAAACATACATGAATTGGTCTACCATTGCTTGTTCATGTGGAATATTGTTTCCATCTTCATCTTGCTTAATTACACAAGGCTGAATTTCAAGAAAGAAATTCTCTTTACCAAAAATTTTTATACACCATTGAATAAAATGATGAATTTGTTTTTTATAGGTAATATCATTTGTCTCAAGATAACGAAGAATTAAATTATCTAATTCGCTGCCGAGACAAGCGGACTGCGCTATAATATGTCCCTTTTCCTCGCCAATGATAGCTTCAAGTTCATCTTTATATGTGGGAACTCTTTCCATTCTTCCCTGTTTGAACCAATGTTCCCAAGCAGAAGAAGAAATTCTACGAAGCTGTTCATAACCTTTAGCATCTTTAGCAATAAGAATAAAATGGTAAAATTTAACTATTTTTTCCGCCTCTTTTGGTCTGTCAATAAGATAAATCTCATTCCCCAATCCCAGCTTGAAATCTGAGCTAAATTTTTCAAGCCATTTCATATTCTTTTTTATTTTCTTTACATCGTCTTTATCTTCTTTTTGTTCTAATTCTTCCCATGTCTCATACTTATCAAGAATACTACGCCACTTTTTCAAATCTTTATAACGCTTAATTAAACGAACATGACCTGATAAAGCTTCATGGTCTGTACAACAAATTCCATTGTAGCCCAATTCAATAGCTCGATTAATGAGCTCATCAAGCTTAATGATACAATCTCTCAAACGGAAATTACTAATTTCAGTATGATTATGAGTAGAAAAGAAAGGCAACATCTAAGCCAAGTTATCAGACTTTTCTTTTAGAAACTTCTCATAAAATTCCAATGGCTTCACTCCTTTCTCATAAATTTGTCTATATTATATCACGTCTAAGTATATCTGTCAAGGGAAACTTCCTATAAGAAAGTTTCCCTATATAGTTCAAAAGTTCATAACTTTAAAATCTTTTTAGAAATAGAAATCGTCCCGATACTCATCAGCATCAATTTTCTTTTCTTCCTTTTGTGCAACAGGCGTTGCATTTTTTGCAGCAACCTTTTTATTTTTAGATGTAGATTCTTCAATCTCAGACCAATCTCCACCAGCCATTTTTTGCTTATCAGCTTCATTAGCCTCAAAGTCTTCTTCAACATCATAATAAAGAATCTTTACAACAGGATAATTTTTATCCTCATATTTTTCATATTGGAACTCACCAATAACATTCATCAAAAGATTCTTTTTACTAACCCCAAATCCGACTCTATCTTTCATAGTCATGGTATCAAATTCGCCAGCAGCACAATACTTCTTAACAAAAGAAATATTATTAGCCTTAAAACGAATAAAAGTCTTAGCTCCATTTGGACCAGACCGAGTAATCTGACTTGCATTTACTCTGATACCAGTAATGGCGAAAGTAGGAGATGGAACAGTATTACCCCAAATAGCATAGTTTTCTGCGACCTCTGAAATATATTCTTTCTTCAAATCAGCCAAGTCTACTTGCCAATCAACCTGATGAATTGTAACAAGAGAATCAATAGGAAGCAACTCATCACACTTAGCTTGAATTTCTGAAAGTTTACTTTTTTCAATACGAATTCCTGCGGCGTTAGAATGTCCGTGGATTATTACCCCAGCTTCTTCAAGTAAACTTCTCAAATCTGAAACGTTTCCTTGAGAATAATTTCTCATAGACCCACCAAATTCGGTATCTGAAAAATTACGCATCAAAACAACAGGTCGATAATATTTTGAAGCAAGTTTGTTAGCTACAAGTCCTGTAACAGTTTTCTTATCAATTACATTACTACAATCAACAAACAAAATACTTCTTTTATTTGCTTCTGTCTTTTTGATGATTTCCTCAACTTTTTCCATGAGTGAACGTACTGCTGTATCTTGTCTACTCTTTACATTACAACAAGTCCTTGCCATATCCCATTGAAGAGTATGCTCTTCTGGTTCTGGTACGGGGTCATTCTTATTCTTACGTCGAGGTTTATAAATTATTGTTTCTTGCTCTCCACGAATAGCACGACACATATTAATGATTTCTTCTTCTGTGCCATATCTAAATACACCATTAATTTTAGGAGCAATAGTCCAGCCCATAGAACTAATAGTTCTACCATAAGGCATTTCGTCAGCCAAACGGTCACAAAGCTCCTTAATGAAATCATTATGCCAATAGAACTCTTTTAGTCCCTCAAGCATATACCATCTTGCTTCAAGCTTCATGCTGTCCATGCCATCTGCTATCTCAGCAAGTGAAACAAGCTCCATAATATTGTCGAGAATTTCTGTATCAACATTATATTTTTCACAATAAGCTTCTGCAAATTTCATTACAACTCCTGTACCACAAATCGCAGTACAAGGATACTGACCATCTGTACTATTTACAGGCAAACAATAATTCACATAGCAATCCGTATGAAAACGAGTCTTATATTCAGACGGGTTCTCTTTGTAAATAGAAATTGCTTTTTCTCTATCCATCCATTCGCCAGTCCAAGTATCTTGAGTCTCAGATGAAACTAAATGGTGGTCGAAAACTAAAATAGGAGCAGAAAAATTCCTTGTGATTTCAATAGCGTCTTTAGCTTCCATTGATGCATCTGGAATTATAATCAATCCAAATTCATTTTTTGTAAAATTTGCTAACTTACTCATAGTAAGTCCGTGGTCTTTCTGAAAAGCATAAGTATAGTCTAACTTAACATCAGGTTTAATATATTTAAGAATCTGAGTTAAGGCAGAACTTGCCATTGCACCATCACAATCTCCATCCACATAAATTAGAATTTTACAATCTTCTTTTAATTTATCATGGACTAATTCTACAGCTTTATCCATATTCTTCATCAAGAATGGGTCATTCAACTCACTTCTGACAGGATGAACAAAACTCTTTATGTCTGTAATACCATAGCTTTCAAGAAGAGTATCTAAGAAATCTACTTCTTCCTTAAACTAAGTATTAAATCTTGTCTTCCATTGTAACTTTTTCATTTATTATTTATCCTCGTCTACATAATTATCACCCTTGATTCCATTTCAGCTTATTCATATCAAACTTTTCTGCGCTTGCGAATAACCTTTGAAATGTTTCTTTACCCTCATCAAAAGGAGAATCTTTGATTTTAAGTTTACCCTCTTTATCTTTAATGATGTAAACTGCAAAACCCATTCCAGCTAATTTTGAAGCAATGGAAATAATTTTGTTTTTATACATCTCAAAGTCTCTTTTAGTTGCAGGATTGCTATTGTACCCCTTAACCGCTTTTGAGTCAAACTCGTCAAAGTCTTTATCAAATCCAAGGTAAACCTGTCTTACACCAAGGTCTCCTAAAAGATTAGCTTGCTTATTAGAAACAGAGAAGCCACAAGTAGCTACAGCAATACTATTCTTGCCGAAATAGGTATCTGAAAGCAAAACACTTTTTTCTCCCTCAACAATAATAGCTTTGCCACGTTCTTCTATTGCGGCTTTATTCTCATAAAGCCCATATAGATTCAGACCTAAAGAATGTCCATAATCTTTACCTTCAATAAATTCAGGCATATATTTATTATTTTTATCTTCTGGTTTGAGACTTCTACGACGAATACCAATTAACTGTCCGTCTTCATTTCGATGTGGAATAATAATATGTTTTTGATATTCATACCATTTAATTCCATACTTTTTCATAGATTTTTCTGAAATGCCCTCTTTGAGCCATCCATCATAAATCTTATTTTCAAAATAGTTTAGAATTGTTTCGTCTTGAATGATTTTGTTATTGATATTTTCGTTTTGATTTTTAATTTTTTCGCGCCAATCTCCCCAACCAGAAATACTCATATTATCTTCAAGGGTTCTCATATCGTCTCTATCATCTTTGCGATAAGTGCCAAACCCCTTTTCTTGAGTTGATTTTAGCCCAACTTTATCAGCGATATAAAGAATAACACCTTTATAGAAATCTTTATCTCTTACATTTCTAATTCTTTTAATCCCCTCAAAAAAGCTCATTGCTCCACATGAAGTATAACAGAAAAAGTTTTTTGACTGAGTAAAATAACAGAGTTTAGGTTTAGAACCTCCATGACAAATAGTTTTAAACCACAAAAGCTGTTGTCCAGTTGAACCATCTCTACTTGTATGATTTAAAGGAGCACCGTTTTCATCCATTATTTCAATCACAATCTCAGGTGTAACACGTTTTAATAATTCGTCTTTATCTATCATAATGTTAACCAAAGGAGAGGATTTTACTCCTCTTCCTCAATTTCACTAAATTTATCTACCGGCCAACCATCATTATCAAAATCTTCTCTGGTTACTTTAGTAGAATACATATTTTCTTCGTTTTCTTTTTCAAGGTCAAGTCTTGTTTGGAGTTTTTTACTCACAACAGAAGTTACCTCACCAGACTCCATAGCTTCTTTTATAGCTTTTTCGGCGGGGTCATCTCCACCAGTTTCATCAGAATAAATAGCTTCATATTTAGTAGGCTTTGTCAATTTTGTGGTATCTCCATTAGAAGTCTCTTTTGCAGAAATGCCTGTTGTTACAACAGGGACATCTTCTTTATGTCTACTATAATTAACAATGCCATCTTCATTTACTGAAACAAATGTTTCAGGCAAAAATACTTTGTCAATAAGTTTATTATCATAATCTGTACAAAATAAGTCAGATACACGCATAGTAGAATAATCTACATACAGCCAAACTTTGACATTTACATATTTGCCACCACGATTCTTATAAATCGCATAATAAACATTTGGCTTTTGTCCGCCAAAACGATTCTTTAAAATTGGGTCAATCTTCTTAAGTTCTGCAACAGTAGGACGCATCATAAGTCCTGCAATATCTGCCTTATCTGCAAGAGCTTTAGACCCACGAATAATAGTCTGGTCTCGATTATTTTCATTTTTCCAATCGCCTGAAACCTGAGTCCAAGTATCAAGACTAATATCATATTTACGAGTAAGTTCTTTTAATTTTGTGCCAACATTGGCAAGAACTTGGTCTTCACGGAGTTGCATCTTTGCTTTAGCTTCTCCTTGAAATTCTGCAATAAGGTCTGTTGTAATATGAATATAATCAAAATAAACGTGTCTTACATTCTTTTGAAGAACATATTTTTCTATAGTTTGTTCAAGAGTAGAAATGTCATAATCAGGAACATATTCAAGATAAATTTGACTTCTATCCAAAACATCAATAGCATAAAGAACTCGTTCATATTCACCATTTGCATAAGTGTAATCCATAATGTGGTCCTGTGGAACATCTGCAATATAAGCCAACATAATAGGCTCAACTTCATCTACAAGTTCCATCTCAGTTCCAATATAAAGGACTGCATTTTGAGTCCCGTGAGGATTTGGAACAAATTTCTTTAGCTTATTATCATAATATTCTACTGCAAAAGTATGGCAAATGTTTGAAATTGATTGACGGGTCTTTCCCGTTCCAGTGCCAGCAGACATCATATTAAAATGTCTTGGTTTCATACCACCTGTGATAGTAGTATAAAAATTACTTGAATAACTTAAGCCATAACTGCCACCGTTTTTACGGTCTTCAACAAACTTTTGAAGCTCGGCTCCACCAGCTTTAACACTATCACGACCAGCTTTAGTTGTATAATCAAGTGTAGTGCTCATAAGTTTCTGACGGATTTTAAGAAGAATATCATCTGTTGTCATTTTAACAAATTCTTTCTTCTTGTTTTCTCCCTCATCATCGTCAAACTCATTTGGGTCATAAATATCAGTTACATCAATACCCTGATTCATAAGAGAACGAAGTAGAGAAAATTTTCTAAGCTCGTTATAGTTAGCTTCAAAGTTCATAGGATGGCATTTTGTAACTGCCTGACCTACAAAGTTATCCCGCTGACTTCTTTGATAAATTCGATAAAATGTAGGATAGTTTTTGGAGAGACATTCGTTGATAATGTTAATATCAATGAACTCTACTCTTTTTGCCCAGAGATATTTAACCGCAGTTAAAACAGCTTGAGCTACAAGATTCGTAAAATCCGTTTTCTCAAGCCTATGCCCCGCAAGTAAATCTGGCTTCTAAATAATACAGCCAATAACTTCAAGGGCAGCAATACGAGAATTATAATCGTCTTGGTCGAAATTTATTTTACTTGCCACGAATCTGTCTCCCCTTTATAAAGTAGTAAATCCTCTTCATTGAGGTCTTCTGGTAAAATCTCATCTGTAAAATAAGACTCTTCCTCTTCTTTTGCTCTTTCAGCTTCCCAAAGTTCTTTGCGCTGCTTCAAAAATTCTTTATCATAATCAGCGTCCCAAATAAAAGCATCAAAATCCAACTCATCAATATCGCCATCATAATCTTCTGGAATCACTCGATGTTCACGAAGAGCTCTTTTCTCTTCATCTGCAATACGAGCTTTTTCAAGGTCAGAACGATTGATAACAACTTGATGAACTGGGAAATCTAAACTTTCATCTATCTTTTCTTGTGTAGAACTCTGGTCTAATTCTTCACAACTTGCCCAAAAGAATTTAGCTTGAAGATAGTAAGAAGTTACCAGTTTAATTAAATCCATCTCTGTTTGCATTCTCCGAGGTTTATTTTTCTCGTACTCATTAATATATTTTAGAGTCCAAAGAACCTTAGAGGCATCCATATGATAGCCTTTTTTAAGAATGCTTACAGGAACAGACATTTTTTTGGGGTCTAAGACACCATCGTAGCCCATTGTAAAAAAGATATAATTAAAGAGATTTTTATAATCTTCCGCTCTTTGACGGCGAATTGTTCCGCAACTTGGACAATAATTCTTTTGCGAAACAACTATCTTTAGCTCAGATGGATACTAAAGACCGCATTGAGCACAAGTAAAAACTCTATTTGGCTTTCTACCGATAATAACACCCCATTTCTGTAAAATTATAATTAGAAAAACAAAGGAGAAAGGATTCAGCGTGTTTACTTTCTCCAATCTCCTTTGTGTTAGTTAATTATTAGACCTTACGAGCAATGTCGAGGTCGTTCTCTGCACCCCAATCACGGAGGTCAGAAAGAATAAGCATGAGAATATCAGACTGAGATTCGTTGCAATCCTTAACAGCCTTACCCTTACCAAGATATTCAACAACAATCTTGGAATATTCAGACATCTTCTCCATCTTATTCATGGCAATAGCATACGCCTTAATTTCAGCCACAAGGTCATCGAAATTGACCTGCTTCTTCTCAGGAGCAGCTTCGACAGGAGTATCAACTACTGTACCACCATTCTTTGCTTCCTCTTCAATAGCGTCTGCAATAGCATTAACAAGGCTATCATAACCCATAGGAATACGGTCAGGAGTGTAACGGAAACGACTCTTTGCCGTAATAGTAGGAGTGCTACGAAGATAAAGCCAACGTTCACCATTCTTATCAATATTAATATAAGCAGTAATATCAACAAGACGATTGACAATATCAGCAACCTTTTTAGGAACAGCAGGACCAAGAACACGAACTTCTGCATTCGCATTATCAGGGTCAGCTTCAAGGTGAACATCTGCGTGAGCGATAATAACAAGACCATAACCAAGCTGAGTGATGGTAATAATCATCTTCTCAAACTCCTTACGAGCTTCAGAATAACCGCCACCATAAGGGATGTCATTAATCTTCTCTACATCGTTCTTATCACAAATGTACTCAATACAACGGTCCCAAGCAAGACCAATTGTGTCTAAAGAAATTGTATCAAACTTTTCCTTCATCTCAGGCTTCTTCAACTGCTTAACATAAGCCTTGAAATCAGCCCAAGTAGGAACATCAACTGCGTAAATGTTAGACTGTGCGTTCCAACCGTGTTCAACTTTACCTACCTTATGTTACCATAAGGAATAGACCATCTCTTCTTATTTGAGAAAATATGGCAAGCTCAAATAAGTGATAGCGCTTCGGATTTGGACTTTCACCACGCTTTAATCCTAACCCCTTTATGGGGATGGTCGTTACACCTTCAAGTATATTTCTATACAAGCTTGGCACGGTATTATCCAGACTTTCACTGGGTCTTTACCGTTAGCGAATACATTAAAACATATTCACACCTTAGATTTCTAAGTTCACTATCATTGGACTTGTAGTAAAAACTTATTATAAATTTGCCTCTTTCGAGTTAATTCAATACTGTCATTACTATCCTTATACAAATATTCTAAAATAGGAATTAATTGTTTGTTACCAGAAATTGAAAACATACAATAAGTATCTCTATTTTCAATCGCTATATGTTCTTTACCTAAAATCTGACGTAAACTTTCTAAAAAAGATTTAGTTCCAACAAAAGTAATTCTATACCGAGGAGTTTTATTTTTTCCTGAAAGAGTGCTATGCAAACTTCCATCTCCGTCAAAATACCCTCGAATAAAATGCGATTGTAATTTTTCAGGCAAAATATCTGTATTCGGAAAAGTTAATGTGTAAGACTTACAATTTACACAACCTGCTCTATTTAAATCTTCAACTAATTTAGCATCTCTTAAACAACAATACGCTTGCTCAAAAATCTTTTCTCCATCTTTTTTTTGAGAATATTTAATAGGAGTATTATTTGCTTCAATCGCAGATAAGAATTTACTTAAATGTTGTTCATCACTTTTTTTTAATGTAATACGAACTCTTTTATCTTTTTCTTTTCCAATATATCCATCGGCATAAAGAAAACCTAACCAATAAGCTTTAACAGGAGTGTCTACACTTTCAAAAAAATTAGAATTCCTCGGAAAGTCCAACATTCCCAGCTCACTAAGAGACAAAACATTTACCCGATTTTTGCGTAATACGTTACGAATCATTTGAGGATTAGTGCCAAATTGTTTAGCAATAGAAACAGTGCTATGAGTAGAATTATACTCGTTAATGATATAGGCTATTTGGCTCTCTGTCCAAATAATCGAGCCGCCTTTAGTATCATTCTTTCGGCTGATAGAAAACAAACTATTCATTTTTTACCTCGTTTTAATTTAATCCGAGTAGAAGATTCTTAGGGAAAGAAACCGCAAGAGAGGTTTTACCGCTACCTGCGTCACCATAAAGGCAAACATACTTTCCCTTAAGGTCTCTACTAATTGTAGTTGGAGCAAGGTTCATTAAATCAATAGCCATATTCTTTTACTCCTTTCTTATGACTTAGAAGGGCAATTCTTCATCATCATCAATAGGGGTAAAAGAACCAGTCTTAGCTTTAGCAGTACCAAAGCCACCAGATTTTGCAGTTGTAGTAGAACCGTTACCCTTGTTACCAAGATAACCATTCGCTTCAACTTCCTTAATGTGAGCAGTACGCTCGGCCATCATTGCGCGAACAATCTTGGGACTAAGAGCATCCTTGGAATCCTCATCATAGGGGTCAGAACCACCAACAAGAATCATCTCAAGATAGGAATTGCCATTGGTAGAACCGAGGTCTACCTGCTTACCGAAACCACCAGACTTCTTCTTAGGAGCTTCCTCAGTCTGAGAGGGAATCCAGTCAATATTAATGGAAACCGTAGCACCCTCATCATAACCAATGGACTGAATATCGTCATAGGTCTCAGCGGGAACAATAATATTCTTAAGGTCAAGAGTATTACCATAGAAGTCACGAGTAATAAAGTGCATCTTATAACGACCAGTCTCGTGAGCATCATCATCCTTGCCACGAACTTCAGGCTTAATATCTTTAATATAACCCTCAAGTTGTAGAGAAGCATTGAAAGACTTAAACTCATTAAAGAACTGGACAGAAACCTCAGTACCCTCAACAAGAACACCCTCACGATTAACATAAACGTTATCGGAAAGGCTACCCTGAAGACGAACCATAGTAGGATTCTCAGCGTTCTTCGTCATAGGAGTTGCGGTCTTAAGCCACTCAACTACATCCTTATAAACCTTGCTATCTTCACCGTTAGTCTTTTTTTCTTTAATGAAGGCACGGAAGCTACGAGTGTAAACGCCAGTATCGCCACACTGTACAGCACCACGGAGGGAGATGTAATTGATACCATCTTTACCTGTGCCAGTACGAGGTTCCTCAAGCTCTGCAAGAGCGCCCTCAAGGATTACAACGTTCTAAAGTCTACGAATCTGGTCAGAATTATTATTCATGTTAAAAAATATCTCCTTAAATGTCTAAAATTTGTTCGTCAAATAAAATTGTCTTTTTATTTGCCTTTTAAGCCTGTTTATTGACTTATTTTTTGTACAAATCCACCAAAAACGGCTTCACTTGGCTAAGCATTTTTGTGCTTAGAGTCAAAGAATCTCTACCTCAGAAGAAATCAACCTGCGTCTTCATCATTATCATTCATGTCAACAAAATCATTGCACTTCTGCATCTCAATCTCAATGCCAAGGTCGGTTCGCGCTTCGTCTGTAAAAGGCTTGAGCTTATTATAGCCAACACACTTAGGCTGGAACTTGCAAGCATCGCAAATAAGATTCGTTACCATATATTTGTCTACCCCTTTCGTCTATATTTGCTGGGAAAATGTGAGCGGTGAAAAAAGGTGTATTATACTAAAATCTCGATTCATCTCTCACTGTGATTGAAGTATAACACACCTTTCGCAGTTTGTCAAGAAAAATTTTTACGTTTTTTTAAATTGTTTTTTTTGTCTTATTAAGTTTAAAGGTTTCGCCCTAAGATAAATATTTTCGAAATAAGGAAATGCTAAAAAAATATTTTTATTATTTATTACCCAACGAATGAAATCAGGTAATTTCTTTAAACCATAGACTGCCAACATTTTGATACTGAGGCTGTGTTGCAGATACAACCGCACCATTCGCATCTTTCCACGCAGTCCAAGTGGTCCCGTTATATGCTCTATGAGCATATGTGTTTGTTGTATATATTACTGTTGTTTGATAAGCAGAACCTCCCGCTCCAACAACCTAAACCACACTACCCTAACTACCATCAGGAAAATTAGTACAACTTTCTCCGATTAAATAATTTCCCGTAGTAGTTAAAGTATTTGCGTCCACATTATTTAACGTTCCTCCGTCTTTTGGAACGTATGTATCAGCAATGTTTTTACCGTTGGCATCAGAAAACGCTTTGTTAACAGTATCATCCGTGTTATTGTTAGCATATTTTGCTTTAAGCATATCACCGTATCCTGCCGCAGACATAGCATCTACAACAGCTTTTTCGCTTGGAACTTTTGTACTTGAATTGCCTAATGTTTGAGATATGTTGTCTGTTGATATAGCACCCACATCCGACGCTACTAATTCAACAGTCCCAACTTTTCCATTAACAGACTAAACAGGTGCTTCAGCAGAAGTAATATATCCGCTATCATTTGAAAGTTGACTGGTTTTTGTTGGTATTGTTGTAGTATCAGGCAAAGCTCCAACATCTGTTGCAGTTAATTGAACTGCGCCAGTTTTCCCATTAACAGTTGTAACAGGAATATTAGGAATATCCGCAGATGTAATATATCCACTATCATTAGTAAGTTGGCTTGTTTTTGTTGGGAGTTCGTCTGTTGTTGCAAATGAAGAATCATCTTCAAGCTCACTAAGTTTAGTAGGAACAGTAATGTTGACAGTTTTATCTACAGCACTATTTGCCGTAAAATTGCCAACTTCTGTCCCATTCTATTGAATGGTTAATTTAGCATCATTAATAACTGTTGGGATAGTAATATCTCCACTTTCACCATTAATAGATGTAACTACTTTACTTAAACCAAGTTGTTCTTTTGTAACTCTATGAGGGTTATTATAATCAACCAAGTGCTTTAGTATACTTTCAGGAATAGTTCCAGTTCCGCCACCAGTTGAGCTTCCTCCACCTACTACTACAGTATTACCTTTTTGAGTTTCTAAAGCAACTCTTTTCCGTCCCATTCCATGTTTGGCTATAATCCAACAATTAGAATAACGACCACCTTTTAAATAGAGCTCAACAGAATCTCCCACAGATAACTCATAGACACTTTGATTGGAAATTTTTGTAAATTCGTGACCTTCTTCATCAGCAGGAAGTTTAACATTTACTGTTCCATCTTCGTTTACTCTGGTAACAATAGCCCCTTTTGTAATATCATTAGACTATGCTTTTTGGTCTACACACGCTAATATACGACTTAATAGGGAGTCTGCTAAATCGTCCATAGTATAATCGCTTTGAATATTATTTTTACGTCTGCTCATAGCAGCCTCCTTTCATTAAGTCCTCTTAGTATTACTTGGTAAATCTTCCGTGTTACAAAAAGCAACACTCATTTGTCCACTTTCAGAAGTGAAAGAAATTGAAGTTATAAGTAATTTATTCCTCTTCAAATTCAAATAATCATCTTCAATTTCACAAATATTGTTTACAGTAAGTACAGGATTAAAACTTACAGAACAAGAAAATTGTACTGCAACAAAGCTTGATTTTCTTAAATAATACATTGCAAGGTCATGCGCAAGGTCATCACTCCACACATTAGCTTCACTATAAGGAGGAGCAGTACGTCTTCCTACCTGTTGAATACAAATAGGAGAACTGGGATTCTCATTAGTAACAACAGCGCTATAAATGCCATCATCAACATTATCTCCCACAACTTTAACACAATTTACAATATCTTCATTTTGATAACTTAAACTCATATTATGCAAATCTCTTCCAAAAGAAGGATAAGTCCAAATAATAGGTTTAACACTATCATCTACAGTTTCATTGATGGGATAGAAACATAGATTACCAACATTATTATAATAATATTCAGCAGATAATTGTGTTGCTAAAGCATCAATGACTGTTCCATAATTCTCACCTTGCTCGGCTCGAATAGTTTGTTGTGTTACCATTCCAACCAAAGAAGGGTCAAAGATAACATCTTTATAATCTAAAATATAACCATTTTCAAGAGAAAAATTTAAAATTCCTCTAACCGCATCTCTTATGTCACTTCCAAGCTCAACCTCATAAGCGACTTCAAGAGTACCAGTCTTCCCTTCAAAAATGGCATACTTATCAAGTAATTGTAAAGAAACTGTTTTTTCTGAATTCCCTCTTGTAAGGTCTACATTACCCATAATATAGATTCCTTTAGGAAACCAGATAATACGTCCTGAATATTCAATTCCTATTTCAAAACTAAAACGACTATTCACCCAAAGTCCATTTACATTTGGAGTATAACGTCCATCTACGTTAACTAATTCAAGGGAAATATTACGTCTTTGTCCGCTTTGATATGATTCAGTATAGTTAATACTATCAGCTACAATATCTCCTTCTGGAATAATATATGCAACCTACTCATCTTGCGTTAAAACACTTAATCTATATCTCGGCTTAAGATAAGGCATTTCCAAAAGTCTTTTTAGTTTAGAAAAGGGAATGTCTTCATCTTCACCGTTTGAAAATAATACTTCTCCAAACAATTCCATTTATTCGGCATCCCCCTTTCTTTATTACTCAACCTATACAACTACAGAAGTTGAAGCATCTACAGCTTCTCTCCATTCAAAAGTAATAGTAGTCAAAAGATAATTACTAATACCATTTACTGTTCTTGTGGGAGCAGACTGAATTTGACAAATCCATTTATTACCTTTTATATCTTTTAGCAATTTCAATTTGCCGTTACTACAAAACTCTTTCCAAGCCTCAGTCTTAGTATACTACCTTTGGTACTTATTGTCAATAAGATTTTTTCGAGTTATTGCTTTTATTCTGTTTTGACTTTGCAAAGAAGCTTTTGAAAGTTCTTCATCATAATCACATTTTGAAATAGCATACGCATCCTCTGTATATTCATACTTGTTTACAATAGTGTTAGCAGGCCCCTCAACATGAAGAACTTCTTTCATATCACCGAGTAAGCACGTTACAGCAGAGCTATCATAATTACGCTGACCTACGGAATATTTATCAAATCTACCAAGAGTCTCCCACATAGAAACACTTGTGTTTTGAGTTACCGCAGCATCTTCCATGTTCAAGCCTAAATTCCAAGTATTACCAGTTTTTATGAAAGTATTTTCCTCATCAGATTCTTCAATATCACAAATCTGCCAACTATCCCATTTTACTGGAAGATAATATAAGCCCTCACTATCCTGAACATATTTAGGATTCTCAGGAGTTTCTTCTTCGTTCTGATAAATTTTATATTTAATACCAGAACTTGTTTTTACTTCTGTTGCGGCTAAATAATGATAATACTCATTATTAGCAATATTATAATCTCTTAATGTGGTTGCCCCATTTTCAAGAGAACAAATATAATCATAATATTTTTGATAAGGTGTTTTTCTATAAATATAGAAAGTAGCACCTGATTCTTCAGATTCAGGGTCAAAATATTGTCCATCAATCTGATACTCTCCATTTGATACAAAAGTATTAAACAGAATTGTATCTGCGGTAATACTCTTTTCTTGAGTTAAAGCATAAATATCTTTTCCGTTTTTATTCGTTCCATCAAGACTAATAGTTGTATCGCGGTCAAGACGAAGAACGTCAACATTAATGTTACTATTTATAAACAAATAATTTTTATATTCGGTATCATTCGCCATGACTTACGACCTCCTTTCTGGTCTCAATTCTAATATCGCACGTTACTGTACTGTTATTATTTTCACGAATAACTTTAAGAACAATTAAGAACCAACGGTCATTAAATGCCTTTGTGTTTAGCTCATTTATCAAATGAGAATCAATATATAACAAATCACTATCAGGATTTTCCGTTTCATCATACCAAAGAATTTCCCCATTTTCTCCTTGTGCAACAGTAGGAACATCCAAACTTTCATAAGTTGCACCATCAACTTGAGAAATATTTTCAAGGAAATAATAATCTTCGGCTTGAAGTTCCCACTCCTCAGTAATAGTATTGTATTTATAAATACCTCCACTTAAATATTTACCTGTAGTTGCAGTAAGCAAATATTTCTTCGCAGCAATTTCAGGAGTAATGCTGGGAGGTAATGCAGAAACAATTTGAATATTTGTCTGACTTTGCAAAGCGTTCTTAATCGCTGTAGGACTAAAGAAGTAACCCGTAGTACCATCAAAACGCTTATCCTCAGTCTAAATATTAAATGAATTTGCTGTGCCATTTTTAAAGCACATTAAAGGTTCGGTTTCATCATTTTTATATACTTTAATTAGATATTGGTCTGGATTCGGGACAATCTTTCCTGTGCTATCCATATAGAAAGATTCTGTGCTACCACATTTTAAAGTATAGGTATCAATAATCTCTTCTGTAGCAGGAGTGTCACCAATCGCCTCTTGACCATATTGTGCCGTATGCGCAATCTAAAATACAATTTGATTCCGTGGAGTAGGTGTAAGCTCATTAAATCTTGGCGTAAGTTGTAATCTTGTTAAGAAAACAAAACTCGGCGGAAAAACAAGAGGATTTCCATTACTTACCAACCTGTCATAACACAAGCACTCTCCATCCCCAATTTTCAAAATAGCTTTGGAAGGTAAATCATCACCAAAAATATAAATATTGCTTTCATCAACAGCTTTTAATCCATTCTTTTCAACAGGTGCAGTATAAACAGGCGCGTTTGCATAAAGAGTAATTGCACCCTCTTTACAATCAAAAGTCGTTGCTAATGGAGTTACATTTTGGTCTATTTGATACCAAATTGTAAAATCTGCTGTTTGAATAAATTCATCTCCATATTGGTCGGTAATATCAATCTGAATTGTATACTTATTAGGCAATTCTACATCATCTGAAGTTTGCAATCCTCTAAAAGACCATTCTAACAAGCTGTCATAAATATCTTCACTTTGAGCGACAACATTGCCCAGAGAATCATATAAAGTATACTTATAATATTTTACCTGAACATTTTCAGGAGAATCCCAATCTGTCTTAAAATGTACATCTCTCCAAGGTTGAGTGCCTGAAGTAGTCGAAGCATAATTTGAAGCTTGAGCATTCTCAACTCCTGTTAATTCAGTATAAACTTGCGTATCAGCATTATAAGTATAAAGTTTATAAGTGTAAAACTCTACTTCGTCTTCATAGAACAAATCAAAAGAATTTGCACATTTTACATAACCAATCGCGTTGTCATAAGAAATAATCTTATTCTTTTCTGCAACTGATTGTCCATCAGAATTAAACAATTCAATATAAACATTTTTATGTTGTTTAATCAAAGTCTCAATTTGCGCATCAGGTGTAATATACAAAACATCATTTGCTTGATTGTTCAAATTATTATAGAAAATAATTAAATTAGGCTTTGTTCTTGCGTAAAAAATTGCATTTGGCATAGAATCCATAAAATCTGTATAAGCAGTATATGGAGTCTTAGGAGCAATAGGAATTGTACCTTGTTCAATAATACCATCTTTTACTTCAATAAGCCATTGTGTATTATCTAATTTATCAAATGTAATATCAGTAGTTCTCCGAGGAACAACTGTATCGGAAGTTTTTTCGTATAAATCAATTCTTGCACCTGTTTTATCAAAAACAATTTCAGCAGGATTGAACTTATCAGACCCAATATTAATATTAGGCTAAATAAAATATTGTGCCGTCACTTCTCCTGACGCATTACGATTCGAAATTAATTTGCCACTTGCAAGAGGACTACCACCCAAAATATTGTTAGGAGAAGGCACAACAACTTCTTCATAAGTATCTTTTACCGTGTCTTTCTTAAATAATTTATAAGTCCAACCATTTTGAGGAACTTCGGGAAGAGCCTCTTGTAATCTAATTTCGCCAGTTTCTTCACCATAGCCAATAATTTTATATTTTACAGCAGTTGCTCCATTAATTGAAGTCCCGTCTGACTTATAAATTTCAACCCATCTTGCTCTTTCAAGGTCATCATTTGGATTCACATAAAAAGAGGTTAAAGTATGTTGGTCATCACATTGATACACATCAAAAGTTGTTCCATCTTTATAGCTGTATGTAAACAGGTCATCAAATTCAAGCTTAGTATAATTTTTATTCCAGCCAAGTTCGTTTTCGACCCAATAAATTTTCTTTCTTTCCTTAAAGGTTTTATCAGTAGGAATAACAAGTTGTTCTGTATTTGGGTCTGGCAAAGGCATAAAATTACTATTACCAGAACTATCATAACCCTTAATTTCAATATATTTGTCATATATCAAGGCATTATTAATATCGGAATTTTCAACATAAGAAGTCCAAATTACAGATTTAGTAGAACCCACAAGGAAGCCTTGACAAACCGTTGTTTGAGGTTGTGTAGTAGAACCACGTTTGGCTTCATAAGTTCTAATATTCCATTGATAGTCTTTACCATTTACAACGTTATTTGCGGCACAGATTGCACTTGTTAAATCAAAATCAACTATGCCTTTATTAACAACTGGCTTTTTTAAATTCGGAGGAAGATTCGTTGAAGAATATCCGTTGTCTGAATCATAAAGAACATCATTTCCGTCGCCAGTAATTATTTTTACTCTACAAGCTTTTACTGTAGTACCCGTAGTATTAACCTAAGCTGAAAGAGTGTTATTTTCTGTAACATCTATCTCTCCAAGGTTCGGGGTTAAATTGCTCGACTTATATAAAATATTAATCAACTCCTTTACAAAAATTAATAGGAAGAGGAAGAGGCGAGTTGAATCCTCAACCTCTTCCTGTATTTATTAGGTTTTGCTATTATTTAAAAAGTATACACAAATGTTTACTTTTTTTATTTAATGCTTATCAGCGCTTATTCTTTGTTACATTGTAACGATTATGAGTTGCGGCCATTACCTGATTCCAGAATTGCGCTGGGTCGTCACAATTTTCGAGCACTACATCACCTTGAATTACATAGGAAACTCCCATGTCTTGACTTAAAGTGGAAGTGTATTCAGGTAATTTGGTTGTGGCCAAATTTCGTAAGAGATTATAAGCTTGGTCAGAATTGAGAATATATTCTGGTGTGGTAGGAGTTCCATGCAACATTGATAGACCCGTGTAAGTAACGGGGCCATTTTCAATGCCATCAGCATAGCCCTTTTTAGCCTTGTCGAGTTCCTTCTTCTGATTTTGAGCCCAAGCTTTTTGACCAGCGGAACCATTTTTAATTAGATTGTCAAGATATTTAGATTCATTATTATAATCTGTTTTGGAATTATAAGGACTACTGGAAGAGGACTTTTTGTTTCCCCCACCAGAAGAAGAGCCTGAAGTGTAATTATAAGTCTTTTCATAATTTCCCCCAAGACCCAAGTCAATTTTCTCATTACGATAGTTTTCAAGTTTCGCTAAATAAGCCTTGCCTTCGGCGCTTAATTGCCCATTAGGACCATAATTCCGTGGGTCTTTAAGAGCGTCGTTAATCTCGGCTTGGAAATCACGAGAATAATCCACACCGCTATCAAATCGGTCAAGAGCATTACCAAAGCCTCCACCGCCTGTCGCATTATTGATGGAGAATGAACCTCCAGCATTTGAGCCTAAATATTGACTGGAATTAATCAAAGAAAGTGCTTGACGTTGAAGTTCTGCAAGTTGAAGAACCAACTGCGTATAAGAATTAATAAAACTTGAGAAGATGCCAAGATAATTTTGATAATCATTGTTTTGGACTTCAATGAAGTTTTGCATATCGTCCATAATGCGTTGACGCATCTCTTTTTGAATTTCTTCATTGGAAAGAGATTGGTCAATATTCATCATCTCTGCAAGAAGTCTGTCACGCTCGATTCGTTCGGCTTCATTCCAACTCCACTCTAATGCTTTAAGGTATAGATTGAGGTTGTCAATTCTTTCTTGAAGAGCTTCTTTTTCTGCGTCTTTTGTGCCTGTAAGGTCGTCAATTTTATCTTGACGTTTAAAGTCGTCAAGGTCTTTTTGTGCCTCACGTTGTTTGGAACGTGGGGACTCATAGACCCACCCAATTCCGCTTCTGAAAACTCTTTCTTTCTCTTGATTAGCACGTTTTTTCGCAGCGAGCAAATCTTCGAGTTTTGCCTGTCTTTCTAATTCCTCATTAATTTGCTCCAAAGGCTTAAGCTCATCTTCATAAGCTTTTTCAATCTCATCCATAGCATCTTCAAGCTCAGTAATATATTCCTGAACCTTAGACACCAAAGCGTTATATTGGTTTTCCTTATAATTCTTTTGGTCTTCCAATAATTGAATTTGAGCTTCACGCAAAGCAACCGTAACATCATTAAGTTGGTCAACCAAATTTTGAACTTGCTCATCAGTAAGCATTGAAACATCTTCAAGCTATTCTCTAATCAAAGCCGCTTTTTGTTCAAGATACCCAATGGTCTGCTAATAATAAGGCGCAATATCAGTGTATTTTGCCCACTCTTGAGGTTTGCTCTTTTCAAGCAAATCCAACCTTCTTTCAAGAACATCAAGCTTATCATTAAGAACATCAATATCAACAGTTGCATATTCTTTATAAAGTTCCGCATATTGTTTGGCAAGATTCCTAAGCTCTTCTTGCTTATCCTTGCGGTTAGAATCCTGAATTTCAGCCATTCTCTGTTTAACAGCTTCCATCTCATTTTCAAGATTCTGTTTCTTTTGACTAACAAGGTCAGCATATCCAGCAGTATCAGGAGTACCACTCTCATATTCGAGAGCAATATCCAACATTTCTCTCTGCCAACTTGCAATATCTCTATAAAGCTCATAACGTTGTTTAATGAGATTATTAAGCTCATTCTCACGAGTAATTTGTTCTTCTAATGTATCAGAAGTTTTAATTAGCTCTTCCTAAGCTGCAATAAGCTGGTCATAAGATACATCTTGAAGCTATAAAATGTTGATTTTATCTTCTACTCGCTCGTCGTCGAGATTCTTTAATTTTACATAGGCTTCTTGATATTTTTGCAAATAACCAAGCCCCTCTTCAGTCTCTTCGTTGGCCAAAGGCGCGTACAACTTCATCTACCTTTCATACACGCTTGCGAGTTTATCATAATCTTTTCCTGTGTTGAGACCATAATAATTTGTACTCATAAACATATCTTGAGAAGCAGCATTAATGTCTTCTCCTATAGTTTTATAAGCTTGCATGAGGTAATATTCTTTATTATAAATACCCTCTAAAGCGCTTAAGAAACCTTCAAGAGCTTCTTTGGCATCTTTTAGATTACTTAAATCTGGTGTAAAGAAACCAGTTGAATCTGCGCCAAGGTCAAGTCCCTTATCAATCATCTCCTATATATCATTCATGATAATTTGACGAGTATCTATTCTCTCTTGTAAACGTCCATTATGAGCAAAACCCTCATTGGGGTCCCAATCACCCAACTGGTCTTCAATATATTTTCTGCGAGCTTTAATGTAGTTTTTATCTACTTCATAAGTGGATTTTGTCTGTTCTACTTTACCAGCGGCTTCAATCAAAGCGTCTTTGCTTTCCATCATCTTCGCAGCACCAGTAATATCTCCCGCCTTAGCTAAATTGACAGCCTAAATTTGAGCATAAAGTTCGGCATATGCTTTAGTCAAATCGTTCGTCGAAACAATTTCTTCGTTGTTAGCTTCTATTTTATCATTTGTTGCTTCGCCAGAAACTTCGGCTAAATTAAGCTCTTGCCACTCCCTTTCAAGCTGTGCCTTGGTCATTTCATCCTCAGCATTTGCGGCTTCCATGTTTGCCTTAAGAGCTTCGAGCTGAATACGAGTCATCTCTTGTTGCGCATTTGCTTTTAACTTTATTGAACCTGTTGATGTGTCAAGAAGCTCAATGTAATTTTCATTTTCCGCAAGCATACTAACGACAGTTTGAGTGCTTAATTTACCAAAGGCATCTTGTTCCTTTTGCGCCGCCGCTAAAGTTTCATAGCTGTTTTTAACAGAATCTATAACCGCCTTTAACTCAGCCCAAGTGGTAGCCACACCCTCAACACCATCAATGTCACCGAAAGCGTCCGAAAGTTTAAATTCTGCGGTTTTAGCTAAGTCTTCCTGAATAGAAACCAACTGTTGCCAAGAGGTATTATAAACAGCGTCGTCAACCGCCTTTGTAAATTCTTTTAAACTTCCCTCAAATTTTTGTAACTCTTCCGCGCTTGCCGCAACAGCATTGCGCACATTTTCAGGCAGGTCAGAAAATTCTTGTCCTATCTCTTCTTTAGAACCTTCTTTTTTCCCTCTTGCAACATCTTTATAATACGATTGCAACCTATCTTGTAAGGTGTTATAGGAATTTTGTTTTTCTTTGGCTCTGTTGTAATACCCTACCTCAGAATCATATTCTCTATCTATATTAATCATCTGGACAACATTTTCGTCGGTAGTTTTATCTCCAATCCACCGCTCATTAGCCCATCTTAAAGCCTTTTTAGCATCTTCTGTACTTAGCTTATCCAACAAAGCGTCGCTTAAAGCCATATCTTCACTACCAAGAGCTTTCAAAATTTGTTCTTTAAGAGTAAGAACAGCAACCTTTACTCCCTTTTTATCAGTGATAATACCCATAGAAAGAAGGAGCTCTTGACCGTCTGTTGAAATAAGACCGTTTTCATCTTTAAATGCGTCTACGATTGCCTGAGCATACTTTTCTTTTAATGCGGTCGCTTCAGAAGCTAAAGCAGCATCATCTGTACCATAGTAAATATCAGCAACAATGGGGTTGTCTTCAACCAATTTAGTTATTTTTTCATTGGTTTCAAGGAACATACGATTGAAATCTTCTTCTTTTATTGTTCCTCTTCGCACTCCGCTAATAGCGCTCGACATTAGTTGCGAAGTAAAGGAATTAATTACGGACTGTTCATCAGATTCTAATCCTTCTTGCCTATCAGCCAAGCCTGAATAGTTAGAATACTTTGCATCTATATCTGCAAGTTCTATAATATTTTTCCCATAAGTTTGAACAAATTCCGCCATTAAAGCAGAAGCTCTTGATAAATAATTATCAACCTTATCAAGAGTTTTTTGTTCGTTTTCTGTACGGTCGGCACTATCTTTACTTCTTATTGTATTGGCTCGATATATTATATTTTCATCGCTTCGTGTTCTTCCACCTTTAATTCCACTTTCTTTTCTGATATTTTCTAAGCCGCTTTTTAGTTCCTTAAACGCCTCTCCATATACAGAAACCGAACTTCCAGTGAAAAATGTGTGAATACTATTAGCTATCCGTTTAAAATCACCAAACAATCCACTCGTATCAACTCTAAACATTGCGGCAGTTGCTTCATCTTTTAAAGCCTCTTTTAATTTTTCAACTTCTTCTGTAACTTTTCCAACCTTGCCAGATAAACCTTCTGGCCCTACGAGCTTATTGCCAAATTCGTCTGTACGAACCACTAACTGAGGAAATACTTCCGCGATTTCATTGCTAACTTTTAAGAACTCTTCATACTCTTCTGTTGTCAAATCAACATTTCTTCCGAGATAATCAACTCCATTTGCTAATTTATCAAATTTAATTGCGGAAGAAGCGGCAGACTGAGCTTTGTCATATTTTTCAGTCGCTTCTTTAAACTTATTTTGAGCTGTCTTAATCATAGAATCAATGGTAGAATTGTAAGCGGAATAAAGCATTCCAGCTATCATTGCGCCAGCCGCCACAATTCCAGCAGGTCCGCCAAAAAGTTCAACCAAGCTTAATTTCTTCTTACCTTGCATTTTAAGAATGTCCGTAGCGCCAGAGGTTGCCTTTTTAAGTGCTTCTGCCTCGGTTAAACCAGACTCTAAACCAACATCCATAAGACGGTTACGAATTAACTTAAATTCTTTATTGTACTCTCCAAGTTTTTTAAATCCGCTTGCAAGGTTTCCACCCAATTTGTTACCCAAAGAAGAGAATAATAATGCTCCGCCCATTGAGCCAAGCATTCCGCTTTCTTCTCCAAGAGCTTTTCCAATAGACGCGCCGACTCTTGTACCAAGATAACCACCACCAAGCATACCAATACCACGCCACAGGGCATCGTTTGTACTTTGAGTAGAAGCTCTTTTTAAATTGTTTCCAAGAGCATCTTTATATTTCTTTTCTTGTTGTGTTAACTGTTCAGCAGCGAGTCTTTCACGAATACGAGTATCGACTAATTTCTTATCTTCATTGGTCAATTCAACATAAGACCGAGTTAGGTTTAGTTCTGCTATGACACTTTGACGCATAGCCTCTGTCTTTGCGGCTAATTCTTCTGTGGTTAGATTTGACAATAGGGCATCAACCGTAGAGGACTTGAGTTTTGTTACAGTTTCTTGGGTTATGCCATCTGCAAGCAACTCTTTCGCGACAAGTAATTGAGTATCTGCATCCTCATTAAGCAATGCACTTTGAGATGCTAAAAGATATTTTTGTGTGACATCATCTGCACCCGCAGTCATTCTTCCCAATGCTGTTCCGTATCTCTTTTGCTGTGCCGCAACAAACTGTTCTTGCCTTAAATTATCCCACTCACCCATAGTCTCTGAAAAAGCTTGGCTAAGAGGATTAACATTTTTCTTTAAAGCTCCACCAATATTTTGGGGAGAGGCAAGATAACCTATTTGCCCGAGACCAGTGAGAATATCAGTAAACTTATTTACCGCTCCTCCAAAAGCAGCCCCCAAGGCAGAGCTATTCAGTGCGCTAATAATCGCAATAACAGCAGTTGAAAGAACCAATACATTATCAATAACACCTGCTAAAAGATTGTTTAGTTTCTTCTGTAGCCCTTCCATGTTAAGCCATAGCGCAAGATTTTCCACAGCGGCTTGAACTCTCTTTTGAGACGCTTCAACACTATCCGTATAAGCGTTCATTTTTTCTACTGCTGTTCCATAGGAATTAGCAGAAATTTCTGCATACTTAGCCACGTTCTCGAAGTTATTCATCAAAACAAGGAAATTTTCACGTTGTCTTGTACCAGCCACCGCAGTAGAGACACCAGATTTCTGAACATCTGTGAATGTACTCCACTTAGAAGCAATTTCTTTAATAACTTCATCTATATTTCTAAAAGATTCGGCAGACTCTCTCAGTTCTATTCCAACTGAGCGCAAAACTTGCTCAATTTCATTTAGATTTGCCATATCTTCTTCAGAAAGTCCTTCTTGTTCAAGTTCCTCCTGAGAAGTTTCAAATTTACCAGCCGCAATTTTACCAAAGCGAGCATATAATGTCTTAAATGACTCACCGACCGACTCAGCGCTCTTTTGTGTTGTTTCTGCAACAACGGTTGTGTATGCAATATAATTGTCTAAACTTGAGCCCGCGAGCTAAGCACTTGTGTTGGCCCTTGCCAATGCCGTTGCCAAATCGCCGGCCGAAATGGCCGCCGCCATATCTACTGCGTTGTGTTTACATTTAGTCGGCTATTCTAAATGCGATTTAAATATAAAATCTAAATCCACTCCCTTTCGGGACGTGACCAGACTATTTCTTCACCCTTTAATTAAAGGGGCAAACTATTTCGGATAACCTTTAAGCCTTGTTATCCTATCTCTTTTTCAAGAGATAGTCGTTGAAAGCAACAAATTATTATATATAATTTATCCACTTGCATGAACATCCATTACTACGAATACTTAGGATTTAACCATATATCCATCCTTACGTTTTTTCTACTTTCGTCCCGTCACGCTTATCATTACTGATTACGTTGTGGTGTAAGGCTTTAGGATTTACCTGCTTTTAAGTTTGTGTCCTATGCCGATTACTCGACATACGCTGCATATTGTTACAGTTAATTTATCTACTATGGAACCAACTTCTTTAACTTCAAGTTTCCATCCCTTAAGCATACTGATTAGATATTCCGTTGCTTCTGCGGAATTAATCATACCAAGAACGCTTAATTGCATTGAATTTCTTACAAGCTCTGTTGCCTCAGCACCCTCATAACCAGCTCTCAACCAGTCATTTGCGGCTTGTGCAACTTCTTGAGTAGACTTACCAAGCTATTTACCAAGAGCATTAAAGTCATACATCATATTCTTAACTTCTTTGAAACTCATACCACTTGCAATCTGCAAGTCAACCATGGCACTATTTAATTGTTGCGTGGATTGCCACAATTGATTAAAAGATTGTCTAATTTTTCCAATGATAGCATAAGCAAGAGAATAATCCGTAAGATTTCTAAACGAAGCTTTAAAGCCGTTTGCAATAGATTGAATAAGTCCGACACTTTCTTTTTGACGAAGGTTGATTGCCGCCATTTTCTCTGCTTGAGCTGCCTGAGATTTTTCAATTTCTTTATTAAATTGCAATCTTTCTTGCTCGTTTAAAGCTGTTCCATCGCTAAACTTACCAGTAGTCGCATCATAGCTGACTGTACTATCTTTGATTTGTTGCAATCTGGATTGGTACATATCCAAAAGCTTTTGTTGCTCTTTACTACGAGGACCAATTTGACCGTCCATGGAATTTTGCAAGGAAAGCATATCTCTTTCAATTTTATATTGCTCTTTAAGAGATTTTAGATAAGATTTGCGAGTTTGCTCTGCTTGACGAAGCCGAGAAATTTCGTCTTGATAATCAGCCCTTGCGGTAGACATAGCAAGTCCAGACTTTGCCTGAGACATGGCATTAATATCTACCTGTTCTACCATATGAACAGCTTGCTCGTTAATTTGAGCTGCTTGAGCCATAGCAAGAACACCTGTTTTTTCCTTTGCTTTTTGGGCTACTGCATATTGCTCTTGCTAAGTTTTTAGTTTTGCCTCTTCTATTGCTTTTTGCTTTTCTAATAAAACAAGAGTATTTTTATCCGCATCGTTCGAAGAGCTGGCAAGTGTTGCCATCTTATCATCTAATGCTTTTATGCGTTCTTTTCTATTATAAATTTCAACAAAAGACTTAACAAGAGTATCGGTTTCTTTTTGATATTGCCTTAACGCTCCCCTGAAATCTTTTGCTTGAATGTCTTGGTCATCCAACACTCCAACCAAGGTCTTTTCATAACTTTCTCCACCAAAACCTCTATAAGAAGGATGTCTGGCATTATAATCAATACCTGTGGGTTGTGGAGTAGTAGCTTCTCCTACAATTCGTCCACTCTTTAACTGTCGATTTAATTTTTCTGCCACTTCTTCTTTTGTATAATGAGAACGTTCTCCCTTAGCTACAGCATAAGCATCTGCTATTGCTGAATAAAACTCCTCTAATGACATCATCTAATATTCAATTAAGTTAGTAACACCATCATTTATATCAGCAATATATAATTTTACAGCATCATCAGTTAAATCCACTTCGCCAATTAAATCTTTATAATCAACCTCATTTGCTTTAGTTGCTAAATATTGGGCTGTTAATTGTAAAGCTTCGTAACCAGAAACATGACCCGTTTTATTATCAACAAATGCACCCCCCTGTTGACCACCAACTCCCCAAGAATAAAGTTGGTCAGGAGTTACACCGATTTTATATTGTCCTTTAGGTCCATTTATCTGAAAACCTAAACGTTGTTCAGAAAAAGCGGTAGGGGTTAATCCAGACTTTTTCATTGCAGACATATAAGATTCAACACTTTGCTCTAAAGTAAGGAAATCTTCCCCTAATCCATACTTCTGCAATTCTTTTAGAGCATTTTCTCTTTCTTTTTGATAACTTTGGAAAGCGGATAAATCTTTTTGCTGTAATTCTTCTAATGAAGTTACTCCCGCTTTCACCATTTTATCAATAGTAGAATGGAAAACATCTCCTTTTATACCTTGTCCTATAACACCTTTTGACATAAAATCAAAATCTTTTTGAGACATTCCTATATCTGCGGCTGTCACAGAACCATGAGCATTGGCGTATTCTTTAATACGATTTAAATCTTCACCAAAGGCAGGATTTTTCCCTCTTAATAATAAATCACGCAGTTGAGTAATAGAATAGAACTTTTCCCCATTTGAACTATATTGATGCTTTGCATCATCAAATTTTAAATCATCTATTTTCCCAAAGCTTATTTCATCAGGATAATTCTACTGAATAGCTTCGCTTACATCTTCTTCAGCTTTCGTTGCCGTTTCACTTTCTTTAATTAAAGCTTGTTGTAAATCTCCTGATACAACTATTTTAGCCTTTTCCGCTTCAGCGGCATCTTTTATTGCTTCACTATGCTCTTCAATAGCTTTAGTATCAGATAATTCTTCTTTTTCTTTCTAAATGGCTTCAGTAGTTTCTTCTACTTGTTCCTATAAAGCAGAAGATTTGAGCAAAGCTTCCTAATCAGATTCTTGCGAATTATCAGTTACTGTTATCTAAGCTTTCTCAACACTTTTAACTTTAGGCTCTTCTTTTATTTGAGAAACATTAGGCGTAACATCTTCAACTTCAACAACTTCATTCGGGTTAAATAAAGGTTTTGTTGCAAGATAATCTAAAATTTTATTTTTGTCTGTTTTAAAAACTTTAGCATAATCTACTCCAAAATCAGTTTTAACCCTCTTAGTTATTGCCGCTTTCATGCCTTTAGAATCTGCTGACATATATTCTTCGACATAAGGGATAAGAGCATCATAATAAAGTCTTTTATTAACTTCTCCTAATGCAGAATTTAATTCGTTTTCAAGATTTAAAGTATAAGGAGTATATTTATTGTTTACAAGTTCAACAATCTTTTGCTCCATTGCTTCTCTTGTTGTATACTTAGCCTCTGCGCCTTGCCCAAACACCTAAAAATCATGTAAATTAAATCCAGCCCAATCTCCCCGAATATCCTCAAAATCTTGATAAGTAAAAGTTTGTTGGTCCGGCAAATCATCTAATAAAGCACGAATTCTGCTGGCAAAAGCTGTGTTTTCTGCCATCATGTCTTCCTGCTCTTTTGCATCTTCCATAGCATTTTGGTTGTATTTAACTACAAAAGTTTCCATGTCTGAAAGTTCTTGCTTAATCTCTTTTACTCTTTCTAAAGGAGTAAAATCAGACATAGCCTCTTGTTTTAAGTTGCTAATATTATGTAAATAATCCTCTTCACTTATGTCATAGTCTTTTTTTATTGATTTATTAGAAAGGCGAGAAAAACCGCCTTCTTTTAAAATATTTTTTCCTGCTTGTTTTTCTTCTTCCGTTAAATCTTCAAATATAGCCTTTAAAGACTCAAGTAATGTCTCGTAGAATTCAGTAATTTCATCGGAAGCTTTTCCTTTTGTTAATTCTTCATGAGATATTCCCTCTCGTAAATTATTTGCTCTTTCAACAAGGTTTTGCAACCATTCTAAATTCGTTTTTTCAATATTTTCTCCATCATAGCCTTTCGCGGGAAAATAAGGCATACTCCCCATAACAGAAAGAGGAATAGAAGATACAGGAAAAGCTCCACCAGCAAAAATGCCCTCTTTTGACAAAAAAGAACGTTTAGCATCAGAGCTATATTTCTAAGTCCGACTCACTAAATTACCATCTTTATCATACCAAGTAGCAATATGTTCATTTAATTGATTATAAAAAACTCTTGCTACATCATTAGAGGCAACGCCACCCTCAACATCATAAGACCGTAGTAAAGCACTTAAATCAGAAATTTTAAAATCAAGAGCTTTCTTTACCTTTTGAGACATTTTATTATTATTTTCTTCTCTATATTGAATAAGTTTTTCCCATAAGGTATTTAAATAAGAAACTAATTTTTCTTGAACTTCAGTTCCTTTAAGGGGGTCTTCTATACCAGAATCAAAACTAAAGAATTTAGAAAGTTCTTTATCATTTGAAATAAAATCATAAAGTTGTTGCATTTCTTTTAAAATGCCTTTATTTTCATCAGATAAGCGATTTTCGTACCGAGGGATTGATTTTGCAACTTCTCCCTCTGTTAAAAAGCGAACAAGATTTCTAACAGAAGCAATTTTCCCCTCTTGTCCATATTTTGCCGCATCGGGGATTATTTTTCCACTGCTTCTAATTTCATGTGCTCTTTCTACAATAGATTTATTTTTTATCTGGTCTTTCGCAAATTCTCGTTCATAACGTCTAAGCAATTGGGCTTCATATTCTTCGTCTAAATAAACTTGTCCTGTTGCATAATATCCCCTTGCTATTTTTTCAAGCTCTTTATCCTATGCTTCTGAAGTAGCTTTTCTCTACCCCGAAGTAAAATCACCTGCCTCATAAAACAAATTGCCCGTTAAAAATTTTTGTGCGCCACGACTAAGAGGTGCAGCAACATCACCGATATTAACTTTTTCTCTTTTAGCCGCCCCAAATACTGCGCGTTGGAATTTTTGCATAGTATAGGACAATTCAGTAAGAAGTTCCTCTTCATCACTGTTTTCTCCTATTGGTTTAAAAACTAAACTATCTGGGTTTTCAAAGTTTTTAAAAAGCCTCTCAATAACTTTTCTAACACTTTCAGTCTTATTTAACCGAGGTCTATTTTCAGAATACATTTTCATTAAAGTTGATGCGCTAATTAATTCATCACCTTTAAAATAAGCATTTTGCTTAGAACGTGCATATGGATTACGTTGACCAGCAAAGAGTTTTGAAGACACATATGGATGAGTTCCATATTTTCCTGTTTGTTGTCCAAATTCAACAGGAGCTTCTGTATAATTGCGTATTCTTTTTAAATCAGCTTCAACTTTTTTCCTTTCTTGTTCAATTTTCTTAAGTTGAGCCTAAATTTCTTTATCTTGTTTATATCCTTCCTCCAATCTATCCGCCATTACTTTAAATTGTTCAGCTTGCGCGGAATCGACATTTTTTGCAGTCTCTCTCAATTGAGAAACCCTGCCTACTAAATTTTTAGTTTGGGAATCTAAACGAGCAAGCTATTGTTCTAACTCTCTCGCATTACTATCATAATCTATTTCAACTTTAACAGTCTTTTTTTCATCTGCCATTATATATTAACCTCCAATCACAATTTTAACCGATATTTTTTAACTAATCTCGGCTTGATTTGAGAAACAAATTCATTATTAAATCTTGTTAATGCTTTATATCGCGCCATTTTGTAGACTTCTGTTACATCTACTATGCCAGTAATTCTTTTCATGGTATTAACTGGCACAAACTAAAGACTACTGGCTGGAATTTTTTCAGACTTATGTAAAGAATCTAACGCTTGTTGAACTAAAGCATCCTCTTCATCGTCTGTATTATTAAAATATTTATCATCATCTTGCCAAAAATTTTCAATATAGCCAGTCACAAAAGCTTCTGGGTCTCGATAACCATTAAACGAAGCCTAACTTTTTGAGTTTAAATTATTCTGGCTAACCCCCTCTAAAATTCCATGATTAAACCTAAACTTTCTTTCATCATAGGAAAAATCAGGACGTAAATTATTTCCTTGAAAATATGAAAGAGATGAAATTAATGCTTCTGTTTCAAAATTATTTCCGTAATACTCTGTAAAAACCTCTATAAAAGTAGAATTTACCACGGAAACAATTTTGAAACAGAAGCATTAATATCAGCCTTTGCAGCTTGCATATCTACGGTTGACTTTTCTTTTGCTTTTACCTCAACTGTCTTAAACTCGCTTTCAATTTTAGATTTAATTAATTGCTCAAGTTGAGATACATCAATAAAAGATTGTTCCATATAAGTCCTGTCCTTTCCTAAAATGAAAACGAGAGGGAGCATTTAAACTCCCTTCTCGTCAGAGGATATACCCTCTTTCTATGTAAGAGGTATAAAACACCACCGATTGTGGGTTTAATCAAATTATCTGTTACAAAAGTTGCCCAAAGCAGGGTATTTTTGCAACTTCTTACAGCAAAAAATAATTTTATTTTTCTTCCTTTTTAGAATCCTTAATCTTTGATTTCTTCGTGGCTTTCTTTGCTATGGGAGGACTGAGTTCTTTCTTTCCGTTTGCCGCATCGAAAATTTCCTCAACCAGATTTTTTTGAACAATGTCCATAGTCTTTTTGAGGTTCGGGTCAGTAGCATTGAAAATATCTGCAAGATTCTGAAGAGTGCGTTTATCTTCTTTAAGTCCAGTAAGAATTTCTTCTACTTTCTTATTTTGCTCGGCAAGCTTTTCATAATCTATACTTTCCATAAGCTCAGACAATTCTTTCATGCGAGTTAAATTTAGACTGTCCTCAAACATCTTTTTATATTCACCAAAGTCCTGTTCACAATATTGAAGCAGGAATGGAGCAAAAATTGGGTAAAGAAGGTCATAAGCCGCATAAGTTTTTAATTCATCGTTAGACACGTCTACCATCCCATATAAGCCTAAGAGCACATCAAAGAAAAGAGTCTTATAGACATTTGCAATACGAACTTCAGATGTTTGCAGGGGGTCGTTATCCAACTTGTAAACAAGCATCATAAGAGAACGCACCTTTTCAATCATCGGTACATAAGAACGTATAGTCATTTTTTCTCCAAAATCGTCAAGTTCATTCGTTCCTATTTTTCCGCGAACAAAATTACCAGCCACATTAATCAGCTCTTCCAGTTTAAGGGTAGAAGGATTATCATTCTTTGTGTTACCCTCTTTCTCTAAAGATATTTCGTTTTTCGTCGTTTCTGTAATATCTTGTACTTTACTCAAAGATGATTTTTGAGTCGTTTCAGTAGACTCAGAAATCTGAGAAGGAACTTCATTTCCTAAAGTTTTCTTATCTTCCATTTATATTTCTCCTTTTAAACCTTTTATTTGTGTATTTATTCAAATTTATACATCACAAAGTAATTCCAAATAAATCCTCAATATCTTTATCTTCATTGTTTTGGGCATAGGATAAAGTAGTTTGAGAGCTTGAGTGGTGAACTAATGTTTTAATTTTTTCCAGAGGTACTGCCCGAAGATTCATTTCTTTGCATAAATAATGACTACCATCAAGCATATTGTTCACATAGCAATGTCTCCATGAGTGTGGACTGAGCCGAGTATAATCTTTTCCCGTAAGCTCTGTAAGTTCTTCTCCCCACTTCTTTATCCATTCATAAATATTTCCCGCTGTAGCTGGTCTATTTTCACTATTTACAAACAGCATCTCATTATCATCAGTTCTGGTAGCTTCATATTTTTTAAATGCTTCTTTAGTACGAGAAAAATAAAGAACTTTAAATTTTTTACCGCGCTTGCCTACTACCACAGTATCCGTTGAATTTTTATCGTCGGCAATATCAGCCCTTTTTACTTGAATGATTTCATTGCGTCTAACACCTGAATCATATAAAATCGCTAACAAAGTTGCTTCTTTATATCTCTCTTCATTCATTAATTTATCATAAAGCATTTTAATTTCATCATCTGGAATAAAAGTAATTTCTCTAACACTATCTTTAGGAACACCTTTTATTTTTTCACTGGCGTTACGCTCATAATCTTCATATAAATCTTCATCTTCAGTTGCCATATCCAACATCATATGAACAGCACTCAAAATTCTATTACAACGTGCCGCACTCATATTCCACTCATCTTGACAATAAATCATAAATTTACGATAATCTCTTTTTGTTAATTTTAAAAAAGACTCGTTATTACAATTTTCTAAAATCCAAATTGCAACACGTCGTAAATCCGCAAAATACTATTTCTAAGTCCCCTCAGACCTACGTTTAGCTTTACATTCTGTAATAAAATCATCTATTAAATCTTTATTTTCTTGATTAACATTATCCCATTTTTCAGGAGAGAAGGTTTTATTATATACCTACTTACCCATTTCTATCACAAGTCTCCCTTCTGCTTTATAATCTCCTCAAAACCGTTTTTGGTTGCGTATGTAAATTGCGTCCTTTTTCGGCTGCTTTCTATTTCAATTCCACCATATTCAATTACTTCTTTCATATTGATACTTCTCTTATCACTTTCAACCATGAATCTGCTAAAATCATCAATACTTAAAAAGAAAGTTCGTTCTTCTAAATCATGCTTTTCGTCCATCTCCTGACGAAAATTAAGCATAAACCGCGAAATAATTCCATCATACAAACCCATATTTACCAAACTATTAATCTGGTGATAATGAATCATACCATCTGGTAACTTAGGGTCTCTCTAAAACGAAAAGTTCTTACCTTTTGTATTCTTCAACTCAAGTGTGAAAAGATAGCCATTGTAATACACAATTAAATCTGCGGGTTGTTTCACAGTAAAGCGAGACCTTAAATCCTTATTCGGATTAAAACTCAAATCGCTATCAGTCAACCTCAGACAAAATATTCCATCATTTTCACACGACTATTTAAAATTATGCTCAAACTTCTTTCCTTGATTCATAATATATTTTCTCCTCTATCTCCTTTTAAACCTTTTATACCCTTTTTACCCCAATTATCCCCTAATCTACTGAGGTTAAAAAAAGGAAGCGCAAGCAGTAAGGACAACCTTACTACTTTACACTTCCTTTCTTGTCAATTCAATTAAATGTTAATTAAACTCATCGTAATAATCATCATACCTGTCTTTTTTCTTAAAAGCCTTTTTCTGCTCCCATTTGTTCTTGGCTTTACTTTTCTTAATCTCCTGCTCAGAAAAGAACTCTTCTTCGAAAGACTTTTCTTCCTTTATGGGTTTAGAAAACTTCTTTTTTCTACCAATTTCAGGCTCATCAAACTAAGAAAAGTTACAGTTTTTATTCTTTTTACCCATTTTTCAAACTACCTAATAAAATTCTCTTTTTATTTTCTATTTCTTGGGCTATTAGCCCCACGTTCTAATTTATTTTTCACACTTATATTTCCAATAATAGCAAAGGTTAATTACTCCCTGTCCTATTATTTTATTTAAAAACATTAAATATTACTATACCAAATTTCTCTTAACCCTTTATCTTCATTCCAAACATAAGACATAAGAGTTTTTGGATTTTTACTATAACCTTGAGAATGCTCCCATGCAGACGAAGCAACCAAAGTAGGCTGATAGCGAGTTACCAACCCTGAGATACTATCTATGAACTTTTTCATTCCTTGTTCACTATGCAAATGACCAAAATGAACTTCCCTAAATTGAGACTTTCCCCAATCGTCATAAGCTTCACTTTGAAGCCATTCTGTTGCATTTGCTGGTTTCATATCTCCGTGACCCCATCCAATAAGCACTTTTCCATAGCGTCTCCATTTCCTCGGATTGGGAGAGTTGAAAAAGTTAATATTTTTATCTGTGCGATAGCACATCTCAAGAGCTTTATACAAACAATAATCCAAAGTTTGAGAATGATTTCCTGAAATACAAATAACATCAACAGGTGCAATATTCCCTAAACTATAAATAACATTAATTAACATATCTAAAGCACTGTCGAACATTTTAGATACGCGAGTATCTACATCTTGACGAGTTCCTTTAGTCGTTGTATTATTTTGATTATCAACGTGCATAATATCACCAAGAAGTGAAAGTACAATGCGCTTAAATTTACGTCCTTTGCATCGTTCGTAAATATCACTCATTGCTCGTTCAAGTCTTTCACGAGCAATTTTAACATCGTAATCTTCTCCTGTTTCTGCTCCATAAGAAAGCAATCCCACATGAAGGTCAGCCAAATCAATTTCAAGGAATTCTCCGTTTTCATCATATTGTTTAGGAGTAACTTTAATACCCTTATACTTAAAAGAATTAAAGTTATTAAAAAATTTAGTAAGCTCGTCTACATCAATTCCAGTTTCAGTAGGTTTAACAGTAATCTTAGAAGAATAAAGATTCTTTAAACCTCCACTACCATCACCCATTTGCCACTTAGAATTTCGCGCAGAAATAAGCTCCCAATTAATAGGATTAAATCCGTGAGCCTTAAGCAAAGCTTCCTTTGAATTAAGCTCGTCTTCTGAAAGCTCAATTACTTTCTCAGAACCCCTACTACCATCTGCATTAAGAGAAGTTGTAGACTGAGGAATCTTTGTCCCTACTGGTGGATTAATCCATCCCATAGTTAAATATTCATCAAGCAAAAAAGCTCCACCCTTAATGGTCTTCATTGCTACTTGAGGAAGGTTGTACTTAGCACGAATACCTACGGCATCAGCCCAACAACGCTTTCCTTCGTTTATATCTTTACGAAGCTAAAGCATCTCCTGTAAATATTCTACAGGATATTGAATGTCTTTTATAGCCATGTTTTTTATTTTTCCTTTTAAATACTTTTTATAAATTATAAAATGCAATATTTCTTTTTTATCAGTTGTATTATATCAACTTCAGGAGCATCAAGTAAATACTTATACCTAAAACCATCAACAACATCTCCTGAAACACAAGCATCATAAATCTCTTTTATTCGTTGTTTGTTGCCGTTAGTTATTTCCTTTACATTTCGACAATAATCAACGACTCCATTTTCATCATATATTATAATGGATTTAGAATATTTTTTACCTGTTATACATCCATCTATTAATATTTCAGCATAAGAAGGTAAATTCTCTTCTTCTCCTTTATAGCACCATAAAAAATTATTATACGACACTTTTCTTGGAACATTTTTATCAATTTTATTACAACAACTTCTTATATAAGATTGTTCAAGTTTATCTTCTGAAAAATGACCTAATCCATCAGGATAAAAAGCAATAAACTCTTTCAACAGAGAAAATTGCAAAATCCCTCCACATTTACTTCTTTTCTTATAATTTCTTTTTAATCCCTTAGCATCACTATAACTTTTCCAAGTTCTTTTTGCTAAGACATTTAATATTGCGTTCTAAGTTGTTTCAAGTTCTTCTGCGATTTTTATGGGGTCTATCCCATTGTTATATTTCTCAAAAATTAAATCAATCTATTCTTCTTTTAAAATATGCTCACTCATCCCAACTCGTCGAGGTAAGAAAGTCATTTCTTCTGTCAATTTAGAATAAGAACGTCTTTCATAAATTCGTTGTACTAATGGAATTTTTACGCCAGTCTATTTTGCAATAGTGACACATAAATCATTTGTGTTCTAAAGCAAAAAAGTAATTTGCTCAAATTGCTCCCATGTAATATCCCATTTCCCCTCTTTTATTTCTTTTTCTGAAGCAAAATGCCTATTAGTAAAAGCACTACGAGACAAATTATAATCAATATGCCATCTAACACAATTATCTAAATACCACTATTCCCTATTTCTAATTTCATATTCTGTATTATTTGGCATTTCTTCTAACACTACAAAATCAAAAAAATCTTCTCCATATTTATTCCACGCTTTCTGAAGATAATTATTTCGATGATTCCGTCGTTTTAAGTCTTCCATGTGGTCTAAACATCTGGAATGCAAACTTGTTATTGTACTTCCATAATAACATTTCTTATTCTATAAATTTACAATTTTATAAACCCGTGGATTATAACAATCAATCATTTTCATATATATTTTACTCCTTGAAAGTTTAATATACAAAGAAAAAAGCGTAATTGTTTCTTCAAGGCAAACAAAAAAGGAGCTACCTTCTGTCCACTTTTTTCTTTTAAAAACGAATCAATTAAAGAATATCACTAATTTTTTCCAGCTTAAAATCAACAATCTTGCGAGAAAGCTGGTCTTCACAATAAAAATAATTTTCCTTAGACTTAATTTTAGCGTACTCTTTTGCTTCAATTGAAGTAGAAGAAAGAACAATACCTTCCATCATTTTAATAAGCTTGCGATAGTTGGCTTGCTGACTTTCCATCTGTGAGTAAGTTCCGCCTGCTCCTGAAGTTGAGCCTTGATGTACCAAGCAAAAACTATTTTCCATACAATAACGATGTCCCTTAGTTCCACTCATTAAAATAAGTCCAGCAGCGCTGGCGGCGCAGAACATATTTACAGTGCGAATAATCAAATTAACACTCTTCATTACGCTACAAAGAGCAAGGCAAGAGTCGATTTGACCTCCGTAAGAATTAACAAAAATTGTAACCCTCTTACGGTCTTTAAGAGGGATATTATTTTTGTCGTCTTCACGTTCCCACTCAAGCAGCCATTTAACATAACGCATTGTACTATCATCTATATCATCAAAAAGATAAATACAACGCTCAGAATACCGCTTATAAAGACTTACAAGCTCTGGGTCAGCCAGCTAAAGATTTGCTTCAGCGGGTAGAGGCCCCACTTCAAGTAAATCAAATACATCATTCTTAGGAACATTCTTAATTTTTTCCATAATATCTTTTAATCCTTTTAAACAATTAAAAATTATATTAAAACTTACAATCACTTGTAAGTTAAAATCTCGCTTTTAAATTTCCAACCGCTTTTGATTAGTAGCGACACAATGTTTTAGAAGTGATTGCAACTTCAACTATTAAGAGCTTAACCTTTTATATGCCGTCATATATTTCTATATAAGCTAAGTAACGGCAATCTCTGTTGGATTTAAATTTTAGCGCTGATAGTCTATAAATCAATGCCAAGTACAGGTACTCCGCTCTTCTAACTTCCACTATCTAAAGTTTGTTCTACTATGGAACAATTAGCATGAAACGCATATTGTAAATATACGTCTCAAAAAACTCCTTGTACACATGGCACATGAGATAAAAGGTTTGTGCCGACACCTTAAAACGCCTTTCTCTTCCACTTGAAATTAGTCATGAAAGTATGCTAATCGGACAGTTTTCACTCGCTATCCTGTGGAAACCTGACAACCCTTGAAGTCTCCTCCATACACGGAAAGATAGCCCCATATATGGTTTCATCGACAACCCTGACCTCTTGTGTCAATAGGTTATTTAAACTTTATCCACGCCTAAAGCCCGTAGGTCATTTAAGTTCTGTAGATAAAGAATAAAGCTTAATCACTTTCTGAATCCGCAAGAGCTCGCAAATAATATGCAATGTCTTCTTCTGAATACCAAGCCATACCATCATCCGTAAAAAATTCTCCTGCGCAATTATCTGGAAGCATCTCTATCGCTTCCTCAACAAATTGTTTAAGATTCATAGCTATTTTCCTTTTTTATTTTTTTATTCATAGTAAAATCTCTGTTGATTTATTTACAACAACAACTTTATCTGTTCTGTTACGCTTTTCAATAGCCTCCTGTAAATCACTTGCAAGTCCAATTCTGTCTTTCATAGAACCGTGTTGCAAACAAATTTTTCCATATGTTCCCGTTCCAAATCCACCAGAATAATATTTAATAATATCATCTCTCTGAATGTGGCTGGAAAAACTATGCAAATTCACAACTTTACAACGACTCGCAATAGGCTTACCATTTATATTAACAGTCTTGGTTTTCTTTTGTTTAATTTTCCAAGACAATGTTCCCTCTACAGAATAACCAATAAAACAAATACAATTCTTAGCATGAGGAAGAAGTTTTTCTGCAATTCCTACTGCCATACCAGCATTAAGCATTCCACTACTTGAACAAAATATCATTGGAGAATCTTGTTTTAGTAAAGCTTCTACTTCATCATAGTTATCTATAAAGCGCACTTTGTCCCAAGCACAAACCTCTTGCCATTTAGCAAGTTGTTCTTCATCCAACAATTCATCAAACAATTTATTAATTTTACAAGTTAATGGAGAAGCTATGATTACAGGGACATTAAACTTTTCATCGTTTTTAAATAAATCGTATAAGATAGTCAATATAACTTGACTGCGCATTAAAGAAAAAGACGGAAACAAAACTTTACCACTGTTGTCAATGCAGGTATCATAAACAACAGATTTAATTTTTTCTAAATCTTTTTCTCTGTCTTTCGCCTTTACACTTTTATCTTTATTTGCATAAGTACATTCGCCAATCAATAAATTAGCATTTGGAATTGGCTCAAAAGTATTACAATAAAGATTGGGAACATTTAAATTCCCAAGGTCTCCTGTAAAAGCAATTTTGCGAGTCACATTTTTATTTGTAATCCACAAAATCAACTGAGCCGAATTAATTATATGTTGAGCTGGAATATATTGAAAACTTACTTCATCATCCAGTTTAATTTTCTCATTAAATGGAAATTCCTCTGCCATTTCATATGCTTTACGCACATCATGCTCTTCATAAATAGGAGGAACATCCTTTTTCATTTTTCGAGCTAAATCTTCCGCGTCTCGTTCCATAATTTTAGCACTATCAAGACACATAACCTTAAAAAGCTCTTTGTTGCCTTTTGGCATAATTATGCGTCCTTCAAAACCTCGCTTCGCTAACAAAGGCAACCTGCTCTGATGGTCTGCATGATTATGCGTAATGAATGCATAATTAACCATTTTTTCTTTAAATGGAAATCTCGCATTGTTGGCTCTATATTCATTCAACAAAGATTGCCCACCTTGAATCAATCCACAGTCTACTATAATAGTTCGCTCAGGTTTGCCCCAAGTAATAACTGTGCATGAGCCTGTCACATCTTCGGCTGCCCCACTCGCTTTAAACGACACGCGAATTTTATCAGATTTACTCACTATAAATCCTCCTTTTAAATTATCAAGGTAGGGACCGCAATAGGGGATATTCCACCCCTATCGCAGTAAATACAACTAAAATCTTTTTTCGACTCTTAGTTGTAGATTTTAATTAAATTTTACTTTTTCCTTTAAATCATCCTCACATCTTCTCAATGAGAATCTGCGGCTTCTTCTCAGGCATCTTAGTCTTAAGATAAACAAACACCAATCCATCCTTGGCTTCATACTGAATCTTCTCAACATTGTTAAGAATTTCCTTAGAAACAGGAAGCTCAACATACTGAGAATAGGTAATTCCCTTAACCTCTGTCTTACCCTGAACAATTACACAATCATCCTTAAGATTAACAGAAACATCTTTCTCAGCAATACCAAGACACTTAACTACAGCATATACGCCTTTAGTTACAGGAATCTTAGAATCTTCGTCTCCCTCATCTTCTTTCCAAACATACCACTTTGCAGGACGCATATCAAGTACGCCATCTGTATTAAAACGAATATTTCTCATAGAAGGGAAAAAGAGACTATCATCAAAAATGGAATTTACAGCGTTCATCAAATCATACATAATAAAACCTCCGAAAAATAAAAAATAGTTTAAAAATAAAAATATAAAAATATAAAATAAATTTATCTCAAACACAAAGAAGAAATTACTACCCGTTAGTGCCATGCGACCAAGACAATAGCCATAACCTTTTGAGTTACAAATCAACTTTTCAACTTTCTGGAAAACCCAGATAGTTCATTCAGTCGAATTTACACTTCCCAATCAGATAGATTTACTTTCTCTTCCTTGAGTTTAGCTGAATTATAACACAATATCTTGTGTTTGTCAAGAAAATTTTTCCTTAGAAATATATCATTAAAAATATATCATTTTTAAACGAAAAATAAAACCAAACTTTTATTGGTGTTAAACTTTAAAAAAAGAGAGAATGCTAACAGTTTTTGCTATACACACTCTCTCTTTGTAAAACTTAATACCTTCTCTTAAATCTCGAAGCTAAGAATATCGCCTATTTTTGCGTTAGGATAACCGTACTTCATAACAAATTCACCGTTGTCAAGATTTACGGCGATGTCACCATTGTCAAATACACAACGAACCTTGCCTTTTATGGTATTCTTCTTCTCTTCAACAATGGCTTCCTTTTCCTCGAAGATTTTTTCCTTTGCAACAGGAATCTCTTCGTCAACTTCATTCTTCACTTTAAGGACTTCCTCAGTCTTAGACTCAAGAGCAACCTTTTCAGGCTTTTTGTAATAAATCTTATTTTTCTTTTCGTCCATATATTGATTACTCCTTTTAGTGCATTTATTCATTGCAGGAGAGTTTTCCCATGCATTAGATAAATGACAATATTTCTAATATGGACACACTGGGAGAGTTTCTTCCCCCCCCAATGTGCATACTAAACGCCTGAATTTGTTATACTCCGCATAATCACAGAGCATAGTTTAATTCTCCTGTTCTCTTGTTTTTCTTCTTAATTACGCAACAGTAACCTTGAGAGAAGCAGAGAGTGCGGGGAACTTAGCAGAAGTGATAGCAATATTAAGAGTGCCAGTAGCACTATCGCCAATCGTAATAACCCCATCAGCATAAGTATAACCCTCACCAGTAGCAACAGTAATGTCACTATTAGCAAGCTTAATGGGAGCACCATCAACGGGACAAGCATAAACAGCAATAGGAAGCTTGTCACCCTTTGCGGCAGTACGCTCGGCATCCTCAACGATAAGAGCAGAGAAGCTGTCAGCAGAAACATTGGTGAAAACCTGAGTAATCTCAGCATAAGCACCATCACCGTCACAACCTTGGCAGCCATACGCGAGAGCAGTACCCTCCAAAGAGGTCTGAGCCACGCCAGTAGCGGTCATGGAGAAGTCCTGATTGCCGTTAAGCATGAAACGATAAACCTTAATCTGGATAGAACCAGCAAGAGTAGAAGTCTCCAAATCGCAGGAACCGCCAGAGTAAAGGTTTGCAGTTAGAATAATGCTAAGAGTCTTAGGAATGAAGTTGGAACTAATAACCATCTTAGAAGCATAATCATTGTGAATCATGTAACGAAGGCAATATTCAGTAGAAGCCTTATCAACAGTAATGCTATTATCAGCCTTTGCAACTTCATAGGCAACATAATTGGCATTAGTACCAGACTCGAAAGCATAAGCAAGAACCTTAGCATTCTCGCCGCCGAAAACAGGAACTGCGGTCTGAGGAAGAATAATCTTCTTCTGTTCGTCAGACTTAATCTTACCAGTAGCAAAAACGTCGCCACCAAGCTCAATGTCAGAACCAGTATTCATGGCAAGATACTCAAGATTGAACATAGCATCAGTAAGCTTGAGACCAAAAGTAGCATCGTGAGCGTAACGGCCATAGAGCTTATTGCCCATACCCCGCTTCACATCTTCCATTGTAAGGCCGATGGTAATGGAACTATCGACCAAAGTATTAGCAGTAGCCACAAGACGCTCGCCATCCATGATGACTGCGTGGCCAACACCAGCAATGAAAACCATAGTATATCCTCCTTATTATTTATCTCCCATTTCAAGATTTTTATTTTCTCGATTTGGTTGAATATTTTCTTTTTTTAATAACCTAAAAATAGCATTACTGCTACATTTAAAGGTTTCACTTATTTGAGATATAGGCTGTCCTCCCAAATAAGCCTAAATTATATCATTTTTATTAGCCTAAATGCGTCTTTTCCTTTGCCGTACACTTTCTTGTGAAAAATCTCTTGAACTTAAAAATTCTAAATATTTTTGATATTTTCTTTCAAGATAAATATTTGCATCTCCATAAATCCAATCCAGAAAAATTTTCATATCTTCTTGACGGTTGATGTCTACTGCCCATGAATTACCATGTTGGTTATCCACCGTCGCATGAACATTAAGTTTTTCTATAAATATTTTTTGTAAGTCTTTGATAAATAACTCTGTACCAGCTATATTACAACTCCCTTTCGGTTTTGAAGTGGTATAACATATAGATACACATCCATCTCCATCAAAAACTCCTCGCACATAAGCACTTAAATATTTATCGGGGATATAATCAGGAAAACAAATTTTTAATGTTTTCGCTCTCATTAAACCTAACTCTGTTAATCTTGAGCAAAAATATTTGCTTGTAAGCTCAAAAACAGCGCGGAATCTTTGCTCTTTCTTTTTACTAACTCCATTTTTCTCAATTCTAATTGGACGGTCGCTTTTTAAAAGAACTTTAAATTTTTCTAATAATTCTAAATCTCCATCTTGAATACCAATAACTGCATTATTGTATTGAGATTTATTACAACCATCCGCAGCAAAAAACCGTAAAAAATAGAATTTTTCTTCACAGTCTAATTCATCGAGCCAATGCTCATCAAAATGATAAGGAGACTTCCATGAATCAGCATACATATCATCCTTACTTGAACGTAATTCTACTCCTTGCTTCTTCAAATATTTTCCAACCGTTGCGCGGTTTACTCCATATTTTTCTCCAAGTTCATAAGTAGTTTTCCCGTCTAAATATTCTTGAATAACATTAGTATTACTCAATTTAGATTCGCCTTTTCTTGGCAATTTAATCTCTCCTTTACCATTTATATTTATCTTAAGTTACAGCGGCAAATTTCTTTTGAATGTCATTCAAAGTCATAATCTCCTTAGACATATCTTTCTTATCATCTCCCCAAAGCCAATGAGTAGGTTGTTTCCCTTTAAAGTCAACTAATCCTGTCATCTAAGCTTGGACTTGAGCATAATACATCTTTTGAGAATCTATCATTTTTAACATCAAAGCTAATTTTCTTAGTGTTACTTCATTCATTAATTTATCAAAAGTATATGGAGAACTGATACAAATTCCCGTCATTTGTTTTTCAAGACTTGGAGCAGTATAGTTCTTATTTTCCAATTCCTTTTTTAACTCTAAATCTTTTTTCAAGTTAGGGTCCACATATTTATCTCCATCATACCCTAAAATATTATAATGTGTGATAATTGCGGTAAGTTCTTCTAAATCCTTATTAGTTAAAACTACATTCTTTATCATCAAATTCTTCTATCCGTTCTCATTCTTAATACTATAAACTTCACGCATCTATCCCCCGCATTCGCAAACACTAAGCGATTGTAGCATCTATAATCTTTTAAGCTATCTATCTTCATCGGAAATGTCTTCTCCAAGATTAGCTATTTCTTTATCTAATTCTATTAACTTTTTTGCAATCTCTTCGTCTTCTATCTTCTTCCCACATTCGGGACAATATAGCCGATTCTTTTCATGTAAACAAAGCTCAAATATCCGAATTACTTGACTGGTTACGAACCCACCAATCTTTTCATCTTCCATTTGTTTAATTAAATAATTCATATAGCTCATTGCAATTCCCTCTGGATTCGCAACTTCTTTTTCCTTTTCAATTCCATTTTCGTCAACATATTTAACTTTTTTAACAGTTTTATCCTATGTTAAACAACCAAGAGTGCTATAAAATTTATAATAATCTCGTGCCATAACAGGATAAACTTTTAACCCTCCCTTAAAAGGTACTGGGTCGTCTGTCTAAAAGTAGGCTTGTTCATAAACAGTTATCTTTTGTTCGAGTTCTTTTGAGATTATCATGTCTTATTAAGACACCCCACTCATCCAACAACCCATTACAACTTTAATTCCTTCAAAGTTTCTGTTATTCCAAATGCCATATTGAGCTTGCTGAAAGCGACTCATCGTTCCAGAAAATTCCATCAATCCAACACCTTGAACATTAGCACCATTAAGCAAAGAAATTATAGCTTGTGTTAAAACAGATATTCTACTTTTAGTCTCGACATAGTATTCGACACCATCAACAATATCAATGGGCAAACCTTTGTCTTCTTCATTAGCAGCTATATTAATACACTTATTATGAGTGATAATATCTATACCGACATTAACAACTGCTTTATATGGGTCTTTAGGAATGATACCATCAATATAGACCTTAAGCAAAGTTGCCTCTGTCAAAAAAGCGTCTTCAAAATGAGGACTTCTAAAAATCCTTTTGTCTGTTTGTGTTATATCATCGTTCGCAATTAAGCCCACAACTTTTTTATAAGTGGGTAATTTCTTGTTTAAAGCATCCCCCGTATTATAGGTTAAAAGTTTCCATATTGTATGAGTGGCTTTTAACTCTTCTTCAGTCTTATTATTGGGAGACAGTAAATAATAAATAATCCTATCCTCAATTCCATCAAGTGTAACAAAACGGTTTCGAGCATTAGGAGCAAAAGTATTATCTAACATAATTAATAAAATCCTCCCAATTTAAAAGTATAATTTTGAATAACGGACTATGCTTGAGTAGTCAAATCTTCATCGACGCATCTTAACTCCACATTAACAACCCCTCTATTGCATTGTTTGAGATTCTTAATTGTAAATATGCAGGTTTCTTCATCGAAGTCACATTTAAAATATTTATTCCAATTTTCTTGCTTAATTCCTCCCAATTTAGCCTCAAAAACAAACTTATGTTTGCCCTCAACTCTTTCGCCATTAAAAACAAGATAAACCCTAAACTCCGCCATTTCTCCTAACATGAGGTCAGTTGTTACATCGGGCTATACTATTTCTTCGGTTTCAGCATTTTCCATTTCAATATAGTATTCATAGACAGGATTCTCTTGCTCAACTTTATAAAGCGGAGCTTGATTGGGAATACGATTTATTAAATCGTCTCCATCTGCTACCACATCTTTATCAAGTGCTAAAATAATCAATGGTATATCTTCTATACTCGTTTGATTGTTTCGAGCAAAAGTCTTTTGAGAATTAGCTTTCACCACAGCCTTCACTTGATATACAGAATTATTTTCTTTGTCTTCTACATCACTTAAGCCCAGAACTAATCTGTCATTAATTTTAATAAAGTTAGTAAAATAATTCAACTGTAAATATACATACCATTCTGCCTGTGGAATTACAAGTGTCTGATTGTAATATTTGTTCATATATCTAAGCTCGGTTACTTGAATGCATGGTTCATATCTTGCTTCGGTAATATTTTGGTAAGACCTGTCAGGAGAACCTACCAGAGCAATATTTCCATTACACCTACGAACCACACAGCTCCTCCGTGGAGCAACAGGATTTTCATTAATCGCAATCCAAACACTTGTATCATAATGCTTCTCATCTTCTGTCATTTTTGTCATATCTGGAAAATCAAGAGAAAATCTATACCTTCTGCCTACACCAATGGGATATTTTAAATCTCGGAAACTAAGCTCCTCCCAATCTGTACCAAGGTCTTCTCCTCTTTCACCTTTTACAGAACGTATTACTACATCCAAAGGTGTATAAACGGGAAGTTCACAAGTATACTTCAATGGTTTAGCTATTTCTTCTTCAATTCCAACCACATTATATCTATATGCCCAATCTTTGTTTCTCTTATCCTGTAAATTTTCAATATAATAGTTTTCTCCAACCATGTTTTTTGGGAGTTTTGCTTTCAAATACATGGAGCTATCTATTACATTCGTTGTATTAATTACAGCCATAGCTCACTCCTTATCAGACTCTTTTTTATCCTTGTAAGAAGAAAGTAAGAACTCAACATAATTTACAGAGTCAAAAACAAGCTTTTTAATTTGCGTTTTCTCCAATTTATTATTTAAAATTGAAGTCATATTAACAACAACACTAACTAATTCGCCATTAAATAAATAATTGCTTGAAGAAATATACATAGCAACACCACCGCAATAAATGCGATAATTATATTTTGAATCGAGTTCTAAAGAACGGTCATAGACATAAAGAATCTTCTTTAAACGAACTACAAGTTCTTCTAAACATTTAATCTTTTCATCTATGGACAAAACAATTTTAAAATTATTTTCTATCTTTTCCATTTCTTCCATTCACTTTATCCCCTTCCCAAATAACTTGAACCCCGCATAAAGCGAATCATCCAAGCCAACCTTCCCTGATATGTTGCAATTTCTTCATTCATTTGAGCTATCCATTCATTTTTAGCTTTTAAAATACGGTCATTCGACATAATTTTGAAGTCGCTATCTTGCATAATATTGCGTATATCTAACAGCATATTTCTTTCTTCCTCAGCCCACGCTTTTACAAGCAAACGAGCGAGAATGTCTTTAATATATCCTATCGCAACTGCGTTACTGCCTTGCACATTATTATTAAAGTCTTTAAATTCATCTGTAAATTCACCAATATAATACTGTTCAATGGAATATTGTTGTCCTTCTGGAATAATATCAGGAAACTCAACAGTGCGATTTTCCTTATCTAATTTAGCTTGGACAACAGCTTCTCCTTCAATATAATAGTAAACACTATTATTAAGTATCTCAAAATCAGAGTCAAGTGTAAATACTTTATTTACACCATCCCCATCAAAAACTTCCATTGTGCCATTTGGTTCTTTATAATTAGATAAACGCAACGATACTGAAAGAGGATTGTCAAACATAGCAATCGCATTCTGCAAATAAGTATACATCAATTTATAAAATTGCAGTTGATTCGTCTCGTAAGCACGAGTTATCTTCGGGTCATCAAAGAGGGCGATTGCCTTTTTATAAATATCGCTAAATAAAATACCCACAGATATTTTAATCCTCCTTCCTTTTAATTTTACTGAATAGATTTAAAGTTCATCTCTACAATATAATTTGTAAAGGGATGCTTAGAATTGAGACGATTTAAAATCTCAATCTTTCCACGATTAATATAATTCTGGTCTCCACTATAACATTTACCAAGCCAATAAGAACAAATAAAGTCCTTATCTTCATCAGTGAGGTCTTGATAAAAGTCTTCAAGCTCACGTTCAGGCTTCCGATAAAGTGTACGAAGGTCTTCCTTGGTAATAATACGCTTACCCTCACGATTCAAGCAAGGCACATTATAACGCTCCGCAATATCCGCAGATTCAGGTCCAAGAACAATGATTTCTTTGTCAAACCAACGACGATACTTAGAAACACACTCCTCAAATTGTTGCCAACTAAGAAGACGTTGCTCTCCAAAAGTATGAAAATCAATTGAAAGACCAGTCAAACGCAGAGCAGTTGAACCGCCACCAATAATCTCACGATTATGGATTAGAACAACTTCTTTCTCAGATTTACGATTTGCAATAATGTCAAGAAGACGATTAGTAGTGCTTTCAGCAGTGAAATCTTTTGGCTCAGGAATCATACTGGCTTTCTTTTCAGCCTCCTCAACCTTTGTATTTGCTTCTTCAATCTGAGTCTTAAGCTCCTCATTTTCCTTTTTAGCATTTGTCAAATCTGTCTTAAGAGAATCAATAGATTCTTTCATAGATGCAAACATTGCCATAAGGTCAGCCATAGAAGGCTGTTCCTGCTTTGCGGAGGTTTTTTCTGCCTCTGCTGTTGCGGAAGCCGAAACCTCCGCAACAGCGGGCTCATTAATTAGAACTTCAACCTTTTCAGTTTTAGTAGTTGTACTGTTTTTCTTAGATACTGCCATTTAAGTATCCTCCTTTTAAACCTTTTAAATCTTTATAGATTTATGATTTTATCTTAATAAATAAAAATCATATTTTATTTCTCCTTTCGGAGTTTCTTCTTTACTTTAAGCTATTAACTTAAAATTACTGAAGCTGGATGCAGCCGATTTTGGAGCCAATCACAATGCCAACACCAAGACGCATATCAACGGTGAAGCCATAAGTATGGTCAGCGGCATACATCGGGTCACGCTGAACGCTAACACTGTTACCTTCCATGACAACGTGAACAGGCTTATTAAAGCCGAGAGGAAGCATATAAATAATATCATCATCAAGAACAACTTCAGGAGTGCCGTTGATGGTGTTAGGAACGAGGCAATTGCCAAGCTCGATTAGAGGAATCTTCTTGTACTCGGGAAGATAACCGTCACGAACGATAGAGCCAGCCTCACCATAACGGAAGGACTGAGCATCAGCAGGAAGAACATCAGCAAGAGCAATGTTAGTACCAAGAGCGTAAACCTGAGCACCACCATTTGCAAGAGAAACGTTACGCGCCGTAGTGAGCCAGTTAGCATCAGTCATACCATTAGCGATATAACCAGCAATGCCGTGCTCACCAGCAGTGGTGATAACATCGGACATAACCTTAGCGACACGACCCATGACATAAGCGGCAAAGGAAGCGCCAACCTTGGCAAGAAGAGAACCCCAATTCTGCTTACCAGCAGCAACATGATACCAGTCACAATAGAGACTAATGGTCTGACGTTGAGCCTGAATGGTGTATTCAGTGTTGCTTGCAGTCTGCTGCGCACCATTGCGGATGCCTTCAGCAAGGTCATTAACAATGAAGAGCTCATTGCTTTCGACTTGGAAAGCCGCAGAGTCGCCAAAACCAACCTGAGTTACATCATAAAGCTGGTCATAACCAGAAGAAACAACAGTAGGAATAACGGGAGTAAGAATCTGAGCAAGAACGACATCGAACTTCTCAAGGAAGGAGCTATTCTTGTGAACCATAGGATTCTTAATATCCTCAAGACCACTGTAATTCATAACATTGCCCTCGGCACAGAACTTCATGAGAGATTCATTGAACTGCTTGTTAGCTTCGGAATACTCATGAGTATTGCCCTTACCCTCAAGGAAAGCCTGAGTCAGAGCATAACCAGATTCAACAATGCCGTCAAGAGCTTCATCGTTGAACTTATTGTAGCTAAAAATGTGTTTCATAACAACATAATCCTCCTTAATCTAATCTTTTTAAGTATATATTCAAAACCATCTCATCTATCCGCGAGGATTAGACGGACAGAACGGTGCAGTAAGCTTTCTTGCCAGCATTGACCTGACCCATAATCTTATCGGTCACATACTCAACCTTAAAGGTAAAGCCATCACCCTCAGTGCCAGCGACATAAGAACCGTCAGCAGAACCAGTGTAGACAGTGCCAGCAACGGGAGCGACAGAGAAGTTGTCATCTGCAAGGTAGAAAGTATCATTTACCTGTGGAATACGAACACGAGTATTCTCGTTAGCAGGAACGGGAAGACCGCAAATTTATGTCGATAGGTAATCCTTTGACATTATCGCCAGATTTTCCCCCGACCCACACCGTGCATACGACTTTCACCGTACACGGCGTTCCCTCATAAACATATTTTTTGTTTTTGTTTTTGTTTTTAATTAATCTTTCCAATCAGAAAGAACTATTTCACTTTTGTTTTTTTCAGTAGTTAATAATAACTAAACAGCGCCTATTAATTCTTCATCTTTAGGTAAAAGGCTACCTGATTTAACTCTTAATATTTTTACTCCTCTATTTGCCACATATGAATCTCTGGCTTTGTCACGTTTGTTATTTTTGTGCCAATACCATCCATCATATTCTATATCAATCTTAATATCATTTTTTATAATCATAATATCAAGAGTGTAATATTTAAAGGGATAATTTATATAAACTTCACAATCAGAAAACAAATCTTTACATTTAGAATACAATTTTTCTTGTGGAATAGAAGTTTTGCAAGTGCCGTTTCTATTAAACGTATCTATCATTTTACTTAAAATATCTGGATTTTGTAATGGATGATACACTCCATAATTTGCATAGCAAGTTTGAGAAGCCTTTTCCACATTCTCAGGTATTTGCATAGCATTTACAACTCCAAATTTTTCGTAAAAAGATTCCTCAATTTTTGCTCTTATTTCAACAACTTGAGAAGGGTTTTCTTTTCCATATTTCTAAATACAAGTCTATTTTATTTTTTCTTTAATTTCTTCACTCTACGCAACATTTTCCACTCCATATCTTTCTCTTATAGTATTCTTAGCCTTTTCCTGCAATTCAAATACCTAAGTTAGCATTTTTGCTCCTTGGAAATGTTCCTAAAAAGATTGTTGACCTTTGTTTCTAATAAATTCATTTTCCATAGGTCGTTTTACACCATATAACTACAAATTAGTAGCTTCTATTTTGGCTTGTATTTCTTTAGATTCTAATGGGGTATGAAAACCAAACTTTTCAAGGCAGGTTTTTTCTGCTTTTTCTCGACGCTTTTTAGCAGAACACTCTGGACACAAATCCTATTTAAATCGCTCATAAGTTATTTCCATATCTCTATGCGCTTTTGTATATTCTTTTCCACAATTATCACAAATTCGAACTTCTTTTGCATGGCTACCACGAGAAATTTCTTCTTTATTAACAAATATTACATCCCGATATTTTACGTCGTATCCAAAAGATTTGTATCTTTTAATATTATTCGGAGAAATTGTTACTTCAAACTTTTCTGTTTTTAGCATTATCCCCTCCTCTCTAAAAACAAAAACAAAAACAAAATAAAATATGTTTATGACTTGAGGCCATTACTCCATTTTTCATTACAAAAAACATCATCATTTCGACCTCTACTTTTCAGTATGAATTAAGTAGCTTATTTTTCTTCGTCTACAACGTAAACCGTTCATACCTTTCCTTGTTCCGTTAATTTTATCTTTACATATATGTACTTAGGTGCTTACTATGAGCCTGTGATTTAAAAGTGTCCCGCCTCTTTCGATTCGACACAATAGAGAATTTCATAGCAGCAATTTTTACTATTCTCCAATCACTTAACAAATTTCTTTGTTCGTATTTTTAGACTCGTACATTCGCAAGTTCGTCAGTATTTCTCAATACATTCTCACCATATACATTTTATAGACCCCCGATATATCATCTTCTTATTATAAAACTTAGAAAATTTCTATCGACTTTACCGAGCTTGTAACAAACAATATGCTACTCGGAGTTTAGGGAGAGTTCTTCAAGACGTTACTCTATCATTTAACTCTTCAAATTAACAGTTATAATCTTTAAAAAAGATTACGCTAATTTTGTGAATTTATATTTAGCAACAAGTCGCACTACTACCAATACGATAAACTACGCCAACAATAGTACCCTGAGAAACACCAACATAATCAACGATACCATAACGCTTGCCCTTGGTATAACCAGCAGTAAGCTTACGGGCATTCATATCCTTAACATTCTTATAAACAGCATGGTCGCAGAGGTCGCCAATAGTAACAATAGAACCATCGGCAAGCTCGTTTTCGCAACGACCAGTCACGAGATAGCTCTGAACATCTTCGGAAGCCATCAGGATTTTCTCGATGAATTTCATAATATTATTTCCTCCTATTATAGTTAAATTTTATTGAGATTTGCAATAGCATTCTTCAAATCCTCCATACTATTCTTAGCAGTATTAGCCACAACAGTAGAAGTCTCTTTGATTATGCTTACGCTAAAGTCTTTTTCAACTTTAGAGCTTTTAGCCATCTTTTTTTGCTGATAAAGAGCATCAGCAATAAGATGTTCAGCGGCTTCCTGAGCAGTCTCATTTGCACTATAGGAGCTCTTATCGCAATTCTCTTTCATAGCATTTTTAATAATATCTTTATTTTCAGCAGTAAGGTCTTCCTCACTGTCGATAACAGAACAAACAAAAGAGTAGATTTCTGCATTCTTAGTAGCAGCAAATTTTGCCTCATAATCAGCAATAATCTCACTCATCTTAATGAACTCAGCTTTGAATTCGTCCTCAGTATAAGTTTTATCCCCAACGGTAAAGACAACTTGCTCTTTTTCGGGTTCATTAGGAATTTCCTCGGAGCACTTTTCAATAGCGCCAGCAGACTCGGCAGACTCTTCCTCTTTCTTATCTTCATCGGAATCATCATCCTTATCATCATCCTTATCATCTTTATCGTCTTCGCTCATCTTGCACTCATCCTCAGACATCTTGCACTCATCATTCTCAGACATCTTGCATTCGTCCTCAGAAGCAGATTCGCATTCTTTGTTTTCCTCATCGGAATTTTCAGCACACTCTTCCTTAGATTCGCACTCACAGCCATCTTCACTCATCTTGCACTCATCCTCAGACATTTTACACTCCTCTTCAGGCTCGCAAGATTCGCATTTCTTTTCCTCAGCAGATTCGTCTTCTTTCTTTTCGTCGGTAGACTCTTCTTCCTTCTTATCTTCGGCTTCAACTTCTTTATTTTCACAAGACTCTTCTTCCTTTTCAGGCTCGTCGGTCTTTTCCTCAAAGTTTTCTTTTTCTGCCTCGGTTTCATTCTCTGCATACTTTTTCCAAGAATGAACAACAGGCTGTTTTGCGCTTTCATCGACAGAAACAACAGCTTTACCGTCTTCGCCAACCTCAATAGAATAAGGCGCGGAGAAAGTACCTTCGTCTTCAATTTCATAATAAACTTCGGTTTCGCTTATATCCACAATCCAGACATAGCGATTATCATTGGCTAAGACATCCTGTAACATCTGTCTTTTTTCATTAAGCGTATACATTGGAACTGTTTCTCCTCCTCTCTCGTCATTATCCATTTTAATTTCTTCCGTATCTTCGTTATTAATAGGAGAATCGGAGAAATTTGATTTATCTGTATTTGAATTATCATTTGATTCAGGAGTAATACCAAGAGACTTATCGAGTTCTTGATAAGCAAAAGTTAAACTCTTCTTACGCATCTGATAAGATTCAGTTCCCTCAAGTTCAGGAATAGAAATATTTGCATTGGGAATAGCCTCTGTATAATCAGAGCCAAGAATGGTAATACCCATTAGGCTAAATTCATCAATAACTTCAATACCATCATTATCAATATGAGACTTAGTAACTTCTACCTCAACAGATACTTTTTTACCTTTTGATTTCAGAAGCTTTTTAACCTGACGATAAGAATAATTAACCCAAAGCGCAGCAGAGAGAGAAATCCATTTAAGTCCATCTTTTTCAATCAATTCAACACGGTCTTTAGAACGCACAAGACCGAGAGGAACTTCATATCTTCCACCAACATGGTCTTCATGAACGCCATATTCGTCAGAAACAAGTCCATTGTCATGACCACCAAAGTCGTCTTTAAAAGCGCTAAAAGAACCAAGAATAGGTTTCTCATAAAACGTAGGAATAGCATTTTTCATGGAATCTTCTGTAAAATAACTCTTATTGCGATTTGGATAAACATTTGAAATAGCCATTATATCAACTGCTAAAAACTCCTTATTTAAAAGCGTTTTAATGCGGAGTTGTTCAGGAGAAAGTTCAAAAGTTAATTTCTTTTTACTTTCGTTCAATAACTTTTCCCTCCTTTCCTCAAAAATAAAACTCACATTTCATTACGTTCATTCACCTTCCGTAATAAACATCCATCTCAGGAATAGTTTTGGAGTAAGGTTTGCTTATATTTATATAAAACATATTTAATTTTCTTTTAGTTTGTTTAATTGCTTTTGTCTATGTTCTTCATAAGATTTCTTTATTTCGTTAATACTATTTACTGCCACACTATTTTTAAAATTTGGATGAGCAGAACAATATTCTTCATAGTTATCACAGCATCTTAAAATTTCAACATAATGTTCTTCGCCATGAGGAATATTATTTAAGAGTTCATCACTAAAACGCAAAATTCTGACTCTGGCTTGTTTGGCTTCATTTTCATCAACAATATTTCTTAATCTATCTACTTTTCCGCCTATACCATTTATATCATTTTTCATAGTATTAACGTCTGTTTTAACCGAAGCAACGTCACTCTGCAACGAGGCAACATCTCTTTTCATGCCGCCAATACCTTCCTTTACGCTACTCAAGTCCCTTTTAAAACCATCCATTTTCTCATTTAATTCAGCATTCATCAATCTGCCTAAAAACTTAAGCACAGAATTCCAAGGATTGATTTTAATGGGAGCGATTTGAATTAAAGTGAGAAGTATGATTAAACCCCAACCAGAGCTGGAAAGTAAATCCTTCAATTGAAGTAAATCCAAGCTAATCTCCTCCTTCCCTTAATAATCGTCCCAACCATTAAATCACAGTGAAATCTTCAAAATCAATGTCGAATTTATAGACCTTGCCATCATTTAGATAATTTTTTGCTTTTCCACGCCAAATATCACTTTGATGGACAAGTCCGCTCATAATACGAGCAAACTCTTCAAGTTCCAGCACCAAAACCTTACAACCTTTTTCATAATCTAAAATCTCAATAGCATTAAGAACAGAATCTTTTAGGGTTGTAACATTGCGATAATTATCCTCAAAAGCATCTACTATATTTGTATATTCCTCATCGTTTCCAGCTTGAGAACCCCTGTGAGGAACGATGCCTTCATTTACAAGAATTTCGCTCCAATGGTCAGCGAAAGTATCTGAAGGCCAAATATGAGCAAACTTTAGATGATAAATACTCGAAGCTTTAGGGCATTCGAGATAGCTATCCAAAGCATACGCAATATTGTCGCAGTCTTGATTCATCTGAAAAAATGCGGTTAATAAGTCATTGCACAGTTTTTTTACTTCGGGGGTAAGATTATTTTTAACCATACTTAACTCCTTTCCTACATTTTCACTTACTCTTCACTATATGAACCGTCACTATTTTGCACAAACTTAAAACCTTGATTGCAAAGTTTACATACGCAAATTAATGTCGGAGGAACAGTCATAACCCTTTTAGGTAGAATTCTAAGAGTATTATTTTCACAATTTAAGTCGTGAACACACACATCTTTATTTTCCACCACCATTTTTTCAATTCGTTTCATTCTTTACCTCTTTATCTTGTTCACCCGTTATACCCATTATTTCACGAATACGCTCATCATATTTTTCTTCCAAACATTCATCACAAATACCTTCTTCACCATAATCCAGCTCTTTGCCACAAATAGCACATTTAGCTATGCTAAATTCCTTGATGTCAGAAACATTAGTCCCATTGTCCGCAGAAGTAGCAGTAGAATCGTTTGTGATTTCATCTTCATCAAGTTTAGGTCTGCCAACATTATCTTTAGAAGTTACTTTTTCCTCAGAAGTTGTAGTTGTAGTTTTAGCAGAAATTTTGTTTGTTGCAGTCTTTAACGCGAGCCTATTCGACTCTTCAACATTTTCCTGAGCAAGAACTTTTTCAACTTTAATATTAAGCTCTTTCATCCAAGAAGTTGAAGTAGAATAATCAAGGACACTCATTCCCATAGCAGAAAGCAGTTTCGGGAACATCCCCTCAACACCAGAGAACACCAATTCTTTAAGTTGTTTAGTTTCCTCATTATGAGTGAAAATACCACCCCAAAGATAAATTCTCCATTCATATTTTAAACCAAGAGTATTATTAATTATATAATTCATATAGCTTTCATATTGACGAACCATATAATCAATACGAGACTCTTGAATATATTGAGCAGCCTTAACAGATGCAATACTGGGCTTATCAGTAATACTCATAAGAGCAGAATTGCCAGATGTTGCAATCAAATCACGAGTACGGTCATAAATAATATCCATATTCTCAGGTTGATTTTCAAGTGTATGTAATTCAAATTCCTTAAAGGGAGCAAAAAAGCTCATAATATTAGAAGATACGCTGGAATTAAATAGGTCACTAAAGCCCATTACTGTATCTGCACTAATCGCTGTAGAATCCTTCCGCGCCGAAGGGTCTTTAACGAGGGGCACCTCAGCAGTAAGGATACTCGTAACGCCCTTACTTAACAAATTAGCCTGTAACCAACGATAATCATCAAGTTCATTTAGGTCATTAAACAAACCGATAGCATCAGGCAACATATTAGGATGAGCACCATCACTATAAAAAGTGTAACACAAATCTTGAGGAAGTTGCACCCAATAAAAATAAGCATCTCCCTTACTCTCAAGAATACCACCACGAGGCAATTTAGCTCTTGGATTTACTTTCTTGTTACCTTTTTTATCCTCAATGATAATTCCACCTTCAAGCATTTCTGCCCAAGTATCTCTAATAAACTAAGGATATTGGTCAACACTATACGCAGGTTGTAAGAAAATCATCATATTAAAGCTTGCAATAAACTTCTATCTACTACCAAATCCAGTCATTTTAATCATGTCTGTATTTAATTTCTGCAAGCTCCAAAAATCAACAGAATCTTTGTCATAGCTCAATCTTGTAAGATAGCTACTTTTACCCTCAAGACTTACTTGAGTGGTAACAGTTTTCCATGTTAAATTTGGCTCAAAAGACTTAATAGCCTTATCAACCATTTCAGCTTCTTTTTTAAAATCATCTTTCTTTAAATCAGCTTCTTTAACATACTAAGGGAGATAATACCAATTATACTTTGCTGTATCGCGGTTCAATTTAATTAATAGGTTATATACATAATTTGTATAATAGAGCCACATACTAAGTTGCATAAGTGGCTTTTCACTATTTTCAGGATTAGATAAAGCATCTTGAACAGCTTCTTGGTCTAATTTCTTAGCAGGAGAATTGATTTGTTTAATCCTCGCATTTTGCAAAAATGGATTATTGAGCTGGCTCCAAGCGCCATTCCAATTTGCAGCAATCGTCTTAAAATCAGAATTTGCGTAGGCACTAAAAACTCTTTGCCATCTTTCCTGAACTTGAGATAAAGTAAATTTTTCTTCTCTAACTTGTTCAGAAGACATATTTATAGTTTTAGATTGCTCATTTTCAACAGAACTAACTTCTGGTTCTTTTTTCTTGGGGCGACCCCTTTTTTTCTTTTCGTCCATTCGAAAAAATCATTCCTCCTTTCCATCATTTTCTTTCAAAGATTCTTGCATCTTTTCTTCAAAAATATCAATAGCTTTCATAGCCATCTTTAATTTTTTTTGATTCTCAATTTCATAGCGTTGTCTATCAATACGAACAAGATTTTCTTTACACCAATCCTAATAAAAAGGAGTTTCTTTTCCCAGATTATCTTCTGTAATTTCAATAGTAAAATAATCTTTAGCGGGTTTTAAAGTTTTCTTTAACACTTCTAAAGCTTGCTCTCTATTTACATAATTGGCTACAGCAATATGAAGCACCCCATCGGCATAAACAAAATAAAAATATTCTTTTAATTTGTCAAATATTTTTACAAGACGTTCATCTTGATTAAAATTTCCTATGATTTTATAAACCAACATTAGTTTGCCCTTTTAACCTTTATCTTTTTATTTTTGAGGAACACATTTTCATATCCTCTATAACGACCTCAAAGCAGGAGATAGGCTTCAAGGCCGCTAACAAGATACGAACGTTCTTATCTCACTCCCTCTTATAACATGGAGAAAGTGTCAGTCTCCCAAAATTGTTTGAATAATGGGGGTGATGGCCTCGATGCCATATTTATCGGCAGTTTCAGCAATGAAACCTTGTGTAATCTTAAGTTTATTTTCCGCTTTAGACTTATAAGCATAGCAACCTGTATAAACCCCAGTTTCGCCCCAACATAAAGCGCAAAGAGTACCAAGAGTTGAAGTATCACCAAGGCTCATTACACAGCAATAAATTGTAACAAGAGTCACAACAATAGTTACTGTCCAACTTGCGTAACCCCACTTTTTCATTGTGGGCGTTTTTACCTTAACCGTAATTTCAGTAGTGTTATCTTCGGTCTTTTTATCTAATGTAGCCAATGGAATCACTCCTCTCCTCCGCTATTTCTTTCTACAGCATCAGAAATCTTTTGAGTCTGAGTACCAAAATAGAAAGCAACAATAGTGGTAAATATGGCGATAAACTGTTCACCAGAAATAATCTAAACAATCGCCAAATAACAAAAAACAATTGTAGTTAGAATTGTGACAATACTTTTTACAGAAAGCAAAGCCGCAACTCTTTTTCTCATATAATCCATGAAATGCCCTCCCTTTATTCAGAGTGGCAATGTTTTATATTTCATTACCCTGTTTTCATCTTTTTCAACAAAAACATTTTTTTCTTCATTAACCTAATTAATATAGTCTATTAACTCCTATTCTGAGGCAAACCATTCTCCTCCGCTTCTCAAGCGTAACTTGCCAAATCTCCTATGGAGTTTAGATTCATCTTCCATTGTTCCTTGAAAATATCCCAAACAAAATATTTTCTTTGCAGACCCCGTGGATAATTGTTTAATGCGTTTTTCAACTGTTTTTGTTGTAAACCCGATTTTGATGTATTCTCCATCAGATAGAAAATACACCTTTCCTTTAACATTTTTCTACAAATAATCAACCCTCGCTTTTCATTTTAGCCAAACGAGTTTTTGCATACTTGACAGTATTTATTAATCCCAATATGATAATGAGGCTTTTCCCCACCTTGAACAACATATCTTATCAAATCAAAGATAATAATACCAAAAACAGATAAGATAAGCCAAATAGCAGAAAATTCTAAACAAATCTACCCCATTAAATTAAAAGGGAGGTCACTATAGTCCCATATTCCAAGTCCAAGCCATACATTTAAAATTAATCCAGCCACAAATTCGGTAGCAGTAATAACCAAAGTACAACAAATAGACTATAACCATATAGGCATTTCCCAAACCAACTCAGCACCACATCTCTCTAAAGGAATACAAAGAATCAAAGCAAGAACAAGCATCGTCCAGCTTATTCTTTCAGAATGGTGAGTTAATGTTTTATACACAACTTCACAAAAGAAATAAAATGTTCCACCCCAAGTCCAGAGCAAAAGGGATAGAACCCAATTACTCAACTTGTTATTCATAATTAAGCCTCAGTCCCCGTAGAATCAACAGTGTTCTGTTTCTGAAGATTAGCAAGAATCTTTTGCATCTGAGCCTCAGCTTTACCCATCTCAGAGTCATACCTTGCTTTCCAAGTCTCATTAAGCTCATCACCATAATGAATATTATTAACTTCATCCTCAGTAGGAATTTCATTAATCATACCCTTAAGCATATTGTTGTAAGTCACTTGAGAAGTAATGAAAGCCTGAGCAGTGGTGTAAAGCTTAATAATATCAGCCTTTGGCATTTCAGAGCACTGTTCGCCATCGGCGTGATAAGGATAACCATCAGCACCAAGAAGAATAGCATTAAACATATTACTAATATTAGCTTGGTCGTTAGATGTTAAGCTATAATGTTTAACAGAGCCACCAATCTCACAATCAACTCCAGCTTCAATAGTCTGATTGCAAGCCTTACTCATTTCAGCAATCTTATTCTCACGAGCGGCAAGAACGGGGTCAGGAAGTGTTGCAACATAAGCGTCATAAGCCTCATCGTTCCAAGTAACAGAAGTAACAGTCTTAGTATCCTCGTCAGCCTCATATTTTACAAAACCAGCAACACGCTTTCCTTGAGGATAAAAAACACCAAAATATTCATTTGGATAGAAATAATAACCTGTGGGGCAAGTCTGAGAATGCCACTCCTGAAGAGGGGGATAGCCACCACTACCGTTAGCAGTTGCAGAAATAATATACATAATTATACTTATCTCCTTTTCATTTATTGAATAAATTTAAATCTTTACGCTAAACTCCTTGAAATTTTGTAGAGTTTGCACTATAATAGTAGTTAGCTACCCCATTATTTTTTTTTACTTTTGAAAGGACACTAACTTATGAATTATGGTTACATCAGAGTTTCCACCGACAAACAGACTGTCGAAAATCAGCGTTTTGAAATTCTTCAATTTTGTCAACATGAAGGCATTAAGATTGACGGTTGGATTGAAGAAACTGTATCTGGGGGAAAAGCGCCTGATAAACGCAAACTTGGACTTTTGCTTAAAAAAGTCCAGAAAGACGATATGATTATCTGTTCCGAGCTAAGTCGTCTCGGCAGGTCTCTTTACATGGTTCTCAATATCCTGTCTCTTTGTATGGAAAAAGGAGTTGCGGTTCGCTCTATTAAAGACAACTTTACCCTTGGCGATGATATTCAATCAAAGGTACTTGCTTTTGCTTTTGGACTTTCAGCCGAAATCGAACGAAAAATGGTAAGCGAAAGAACAAAGCAAGGACTTGCCCTTCGCAGAGAACAAGGCGTAGTCCTTGGAAGACCAAAAGGTAGTAAAAATAGTAACAACAAACTCATTCCGCACCAAGATGTTATCAAGACTCTTATTGAGCAAGATAATACTTATGCTGAAGTAGCTCGTTTATTCCATGTTAATTGCTCAACCATGAAAAGATTTTGTGACGAATATGACATTAAACGTCCCTTTAATCGCAACAAAAAATCCACAAATTTTATCGTTGTCAACAAAGAACCCGTTTCTGACAACAATAATGAACAAACTATTAACAATCTATTAACAATTAAAATTTAAGAACTTATAAAAACATATTAATCTAATATGCTTTTATTACCCCTTAAACAGAGGGAGACTCAATTAAGAGTCTCCCTTTTATTAATCTTTAGTTTATCCCAAATTAATTACTTACCAAGAACAGCAAGAAAAGCATTAACATAAGACTGCATGAGAGCGACAAGCTCCTTGTCATTGGAGTCGCCAACGTTAAGAGTCTGCTCACCAGTAACAATGTTAACCTTGGCAACGTAATTCTGCTTGCCATCGTAGAGAGTGAACTCAGCACCATCATCGGAAGAAGCAACACAATCCTTCCAGCCCTCTTTAACGGCTTCATTACGGAAAGCGAGATTGCGAGCGGGAGCCTTAACATTACCGCCAACATTGGTACACTTTACAGCATAACCGTTCTCATCATACTCAACTTCCCAGCAAGGCTGAACCTTAACGGTCTTACCAGCACGGGAAATATCACGAGCCATAGTGGGCTTAATGATGGAGAGCTTGGTCTTGCCATCGGGATAGGTACGGTCGGTCATTTCGATGGGTTTACCATCGGAAGCAATACGAGTGAAAATAGCCATAATAAATATCTCCTTTATTATAAAAAATATATTCAAATTGTTGCAAATGCAACAATTATGCACTCAAATTTGCCAAATAAAATTAAACTTTTATCTGGAATGGAAGAGTGTTGTTGGTTAATGGTATTAATAAAATTGGGGTTTGACTAATAAAGAATATCAACAGCACTCTAATTCAAAAAAAATATAATTATCTTTTCAAATTACAATGTTGTTGTGCATTTAATGTTCGAATTTCCAGTTAATTATTTATTTATAACCGCCGCTGTAGCCGAAGACTCCAGATTTGATAATAATTCAGGATTGGTTGGTGACTACCAAGGTAACACTTTTATGATGATGCGAAAAAGAAATTCAACTTCTTTTAAAATGGATACGGGATTGGGATTTTAGGCGCGTTGGAACAGTCGGTCAGGAAGAGCTTATTATGGTATGGGGCGTGTTATTGGAAATACTTTTTAGTGGTATATTCAATCCTACTCTGAAGAATCAACAGGTTACGAAAATTATCAGTTTAATAAAGCTGAAGTAATTTATACTTATGTTGCATTTTAACCGAATATAATCCAAAAACAACTTATGTCTTTTTGATTTAATGATATTGTTGTATAATTTTTTAACTTATTGTAAAATAATTATATTTATAAGGATTAGAAGAATCTGACCCTGTATCATTGTTAAATATTCCATTCTAACTATACCACTAAAATACAGTCCCATTCATTATTAATCTACCATAGACAAAAACTGTTTGGGAAAAACTTTCATCATAGCGCTAACTAAATAGATACCAATTCACAGTATTTGGGAAATAAGTTAAATTGATACAACTCATCGTATAATGCCACGGAATATATCGAGCAGAAGAAGAATCAGATGTACTATCAAATACCCATCGAGAGAATCCACAAAATATGAGCCATTTTGGAGCAAAATCGAACATTAATTGTTCGATTTTATTCCAAAAATAGTTTTCTATACTCCAAGTAACGTAAGCTTTTATATTAGGTCCACAAATTATGGATTTGCTTATTTAGATGGTTTTATTTGGGTATCAGGAACTTCAAAAAGCACTGGACGGGAATATCAAGAAAGCAGTTCGTCTTCGGTAAGTCCAGTATATAATTATTTTAATTTAGTTGAAAAAACATTATATTTTTATGGAGAAGTAGTTGGACGTTATAATACTTCCACCAGAGTAAATGAAGCAAATTAGATTTATTATTATGTTGCTTTATAAATTGTTTATCACCAAAAGACGTATTTATATTCTATATTTTGTCCATTTAGCTACCCAAAAGCTTTGTTTTCTTCGTTTGGAGCCCAAGTTTGCATAAAAGTAAATACACCGTACCAACTAACTTTATTCCGCACGATAGAAAACATACTTGAGTAGATATTAAAATTGCCAGACTTAAAGCCAAACCGCATTCCATTTCCTATACAAATCGTCATTTCTACCGACGCAACAGCATCACCAAATTCAAGTTTGCCACCAGTTTTATTATAAATAATGCCAGCTTTAGGCGTAAAATCGAACATTAATTGTTCATTTTTTAAGGTGAATACAATGGGGACTACCAAAAATATTTTAATGCAAGAATTTAACGGGGTAGATTATGATACTCTGTATCCATCTATTCAACCTAATTTCCCTAATGACTTGGCTAATATGTATATCTGGGAAAAATGGAAAAAAGATTTTACAGAAGAAACAAAAATCCTTGATGCAAGTTATCTATTTTTATTAGGCAGTGAAGACAAGGATTTAACCATGTCTGTATCAGACGGCTATGATTTTGATTAGACAACAAATAATTATTATTTAATAAATCCCACTCAGATAACTTTTTCAACATCTCCTACTGATTGCCAAAGAAAATTAACAACAGTAGCAGGAAAATACGCTTTAATATCAGGCATAGGTTCTTATAGAAACGTTAAACTGAGCAAAACAACATTTCTTTAGTGTCAACTTAAGAATTTTTACTTTTAAGTTTAAGCCCTTAAAACAATCTTTTTATGTTTACATAACAGCCCTTTTAAAAAGGTTATTTTAAAGGTTTAATCCTTGATTTCGCTTCTCGCAAGTGAATATTTTCGAAAATATTTAACGTGAAAGGAGGAAGAAAAAACACAGATTTTAGAATAATTACTCATTTGTAATCAAAATTCTAAAATTGAGGTTTAGGTGTTTTTTCAACTTTTTAATGTCAAAAAACATTCAAATGCAAGAAAAAACATCTTTTGGGTACGATATTCTATATCCGCAGACTATAGCTGCGCAAATAGAAGATGTATATTCAAAAGATGAGACAATAACCACCGCGACCAAAGCTTTGTATGGTCTTGGTGCGACGGCAACTCCTAATCAAGTGTTTAGTGCTATTAGCACTGCACTGGATGGCAAAGCAAGAATTTAGACGGGAAGCTACGTCGGAACGGGTACTTATGGAGCATCCAATCCGTGCAGTTTAACGTTCCTTTTTCTGCAACACGTTAAAACCTTTAATTCCCACTTCAAAACTCTTACTTTGCCATAGTTTATTCAATTTTGTAGTAAATAAAAATGCAATTTTATTTGTTAATAGAGACTTTTTGCAACTTTTTCATATGATTCTATTCTTAATTAGCTTTTGACTACATTACTTTGGACCATCCTTCATCGCATTCTCAAACGGAATCCCAAGATAAGTATAGGTATAATTTCCTACTGTACCTGAATCTGGATATGCATCTCGTGAGAAAGAATAAACATAGTCTGTTACATAATCATTGTGGTCTACTACCACATTTAACTTCCATGAAAATGTTTGTCGGTTGGTATTTCCTTCTAAATGACAATAATATTTTTTATCGTCGTAAGTATCAGACATACAACCAAGACCAGTTGTTTTAAAATATCCATTAGATGTTTTTACATAAACATAATTAATTCCATCCCAAGGAACAGAGGACCAACGCCAAGTAGTATAGTGGCTATCATCTGAATTACCTTCTGGATAACCAACCAAAGAAGATGTGACATTAGATAAAACAATTTGTCCTGAGCTATTTATAGAAGCCTGTTTATAAACCACTATACCTGTATTATATGCTTGATTTTTAAATCCGCTACTACTATAATAAACAGAATAAGGATAATTTATTATTTGCACCAAATAATCGCCTTTATTATAATATTGTTCGGTTACAGCCGTTTCTGTAAACTTATATACAGGTGTAATAATATCTCTCTTCCACCAATAAGCATACATTCTACTTAAATAATCTAAGCTTCCCTCAACTGTAGTATTACCACCAAGATGATTTCCGAGGTCAGTATTATTTATCTCCAATAGACTTGCTTGACTTTTTGGCAAAAGAGTCTCATATGAACCATCGCTCTATTTACATTGCATTTCAATATTTTGCGCCATAATTCTCCTTTCTTCTCAAAAAGTAGAACAGGCGTTTTATACAGATTAAATCAAATTTTTATTTACCCTTTGAATTTTATATTAGATTTTACTTTAATCTAAAGACTTATCTTTATTTTCGTCTATGCCCTTTTAATAGAAAAAAATTTAGATTTTATCTTTAACTAAAATTTCTCTAAGTAAAATAAGGTGTTTGAACAATCAAATAAAAATTTGAATTTATTTAGATTCTTGTTATTTTTTGTTTCTTTTGAAACTTATATTAAATTTTACTTTTTCTTTTTACTTGCTTTCTAATTCTTGCTTCATTAACAATATTGCAAGCTCGTTGTCAGCAATCTGTTGCTATTCATTCGTTGGATTGTAAGACGGAATACTATAATACAACTTTCCTGTTGAGACTTCTTTATATACTCTCTGATTGTCATAATCAACTTCTACATACCCTTGTACTGCGGGTAATATCGGACGTGAAATCGGTTTAAACAAATTAGGATTTGGATTTTGAATTTGATTTGCTGACATTTACTCTCCCTCCTTTGCTTTTATGTAGGCAGAGAGATTGTCTGCTGGTGCATAGGTTGGTAAAACTTTCTTATTTAATAATTTATTCATCTAAAATCTTCTGTTGTCTCCTGAATTATAATTTTCATAAGAAAAAGTATACCAATTGCCATTTATCTAAGTAGATGCCAAACCCTACAACCCTGAATTATTAGTGATACTCCAAGATTCTCCTCCGTCTGCTGAAAACGCAAACAGTGGATTTATTATATAATCCCCACTTTCTGTTATATAAAGGGGCTTTCCCGATATTTTCTAAGGAACTGAACCTTTACTAACCCAATCCACCCCGTTTTCACTAACATAAAATTCAGGATTATTCCCATCCCGTATCGACACAAAACGATTTCTAACGGCATCATAAGTCACTGTTGCCAAAGACAGTCCTGACACAGTTTTTATTTTTGTGTGCGAGATTCCGTTAAAACTAAAGAACTCTATTTCCCTTGGAGAACTGTTGTAAGCAAATGCTCCAAACACAGTTGTTCCATTTGTATACACTTGTGCATAGGTGTAACTTGTCGCTGTATGAGAAAGACCTGTAATATGTGTTGCTATAGCATTCCCAAAATTACCATTGGAATCTATGTCTACTGTGCTTATAGCCGGACCCGTTGAACCATCCGAAGATTTACATATATAAACTTTATTATCTTTAAAACACATCGACCTTGCAGATTTTAATTTAAGAACAGATGATGATGTTGTATAACTTAAATCCGCATTTATTTTCATTAGAAAATGGCTTTCTGTCCGAGTGTCGTATAAACATATTAGAGGGTCATTACCAGATGGCGTGGTTAAGGCAGAGAGAGTGTCCGACCCCATGCTTACCCCATTTATCTATTTTAAAGTCCAAACTTCTCCATCTGATGAATACCACATTCCCAAACTATTATAATTCAAACTCAAAGCAAATAAAACGTTATATACCCCAACTCTTCCCATCACTGCCGCTGTCTGCCATTCGTACATATTATCGAAAGCAGTTGTATTAACTTTTGTGTAACCAGTGTCCAAAGGCATATTCTAACGTATGCCAGTGCCAGATAAAAGAGGATAATCCGCACCTGCTATTTGCGCTCCATTGCACAACAGCCAGTTATCACTCAAATCCTTTCTACTGGTGACAAGTACATCCCCAACTTTCCAAGGCTTTACATACCCCTCTATTGAACTAATATCTCCATTAAGCTATGAAGTTAAAGTTTCTGGATACAAGACTTCATACCGAGAATCAGTTTTAATCTGCATCTCAATATTCTTACTCAATTTTACTCTCCTTTCTTAAAACTCTAAGAAAGTAAAGTGAAAATTTTATATACCTGCTTCATTTTCTCCTTGTTTTCTTAGGGTTTTTGTTTAATCAATTTTTCAAGACTCTTCTAAAGAAGAGTAAACACGACATCCAAAATGCCGTAAATAAAGGGCTTTAAGCAACCCATATAAAATTTTCATTTTATACACTTTTGCCGCTCCTTAAAACCTTTTATTTAATTTTAATTCTTTGCCTTAATGTAAACATATCCCTTATCAACGGTTATATTTGGTAAAATAGATGTCCACTCCATAGTTTTACATTTCACAAACGGTTCAAAAACATTAATAAACTAAGAATTTGACAAAAAACTTAAACTCGATAATTTTGCCACACCATCAATAGCGATAGCTTTAGATAAATCAGAACTTAAAGTTTCCATTTTAGAATACTTTCCGTTAGTATAAAAAATATAATAAACTCCATTTTTCACTAATCCACAAGGAGAGCCCACATTTTTACCTTCTGTCGAACTTAAATTCCATGTCATTGTTCCAGTCGAAACCGAAGTAGATACATATAAATCTCCATATCCCGTAGTAGTAGCATCATTATATCCAGAAAAAGTATGTGCTCCAACAATATAATAACTTCCATTAAAATATATTACATTACTTACAGAAGTCGATGTCACTCCACGATTCATTCCTGAACTATCAGGTCCCAAAAAGGCAGAACGACTCCACTCCCTCGCAGAAATGGAATTAAAAATAAACTGATACGTTGAATAGAGGTTCATCTACTAAGTAGATGATTCTCTTACCCAGCAAGTAATAAAGAGATTATCATTCGCTACACTTACCTAAAAATTTCCATAATTCCAATTAGAATAACTTTCTGAATAAAGCTGTCGCATATTCCAAGCGTTATCTGTTGTTGACATTTGTACGACCCAAAACTATCTATACTCTGTAAAATTTATTTCAGCATAACAAGATACTGGTATGACAATTTTATTGGATGAAGCCGTTATTTTCCCCACGTCACAAGAACCCCACGACAAATTGCCACTCGTGTACTCGATACCCCAATTGTTTAAATCCACCGTAGACCAAATTACAGCAATATAATTGCGCTATGACACAAATATTATTGCCCCAGCATAATATTTCTGATTAAAAAAAGTTATTCCAGAATTTTGTATGTACTATGGACTTACACCTGTAGGAATTGGTAAATAAGTCTCAATCCAATTTCCAGTTAAACTATCCGAATAAGCTATTTTGACCTTATAAGAATATGAACTTGTTCCCATAACGTACTCTGTTCCCATAGCTAAATATTTATTATTTTTGTATTCTATGTTAACACCTCTCAAAGCTGAACTAAAAATTTTAGTTTTATCAACAGTGTCTTCAAGAACCCAGCTTCCTGCGTTTTTCCCCAACAAATCTCCCACTTCCGAATATTCATCAGAAGTATCTATCACAGAACCGTTACACAATAGCCACTTATCTCCCAAATCTGTTCGAGCTGTGCTTCTAATATCCCCAATCTACCAATCATAATTTTCTATCCCGTTAATTTGAGCTGTTGAAGTTTTTGGGTATAAAGGTTCATACCGATTACTGGTTAATTCCTACATTTCAATATTTTTGCTCATTACTCTATTTCTCCCTTCCGCAAAGGAGAGAAGAAACCAAGATTTTATTTATCTATCTTGGAAAGGGCTATTTCTTTAGATTCTCTTTGCATTATTTTTAAATATCTAATATTAAAATCATTTTCTGAAAATCTAAAACCTTTAGAATAAAGGCTTTTACAAACACAGAATAAAATCTTGGATTTATCCAGAAACTATTTCTGTGAATTTTTGCTT